CGTGCCTGAACTACCTGAAGTTCCGTTCGTGCCTGAACTACCTGATGTTCCGTTCGTGCCTGAACTACCTGATGTTCCGTTCGTGCCTGAACTACCTGATGTTCCGTTCGTGCCTGAACTACCTGATGTTCCGTTCGTGCCTGAACTACCTGAACTACCTGATGTTCCGTTCGTGCCTGAACTACCTGAACTACCTGATGTTCCGTTCGTGCCTGAACTACCTGATGTTCCATTCGTGCCTGAACTACCTGAAGTCCCGTTCGTGCCTGAACTACCTGAAGTCCCGTTCGTGCCTGAACTACCTGAAGTTCCATTCGTGCCTGAACTACCTGAAGTTCCATTCGTGCCTGAACTACCTGAACTACCTGATGTTCCATTTGTACCTGAACTACCTGAACTACCTGATGTTCCATTTGTACCTGAACTACCTGAACTACCGGATGTCCCGTTCGTGCCTGAACTACCATTTGTACCTGAACTTCCTGATGTACCTGAAGTCCCAGATGTTCCATTCGTGCCTGAACTACCTGACGTACCATCTGTTCCTGACGTACCATCTGTTCCTGACGTACCATCTGTTCCTGATGATCCAGTAATTCCAGATAAATCTGTTATTGAAATAATTGTACCACCAGATGTAACCAAAAAACCATCCAAATAATTATTTAATTTTAATTCGCCAATCTTATTAAATTCTAATAAAGTGTTAGCACTATTCGATATTTGTAATAAATTATCTGAATTAAAATTATCATTGCCTATTATTATTGATTTTTTTGTTATTAGATTACCAATAGCATCAATATAAAATTGTGGTTCATAATCATAAAAAGCAGAATAAATAGAAAATCTATATTTTCCATGTGGGGTTAACGTAATTGATATTGGTGATGATGTAACATTAATTAATGAATAAAATCTAATCCAATATAATTCATTACCAAATTCTTCTTTTAATGTCCAATTATTTAATAAATTTTTATTCCATGATAAATTACCACTTTTTCTCAAACTGTGACCACCAGAAATAGTATCATCTATCCAAGAATATCCACTATTTGAAAAATTTATCCATTCATTACCATCCCAATATTCTGCTTGTAAATTTATTCCATTTGCAACATTTTCAATCATATTACAAAAACACGTCGCAAATGAAACAGAATCACCAATATATAAATATGATAATTCATTTTCAAATAACATAGGAAACGATTCAGCAAACCCGTTTTGTGAATTATATGTATAATTTCTAATTGTACTACCAGATAAAAATACCCCGATATAAGATCTCGGTGCAATACTAAATGTTCCTATTGGTTGTTGTGGATATGCTAAATATCTCCATTTATCAAATGTATTATGTCCACTAATATTATCAAATCGTATAGTTAAACCCAATTCAAGTTCATTTTCAACTAAATTACATTCTATAGGTTCAGAATACAAACTCCAACTTTCACCATAATCATTAGAATATCTCCACCTATATTCATCTAAAATATCTTCATGGGAAATTATAATTTCATAAAGTTTTGGTTGACCACCTGTATATAAACCACCAATAGTAATATCATTTAATGCACCATTTGGATAATCCAAATATTCTGCATAAGGACCACCAACATTGGATTGTTTATTTATAGCAAATCTAGCATTTTTAGATGCTACATAAATATCTCTACCTAATTCATAATTATATGTGTATTTATATTCACCATTTTCATCCCTATAAATATATTCACTCCATTTTCTTACACCTTCATCTGCCCAAAGATATCCCCTATCACCACCAGCAATACCATCTACCATAATATTATTTTGCATATCATCTTCTTCATCCGGTATTGTATCTAAACCATATAAATGTATCAAATCGTTTGGTTCTGATACATTTACACCTAAATAACCTTTCAAATTATTATTAGCACCAATTTTCATATAATCACCAATAATAGTTCGACCTTCACCATCAACATAAAATGATGGTGAATAATCTAAATGAGCACCATATACTGCTAGTCTATAATTTCCATTTAATGATATAACATCAGCAATTGGTCTAATTGTTGGTTCTGTTGTAGTTGTAAATCGTATCCAATATAAATTATATCCTTCTTCTATTTTATTTGGAATATAACCACTTACCCAATCGGTTAATTTATACCTATCCCAAATCATTATACCCGATTTAGATAATCCATTAGTCAAATCTTCAAATTCTTCATTTGTAGTAATTTCAACCCAATCGCCAACAGAATTTAAATATTCTGCTTTAATTGTTAATCCCTCACCAGGGGTTGTCATTTTAAAATATGCATTATTATATTGTATTTCAAATCCAACATATATTGCTGATGTTAAACCTGTTAACATATTAACCAATGTACCAAATGTTGTTGATGCATTATATGTTTCATCTATATATGTAGGTAATTCTGATGTGTAATCTAATGTAGTTTGTACTTCCGTAAACATTGTTGGTGTAACAGTAAATGTACCTTGTGGTAATTGTGGAAATGCGGTAAATTGCCAACCATCACTTTGATGTCCTGTTATATTTTCAAATCTAATTTTTACACCACAATCCAAATCAATTTCAACAGTTGAACATTCAATATCTATTGACCAATCACCCCAAGTTATACCATTATCTGATGATTTACACCATTGAAAATAATCTGTTATTCCTCTTGTTGTGATATTAATCCAATACATAGACTGAAATAATCTATCATAAACACCACTAACAATCATATCGTTTAATCCATTATTATCATTTATTAAATAATGGCTATGATAATTCATAATATTTGATGATTTATTTATACCAACCCTACCACTTCTTGAATAAACCATTGGTTCACGATCAGTCTGAAAATTATAAACATATAAATATTCGCCATTTTCATCACGATACATTTGTTCTGCCCATTTTTTATCACCTAATGACGAATACACTAAATTTTTATCACCAGATTCTATACCATCAATTGATATAGTATTATCATCATGAAATTCATTTTCAGTCCCACCCGATTGTTTACCATAAATATGAAATTTTGATTGTGCTTCATCAGTACCCAAACTTAGAAATGTTGTTCCTGTATTATAAACAAATTCAGATGAAGCACCCAAATTATTATCTTGATTATATTGAATATATCCTTGATTTCCAGATACAGTTATTCCAGAATTTGTTAATAAGTCAACCGATGATTTAAGATTATTTAATTTTCTTCTTATTGAGTCACCTTCATCATAATTTGAAATCCATTCAGACATAAATATTATTAAATTTTTATTATATATAAAAATTTAAAATATTAAATTGGATGATCTAACCACAATTTGAAATCAATCCAAACTTTATTATCTTGCCAGAATCCTTGTGAATAACAGCTTTGATAAATATCTGATATAACATTCATTATAAAATATTCGACTGTTTTATGACCACTACTGTTGGTTATAGACATTTTGACACAATATCCACCATCTTGGTCAACTGTTTCATATGTTTCTGTTCCAACAATTAATATATCTAGCATATATTTATTTAAACTTAAATCAACATAATCATATACATAATTTACTATATTATCAATAATATCCAATCGTGTTATTAAAAGACCATCAAATCCACTAATATTAAAAGTAAATCCACTAGTTATTTCAATTCCACCAGTAATACCTGAAGTTATACCTGAAAATCTATCAGTATTCCAAGATAGATTTGAATCTATAACATATGGTTTGTAAATTATAATTGGATATGAATCATTTACAGTTATATTTGAAATATAATTTGTTATGGTATTACCAATTGTATTTGTTACAGAAATAAATATATCATAAATACCATTTTCAGATATTGATTCTAATGGTAAATCTGACCCATGCTTATATAAATTAAATGTGATAGATGAAAGTGGAATTTCACCATCATAACAATCAGTTATTCCACTAATAAATAATATTTTTAAACTATCTAAAGTCCAACCTATTATAACAGGCACAGGCAAGGTCGTTGTTGTTGTAGTAACAGGTATGGTCGTTGTCGTAGTTGTAGTAACAGGTATGGTCGTTGTCGTAGTTGTAGTAACAGGTACGGTTGTTGTCGTAGTTGTAGTAACAGGTACGGTCGTTGTCGTAGTTGTAGTAACAGGTACGGTCGTTGTCGTAGTTGTAGTAACAGGTACGGTTGTCGTAGTTGTAGTAACAGGTACGGTTGTCGTAGTTGTAGTAGTTGTTGACCAATCTGAATATGTTAATCCACTACCAGAATTATAAAGCTGAGTTAATTCATCTGTTGTTAAATTTCTATTATATAATAATGTTTGATCTATATTACCTTTAAAGGAAGTATAATTATATGTTCCCCAACCAACCCCTAACCATATATTTTGGTTACTAGCATAAACAGTATGAGCACCGATATTCAGATTCGCTATTTCTATATTATTTAAAAAAATTCTAATATAAGTACCATCATACATACCAACAAGCCAACACCAACCACCAACTAAAGTTGAATTATAATTAGTAGCACTCACACAATAATGACCTTGTGCTGAAGTTCCATCCGAAGATAATCCACAAGCGGGATAACCATTATTATCTATACCTAGCCACCAAGAACGTTTATTTACACCATCACCATTATATTTACATAATATGTATGGATCCCATGTAGAAGTAACACTTTGATATTTAATCCACGAACAAATTGTAAATGTACTTGTAATTACACTATTAGGATCATTTATTACAAAATATTCTACACTAGAATTTACAAAAATCCAACTTTTATTTAATTTACCTACTTGATTTGGTGTTGGTGTGTTTACACCTGTTCCACTTAAAGATGAACCTAAAACGTTATATATTGTATTCCCACTTGGTTCATTCATTTCCCATCCTGCAACCAATCCATCTAATATATTAGCCATTAATTGTTTTTATTTTTGTTTACCATTTTAGTAGTATATATATTTTCACAAAATAAATAATGGTTGTATCCAACATTTTTTACCATCATTATATGTAACAACCGCCCTTACATATTTTTCTGTTCCCAATAATGTATAGATGGCTGTTTCACCTATAATTGGTGTTCCATCACTTTGATCCGTAATAAAGACGGTGGATGCAGATAAACTTCCAGTACTTATTATATAATCCCCGTTATTATATGTCACATCATTTATAATTGTACCAGTGGTTGCTACAAATTCACCAGCAATTAATGAATTTAAAATAGCCGTTGATGTACCAGTTGTTGTCCATACTTGGACATAAGCCTTCCCTATATCTGACATAATATGTGTATCATCAACAGCTACAGCAAAAACATGTAATCCATTATTTAAAAGTATATTTAATCCTCTATCTGAACTACTAGTACCACCATTATAAACTTCTATAAAGGTTAATCCACTAACCACTGTTGATATTTTTTGTGTACTTTGATACTGTAAAGCCCAATCTGGATGAGCATACGATAATACACTATCAGTTTCATCAAAAAAATTTATTACATTTAATAGTGGTTGTGTGGCGGTCATTATACTTGTATTATATACCATTATATGTTGATATGAAGCACCCCATTTCGTATCTTCATATGAATTACATAACCAAATAAGATTATGATTACCTGGGTTTTGGGTGATTACTTGGTGATCAGTTATTGTAATGAAATCAAATCCCGCAGTTTCATATGCTGACATAAGTTGATTGGGGGTTAATGATCCATCGGAATTTGTTGTATGACAATGTAATTGACCATTTAATTTAACATCACCAACATTTTTATATGGGTTATATAAATATAATAAATCGTTCCCAATATTTAATGTTTCATTATATATATAAGTTGGATTATTAACAGGTGTTGTTGTCGTTGTCGTCGTAACAGGTGTTGTTGTCGTTGTCGTCGTAACAGGTGTTGTTGTCGTTGTCGTCGTAACAGGTGTTGTTGTCGTTGTCGTTGTAGTTATTATATCGAATCCATTATGAACAAATGGCAAAAATACATTATATGGTATCACATCACCACCACCAAACCAAGATGTTCCACTAATAGGATAATTATATGTTATTGTCGGTATTCTAATTTTTGTGGTGGTCGTGGTTGTAGTTGTATGTTGTATTGTGGTGGTCGTGGTTGTGGTATTACCTGATATAACATTCATTATTAAATAATTTTCTACATTATTATGTGAAAATTTTACACAATATTCACCTAGATTTTCAACATATGTATAATTTTGAACAACATCAACAATTAAAGTATCCAATACATATTTATCTAAATTGTCAATATAATTAATTGTGTTATCTATAATATCTAATCTATTAATTATATTTTCATCAAAATCTAAAATATTAAATGTTATTCCACTTGGAATAAAAATATTTGATGTTATTCCTGTTGACCCCGAAAATGTTGTTGTGTTGCCTGTCAATTCATTTGTCACATCACTAGTATAAAAAATTGTATATGGTTCAATAATTGTGGTTGTTGTGGTAGTGGTCGTTGAACAACTATGTATTGTGGTTGTTGTGGTTGTTGTGGGTGCTATGGTGGTAGTGGTTGTTGTAGTCGATACTTCACCTACTATTATTATCAAATAATCTTCTATTTCATTATTATATGATAATTTAATGCAATAATCTAACGGAATATTTATTGTGGAAAACACTAAAGTTTCACCTGAAATATTTCCGACAATTAAAATATCTAACATATATTTATTTATAGAATAACCATCAATGTAATTAACGATATTATCAATTAAATCTATTCTCGTAATATTACCATAAAAATCATTAATATTAAATGTCACACCACTAGATATAAATATACCTGATGTTATTCCTGTCACACCAGAATAATCAGTAGTATTACCAGTTAAATTAGTAAGTATTGGTTTATATACGATATTCATATAGTATATTTTTTTATAAACAATCTACAACTGAACCATTAGAAAATGCTAAATAATCAGTTAAATATCTACACGTGTTTGATTGACTAGCAAATATAATTCTAGAATAAGCTGAATTACAATCAGAATCTGTTAAAAATTTTAAAGTATAAAAGATTGTTGTAGTACTTAAATAAATATTATATGTATCTTTTTGAATATTTAAAATTGTGTTGTATGGTACATGATATTGTATTATTGTATATCCTGTTAATACTATTTTATATTCACTTATTATAAATTCGGTTGAACCTGTTGTCGATCCTGTTATCCCACTATTTGTACATACTACTTGATTTGTAATAACATCACTATAATATAAATTTGATATTGTAACCGCACTACTTTGTGGGATTGGAATTGGTGCTAAAATATTAGCATGAAATACATCTAAAACGACATCATAACCCAATGGATTATTAAAATATATTTTTTCTAATTTGTGTGTAAATGACCCATTTAAAATCAATAATCTACCTATTGGATATGTTATACCCGAATTGCCATCATAATAAAAATTAATATTATATGTACTTGGTTCATAATAATAAAGTGGATCGAAAGAATCTTCACCCAAATTAATATCTTTATCATAATTACCATTGTATGTAACTTTAACTAATAAAAATGTAGTTTCATCTAATAATCCATAATTTAATTCAAAATCTGTTGCATCAGCAGGTAAAACTATTCTAGATGTATAATGCGAATCGTATGGTATAGCTAAATCACTTAGATCAACAAATGATGATGTATTTGGACCATCCGATGTTCTAAAATCACTATTCCAATTTTTTATTTCTCTTTTAGTTGGATTTAGGAGATTATTTGTTGTTATTCTATTTTTATTATAATTTGGCATATTATTCCCATTTTCCGGATTTTTTCAATTCTTCTTGACCTTTTAATGGTAAACAATATTTGTTGTGATACCATTTATTTCGATATTTAATAAAACCAAAATCTTCAGGGTTTTCATTGACACTAAATTCATCAGCAATATTGCAATTTTTACCACAACATTTAATTGTTTCGGATTCAGCATTTTCTTCAAAAGTTTTAATGTATTTCATAATCTATTAATTATTTTTATATTATATCCCAATTATCACTACTTGCGTCAACTAATCTTAATACTTCAAATTGTGCTAATTCAATTGGAACTAAACTATATTCTATTGTTTGATCTGTTTGTGCTTCTACGGTAATAACACCATCATCAATATTTTTAATTATAAAAAGATTACCCGACCCTGTTGCAGTTGGTAAATATATTGTATATGTTGATCCAGATGTTCCACCCGAACATCTTACATATTCATCTGATGTAAGACCGGTATATGAATTTGTAATGTTTGTTATATTAAAATGTGGTTGATAACCATTTGTTAACGTATCATCATATTCTGAATCAGTTGTGGCATGTAAAATATCCAATGTTACATCATAACCCAACGGATTAGTTAAATAAATTTGTGGGATTTTATCATCAACTGAACCTGTCATTATCATCAATCTATTTAATGGTCTTTCTACTGGATCATTTTCAAATGTATATGTAATATTATATTTTTCTTGTTCATATTGATAATATGGATCATTTAGGCTATCATACGTAACTTTTATCATTAAAAAGGTAACAGCCTTTCCAATAAATCCATAAAGTAATTTATTGGTTTCACCTGCCTTTAAAATTATACGTGATCTATATTGTGATTCATATGGAATAGCTAAATCTTCTAAACTTAATTTGTCTATAATATTTGGACCTTCAACTGCAATAAAAGCACAATTCCAATTCTTTATTGTTTTTTCAGTTGGGTTAAGTAAATCGCTAGGTTTTATTACGGTCATTTTAAAACTTTTTTCTTTATATATAAAAAAACACAGTCGATTTTTTATATATAAGAAAAAATAATATTTATTGTGCAATATATTTTCACTAAAAAATTTGATGGAACATTTACAATGAATTGGATAGGATACCCTATATCTACTGATGAAGTTTCAACCCAATTACATGACATAAAAACATTTTCGATTGCACCAACAAAATCAATAACATCAATAACCAAATTTACTGATGTTGTTAGGGGTGAAACAGAACAACATTATTTTAAAAAATTTTTTTCTTACAGTAATATAAGAAGTGGTGTTAGTTTTAGTGAACAACTTCCAATTACGGGCATAACTACATTTTATTGTCCAACTAATGATCTTTATTTAAATTTATCCTATTATAGAATTGACACAGTAACAACATCATTACCATCAATATCAATAAACAGTATTGTAATTGAAGGGACATATGATATTGAAACAACGGATGAAATTATTAATGTTCCTGATGATGGTTATATTTTAGAACCAAAAAATGTTTATAAAGTTTTTAAACTAAGTGGATTTGAAATATATGGAATAAATACTAATAATCTTAATATAAAATATAGATTCACACAAGATGGTGGAAGAACATATACACCATGGGAACCATTAACAACTGAAAATATATCAACAATAAAATTAACACCAACTAGATTTGCACAAATTCAATATAGTATACAAAAAATAGATAATTCTATAACTTCCAAAATATATGATATTATATTATTGGGTGACTTTCAAAACATAAACAATTATTATCTAAAAACAAATAGATATGGGGTTAGAGAAGATTGTGCTGAAAAATATCCACAATGGAGTGGTGCTACAAGTGCTTCTGATAGTAGCAATGGTGGTAATGGTATATGTTTAAGTGGAATAACATCATATAAAGGTGATGGCAACAATAAATATGATTATAATAAAGATTGGATAACAAAGGGATTAAGCTGTTATCTAACTGGTAATATTATTACTAGTATGACAAATAATGGCAATAGTACAGCAACATTTAATCCATATTCAGGTGAAGCTCAACAAAAAATTGGAAATTGGTATTCATATTTAGCAAGTAGTGTAGGTAATATTTTTGGATGGACTGTTGACTATCACTTAACTGATCCAGATGGTCATGGTATTGATAGTTATTTACACGAATATCAATTATTCAATATTATTGATGTACAAAAATTAAAAATAATTGTTCCTGAAAATAATTTCCCAGATAATCAAGTTCAAATTATTGAAAATTGGCTTGATATGATGGACACATTTAAAGTTATAATATTAAAAGATGAATTTCAGAAAGTTTTTGGTATTGAAAAACGACCATCACAAAAAGATGTAATATTTTTTTGTATGGCTAATCGTCTATATCGAGTAAAACACGCACAAATTCATAGGGATATTATGTATATGGGTATTTATTATGATGTTATCTTAGAAAAATATGAAAAACTTGGAAATGAACAAAATCTTTCTACTGCTTCTAAAAATTTAATTGATCCATTAACTAACAACAACACTATTGATTCATTATTTGGATGGGAAAATAAACAACAAGAAGCTAAAGTTACAAATAAACAACTTAAACCAACAACACACGATGTTTATAGATTAAATATTAATCCTAAAATATCTATTGTTAAAAAAGATATTTATAATTCATTACAAGGAACTAAAATAGCTGATAATTATTATAATCTGTCAACAATAACCCCAGGAATTTCTGCTGTAACATATTCGATAAAAGATTCAACATTAAATGTTAGTGATAATCGTTCATTTAATTTTTGGTTTAATTTCAATAACAAATATGATGGTAATAAAATAATTGATGAATCTGTTTTTCAATCATATAATATAAGCACAAACACGAATTTTGAATTTTTAAATAATTATAATTCAACCACACAAAAAGGTTATAAAATAGTATTTTTCAATAAACAATTTATTTTAACGGTAAATAACTTAAACTATATTTTGAATGTTCCTGATATAAAAACAAATATTTGGTATGGATTAAATATAAATATAAATAATCGTCAAAGAACAATAAGTTTAGATTTATTTAAAAGAAATTATAGTTACAACGTATCAATGTTTACTGACAATTATCAAAATGTAGTAATAGATGCAAATGATACCACGGGGATGACATATTATACATCTGCGGGATATAGACCAGTTAAAAACACTGAAATTAATGTGATATTAGAAAATACAAATTTACAAAAAGTTGCATCAACTGAATATACGAACATATCATTAAATAGTTTTGATATTGATCAAACAATAACAGTATATGCATCAGACATTAAAATGACAAATTTAAGAATATTTAATGATGTGATTCCAGAAGAATCAAAATCTAATATTTTATTACAAAGGGTTATTCAAGATGCACAATATTTGATATTAGCTGATAATGCCACTAAACAATTATATACATCTAATATATTAAACACTAGATGGGAATAACAGAATATGCTAGTATAGTTTCTAATTAAAACTTAGTTCAAAGTTAAATTAACAACTTTTGGATTAACTACAAAACCCTCTATTCCATTTGCAAATACATTTGGAATTGCTTTTCTTAAAATATTATAACTTCCATTTATATCAGCATTAATAATTGTTTTTGAATTATTAATTTTATATAAACCTCTTGATTTACGATATCCACTAAATGTATATTTGATGGTATTATTTTTATCGTAAATTGGAATAATATCTAAATTCAAGAATGATGCTTTACTTGTATAACTTTCTTCTTGAATGATAACACGAATACCTTCTTTTTCGCATTTATACCCAATCATCTGTATAAATCTACTGTGTGGTATCTGAATGAAATTTTGGTTGTTCTGTTTTGACATATTTGATTCAAACTTCCAATCATTATTTTTACCAATAACTAACTTTGAAATATTATTAGAAATTAAAATATCAACTATTTCTTTACTTGCTTTATGTAAATAATTATCTACTTTATTATTTCTTTTATTTGTTAATTTTTTTATATTTTTACTTGTTTTCTTTTTGTTTACTTTTTCAAGTGTAGATTTCATTGAAGCCAATCTTTTATTATAATATTGGTTTATTGATTTTAATGGTTTACCATTAAATAATAATGGTTCAAATCCTTTAATGCTTGATGTAAAGGTTGCAAGATTACTTATACCCAAATCAATAGAACCATATCTTTTATTGTCACGAATTTGTTGTTTTTCATTAAAAGTATAACAAACTTCTATAATATATTGATCGAGTCTTGGTATAATTCTAACACAATCAATTAATTCAAATTCGGTTAATTTTGTATAAAATTCTATATTTGTTCCAGATAATTTAATTTTATGTGCTTTTTTAAAAACTTTTTTAGATATAGCTTGATAATTATATGATACAATAAATCTACCTTTTGTTTTATTTAAGTACATTGGTTGTTTTGGTTTGTTTTTATATTTTGTAGGATTTTTACCATAATCAGCCATTGATCTAAAAAATGATTTATAATTTTTTTGTATTTGTATTGTTGTTGCAGTTGCAACTTTCATTGGTAATATCTTGAAACAATCTTCATTTTTCATATAATTAAACAACTCATTAAGAACATCATATTTTTCATTATTTAAATCTTCTTTGATTAAATATAATGATCTATTATAAATATTTTTGGATTTAAAACACAAATTATCACAATCTTTAAAATTTGGATGATTTTTATTTATTATATGTCTTTCTGCTAATTTCAAGTATATATACGCATTTTATCTATATATAAATAAAATAATATCAAAAAATACAATTTAACATAATTTAACATTAATTATGTATTATATATATACATTATGAAAATAATTAGATATAACGAATATAACGAAATAGATATTTTTAATCCAAAAATATTAATTGATCTTTACAATAAATTTAATGTATTATATTTTAATTCTGAATTACCAACAGATTTTGATATTCGTTGGATTAATTCAAAAGTTAAAGGTGGTGTTGTTAATTTTTTAGCATTTAAAAAACCACAAAAATTAGAAAAAATAAATTACTTAGGTATATCAAATTATCGACCACTTACTCAAGAAAAATTAAATGGTTTAATGATACACGAAATGATACACGTATATATGTGCATTAAAAATATAATTTATACATCAGGATTAGACAAATCACACGGTTATCAATTTATGGATAAGCTAAAAGAAATACAATCTAAGGTTAATTTTACAATACCATTAACAGAAGATTCAGATGAAATAAACGAACACATTAAAACGAAAACATTTGATGTATTATTTTGGAATAATGATATTAAGAAAACTTTTTCTGTATATCCTGAAAATTACTTAAAAGATCATAAAAATGAATTAATTAAAAAATATGAATACACACTTAATCATTTAAGAAAATCAAAAAAAACTGATGTTTTAATTGTTCAATCTAATGATAGATTTCTTTTAAATTATACCTGTAAACGTAACTTAAATACACAAACGTTTTTTAAAATATCAGACGAAAAATATGAAGAAATATTAAAAAATGGAATATTGCTATATCATATATAAATATTCTTAATCTTTCTTTTTATCATCCTCAATCATTTTCTTTATATCTTTCGATTGATAATATCTTACCTTTTTTTCTTTTATTTTAAATTCGAAAATTTCAAAAGTTTTTATTAACGCTTGTAATTTCATGATATATTCATTCAAATCAATTATACCTTTTTCATATGCTGCATCAGCTTTCCAATATTCTGGAAACCTTTTCTTGAAACTTTCCAATTCATTTTCAACAATTTTGACTGATATAAAAACATTTTTTTCAATAATCGTCGATTTAATATTTATCATTTCCTTCATATGAACAACAAACCTATGTACCAAATTATCAGTTTCAATACATTTGAGTAATCCGATAGCATATGCTTCATTTTCTGATAAAACGATTGGTTTATTTTCACTTACTATAAATTGAATTTCTTGTTCTGTTTTATTTTTTAAAACAAACCGTTTGTAATCTGACCACAAACACCTACGAATTATATCATCAATTGTAATGGTTAAAATCATTTTTTATTTATTATTTTTTTATTTATCATAATATATATTATGATAAATAAAAAAAGTTTATAAAAAACTTAATTTATTAAATTTATTTTTATATATATACAAAAAAGTGTTTTCATTATGATGACAAAAAATAAAATTCTTATTGTTGATGATGATGTAGATAGTGCAATAATTCAACAAGCAATTATACAAAAGTTAGGATATTATACACAAATAGCAATTAATGGCTTAGATGCAATAAAATTCATTAAACAAGACCCACCAGACATTATTTTATTAGATATATTTATGCCACAAATGGATGGGTATGAAACAATCGAATATGTGTCAGAAAAATATGATATTCCCATTATTGTTGTTACAGCAGGTGGTAATGACATCATTAAAAAAATAACAGATATGGGTATTTTATTTTACCTACAAAAACCAATTATACCAAATAAACTTCAAAAAGAAATAAACAAATGTCTTGAATATTATGAAAATGTTTTATGAATTTACAAATTATAATTTACCACAAACTATCAATATTAATGGTGTAGATAAACCAACAACCAATAGTAATGGTGATTTTATTCATTCAACAAAAGAAGGAATTATAAATTTTTGGAATTGGTTTGGTGAATCAAAGGTAGTTAATAATTTTGGACAACCAATAGTTATGTATCATGGTACACAAAATGATTTTGATGTATTTAATACAGATAATGAACTTGGCGCACATTTTGGAAATGTTAAACAAGCTAATCATATAACTTCTAACAAAATAGGTGATGCACACTATCGTTATTATCAAAATGTTTTAGCTGGACAATCCATCATTCCAACTTATTTATCAATAAAAAATCCATTAAGATTAAAAGATATTGGTGAATTTTCACCTAAAAAAGTAGTTAAAGAATTAATTAATATGAATATTATTGGTGATGAATTAGATACATATTTATCAAATAAAGATATTGTAACTATAATATCATCAAAGGGATATGATGGTGTTGTATATTTAAATAAACATGAAGGACTTATTGGTGGATTTAGACGAACACCATCGGGTGATTCCTATATTGCATTTTTTCCCAATCAAATTAAAGCAAAAAACAATAGCGGAAATTTTGATATCAACAAAACATCAATATTAGAAAACAAAAACAAAATATGAAAATAATTAAATATGAACAATTTAATGAAGGTGCTGAAAGAAATGCACTAATTAAACCATCAGATGAAGAAATCGCTGAAGGTGAAAAATATCTAGAAAGTGGTGTTGATTCATCTTGGGATATTCCAACTATGGGTTGTTTTTATATGGATGTATCTGGCAAATATAGTGTATATTATACTCTTTGGAAATATACGCCAAGATTTAAAAGTGATACGGGTTGGAATATGCCAAACTATCATTATATTGCAAATCTTAGCACAGATTTTAAAACCGCATGTGAAAAAGCAAAAAAAGCTGCTGGTAGATTTCCTGTTATGATAGATAGATATGGTACAAAAATGGGATTATGGAAAAAAGTAGATTCAGATGTTATGATAAAAGGTCAGTATCGTGGATACCCATTGGGTGAAATATTTCTAGAAAACCCAAGATATATTACTTGGTTACATACAGAATTAAATAATCCATATGGTGTAGGTAAATACACAGATAACAATAAAGACAGGGTAGAAAAAATAAAATATTACAATGATCTTTATTGGGAAACCGTATCAAATAAAAATAGGGAAACAAGTAAAAGTGAATATATTGGCAAATTAGAAGAAAAAATAACACACAAAGCAAAAGTTTATAAAGTTAAAGAAATATCACCTAATCAATTTGATAGAAAACCCCAATGGAAATGTAATCTTATTGATGATAATGAAAACAAATTTATAGTATACTTAAAACAAGAAGTTGTAATAGATGATGAAATATCTTTCACTGCTAAAGTGAAAAAACACGAAGAAATACTTGGTATAAAATTTACAGTATTATATTACTTTAAAATACTTAAAATTAGAAATCTTACAAAACTTGCCCAAAAATATAACATTATATGAAAATAAAAAAATTTAATGAAAATATAGATAACTTTGAATCATTATCACAACCATGGTCAAATGAAAAATTAGAAAAAATTCATAATATGAAAATTAAATTGTCCGATATTGAAAATAATATAAAAAATCAATTAACAACATATTTAATAGAAAATCCACAATTGAATAGTTTTGCTAAATATGGAAAAGATAAAAATTGGAAACCATATGATGGATTTTTTGTATCTAATTATGGTCTCATAACAAATGATCTAAATTTAAAATTCTGGATAGAATATGGATCACCAGTTATTGCAACTAGACTACAATTTATATGTAATACAAAATTACAATAGTCCATATAAAAACGAATTTCCCAACAATTATAATCAAAACTAATCCGTTTTGAAACTATTGTTGAAGGAAAACACGATTCAATTTCTTTTTTTGTTATTTGCATATCATAATTTTGATACAAAGATAAATAAAAATTATGAAATTTGCAACTATTGACTATATATTTTATCGTAAAAATTACTTATAATGTTGATAAGTTTTTCTAATTTACCACTATTTCTTAATTTTTTGAAAACTAGATTTTCAATTGAAAATTCACCTGATGCAGACAACCCTTCTTTTCTAGATTTCATTATTTTTGTTTTTAATTCCTTGGCTTTATTATAATAATCCTCAGCTTCTGTTGAATCCAATTTAGATTTTACCAATTTTGTTAATTGGTCTATATCATAAGCTCGAGCTTCATATTTATCATCAACATCTTTCGAATCAACATCAGGTCGATTATATACAGGTTCTTTAATCCATTTATGATTCATTAAAGAATATAATCCTGATGCTACGTGTTCTTCATTAATATCTTGTACATACAATTCAACATCATGTCCTTTTATTACAATATGGTGTCTTAAATTCCACATAAACCGTTGACCATCAAAAGATTTTTTTACTAATTCAATATCATCATTAATTTCAGAAAAATCTAATATAATATGAACATCGAGATCACTATATTTTGTATAATTAAAATTTGAAATTGAACCAGTTAATTGAATATCTTTAATTTCAGTTTTTATATCTAAATCATTATAAAAATCTCTAGCTATTCTAAGTAATTTATCTTCAATTCTTTCTATCATTTTATTACCTTCCCAAATATCGGGGCATAATTTCTTTTGATATGATATTTTTCGTTCTAATATAAAATCTGTATACTTTTTCATACTGATATATATAAATTTATCAAACTTATTTTTAATTTTTTAATAAAAACAATATAAAAACAATATAAAAACAATATAAAAACAATCAAATAAATAAATATGGATTTAGAATCAATTAATAAGAAAAAACAAACATTAGAAGATGTTAAAGTTTTACTTAAAGAAAAATTTATTGGTATTGATGATATCATTGATAAAGTAATAAATAGTATATCTTTATGGTATATTATACCTGAATATCAATTAAGACCATTAATTATTAATTTGTGGGGTATTACTGGTGTTGGTAAAACAGATTTGGTTCGAACATTAGTCAAACTATTGGGTTTAAATGACAAATTTATCGAAATTCAATTGGATATGAAAGATAATTTTTGCGTAAATATTCAAAATTATTTAGATTTTTCTAATATCAATCCAGATGAACAATGTGTTTTATTATTAGATGAAATGCAAAGATTTAGAAGTGTTGATGAAATGGGAAAAATGGTAGAAAATAAACATTTTAATGATATTTGGATGTTATTATCCGATGGCAAATTTCAAAATGATAATAAGCGCAAAAATGATTTAATGACAATGCTTTTAGAAGAATTATATTGGAAAGATATAAATGATAATAATAAAAAAAAGAATGAACCCGAATCAGCAATTGAACCTGAATCAGATATTACATTAAAATATAAAAATTCATATTGGTCAGCTAGTAGATTAAAAAAATTATTAAATACAAAATTAACATTAGAAGAATTAATGATGATTTCATTGGATGAAAAAATGAAATTAATAAAAGATTCTATTGCAGATAATACTATTAGTGAAGGTAAAACATATTCAAAAATGCTCATTTTTATATCAGGGAATCTTGATGAAGCATATAGAATGGCTAATGATGTTGATGATTGCGAACGTGATGCGGATATCTACAATGAATTATCTAAAAGAATAACAATATTGGATATTAAAGATGCACTTTTAAGAAAATTTAAACCCGAACAAATTGCAAGATTTGGAAATAATCACATTATTTATCCGATTCTAAATAAAGAAAACTACTATAAAATTATTAAAAAATATTGTAATCAAATTCTAGATAATATTTTTACAAAAAATAATATCAAAATAAAATTATCAAACAATATTTATGATATTATATATCAAAACGGTGTATTTCCTACACAAGGAGTAAGACCAGTAATATCATCAATATCTAATATTATCGAATCAAATATTCCACATTTTTTATTTATTTGTTTAGAACACAATAAAAATGAAATAACAATAGATTTTGAAAAGAAAACTAGTGAACTTTATGTTGAAATCAATAACCAAAAATATTATAAACATATTACTTTAGATATTGACAATATCAAAAAAAATAAATCTGTTGATGAAAAAATGCTAGTTTTAGTACATGAATTGGGTCACGCTTTAATATATGCAATTTTATTTAATACACCACCAAAACAGATAAATATTAATGCTTCGGGATTTTCAAATGGATTTGTTGTAAACCATTCGAGTATTGACAATAAAACATTTTTAAAAAATAAAATATGTGTTTTTTTAGCTGGTTTAGTAGCAGAAGAATTTATATTTGCTGATGATTATAAATCTAATGGTTGTTCGGCTGATATTATAAATGCAACAGAAATTACTGCAAATTATATTAGAAAATTTGCAATGAACGGAACAATATCACATATCACACCACATATTCAAAGTAGTAATTATTCTGCTTTTTATAATACCGATAAAAGTGATGATGAAATCGAACACATGTTACGTGATGAAAAAATAAGATGTGAAGATTTATTAAAAACAAATTTAAAATTGTTTAAAGCATTAATTAACTATTCAATAGAAAATGGTGCAATTGAAATTACAAGCTTCATGAATATATGTAATGAACACGGATTAAAATTAAATAATCTTGAGTTAAACGATAAACTCATTTATAATTATAATGATAAATTAAAAATATTTTTAGGTAAATAATATGGAAATTAAATTATCTGATTTAACAAAAAAAGTTGAAAAATCAATATCTGAATATATTGAATTTGATGTAAATGAAATTTTTAATTCTTCTGATTATATCACTATTTATGGTGGGGCTGTTAGAGATAGTTTAGCCGGATTAGAAATACACGATGTTGATATATTATGTATGGCAAATTCCGCAAGAAAATTGGATGCATTCTTATTAACCAAAGGTTATTCTCACCTAGATTTATATGATTTGGATGCAATAAATATGTATAAAGATATCAGTGTTATTGAAGAACCCTGGACACTTAAAAATAAAAATGGTAAAATTATACAAATAATAAGACCATTAGTAAAATCATATTTGGAATCCTATAAAAACTTAATAAAAAATGTTGATATATCTTGTTGTGGTGTATTTTTAGAAAAAGAACCACCATTTTGCGAATTAAAATTAGGTGAATCATGTAAAAATGCGATAATCAATTGTTTAACAAAAACATTTGAAATTAATGAATGGGGTCAATTATATAATAAAAATCGTATTTACAAAAGAACATCAAAATTAAATTCTAGGGGTTGGATGAATCTAGATAACAATAAAGCTAACATTTTTCCTTGGGAAGAAAATGAATATAAAATAAAATTGATAAGAAAATCTAGGCAAATTAAATTATGTAAATTAAACTTTAAACCTGAATATGATTATAAAATTTGGTCTGAAGATGAATACTTAAATAGAAAATATAAAGATGACAAAAAAAATCTAAATTTTGATATTGATGAAACATTATTATAATGTTTCATCAATAATTTTTAATATTTACCAATTTTAATTGAAAAATCCAAACTCATATATGTTAATTTTTGATCCGGAATCCATTTATAAGATGGTCCACATGATACACGTAAACCATCAGCAACATTTAATTCCATTCTAATTCCTGTTATAAGCATCAAATTCAACAATTTCCAATATTCATCATCCTGCATTGAACCATACACAGCAACAACACAAGGAAATGTGATATGAAATGGAAATTTTGAAAAAATTGTTGGTTCAAGCAATCCACCAATATAACCAAAATGTTTTAAATTTGATACTGGTGAATCAAAATAATAATTTCCTGTTAATCCAATAGTAATTGCATGATCTATTGTACTTGCAAGTGTACATCCGACACTCCCAACGATTTTGTCTGTAAATTTAAAATTGTCCGTTAAATTACCTAGATTCCCATCAAAAGAAATGAAGCTTGTTACAACTTTTTCTTTAGAACCTATCAATGAATATGAACCATATTCTGTTTTTTGACCAAAAATTAATATTGATGTCAAAAGTAATACAATTATTAAAAATGTTGTTTTCATAATGATATTTTTAATTATTAAATAAAATCAATGTCGGGTGTTAGTGTATCTTTATAATATCTAACTATTCCTTTTTGTAATTGACCACCTTCCATATGTGGAATTATTTCGATCTGATATCGTTCTTTATATTCGAAAACATTACTTCCAATTTCATTTGTTTTATATCCATTGAAACCAATTGCTTTTTTCAAATAACCAATTAACTTAGGTGTTTCTTCAGATATTTTTTTCATACTAAAATCACTTTTTATTTGTGATAATTCGTTTTTTAATTCCTTTAAATTTTGAAGTTCTATTAAAGATAATGTATGCAAAAATGATAATTTGATACTTTCTGGTGCAGATGAATTAAATTGATCATCATTATATACACCATAACGAATACGATATGCAACATATAATGCAAAATCTTGCATAACTTCTTTTTCAACATCAGGATTCACAAATACTTTCATATTAAAAATATTTATTAATATCTATCAATTCAACAGATTTCACTGTTGGTTGTTTATCTAATGGACTAAGCCACGTACCATATCGTTTCTGTTGATCTTTCATTGGTTTCATCCATCTTTCACCATCCCAATATAAAACTTTATTAGTTTCATTTATGCGATAGTATTCACCATCAATCAATTCTTCCATATTTAGTATCTATAATTTTTTGTTTCTTTACGGCATTTATGCGACATATTGTTTTTTTCGGAAAATGCCTTTACAAGTTTTTGATTTCTTTTTTTCAATACAAATCCTTCTAACATATCAACTTTAATAATATCATTCCAACGATTTACAAAATTATCATAAAACGTCTTAACCCTAAAAATATTGTCTGTTATTTTATATAGATATTCATTTTCATCAACAGTACCAAATATCTTATCTAACAACTTAATTCTTTCTTCAAATGTTGTACCCAAAAGATATTCACCATTATAAACCATAATATCAAAAACAACAAATTTGTGATTCCAAGGTTTACCATCTATACTATTTTTGTTTTTATTCATATATTCACCAACAATAACATTCCAATTATTGTTTCCACAATTAAGAACTTTCAAATCATCAATATTTAATTTGAAATTTGAAATACTTTCATTTTTGTGTCTACCAAAATATCGGAATTCGTTTCCCTGAATATAAATTTCTACACAGGCACCGTTCATTTTTGGTTGGGCGCAATGATCACCTTCATAATTTGGAAGTTCGGATGGTGGAATTACATATTCTGGGCGAGGTGGGTAATAATAACGACAATTCAAATATTTTTCGATCATTGTATTATTATTTTTCAATTCCTTGATGTATTGTTCTATATCATTCATTGTTGTTAAATTATTCGACAAAGATACAAAAATTTATTGATATAAAAAACTAATTAATCAAATATGACGTTATATTTTTTACTAACTAGCATCCATCTACAACGATATACAATATCATCATCAAAAATATTTTCAAATTCATGATAAAATTTTAAGAACAACGATTGGGATTCATAAAAACATTCTTCAAAATACTTAATTATGGTTGTGTTAAACTTATCACCATCTTTAAGTAATTTTAAATACATACTTTTTAATTCAGAAGTATCAGAATCGGTAATATTTTTTCGATGTAATACGGTAACAATACAAATTGCAAGCACCATAAGCTTACTATACTTATATACTTTATTAGAAAATTTAGTATCATAAGAATCGTAAAAATCTTTAAATCCACTTGGTGATTTATAAAAATTTTGTTGAATCAAATCAATCACTTTTTTGTCTAGTAACGATTTGAATTTATATTCTTTGCAAAATTCTATATATACAGATTTAAATAATAATGACATGGTATTCCGAAGTGGTGGTGCAGAATAATGTAAGTCATTATCTTTACAATAACCATCTACTGCATAAAATATATTATCATTATTAATATAAAAACCACCTACGATAAATTTATCAAATATTTGATAATAATTAAAATCCACATCATATAATTTCACTAAAGTTAATGATTTAATATTATTTAATATCTTATCCTTTTTATCCGTAATATATTCACGAATAAATTTTTCAATAATATTACTTTGATCTTTATCTAAATATTTATATTCCTGCTTCATATTAATTTTTTCACAAAGATACGAAATATTTTTGAATTTGAAATAATAATATATACAAAAAAATAATTACTATGAAACCAAAAATTATATCATTTAGTCATTTTGAAAATAATTCGACTGTTAAGGGATTTAAAAGTAATATTGAAAATGATACTATAAATAATAATAATTTTAGAAAGGTATTATATACAGGTAAAAATATACAATTAGTATTAATGTCCCTTAAACCAGGCGAAGAAATTGGCGAAGAAGTACATAAAGATAATGATCAATTCTTTAGATTTGAAAGTGGAAATGGAAAAGTAATTATCAATGATACAGAATATAATATAAAAGATGGTGATGCTGTAATTATTCCGGCTGGATCAAAACATAATATTATCAATAATAGTAAAAAAGAATTAAAAATGTATACAATATATTCTCCACCACATCATAAAGATAAAATATTAAGAAAAACAAAAAAAGATGCTGAAGAAAATAAAGAAGATTTTGATGGAAAAACAACCGAATAGAAACAAAATAGCCACCCAACAAGGTGGCTATTTCTTTATTTTAATCTTATATTGCTTTTTTGGCTTTCTATTAATTATTTCGTTTATATTATATTTAATGTCCATCAATTGGGTGGATCGTGACATTTCATATTTTCCGAGTTTTCGTGTTTCATATTTTTAATATTTAACTTTTAAATCAATACAAATGTACGAATAATATCTGAAACAACCAAAGATTTTTAGTTATTTTTAGTATTATTTTTATACCAATCATTAAATTCTATTGGATCTTGTAACATTTCTGTTAATGATTTTCCATCAGGAAATCTTATAATTAATTTATCATTATCTTCTGAATGATATCTAATATCCGTGGAAAACCCCAATAATTGTCCTACAACAATCGTTGTAAATTTTTCATCTGATTCGTTAACAATACATTCATATGTATTAACATATTTATTATAAAATAACCCATAACAATTATCTTGTAAATAAGATAATGATATTCTTAATAATTCTTGTCCATTATCATCTTGTGTGATCATCTTCTTGGTTTTTGGGGATTTTTAAGTGTCCATTTTAAAAAACATTCATATTCAATAGGCTTTAAAAATGTTTCAGCATCTTTCAATATTTCAATTCTTTCAGATTTATTAACAGATTCATATCTATCTATAAGATCAACCCATTCTAAAAACTTTTGATAATCATCAGGTTTTAGATTCTTTTCAGCATTTATTTTAGCTGAATCCCTTCCAGTATGAGTTAATGATAATTCATACTTATTCTTAAAATACAATAGAGTTTTCATATTAATGTTTTTTTATAGTTACATATTATTCGAGTTTTTCCCACGTATCGGGATATAATGTTTTTAATTTATCTAACCACCAAATTGTTTTTATTTTTGCTTTTGGTAAACGCTGACCTTTCATAAGCGTCGAACGTTTACAAACAACACCTTCTTTCACCGTAGGATATTGACAATCGGATTTAGTCCAATCGTTATTTATAATCGAATTTATAAAATCTTTTGTTAATTTACCTTTGTATATAAGTTCAGGAAGTTCAATATTTGAATATCCATCAAATATTTTATAAAAAATCTTTGGTTCAATATAACCTTTCTTTTTTAGAAAAACATCAATTAAACATAGTTTTAAGTTATCTTCCTTTTGATGAACACCACTAAAACTATTTTCGCCATACCATTCACAAAATATCGTTATTTCTTCAACTCCAGTAAAAATATCACCTTTTTTAGAATTTGCAATAATTATGTCCCGAAGTGTGTTTGACATATTATTTTTAAAGTATTTGACTGCATCACCAAATTGATCACTACTTTCATCGACATTTTGTGTTCGTGATCCATACATAGTAAAATCTTTTTGTTTAGGGGAATATTTTGCACAAAAATTTTGTCCATCAAGTTTATTAAATACCCAAACTTCTTCCCCTATCAACAATTGATCATTTTTTACATTTTCAAAACTATCGTAATGCTTCATTATATTTATCTTTTTATACAAAGATAAAAAAAGACTTACAAATGCAAGCCTTTTTTTACCTTCTTTTTTCCAAAATTATACCGCAACACCCCTCTTGCGTAAAATTGATTTTATGTCCGATTTATATTGTGTATATTTCGGATTTTTCAATTTCGATTCCAATTCAACATTTGAATCTTTCCTAAATTTTAATTGTCTAGCCGAAAATGAAGTTACTGTTGCATTAACGGTAACAACAACTGTATCATCATCGTCATCATCGTCATCATCGTCATCATCGTCATCATCGTCATCGGAGTCATCATCATCGTCGATATCGTCGGTGTCGTCGGTGTCGTCGGTATCGGTATCATCAACTTCCACTTCCACAAAACTATATTCGTAATATGTACCATTGAAAACCCTTTCGCTACCAAGCGATTGATAAAAATCATTTATCACTTTAGATACTTGGCTTTGAAAAACCCAAAAACCTTCACTACGAAGATATTCTTTTACTTCCCTTGTCGATGTCGTTCCATTTTTCTTAATAAGCTTAAGGAATGCATCCTTGATGTCTTGATCTGTAATTTGTGTCATTTTAATCTTATCATTTTAGATTTATATTTTAATAGATAACAAAGATAGTAAAATATCTTATAACCACCAAATTATTTTTGATTTAATTTTTAATATTTTTTAATATGTGTGCAATCACATCAACAGTCCAACCATCCCCCAATAAACCCGCCGCTTGATCTCTTGTTAAACATGAAGTATAACCTTTAGGTACAGTCTGTGTTATTTCCAATTCATTCTGATTCATATATCTAACCCCATTGTAAATACTAATATCAATTTTATCTTCTAATAATTTTTTATCTATTTGTTCAGCAGGTATTTTATAAAAATATTTTTTATAATGATCTAAACAATTATTATAATGATTTTCGTCTTTAAATATTAATGTATTAAATCCCTTAATATGTCTATGAAACATTTTTATTGGTGTAACAGAAGGTCTTGAATCACTTTCTAATAAACATCGTGCTTTTTTTCTTTCACTCCAACCATATTCTAAAATATCATTAAATTTTATATTTTTATCTTTAGGTTGTTCAACACCAGGTATATTTGTCCAATAAAATCTATCTCGTAATTGTGCGGATAATAATTTACTATTTATATTTATTGGATTTACACCCAATAAACTGGTTATTATATCTTCATCTTTTTTATCCATACTACCAACATTTTCAAGTAAAAAATATGTTGGATTTAATTCGGTTAATAATCGGTAATATTCATAAAAAAGACCTGATTTATCACCTTCTAATCCTTTTCTATGTTGTGTTGCCATTGCTATGGATAAATTCTGACAATTGTGTACAATATGTGTATTAGCAACATATGAATTATCATCTTCTACTTCTAAATTATAAACACTTTCAACTTTACCTGTTTCTGATATATTTTTAACGGGATTCCATATAACATCATCTATAATTCTTGATCTTGATGATTTAGGATGATATGTATGATATTTTAAATACCACACATTATTTTGATTTACTATTCTTCCTTCTATAGTACATTTTTTAGGTTTTTTAGAAAAATGTATAGTACATGATGTTTTATAAACTTTAGCAACAGCAATTGATAATGTTTGAACTAATTTTTCAGAAATAGTAGTAACACGCAACATTTTATTTTCTAAATGACCATCAGCAAAATGATAACCTTCAATTACTTTTTTTAATAAATTAATAGGCAAATCTAATAACATTTTACCAAAGTGTTTATTAATAGCACCACATCCACAATATAATTCTACTAGTTGAACTAGTCTTTTACTACTAAATACTGCTCTATGTGTACCTTTAGTATGTGAATATAACGAATAATTTAATTCATTAAAATTATTTTTAAAATTATCAATTTCATGATCCCCAACTGATATAATTAATTGCCAATGTCTATCATTTGGTCTATTTTCACTAATTCGATAATCTTTTCTTGTGTGTCCATCACCAACATATAAACCAATTAAAAAACATTCTTCTTCAGTCAAATTAAATGGATTTTCACTTGTTTTTAATATTGGTGTTCCAACATAATTATTCTTTTTAATTTTATGAACTTCCATCCATTCTGGATCATAAAATAATATTTCATATCTTCTTAAATTATTATTCCATTTTTTATATCTTGTTCGAACATAATATGGGTGATTATTCGTTGTGATTGTTGGTGTAGCACCCTGTGCTAAAAATCTAACTGTATCTTTTTTTTCATTCCCAATTGATATGATTTTTTTATAATTATTATTATGTGTTAAAACATAATCACCAATTTTAATATCTTGTATATTTTTAATACAATCTTTTGTTATTATAGGTGTGTTTGTGACAAAACAAGGTGAACCACCAATAAGTAAATCAATTTTAGGTAGATCAGAACTATCAATATCTATTACATTACCCAATTGAATAGTATTTGGATAATTTTCTTGTGTTACCTTTATACCAAGTAGTTTTATTTCACTAGCAAAATATTTATCATATTTAATATCTGCTTTATTTAATGCGATTTGTCCACAGGACATACCATCAAATAGACTCAATACATTCATTATATTCTGTTATTTTTTTATTTTTACAAATTTTTAATAATTTTTCAATATCATCATCTGTTATTTTATTTAAAAAATCATCATCTGTTTTACAATAATATTCACTATCAATATAGAAATATTTATTATGTAATTCAAATGCAATATTATTAAATTCATTTATTTCTATTTTTCTAGTTAGAAAATTTTTTATTTTAGTTTTAGATAATTGACCAATTTTGTCTGTCACTTTATATGTACTATCATCAATATTCACATAAATATAACCACTATCAAACGCTTCATGAATATGACACACCAATCTAATAGCATTATTCATATCTGACATCAATTTAACACAATCATGTTCAGATATTTTATTATTTTTTAATAATAATCCTAAAATATGAACAGGAATTATATGACAAGTATTTTTAATCATTCCATCAAAAACACCTGATAATTCACAAATATCACCAACTTGTATATCTTTATAATATTTTAATTTGTTTTGTATTTTTGGATTTCTTATTTTACAATCTGAATCAACAAATGGTAACATATTTAAATTTTGTTGTGACTTTTGTTGTGACTTTTTCTGCAATTTGTATTTTATACCTAAATCATCCAAATCTTTGAAATCTTCTAAATATGTAAGCAATTCATATCTTTCTTTGTTTTTTATGATTTCTTCTAATTTTTTTTCCGAATTCTTACACTCATTGTAATTTAATGTATAATATGTAGTTGTTTTACCGTTATTTCGTTTTATATTTAAAAGAAAAGATTCAAAATCCACATTAATATAGTTATTTAGAATATCTAATTTTTTAGCAATATATCCCGAATATTGATATGCTGCATACCCTTTAGCGTATACCATACTATCATCATCTAATGCAACATAACGATCAGAATTACTTTTCAAAATATATGAATCTTTAGTATATGATCTAAAATGTTTTCCATCTTTTATTTCATCATATTCTATTTTATATTTTATACCATCTTCAATTTCATATCTTAATTTAATTTGACCGTTACAAAGAATTTCAAATGTATTATTTTTACCATAATAAATACTACCATTGTGTATAGTAGATTTAGTCTTAGTCTTAGTTTTACCACTACCTTCAAATTTTAAAAAATTATCATATTCCAAAACCAATTCTTCTGTCATTAGTGTTTTTTTAATAGGCACAACACTCACAACATCCTCACCAAATGGATTAACATTTAATAAACTTATTTTTAAAAAAATATTAGGTACTTTATAATATAAAAATTTTAAAAATTCTAAATAAGACGTAAGAAATATTAACGAATCATTCAATTTGAATTTAATATAATTTATTACATCTTTTCCTTCTTTTGTATTTGTTTGTCTTTTTCCTAATTCATATTTTATCATTTTAGTAATTTTATTTTTTGACTTATATTTCCATATAAGTGAAAATGTGTTTTATCACATTTATTGTCCAACCATTACCAATCATTCTATATCGTTGTGTATTACTTACACCTTCGGTATAATTATCCGGCAACGTTTGTAATCTTTCACATTCTAAAGGAGTTAATCTTCTAATGTGTTCATTTTTAAATTTTCCTGTCTTTAAACATAAATCAACATAACTAATATTTTTACAAAAATCTCTATTAAGATTAATATAAACATTATATGGCATACCTTTATGATATACTGTCGTTAAGCAATTAGCTTTAACTGTATCCAGGTAATTGATGAATCTTCTATTTATGGGATTTCGATCCAAATAAGGAATCGCTTTTTCTGAATAATAATATTTTTCTTCTACGACTTCTTCTAAAACACTATTAAATACTATATTATTATCTATTGGTAAGTCTGTAACAGGTATATTAGTCCAATATAATCTAGGTCTATTTTGACCACTTACTATGTTGCTATTTATTTTTAATGGTTCGACACCCATATATTCAGATATGATATCTTCCCATTCTTTTTTCATCCTAACATTTTCTAAAAGAAAATATTTTGGTTTTACTTCTTTCAATATTCTAACAAAATCAAAGAATAATTTACTTCTTGGATCTTCAAAATTCAATCCTTTTCCTGATCGACTAAATCCTTGACATGGTGAACCACCTATAAGTAAATCTATTTTTGGTAAATTTGAACCATCAATTTTAACAACATCACCTAATTGTATGGTATTTGGGTGATTTTTTTGGGTGATTTCTATTGCATGTGTATCTATTTCACTTGCATAATATTTATCTATTTTTATTCCTAAATCATTTAATGCAACTTGTCCGCAAGATACACCGTCAAAAAGACTCAATACAACCATTTATCATAACTTTATTTTTTAGTTATAGATAAATATATGATTTAAGTTTAAACATTTATTGAACATTATTGGCTTCTACTGTTATTTTAATGTCTTTTAATTTTTTACTTGTATTTATTCTTTTTTTCAATAACTTAAATTGATTCATTGTTGTTTTTTCATATTGTAGATATAAATAACAAGGTGAATATTTACTATAATTACCTTCTATCATTCCTAATTTATCAGCAATTTTTCTTATTATGAAATCAATATCTATCCCACCATTCCACCATTCGATATTATGTTTTATATTTATATCCATATCATATGTGATAAAATATGCACAATCACATCAATAGTCCAACCATTACCCAACATACCAACACTTTCATTATAAGTCGCAGCCTTAGTGTAACCTATTGGTACAGTTTGACTAATTTCAGCTTCAGTTCTTGTGATATAACGAAATCCATATTCGGTTTTAACAACTAATGAATCTGTTGCTTTTTTATATTGTGTTTTTAATATAGCTTGTAATTTTTTTGGTTTCTTAGAAGTAGAATCAAAAATTCTAACTCTTGGATTAGTAATAGTTTCAGCTTTTTTAAACTTATTTAAACCCCTTTCTGATACTAATACAATTTTTAATTCTTCATCAGATAAATCTTTTTGATAAATATCATTAAAATAAATATTTTTATCTTCGGGTAATTCAATATCTGGAATGTTTGTCCAATATAATCGTTCTCTATTTTGACAACTCACTAATGAACTATTAATCAAAATTGGTTTAACACCTAATGCTTTGGTTATAATATCTTTATATTCTTGTTTCATATTAGCAACATTTTCCAACATCCAATATTTAGGATTAAGAACCTTTAGTGCATAAACAAATTCCCAAAATAAATATGATTGACCCACAAATTTACAACCTTCATTTTTAAGTTTTAAATATAATTCAAGTGAATCTATTATAATATTATCTTCAGTTGACATACCATCCTGTTTACCAGCTAAACTAAAATCTTGACACGGTGATCCAGCAATAAGTAAATATATTGGTGGGTAGTCTGACCACATTATTTTAGTCACATCCCCCAATTGTATAGTATTAGGATAATTATCTTGTGTCACTTTAATTGCAGCTTTATCTATTTCAGATGCGAAATATTTATAATTTTTAATACCCAATTCATTTAACGCAATCTGACCACATGACATTCCGTCGAATAAGCTTACTACATATAATTCTTCCATTATAAAAATAATTTAAATTTGAGCAAATATACAATTTTTTTAATCATTGCAAAATTTATTTAAAAATCTAATACATTTTTTAAAAATTTTTTCGGGATTATCTTTATATTCTTTTTCCCACACAATTAAACATTTATATCCACGTTTTTTTATTGCATTAATCTTTTTTTTATCTTTCAATTTCATTTCTTTCATAGATAATGAACTATGTGGATTTATCCAATCATTTTCATATATACTAGGATTACCATGCCAATAATTACCATTAAATTCAATACACTTCTTTTTTTCACTATCGACAAAATCATAACAATATAAGATATTTTCATCTGACATTATAGTAAATTCCTTAGTCTTTGGTCGAAAATATATATGATCTGATGATGATATTTTTTCATATAACAAAGTAAAAAATGATTCTGCTATTGCTGATGTGTGACTTGTAGTATAAATTTTTGTTGCTTTTGTTTCTTTTATTTTATTAATAACATCAATATTCATAAATGGATTATAGACTCCATATCTTATCAAACAAGTATCTTTAACTTTTTGTTTTATTTTATCTGACTGTCCAACATTTTCAACCCCATATTTTTTTAAATTTGTTTTTTTTATTTTTTCTATCGTTTCTGGCAATAATGATATATATTTTACACCATATTTTTCTTCAACACCATCCCATATTTTCTGTCTAATTGATGATTCCTTTAATGTATGATATTCACATCCATATTTTTCTAAACAAGTAGATTTTGTTTGTTCTATATATCCCTTAGCAAATCTATTTTCGTGGGCATTTCTTAATGGTATATTATATTCGAGTAATTTTTTATGTACTTGTCTAGGCTTTTTAAACCCTATTTCTTTTGATATTTGTCGTATAGATTTTTCTTTTATAATATATTCATCATATAAAAAATCAAATGTTAATTTAGATTCTAAATTAATAATACATTTTTTATAATTTTTACAAATTCTTAAATGATTAACTAATGCACCATCAAAAACAGAACCACAAAATTCACAATATTTTTCATCCATAATTTTTTTTATTTGTATATATAAATAAAAAATACAGGAATTATGTTCTTTGATGATAATATAAAATAAAAAAGATTCAATATATTAATATTGAATCTTTTCTAATACAAAAATATAATTATTTTAATTTTTTATTTCCAAAAAATATTTTATCGTACATCTGTTTCCATTATAAATTGTAAATTCATCATTTCGTAAATCCGCACCACCATGTGCATATACAGAATTATGTGGTGCAATATTTTTTTCATTATAATGATAACATTCTGATGAATGTCTATAAACGTGTTTTTGATCACCTAGGTTAACTGAAAATAATGCCAAATATGCTTTATTAGAATTTCCACCTGCCCAATATGATCCATTCAGTGATGTATATCCAATTGATTTACGTGCCTTATTAGCGAAATAGATGGCATCACCAAACATAGAACCCGAATATACTGATCCTGAAGGTCTTATCAACAAACCAGTTTGTAAAATATTGAAAAAGTTTTGATTTCTTGATCCATGCCAAAACAATTCTTCATTTTTAATATCAACAGTCTTATATTTCTTTTCAGTTTTATAATTTACAACTTCGAACAAACGAGAAAATTTATCAGAAGAATCACCCATCAATCGTTTAACTTTAGCAATTACATTTGGATCATCAACATGAGTTACTGATATACCCATTTGATCTAAAATTCCAATTTTCTTATCGTTGTTTTTATCTTCTTTAACTGGTTCTTGAATTAAAACCTGACCTGCAAGTGAGTCAAGAATTGATTGTTCACTATCAATTATTTTAGCAACACGATCCTTTGAATCACCATCACTAACTAAATAATCTTGAACATGACCCATTTTACGAGGAATGACAGTGAACAATTTAAGCAAAAGCCTATTCAAATCTTCTTTGGTGTACTTTGAATTATAAACTTTTGCAATTTCATCAACGATGGTCTGAGCTTCATCAATCATTTTTTGGGTAACATTCTTGGTCGAAACTTTATAGTTTTCTTTAACGGTATTGTTAGCATACCGTTGTAAATCTTCAATTAATTGTTTAACCCATTTATCATTCGAAATGAATGTTTCGTTGACTGTTGTTGATGTAGTATCAACTTCTTCATATAAATGTGTAACATCTTTGTATCCTTTGTTGGTTTTTTCTCGGTATTTTTTATCCCAATCTCTCATACTATAAGATGCATGTTGTATTGTAGAATCAACACGACCATAATCAACTTTAAATGTTTGACCATCAGGATTTTCAACCATTGTGTAAAATTTATTGTTGTTAATGTCGGTAACCATAATAAGTTTAGCAATTTTTCCCATAAAATTTATTTTTTTAATTATGCTACAAATATAATAAAAATAAAATAAAAACAAAAATATTAAGCATATTTTTTAATATACTTATATAATATTTCTAGTTGTTCATTCGTTAACAACGATCCAACTTCATCTGAATTTTCAAAAATTTTAACATTAAGATCAGCAAAATAAAATTTACGATTTGTGTATGATGGTGTAAAATAATCACCCACATTTGTATTAAAGGTATATTCAATTTTCCCTGTTACAAAAATCAATTTTTCATCAACACTAAATTCGTGTTCATCTAATACTATATTATCACCAACATAATTATCAAGACCCACTAATATTTCTGCTAAATTCTTTAACGTATTTTCCATAAATATTGATTTAATTGCTGATTAATTACTCAACAAAGATAATCATAATTTTCGAAATATCAAAATTTTAAAACAAAAAAAGCAACCAAATGATTGCTTTTTTCAAAATATATGACAAGAAAAAACTAAAACTTACTTTGTTTCTTTGAGCATCAACACAGGTGAAATATCGCTGATAAGTTCTTCGACGTTACCGTTACCTGAAATAAATGCTTGGTCAATTGCATTTGCGGTGATATTGTATGTAACTTTTTGTACAAATAATTGTTCTTTTTCGGCTTCTGTCAAAAAATCAGCATTTGAAAATAATTCTTCGAATTTGTCAGCATACTTTTCCAAAAGGGCATTGTCCATAATGACTTCATTCTTTTCTTCAACGAAAGTATCACCATATTTTTCCCTGAGTTCAGTGGCACGATCTTCATCAACAGAACCAGTATATTTTTTCACAACCATAAACATCACCCTGTCACCCTTATCGCTTTCGATCTTGATGCTTTCTGGATTTTTCTTACCAGCTACATACAATTTGATGTATTCTTCGAGTGATTGTGCTTTAATTTCACCTTCAATCGCTTTTTGCTGACCTGTCAAGGTTTTGATCTGATCTTTGATACTTACAAACTTTTGTAACATATCAGCAAATGTATCACCTGTAACTTTTGCAATTGCATGATTATCTTTCTTTGCTGCGGTTTCCTTAACTGCTACGACTTTCTTTCCAAATACTGCCATGATTCTTACTTTTAGTTGTTATTAATGTTTCTTTAAATTTGACCCAACAAAGATACGCAACTTTTTTTAATCTACCAAATATATTATCAATTATTTTTCAACATATCATCTTTTTTTGTGGTTTTATTATTGATGATGATATCTATTGCGTTTTTTGCAATTTCAATTGATTGGGCATCAAATAAAAAAGTTTTATGATAATTAACTTCGACAACTTCATTAACACCATAGATTAAAATTTTATATCCATTATATTTGATTTTTTTCGTGTGTTTTGGAAACATTAAATTGATTGCATTTTTTGCAGATTCAATAGTCATCGAATTAAAAACAAACTTCCAAGATAAATTATATATTTCAACCTTTACACCACCATCCCATTCAACAAGTCTAAATCCTTTATAAATATTATCTGGATTTTGACTAACCGAACTAACACATTTAACATTCATTAAATTTATTAATTCTTTTGCAGAATCTAATGATGATGATCCAAATAAAAAAATCCAAGCTGAACCATCGAAAGTTTCAACCTTCACTTTATTTTCAAACCAATCTGTAATTTTGAATCCGTTGTGAAATGTATAAATCATATTATTGTTGTTTTAAATGATGATACAAAGATACGAAAAATTTTTTAATTAATATACTTTTTTTGTATATTTTTTCATATTTAGTATACTTTTGTATCAAAAAAACTTCAAAATGATCTTTAGAATAATAACCAGATTTTTTGGGAATTTCAGCTAATGATAAATTAATTCTTTCACCACAAAAACCTGCTACACCTTCAGCACGAAGTTTAACTGATTCTTTTATTAATGCTGATTTCCAATCCCTAACAGAACTCTTATACCAATAACCATATGATGCGAGTATCATATTTGGTTTAATATCTAAATGATGCCATATAACATCATCATTTTTTACAACAAATTTATGAATACTTTTTTTATATCGTTTTTTACGCACTTTTTCATATTCTTTCCAATCAAAATCAATTGGATTATTTTCACGTTTTAATTTTTTTGGAATTGATAGTACATCTGGTTGTGTTTTTTCTAATGATCCGACTAAAAATAATTCTTGAAACCGTATTGGCATAGCATAAAAACCATATGGTGCAGGTGGTGCATGAAAAGAATCTGAATGAAAATCTTTTGAATATCCTTCTTGTTTGGTTAGATGTAATCTACCATATCTAATAAAAGTATTATCAATATCAGTTTTCATTTAGAAAATTTTTGCAAAGATAATAAAATATTTAATTGTCTTGTAGTATTGTACAAAAAATATCTACCCGTTTTTTAAAAATATCTAATGTTGAATTGTTCATAATAATATAATCACAAGAATTCCACATATTAATATCAAATGATTCCACATTTTCTTCTGGTTTACTTGGATCATAAACACCAACAATTATATCAAATATATGTTGATTGATACATTCTTGTAATTCAGAATTACTTCGCATACCAACATATATATCATAAATTTCGCTTCATCCAAATGATTATAATATCTAATCATGTCATACCATTCTATTCTATGATTAATTCTATCTTCAAAGCATTCCAAGACATTAGTATAATTATATTTATCTTTTAACTTTTCATATATGAAAAATTCTGCACAAGCCATTGATGAACTTCGATATGACATACCAATTTTTTCATATATAAATTCTGCTAATGTATCTTTACCGTGTCTAGCGTGACCAATTATTAAAACTTTTTTATTCATAAATTTTTTTTAATTTATCGAAATTACAATTTAATTTTTAATTCATCGAATGGATATTTTTGTTTTTTGTAAATATCATCCCTTCGTGATTCATATTGTCGCCATAATGTAGTTTTAAATGTGTCGTGAAAAATATCAACAATATCAAAAACAATAAGTTTATTTTTTTCTGAATGTAATCTAAGCCCCCTACCAATTGATTGTCTTATAACTTGATCACTCTTAAATGCTTGTGAAAATATTATATTTGTTATCGCTTTTATATTAACCCCTGTTGATGTTGTTCCAAAAGATGCAACTAATATTTTTGGATTACCAGAGGTATCTTCCATTTTATTCTTAATATAATCTCTTTTTTCCATTGGTGTTTCACCATCAATAAAAAAAACATCCTTTTTTTGACAATTATCTTTTAAAAAGTTAAAAAGGTCTGTGCCATATTCAATATTATGAAATAATATAAGTGAATTTGTAGAAAACTTATCAACTAAATTTTTTATAAATGTTTTTCGCTTGGCTGAATTAGCAACATATTCTTTTTCTAATAACCAAGCTTTTTGACCATCACCTCTTTTTTTAATATTATATACACCTTCAGCAAACTTATGATTATCGTGGTGTAACAATATTACTTTTATTTTAACAGTTGATATTAATCCCTTATCCATTAACTTTTTTGCACTAATGTTGATTAATTTTGGACCCAACAACGATTGAATTGTTAATATTTCAACTGATGTAGGCGATGGATATGTACCACTCATACCAAATCTAATTTTTGCACTTCCAAAAGTTTTTGTTAAAATATTTATAAGTGTTTGAGCTTTAGCGGTATGTGCTTCATCAGCAGCAACAACTTCAAATTGTTTAAACCATTCTTTAGGGTATTTTTCTAAACTTTGATAAGTTCCAATATAAACATTTGGTTTTTTTTCTTCATCTCGATATTTTCTTGGTTTATCTGACATCACTTCATCTATACGAATATCACAAGGTGTTAAATTTTCACTATTAAACCCATAATTATAATCACCTAAATCATTATAAAACTGAGTAACCAATGATATATTTGGAACAATTAATAAAAATTTTGCATTAGGATTAACATTTTTTAAATAATAAAAAAGAAGAGTACCAAAAACTAGCGATTTACCACCAGCTGTTGCAATTTCAACAATACCATATTGATATTTCAATAATTGAAAAATCGCTTCCACCTGGTGTTCATATGGAATAAATGGTTTACCATCTGATGTTTTATGATCTTTATAAAAGTTTTCTATGAATTCTTGAAGTTTTTCTTGTGTTATATTTTTATTCATAGGAAATTGATCTTTATTTTCTATGATAAATTGATATCCATAAGTTTTACAACATTGATACACTTCTTGCCACAAACCAAAATCTATAAACCCGTCTTTAAAATAATCTATATTTCCATCCCATACACCTAATTTCACTCGTTTCATAAAACGATAATTATTTACCTTTCGTGTTAAATATAGTTTAAGTTGATTATATTCCCCCTTTGTTGATTCTATTAATATTAATTTTGTATTATCTGGGTTTAATTTAAATTTCATTAATTTTTTATATTTTTTTCTTCCTCATATATTTTAAATGGGTTCTACACATCATAATCATTATCTATATCCACCTAAAATATTAGCGAGTTCTATTTTACTTTTAACTGCATAATTTATTGATTCTAAATTTTTGCTAGTATCCCTCAATAAATTAACGTGTTCATCCATTTCATCTATAAATTCTTGATATGCTGCTAAATCTGCATTTATTAATTTTACTTTTTCCGATCCAGATGTTTTAACTTGATATGATAATGCATAAAATTCAAATCTCTGTTTTTCAAGAACTTTCATTTTTTGCATGAGTTTATGAATTTTAACTGCATATACTTTAACTTCATCAACAACATCTTGTCTAAAACTGATGGCTTCTGCTTGTATATCAGATGCATATTTGATATCACCTTTTAATTTTTCTGTTAAAGTTTTAACTTTAGCTTTCCACAAATTAGCTGAATCATTCATCTTTTTTGTTTCTACTAATTTTTTCGTTTTATCATCAGTAACCATTACTTGTTCTAATTCTTGTGTTTTACTTTCACTATCAGACATAATTATAACATTATTTTTATGTTATATATAAAAAACGATGATTTGTTTAGATTAAATTTTAGTAAAATTGAGATCAAAATAATAATCGAAACAATATTGATTAGAAGGTTTAGATTGACTGTATTGTATTACAATATTATCAAATTTATATGGATCATATCCAACAACACTCATATTGCTTAAATTTTCCGGTTTATACACATTTACATTAAAATTGGGATTATATTGTAAATATATATTATCTTGAATTGATTGTTTTTTAATATCATAATAACTAACATAAAAATCAATCTTATTCAATCTATATCTATTGAAAATATTATATGTAATATATTCATATATTGCATTATTTATATTATTTGAATACACTTCATCAGAATTTATATTTTTAAAAACTCGTTGTTCTTTTATTTTAAAAAATAAATAATCTTTTAAAATTGTAGAACCATCAATAATTATTTTCCATTTAGTATTATCATTTAAAGAAGTTGAATTTTGACTATATAAAGATATTTCTTGATTATTATTTTTCAAATCTGTTAAATTTTCATAAAAATTAGTTTCCCAATTTTTTGCTGTTGAAATATCATAATACTGATATCCATTATTATTATCATTTATTACTTGACTAAAATTAACAGAATCATCATTGATATAAATATTATCTTCAGAATAAATTATTTTCCCACCAAAAAATGTTCTTAATTCTTTCTGATTCATTGTTCCAGGGACAGAATTTGTGCTAAATTTTTTTAAAATTAAATTACTTTTCATTTTATTCAATTTTTTTTGGTATTAATGGGTCTATAATATATTCATAATTAGAAAGGTTTGAAAAAACTTGTTTATTTACATTTTGATCTGAATTAGTCAAAATATAAAAATCTTTATCCCATGATGAATCAAAAATAAATCTGCTACCAAACTGATAACCATATTCATCTACCATTGGATAAATAGATTTATCTTTATCAGTATTCTTCAATTTAAGTGGTGATGAATTTGGATTAACTTTTGAATATATCAATTCATCTATAATTCCAAAATTTTCAAAAGTTGTATCAAATTTATAATTGGATGCCCATTCTTTTATACTTGAACCTGAATAATATAAATATGTATTATTAAATAATGGAATATTTGATAAAATTGGTTCATAAGTTCCATTGTATCTATATATCAAATTATTTGTTGATACATTATTTGAAACATAAACAGTATTTAAATTATCTTCTTCTATATTTAAATTCATATATCTAGCTAATGGTTCAACTACATTATATTTCTGTTTTTGTTCTATATCATAATATATTTGATATTTATCATAAATATTAGTTGATGGTCCAGTTATTGCGCCCTTTATATATGATTGTTTTTTCGTTTCTATTTTTTCTGGGTCATTTATTGATAAAATAAATGGTGGATCAACTTTTCCCCAACTAGTATTTTTCATCGAATTACCAGAATTAAAAATATTTATAGGTCCAGTTGAACCAAATTGTGCATCAGCATCAATATAATAATATGTTATTCCTGAATTAAATTCAGATAAAGTATTCATATCATCAAACGCATTTATAAAATTAGATGCTGAAATCAAAGATGGGTCATATTCATCCAATACTGATTCTAATGTTGCTGATAAATAACAATCACCAGAACCGGTTTCACCCGACTTAGTACATGGAACAATGTTATAATTTAAATTATCACCATTTAATGTTTTTGCAGTATATAATCCATATTTTTCACCAAAAATTGGAACATTATTTAAACTTACAAAATTTTGTTGAATTGGTATTCTAACATTTATTATAATTAAGAAATTTTTAAATTTTTCATTTAAAAATACATGAATACCATTAACAGACTTATCTATTATCGTATTTCCACTTAATCCATTTTCAACTAAACCTATACGATTTGATCCATTATAATAATCATAAACATCATTCAATATTATCGAAAATTTATAATTGTTAAAATTTTTGGAATAATCAGTTATAATATTTAATATTTTACCATTAATATCTCTTGATATACTTTTAACTTTAATTGCATTTATATTTAAACCATTAAATAATGTTATAGAATTAGAATATTGATCACCTGATTGGAACGTTGAATATTTTAAAGTTGGTTTAATAAAATCCAACGAATTTATTTCAAAATATGCTTTATTTTTGAAAAAATAATCAAAATAATCAACATCAGATTTTAAATATAAATCAAGATTAAATTTTTTGCTGAAATCATCCATAAAATCTACTTCAATATTTGTAGTTTGATTTAAATATCTGATAATTGTATTTCCTGAATAAAAGTTACCAATTCTATAAAAATAATCCAAATTTTTTTCAGTTTCCAATACTGTACCATCTTTAATATTACATGTTCCATTATAAACATCCCCAACATCAATTGAATTGTTTAATTTATACGGATAATCACAATTTGAATTTGATCCAGCGAACCCCCATTTAACAACACTTTGATTTTTTCTCCATATATCGGTTAAATTATTAAATGAAATTTCATATAGTTCATCATCTGCAATATATTCGGATGATATATTCATTATTTGATATTGACCATCTTCACCTCTTGGATGATGCATATAATTTTTATTTAAAACTGATGTATCATTATAATCAATTGCATACAATTTATGTTCACTTGTTGTTTGATAAGTATCTTTTTCATAATCAAAATCTGCAAAATGGGTATTTATTCTATTAAAATCAAAATCCTTTATATCACTAAATCTTAATCTATATACAGGATATTGTAATGGTTTTTCACTATATGAATATATCGGTTTTGTTTTATAATATTTACTATTATTCCCACCTTTCCAATAAGTTAATGATGTTGGGAATGAATTTATAGCATAATCACTTTGAATAAAATAATTACCATTTCTTTGTTTTAAAACATGATATATTCCATCAATTTGAACAATATACAAATCACCATACATAGTTTTCGTTTCACCATTTTCATAATATTCGTCAATTTTAAAATTTTCAGTAAACCCTGAAATAAAATTAGTATAACCTGATGGATTTTGAATTGTTCGACATTGATAATTTGTTCCTTCTTGATAATTAATAAAACATGTCCTATCATTTACCGAACTAAATGTAATTCCACTCATATCAAAATCACTAATTATTTGATACGCTGTATTACCTTTATCCAAAGTTCTAATTACTTTATAAAAATCATTATCATATTGAATCCAATATGTTTTATTTGGTGAATAACCTTCCACAAATGGTGAATCCATTATTGTTTTTCCACTATTATCAACAAAAATATTATTTATTAATTTTAAACCAGGTTTAATTTGTGGTGTAATATATGATGTTAAATTTGATACAAAATCTAATTTATCAAGATAAAACCCATAATATCTATTTAATGAATAATTATTTATTTTATCGGGTGTTGCTGGAACATCATTATATAAAAATTTCATATTCAAAATGTGTGGAAATATCAAATTATTATCTTTATAAGAATTCAATATTTCTTTTTCTAACTTAAAGTGTGGCTGTTCATAATATAATATATCTTGTAAAAATTTAGATTTTGTTACATAAACACCATTAAGATAGTCGATACCATAAAATTTTGAATATTCATATTGTCTAAAATCCAATTCGAATGATTTTTCTGGAAATCTTGAATTATTCACATAATTATTATATAAGAAATAACCAAAGTCTGTTTCATATCGCATATCATAAAAATTAACACACTTCCATTTGTCAACAATTTGATTTAAAAAATTATCTTTATTTAATTCAGATGGTCCAAATTCATTTGATATTTCGTCATAAGGAATAGAATCATCTACTCGTAATATAATAAATCCTTCTGGTAAATCACCTTTTCTAATATACAATGGTGCTAAATATTCATAATCTTCATTATACCAATTATCTTCAACAGCTTTTGCACCTGACCAATAAATATCATCAAATTGTTTATCATATGTAGAAAACACATTTGACACATCAGAATCATATTTAACATCAAATGCTAATTGTGATGATAATCCATCATAAAATCGTATTACTTGATCTTCATATAAATTATTTTTATTTATCAAATAATGTTTATATTTTTGATCAGATAATTGTTTGTTAGTATCAAATGATTCTAAATATAATTTATAATCAGGATTAACAACCAATTTAATGTTGGTTGTTAATGCTGGGTCTGTTCTTAATAATTGAAAACTTTTATGTATCACGAATATAAATTAATTTTTAAACAATTAAATCATCATATTAGATGTGATTAAATCGGTATTTGTTCTTGTATTATAAGTACGATTTCTATAAATTTTAAAAACTACTTCAAATTCAAATGCCCGACTTAAATTTTCTGGTTCTAAAAATATTCTTATTTTTCTTGTAATTGTAGGTGATGTGGAGGTATTTGATGCAAAAATTACACTACCTGATGATCCACTAGACAATTTAAAGAATATTTTAATTGGTATTGTAAATTTAGTGCTTGCATTAATTAATTTCACACCACCAGTTTCGGTATATCTTAAATTGTTTATATTTTCAATATACGGATGAAGTGTTACAGGAAAATCTGTTTGATATTCAGTATCAGCAGACCAAGTAACACCAGTCCAATCAATAGAATCAAAAATATTGACATCATTCGTATAACTTCCCGAAAATCCAACATTCCAATTTTTTGAATATAACACTTTACCCAAACCTGTTGGGAAAGTTAATCCTGAATTATAAATTTGTTGATTACCTGATGTATCAGATATCCACACAAATTGATTATCTTGTTGAATATGTAATTTATCTTCTGAATCTATATATGTTGCTAATGATCCCTTTGCATATGTTGGATTATAAAATCTATTATCATTAGCAACTGTTGGTATATATTTACGATACGATAATAATCCAAGTTGACTACCTGTCGATGTATTTTCAAATTGTAAATAGAAATCATTAATAGAATAGATATTATTATAATATGTTCTACTTGTACCCCCATATAATATTGCATAATTTTCACATGTTATTGGAACTTCAACAGAAGCACCATTTGCAATTAAAACTTCATTCGCATTATTAAATAATTTAACAGTAAGATTTCCTTTAGCACCTGAAATCATATCTTCCAATGTTGATATTTTATTCATCAAATTGTTTAATAAAACATTTAACATGATGACATTACCTGATGAATCTTTAAATGATGTTCCTAAATTTACATCAGTATGAGCAACATATAAATCATTTACACTATATGATTGTTGTAAATGGGTTGTTAATCCTTTCGAATTAAATTTAGATTCTATTTGTGAATAAATTTGTTCATTTTGTGCTTCTTGAATAATGGTGCTACTTATAATAGTTTGTGTTAAATCATCTGGAAATTCAACTGTTAATATATTACTCCAATCAGACATAAGTGGAACGGTATTAAAACCAACTTCTGATATTGATCTTATCTTTATTTCAATTTTTTCATTCGGATTTATCGAAATATCCAATTGATTGATATTTGGAACATTGGCATCCGTAACATCTTCTACTTCCCATTTACAAACATCTAACGCTTTATCATATATTCTTTTTCTAATTCCAGTTAAAATTGGTGTCCAATTTGAATAATATCCTGTTATTTTTGATGATTGTGTTGTCACATCAGGATTTGTATATGCTTTTGTCTGATCATTAATATCACCACTTACTGTTGAATATGTATAAATTGTTTCATTCATATTTAATGAAAAACCTTCAGTTGTTGGTTCTGATCCACCTTTAGCACTACGTCTATATTGAATTTCAAATTGAACAACTTCTTGTGTTTGTTTTTCACCTACGGTATTCACAACAATAGGTTCAGGAAAACTCCAAAATCCCCTAATATGATATTCTGGTATTTCTGTTGATGTTGTATTAGAATTTTCAGCACTAATTTGATTTACAATAGATGTATATAATTTAGTTTTTGATTCTTGTTCTGCAATATATGAATTTAGCTGATTTTGACTTGCTTGTTTATCTGCAACTGTTTTAAATTGCTTGGTGCTAATTTCTTTTGTTTTTTGTGTAATTGTATCACTCAATTGTTCTAATTGTGATTTAATAGATGTTTTTTGTGCATGTAATTCTTTCAATTTAGTTGAATTTGCAGTATCAGTTAAATGTTTATTAACTTGAACAACTTTAAAATTACTACTATCTAATATAGGTTCATTTGGAACTGAACCATATTTAGATGGTATATTTTTTACAACCATATCTTTTAATATTGCACCATAATCAAGAACTGATTCCACATAAAATTTAGTCATTGATACAGTATCATTTGTATCCAATACCAAATCATTACTATAAAAACATGTTCCATAAGACCAAGTAGATGCAATTATATTAGCATCAGTATTTATTGGTTTAACAAATATCACATTATATTCATCATATCCAATTGAAACTTTGATTGTCTTTGAATTGATTTCAGGACTATAAATTTTTAACGCTTGATATATTATAGGCACAGGTTCTAATCCTTCAACAGTTTCTAATATTACCCTATAATTACTTTTTGATGTACTAACTTCTTTAACTTTCCATTTAGTCGATGAATTTTTTTTATTTATAATCAATTCATCACCTATTGCTAATTGTTTTGTATTACCAGAATAATCATAATATGTTATTGATCCAAAAACATACCACATTTTTTTATTAATAGTATCATTATCAACACCTAATATATCAAAAATACCATAATATTGTAATTTATTGTAATCTAATGTGAAAATTTGTTCATCATATGGTTCATAGTAACGTGACACACCATAGTTTTTAGGATTATTATACCAAGTTGTTAAATCATCAACAGATATACTATTTTTATTTAAAAATTTCGTTTCAAAATCTTTCTTAGAAGTTAAACCATCAGTAGTATATTCGCCATTTTCATCTTTCTGAAATTTGATAATATATCGACGTGATAATACTTGGTTAATTTTTCTATCTATTTTATCTGTAAGATCAATATTAACAGCTAACATTGGATTACATAATGCTTCAAAAAATGAATTGTTAACAGTTGAAAATCTAGAAACGGTATTCAAACTATCAATTGGTTCTGGTTCTCGATTCAAATCATCAACATAAACTCTTCTCATTGTTGTACCATCACTCACATAGGCTGTACTATCAGCCAATCCTGCCAACTTTCTAATATTTCTATTCGCAATATCTAAATCATTTTTCAATTGACCTACGGTTGGATATTGATAGTTAGATGATGTACCATCACTATTCATTAAAGTTAAATTCACAATAGAATTTCTACTTGTTACAACATCATTTAGTTTAGTTATAACTTCAATAGAATTTTTATTTAACAATGCTAATTGTTCGGCTAAAGATACAAAGGTATTCTTTTGATTTATCATAATTAATAAATTAATTTTTCATTATATATAAAAAATTATACTTCAAAAGAAACCATTATTGAAAAAATAATAAACAAAAATTCAGGTAAGATAATGATAATATATAAATATTATTTTATTTTTTATTTTACTAATATTATAAATTGAATTGGATCGGTAGTATCATCTACACTAATTTCAACTTTATTGCGCCATGAACGTTTCAGTACCCATGCATCTAATACCCGGTATGGTCTGTTTAATTTTATGTCTTCATCGGTAAATTCAGTTTTATCAAAAAAATTAATTACCCTGTTATTTATAATTTGAATTTTTTTATTCTTTTTAGTCTTGTAGAAATTTTCAAAATCTTGTTTTATTTTAGCTAAAATTGGTAAACTTTTAACATCCGTGTTTTGTAATATTTTGTTTATAAACTGTATAGATTTATATTTAGATATATTTTTAAAATATCCACCCGATATTTGAAATTCTCCGACAACATAACTTCGCTGTGTATCTAAATCCAAAAAACCATATCTTAATTGTGAATTTTCTTTTACACCAAAGAAAAATGTTAATTTAGCATCTTTTATTTTCAGTAAAATTTCATAACACGATGCTAATGAATGTTTATATTTAAATATTTCTATAAATTCATTTATATCTTTAATGGTTTCGGTTGAAAAGAAAAAATGATATTGATATATTTTTGTATAAAAATCATTTAATATAAAGTGATAATCATGATTAGAAATTATTTGTAAAAAAGTTAAAAATGAATTTTTACCAGATAATTCGTTATTTTCATTTATTTTATTTTCATATTCATCATCAAATTGATTGTAATCATCTTCATTATCTGTCAATAATCCATTTTTATCTTGGTATGCCCAAACATCTTTTTTATCTACTTTATAAATATTTTCTAATTGATGTTTAAGACTAGTAATTTTACTTGTAATTTTTATCCAATGTTCCATTTGTTTTTGTTTTAAATCATCAAAAATTTCATTTCGCATTTTATTTTGTAATATTTTAGATTTTAATTCCAATTCACTAATTTCAATTAATATTGTATTTATATCTTCATCATCTTTTGAAAAATTATTAAGTATAGCTTTTTCTGAATCATCTAAGGAATCATATCCAGTAGCTGATATTTTATCTATAATATCATCAATTTGCTTCATACTATGAAAAATAGTACCTTCAAATATTTTAAAATTAGTTATCATAAAATATTATATTTTTTTGCTTTTTGTTTTATTTGGTATTCTTTTAACCAATCTTCAATATTGATTAAATCATATTTATTATCAAATTCATTATAATTGGATTCTAACCAATTAGGAAATTCTTTTATTTTTATTTTTTTAGAAGTGTGAATAAAAATGTACATTATATCTTTAATATTTTTATTTACATCTTTAACTGTACTTGGAAAAAAATATCCTTTTATATTTAATTTTTTTATTTTTTCATATACTGATTCAACAAATTGAAGATCAAATATATCGACAAACCAATATTCAACAGCCAAATTTATCGGTTTATTTTCAAATAATTTAAAATTGGTTATCATAAAATATTATATTTTTTTGCTTTTAACCAATATTCAATATCTTTTATTTCATAATCACCACCATTTTTTAAATTACCACCATCAGAAAAATCACCATATTGATTATAATAATCATCATATATATCTTTAGTTAAATGTACATTAATTACTACATATTCAATATCATCTTCTTCAAATTCGTAAAAATGGGTTTCTATATTTAATTTTTTTGATAATTTATAATAGTTTATTATTTTATTATATGATGATGGATCATCCATTTCAACAAAAAGAGTATACCAATTATCATCATCTGAAAATTCTTCATTTATATTAAAATTATTTAAATCAAAATCACCATTATTACCAATAGCAGATTTAACTAAATTTGAAAAAAATGCAACATATTGTGGTGTTTTCAATTCGCCTGTAAAGTCATATTTTAATGGTTCTATAATTATTCCATCGTATCCTTGACTTATTAAATCTTCTCTCAATTCTTTAATACTTAATATACTTCTACCTGACATATGAAGCCATTCATGTGCTGTCATATATTTTGGATTTTGTAAAGATAAATATACTGCTATTAAATTGGCATTTTTTTTATATTTTCCACCTTTCATCCAATTTTTTCCTTTTGTGAATTTTGATGCAAGTTCATGTTCAGCAGTAAAATAAAATCCTAATGCAGATAATGGTGCATCAGTATTATTTCCAAATTTAGAATATATAAATTCTGAAAAATCCGCATTTGTGCCATGATATAATACTAATGGTTGACCATTTTCATCAACTACCTTAGAATTCCTAAACCATTTTTTAAATGATGGATTTTCTGTTATTTGTATAAATTCAAATATTTTAAATTTAGTGATCATTTATATTTGTGAATTTTTCAAAAGTCATTATATGCTTTCTTTCACCCATCAATTGATTGGGTACATCTTGTTTATCATCTTGATTATAAATGTTATTTTTAACCTGCAATTTAAATTTATCATATAATGTTTTTGCAACTTTTTTCATATCTAAATTTTTTTCAGTTGCAGTATCAATATATTCACGTATCTTATCTTGAATTTCAACTGGCTGATTGAAAATTTCGTTATTAAACCTTTCAATTTCATCGGGCTTAATTTCTTTATCTTGTGATATAAGTTCTTTAATTTCATCTTGAACAATATCAAAATATCTACTAATTACTGCATCATTTTTACTATCTATGTTATCTATCATAATATATTATATTTTTTTGCACTTTTATATAAATTGGGATCTTCCATATATTTTAATAAATCTTTAAAATCATTTGGTTCGATATAAATTGAATCTTTAAATGATGATTTTAAACAAAGTGGAAATTTATCATTTTTTGTTATATAGAAATCAATAATTTTATTATTATACCAATCAGATATCATATTTAATATTTTATTTTTAATATTAACGTAATTATTTTCAATCGTATAATATTTACCAAAAAGTGATTTTTTTATTTCATCATCGTCATCAATTAAATTATTAAAAGATTCGAATTTTGTAATATTCATTTACTTTTTTATTATTATATATAAATATCATAAAATAAAAAAAGCTATTCTTTTTCAATAAATCATTTTTACTAAACAATTAGATATAAAAATTATATAAACAACAAAACAATTTGTTAATGATCATCAATGATAAAGAAATATATTACCCAATTAGATATATCCCAAAAGATTATCAAATAGAAGCACTTGATTTTATTAAAAAATCAATAATGTCTGGTAAAAAATATATTTTACTTAATTTACCTACAGGAACAGGAAAATCATTTTTAAGTGTGAGTATGTTTGCAAATTGGTATAAAAATTTTGTAAATAAAGATGCGAAATTTGATGTTCTTACTAATTCAAAAGTGTTACAAGAACAATATTTAAGGGATTTTGATTTCATCAATAATTATAAAGGAAAAAATAATTATTATTGTCGAAGTTATGACACAGATTGTGCTAATGGTAAAGAATTGTGTAAAATTTTAAAAAATAGATGTGTTGAATGTCCATATGATCTTGCTAAAAATAAATGGCTTGCTGGTGATATCGGATTAACAAATTTTCATTTATTTAATACATTATCATTGCATCAAACTGAAATACTTCAACGTAGAAATGGTAATGTTTTGATTATAGATGAATCACATGATTTTGAAAATATATATAGTGATTTTTTATCAACAAAAGTAAGTGCAAAAACATTAAAAAAATGTGGATTAAATCAAAAAGAAATAGAAACTCTTGATGATAGATTCATATCCAAAATAAAATATTTAGATAAATATATTGAATTTGTTGAACGAAAGCTAATTTCAATTCTTGAAGAAAAATTAGAATTTTTTGAAAAAGAAATTGAAATAACCCATCAATCAAAAAAGAAAATTGAATTAACCCAATATATTCAAAATATTCAAAGTAAATTATTAACATTTAAACATTTATTTGAATCATATAAAAATGATCCAACTAATATAGTTCTTGATATTAATATCAATAAAAAAGATAAAATGTATTCTGGTGTTGAACTTGTATCCCAACATATTTGGGTATATGAATATATTTACGAATATGTTTGGAAACATTATGATCATATTATATTTATGTCAGCATCAATCTTAGATAAACATATGTTTAGTTTTATTAATGGATTAGATACTGACATCACAACATATTATGAAATTCCAACACCTTTTGCACAAAATAATAGAAATATCTATTATTTAAAAATAGGTAAAATGAATTATACTAGCAAAGAAGAAACATTTAAAAAACAAATACCTTGGATAAAAAAAATACTTGCTAAATATAAAGATAAAAAAGGAATTATACATACAACAAATTATGAAATTACTGAATGGATTAAAGATAATATTTTCGACGAACGATTATTATTTCATGATACTGAAAATAGAAATGATATATTGGAAAAACATTTAACAAGTTTAGAACCTACTATTCTTGTAAGTCCATCTATGATGAGTGGAATTGATTTAAAAGACAATTTAGCCAGGTTTCAAATATTATTAAAGATACCATATCCAAATATTGCAGCAAATAAGATTAAAGCACGACAAAAATCCAATCCGGATTGGTATAATTTAAAAACTTCTATGGATTTACTTCAAATGTATGGTAGAACAACAAGAACTGATACCGACTTTTCAGATACATTTATACTTGATTCAAATTTTTCTGATATCTTAAAGTATAATAAATACTTACCTAAATATTTTATAGATGCCGTTAAAATTTTAAAAATTGATTAAATATGATTGTACTAAGTTTATTTGATGGTATAAGTTGTGGCAGAGTTGCATTAGAACGAATAGGAATAAAAGTAGATAAATATTTTGCATCAGAAATTGATAAATATGCGATAAACGTTTCTATGAAAAATTACCCTGATATTATACAGCTTGGTGATGTTACTAATGTAATAGGTGAAAAATTACCAAAAATTGATCTTTTAATTGGTGGCTCACCATGCCAAGGTTTTTCTTTTGCTGGTAAACAATTAAATTTTAATGATTCAAGAAGTAAATTATTTTTTGAATTTATTCGATTAAAAAATGAAATTAATCCAACATTTTTTCTATTAGAAAACGTTGATATGAAGCAAGAATATCAAGATATAATATCTGAATATTTGGGTGTTAAACCAATTATAATAAATAGTAATCTTGTTTCAGCCCAAAATAGAAAACGTCTTTATTGGACAAATATTCCAATCACATTTTTACCTGTTGATAAAAAATTATATATTAAAGATATAAGATTTAATTGTGCAAAAACAGCACATAGAAATATTGATAACATTATACAATATAAAACAACTAATTATATACAATTTGATCCAAACAATAAAGGTAATAGATCACATGATGCTAGAGTATATTTTGATAATAAAAAATTTGGGACACTACGAAATAAAAATGTGAATTTTATATTTTGTTGTAATGGGAATATTAGAAGAATGGATCCAATCGAATGGGAACGTTTACAAACATTACCAGATAATTATACTAATTGTGTCAGTAATAGTCAAAGATATAAAATGTTAGGAAATGGTTGGACTGTTGATATTATTGCACACATTTTTTCATTCATAAAAGATGATTTTTAATATATAAAAATAAATAATTAATTGAAAAAATTAATATCTATATTAGTATCAGTAAATTATGATGATGTTCTTGAAAAAGTAATAAAAAATAACTTATCAATTGTTGATAGATGTATCATTATCACCACACCAACAGATAAAAAAACAATTGATATTGCTAAACAATATAACTTAGTTTGTTTATTATCTTCTTCGTGTTATGATAATAATTGTCCATTTAATAAATCTAAAATGATTAATATCGGGCTTAAATATATTTATGAAACATATCCCAATGATGTATATTTAATAATGGATGCTGATATAATTCTAAATAAAAATATCAGAACATATATAAATAAAGTTAAACATAATCAAATATATGGTACTAATAGATATTTGGTTGAAGATATTAATTCTAATTTATCTGATTTAAGTCAATTTAAATTAGAAAACCCATTACATAATTATTATTGCTGTATTGGTTATACACAATTATTTGTGGATAAAAAATTTTATAATGAAGGTTATGAAACAGCAGCAGAATGTGATATGGATTTTGCTAAATCTTTTAAATATAATAAAATTATGGATAATTGTGATGTTATACATTTAGGTATAACAGAAAAAAATTGGAAAGGTCGAAAATGAGAAATATATCAGAAATGAATATTATACAAATTGATATAACTAATTCATGTACTAATGGCTGTTCAAATTGCACAAGGTTCTGTGGACATTATACTAAAGATCGTATATATTTTATGGATAAAGATTATTTTATTGCAGCTTTAACATCATTGAAAGATTTTGATGGTATTATTGGTATTATTGGTGGTGAACCAACACTTCATCCATTATTTTGTGAATTTTGTGAAATTTTTAAAGAATTTAAACCCAATAAAGAAAAAAGAGGATTATGGTCTAATACATATGGAAATTTTCAAAAATATAAAGATGTAATTAATGATACTTTTGGATATTTTAATCTTAATGATCATATTTCTAGAAAAATTATGCATACCCCGATTTTAGTTGCATCCGAAGATATTATACCCAATATAGAAGAAAGAAAAAAATTAATAGATTCTTGTTGGATTCAAAATTATTGGTCAGCAACAATAAATCCAAATGGTGCATTTTTTTGTGAAGTCGCAGGGATGTTATCATATTTATATGATGGATTAAAAGGATATGATATTATAGAAAATCCTGATTGGTGGAAATTACCATTATCCGAATATAAAAATCAAATAGATTGGGCATGTAATAAATGTGGTGGTGCAATACCATTAATTCCTAGAAGATCAATAGAAAATATTGATGATATTTCTATTAGTTCATTATCTAGATTAAAAAATATAAAATCCCCAAAAATTAAAAATGAATCATATATAATTTATAATAAAAATATTGATTACAACCAAGACAGAAATGTTGCCTGGTATTGGGGAAAAGATGAATAAATTATTTTTTTGGTTTTTTTTGGTTTTTTTGGTTTTTTTTAATTTATTATTTATATTTGTATCGAATTTTAAATTATTAAAAAATGAAAAAAGAATTAATTTATTTACGAATTGTTGGTGCTGTTATTTTGACCTTTTTACTTTGGTTTGGGTTAGCACCAGCTGCCTTTAATGTTGAACCAATTTTAGGTGCAATTGTTGTAATTGTTGCACCAATTTTGGATTATTGGCTAATTAAACCAATTTTTAAAAATAAACAAATTAATAATTAACAAAAAAATCAAAATGAAAACAAACGTATTATTTTTAATTTTGTTACTGTTTACAACGATGTCAATGACATCTTGTTACAAAAATGTTGAACCCAGACAGATTGGTATTAAAGTCAAAACTATGGGTAATAATAAAGGTGTTAAACCTGAACCACTTGAAGTTGGCCGTTATTGGATTGGTTATAATTGGGATTTGTATACATATCCGACAAGTATTACAATTTATCCATTTACACAAGATTCAATTGAAGGTAGTCCAGTAGATGAATCAATAAAATTTCAGGATAAAGATGGTTTAGCTTGTAGTGTTGATATCGCAATATCTGCATATGTAAATAAACAGAAAGTATCTGATGTTTTCCAAAATTATGGTGGTGAAATGGTAGAAATTATCAAAAATTATGTAAGACAAGATGTATGTAATAATTTCATATCTTTTTCAAGTAACTATCCTGCTGAAGAATTATATTCAACCCGAAAAATGGAAATGTTAGCATATGTTATTAATAAAGTTAAAGATAAGTATAATCCGAATGGTGTAATTTTAGATGATATCGCATATAAAAGTGATATTCGTTTGCCTGAAAAATTAAAAACCGCAATTAATGATAAAATTGAAGCTACCCAATTAGCATTAAAAGCAGAAGCCCAAATTCAGCAATCGACTGCTGAAGCAAATAAAATGATCGCAACTGCTAGGGGTGAATATGTTAGGGATTCACTTCAAGCTGAAGCAAATATACTGTTATCTAAATCACTTACACCGCTATTGGTTACTATGAAAGCTTATGAACGATGGAATGGTCAACCTTCAACATATTCTGGAAACGGATCTCCATTACCATTGATATTACAATCTAAGTAAATAATAAGTAATAAATAAAAAAAGTCCAATTTAATTTGGACTTTTTTTATTTTATATAGAATTTGTTTTTTTGTTATTAAACTTTTACATAATAAAAGTATATCAATAAAAAAAGATAAATTCTATTATGTATAAAGAAAAGAAAAAAGTATTAGTTACTGGTGGTGCAGGATTTCTTGGATCACATCTTTGTAAAAGATTACTTAATGAAGGTAACGAAGTTATATGTCTAGATAATTATTTTACAGGTTCAAAATCAAATGTAAATCATTTATTATCTAATCCCAATTTTGAATTGGTAAGACATGATGTTACAATACCATATTTTATTGAAGTTGATGAAATTTATAACCTTGCTTGTCCGGCTTCACCAATACATTACCAATATGATCCAATTCAAACCATAAAAACATCAACAATTGGTGCTATAAATATGTTAGGATTAGCAAAAAGATTAAATGCAAAAATATTACAAGCAAGCACTAGCGAAGTATATGGTGATCCAAAAGAACACCCTCAAACTGAAAGTTATTGGGGAAATGTAAATCCTATCGGAAAAAGATCATGTTACGATGAAGGTAAAAGATGTGCTGAAACATTATTTATGGATTATCATCGTCAAAACAATACCAAAATTAAAATAATTCGAATATTTAATACATATGGACCAAATATGAATCCTGATGATGGTCGAGTTGTATCAAATTTTATAGTTCAAGCAATTAATAATAAAGATATTACTATATATGGTAGTGGGAATCAAACACGAAGTTTTCAATATGTAGATGATTTGATAGAAGGTATGATTCGTGTTATGAATACTGTCGATAAATTTACTGGTCCAATAAATATCGGTAATCCAAATGAGTTTACTATATTAGAATTAGCTGAAAAAATAATTAAATTAACTGGTTCAAAATCTAAAATAATATATGAACCGTTACCATCAGATGATCCTACACAAAGAAAACCAGATATTAGTTTGGCAAAAAAAATAATTAATTGGGAACCAACTATACAACTTGAAGAAGGATTAATAAAAACAATAAAATATTTCAAAACATTATAATATGGAAGAATTAAAAAAAGAACGCAAAAAAAGAACAACTAAAATAAAAGTTCAAGATCAAAATGTAGAATTTTCTGTTCAAGATGTTCAAAATGAAGAAATTCCTGTAAAAAAAGAACGTAAAAAAAGAACAACTAAAATAAAAATTCTAGATATTCAAGAAGATCAAGAAAATTCTATAAAAAAAGAACGCAAAAAAAGAACAACTAAAATAAAAGTTCAAAATATTCAAAATCAAGAAGACCTAGAAGAAAACCAAGAAGATGACCAAGATATATCTACCGATGATGTGAAAAAAGAAAGAAAAAAAAGAACAACAAAAATCAAAATAGATGAAACCATAACTAATGATAATGATAATGAAAAAAGAAAAAAGAAAAAAAGAAAAGATACAACACACTCTATTAAAAAAGATAATTGGTTAGATGAAAAAGTAAAATTAAAATATGATCATAAAGGAATACCCAAAAATACAATTTTAACAATTATTCAACCACCAAACGGTGAAACAAATGATCAATTGTATATTTGGGTAGAATGGCAAAATATTAAAATAAAAATTTTACAAATGCATATATTTTTCGTTAAAGTATAAGATTTTTATACTTTAACGGATTTTTCAAATTTATATAATCTGTATTTACAATCTGGTAATAATTTTATTTTTGAATAACAATCACCTTCATATTTAATTTCATTTTTTGGCTTTTCTATATGTTCTATTCCAATATATTTAAGAATATCATTAGTTCTTTCATTTTTATATTCTATCGGATAGGTGTTTGGAATTCTTTCTTTAACTATAACCTTATCATCTATAATATACGTATCATCACCTAAATATTCAATAATATCTATTGTATCTGTACCATTTAGATAAGATATAACTAAAAGATTTGCATCTTTTTCTTGATTTGTTCTAATATAAATATCATATCCCACTTTAGGGATTACTAATTTTAGATCAGTATTATCAATATTGGTGTATGTATAAAATTCCGTATTAGATTTGTTTAATACACATTTAGTTTTAAATGATCTATCAAAAAGAAATTCAAGAATTCTAAATATTATAATACTTTTTGATCCAATTTTATTAAATCTAACTAAATTGTCATTTTTTAAAAAATCATTATAATCTTTCATATTGTTTTTTTAATTATATATTAATAATTAAATAAAAATTGTGTAATTTACAATTTTTCCATATATTTTGGGTGATCTTTTAACCATTGGAAAATATTTATTTTTCCGTTTCCACCTTGACACCAACAAATAGTACAAGTATATTGATCATCTTCCATATATTGACAGTCTGGACAATCAATTTCTATTTTTTTGATATCATTAAATATATCATTATTAATTTCTTCCATCGGTAATTGTGTGAATGTGTTCAGCATCTAATATTTCTGTTGATGCGATTAATTCATAATATTCGAAATCAAGAGATGAATTTTCATTTAATACATCAATCCCCTGCCCCATTAAATCTTCAATGTAATTTTTTGTTCTTGACATAGTAGTATATTTTTGTTGTTTTAATTGTACAAATATATGAATATTAAATGAAATTAACAAATAATTTTTTCGAATTCTGTATAATCCTTATCTAAAATTATAATATAATTGTGTATTTTTTTGGAAAATTTTTCTTTTTCTATACACAAATCTAAATGTTTATTATACCAATATGATGATTTTATTTCAACTATTAAATCAAAATCAGGTAAATAAAAATCAGAATGATATATTTTATCAATATCTAAATATTTATATTTGATTGATAACCCATTTTCTATTTTAACTTTATCTTTATATTTCATAATAAAATCTTTTTCATAACTTCCTTGGTATGTTAAAGTATCTATATGTTGAATCAAAAGACCATATTTCAATTTTTTATTAAAGAAATCTATATTTTGCGATGGATATTCAACACCATATTTTTTAATATTTGTATTTTTTATTTTATCTTTAATATATTCTGATTGAAATGGATTTTTTACACCATATTTTTTTAAATTAGTATTTTCGGTATTTTCCTTTATTTGTTTATTTTGTTGTGGATTTTCAACACCATATAATTCCAAATTTGATTCTTTTATTTTATCTTTTATTTTATCTAATTGAAATACATTATCAACACCATATTTTTCTTGTATCGCAATTTGTCTTTTTTTATTTATACAATCTTTATTATTACAATAATATTTTTCGGTATTATTTTTCGTCATATTATTATATGATTGATAAACAACATTCTTTATTTGTCCACAATTATCACATTTAGCTTCCACTTTTTTGTGACTATTAAGTGGTAATTTTTTAATGTGTATTATTTTGCTGTGTATTTTTATTTCTTTTGTAATTAACATAAACTTTTATTTTTTTTTTTATTATATAATTATATATAAAAAAATATTGATCCCACACCATCAATATCAATATTTTTAAAAAATAATTTTTAACATAATGAAAATTAAAGTATTAGTAATCAACTCAGACATGGATGGGGTGGGTTATCACCGTTTATTATCACCATATATGTGTTTTAATGATCCAGATATTGAAGTTGATATAAGATTATTAATGGACAGTACACTACCTTTACATGATGAATTTTTTATGTCACAATATCAAATTCTTGTTTTTAATAAAGGTATACCGTTTTCTAAACCAGAATACAAAGAAAATTTCAAAAATATTTTAAAGAAATATAACATAAAAACTGTTTTTGATATTGATGATGGTTGGATACTTACAGATTCCCATCCAAATTTTAAGATTTGGAAACAACAAAATGGTCAAAAAATGGTTGAAGATCAATTACGTGAAGCTGATGCGATAACAACAACTACAGATTTTTTAGCTAATAAAATTCGTGAAATTAATCCTAATGTAACAGTTGTTCCAAATTCTGTTAATTTGAAAGAACAGCAATGGTGTTCAAATAAATTACCAAGGAATAATGATAAAATTAGATTTTTATGGGGTGGTGGTATCACACATATGGTTGATCTACGCTTATTAAAACCAGCATTTGAAGCTTTTGATAAATCATTTTTAGAAAAAACACAAATGTATCTATGTGGTTACGATTTAAGGATGAATACGCCCCAAGGTATGAAAAAAGATGATCCAAGACGATCACATTGGACGTTTTTTGAATCTATATTTAATAATAATAGAAAATGGATTAAAAATGCTGAATATAATTCTTGGTTAATGAAAGCAGAAGATAATGGTAGGGATAATTATGGGTATATGGAAAATTTTAAAAGTGAATTTTACCAAAGAAGATGGACTAAGCCGATTATTACATATGGAACAATGTATAATGATGCTGATGTTGTTATTACACCATTAAAAAATAATTTATCATTTAATCAAGTAAAATCACAATTAAAGATAGTAGAAGCTGGCGCACATCATTGTCCAATTATATGTTCTAATTATGGTCCATATACGATAGATGATATTGAAGGTAAATTAGATGGAAAACAAAAAGGATTTTTGGTTGATGAAAATACAGATAGTCCAATGAAATGGTATGAATGTATGAAATATTATGTAGAAAATCCTGATAAAATTAAAGAACATGGTGAAAATTTATTTGAACATGTTCGTGATAATTATTCGATAGAAATAGCTAATAAAAAAAGATCAGAACTATTTAAAAAATTAGTAGATAATAATTAATAAAAGATATGAAACAGTTAATAATAATAGTTTATAAAATAAATGTCGATGGATTATCCCGTTCTCGAGTAGATGAACAAATTGATATTTTAAATCATTCATATTCTTTAACAAAAGATGAAGAATTAAAAAATGATTATATAATAAGAGAAATTTGGTTACCTATTACTGAATCACCGTCAGATGTTAAAGTTATATATCCAGTAACTTTAGATAATGAACAATTAGAAGATTTGATAAATGATTTAAAAGTTGGATTAATTAATGATAGAAGTTTTAAAGACATTCAATTATAATCAACCAAATATTGAAATATTTAGTGATAAAAATTCATTAAAATTTGGTCCAAGTGGTTTTCGTAAAAAATTTGAAATTATAAAAGAAAACGAATTTTATATTTTAAAAATAAATGGAAACCAATGGATGATGTATGATACAATAACACACCTTCAAGCATCACAATTATTTGCACATTATTATATTGCATCTGGTGATGTAATTGTAACAGGATTGGGTTTTGGTATTCGTGAAAATTGGTTATTAAATAAATCAAATATTAAATCATTAACAATATTGGAAAAAAATGAAGATATTATAGAATATCATAAAGCATTCAATCCAATTTTATTTGAAAAAGCGACAATAATTAATTGTGATGCAAAAACATATAAAGGTAAATGTGATACTTTATTATTAGATCATTATGAATTTGAATCATTGTTTGAAATTACTAATGATGTCAAAATGATTTGTTCTAACATTGAATGTGATAAAATGTGGTTTTGGCACGTAGAAACTCAAATATTGGCAGATTTACATCAAACATATGAACAAAATATATGTGAAAGATTTAGAAATGGTGAATTTAAGTTTAATGTTGATACACTTAAAAATGTAAAATATGCTTATGAATGCATTAAATCAAATAATAATTTATCAAAATTACCAGATTTAACCCAAGAGGAATTACAATTAATTTTATCAATATATACGCATTTTTTTCAAAAAATGTAAAATATAATTCTTTTAAATTGGCATTTAAAGATTATTTTTCATTAGCATCTAATTTATTAGATGCTTTTTTTTATATAATATTATATTTTGATCCTTTTCTAATATAATCCAAATTTCCTAGACATTTAGGATCATATTTAAATTTTTTAACATATTCTGCTGAATTTTTAAGAAATTCCATTTTGAATTTATTTTTAAATTTTTCAAGTATTCCCGAACTGGTTCCTTCTTCTAAATAATATATATCGTCATCTGATCCACGTTCTATTATAACTGAATAATACTTATTATTAGTCATAAATATTATTTTATAATTATCACCAATTCTTTTTGTATGTATTTCAGACCAATCTGAATTCATTATTTGTTCAAAGTTTTTATACCAATATATATTTATAGTATCATCTTTATCACCAATTGATTCATTCATTGTGTTTATAAAATCTGAATATTGTAACATAATTTATAATTTTATTTTTAATATATATTAAAAATAATATTCAATTATGATTCTTTCTGGTAACACAATAGATTTTAGAAATATTAAAAATTCACAAGAATTAACTACAGTATTAAATAGCTTAAACAATCAAGGGTTTGGATATTTTAATGAATATAATGCACATAAAGCTAAAATTGATAATATGGTTATTAAACGAAATACTTTAAATATTGAAGAATCTAAATATAGTTCTGAAATTAATAATTTAAAAAATTTAAAAGATTATAATGAAATACAAAATAAAATAAATGATATATTTTCTAAATGGTCATCCGATGATAAAATTATGGAATATATAAATACATTTTCCATTACACCAACTAGTGTAGGAAAAACACCCGATACATCAAATAATAAAGATAATGTTATTATTGACTGGTGGAAATTTAAAAAACGATATAATTTAAAGGATGAATTCGAACCAAATTCAACTGTAAAATTTTATAATTTGGATAAAAAAACAATTAAGATAAATTTTGGAAAAAATTATAATTTTGAACAATTCTATAAATTATTATATAATGAAAACTGTCCAGATTTAGATAAAATATATTTTCTTGGTGATTGGGCAGATTTAGGTAAAATTAAAATGAAAAAATATCAAAATGGTAATGTTGAATTAGATGGTGACTTAGTGTTATATAAAGAATATTTTTATAAATATTTAGTTAATGCTAGGTGGCATAAAAATATAATAATATTATATAATAATAAGATAACAAAATTTTGATTATCAAATTATCTAATGTTTTCATATATTTTTGAAAATTATGTCACAAATACACATAATTTTTTTAAACTTAATTGTTAATTTTTTATAAATTAAATAAAAAATTTACTATATGAAAAAACTATTTTTATTATTAACAATATTATTATTTAATATTGGATTATTTGCGCAAAATCAGCGATATTATGATGTTAGAAATTATATCATAAATTTAGGTTATACGATAGATGAAACTTCAAATGTTTGGCATCAAAATTTAACTGAAAAAGAATTTTTTTATAATTATAAAACTTATTATCAGGATACTGAATATATATTAGTTGCCTTTTCACAAGATTTGGATGTTTTAGATATTGATTTATGGTTATGTAATACTGATAATAGTATCTTTAAAAAGGATACAGATATCGAAAATTCAGCAGTTTTAACTTTTTGTCCTGCACAAAATTATTATATGAAGACTGTTGTACAAAATTACAGTTCGAATTATCCAACTTACCCATCTACGTGTTGGTTGATTATTGGATATAAATAAATAAAAAAAGGTAGTTTTTAACTACCTTTTTTTATTTTTATTTTATAGAATGGTTTACCAACTACCACCACCTCCACCACCACCAAAATCACCGCCACCGCTACTGAAGCTACTTCCACTATCATAACTACTGCTACTGCTACTTCCACTATCATAACTTGAATAGCTATTATAAGAATTTCTTCTACGATCTTCATCTTCCCGTTCTCTACGTCTACGATCTTCTTCTCTACGTCTACGATCTTCTTCTTCTTGTATCCTACGAATTCTTTCTATTTCGTTTTGAATATCTTGTTTTATATTTCGTAGTAAATTGTCAAGTTCATCTATAATGTTTTTAAGCGTTTCTGCCCCATAAATCACATCAACAATAGGTGTGGTCATAAACATGGTAGCCTTTGATTTAAGTGTATTAAAAACAGATTTACGGTTAGATGTCACACCATCTTTATTGATATTATTTTCGATACTTGAAATATAATCAGATATTTTAGATTTATTTAAACTTATATATGATAAGCTGTTGTTATAATCAGAAAATAACTTATTAATAGTTTCAAAATAATTTAAGATAGATGTTTTTTCTAATAAATATGCATTGTATGTTTTTATTGCATTATCTAAATCATCATTTTTTAAAAATTTTTCACTATCAACCAATAATAATCTTAAATTGTTATCAATTTCATCAATATTAATATTTTTTGAAAAATCACCAATTTTTGCATTAGATAAAATATTTTTTTGTTCTAAATAATTTAAATATGATTTTTTTAAAGATTTTGTAATGTTTATAATAAATGAATTAATTTCATCAACAATATCATTAACCTTATCGAGTTTAATTTTAAATGCATTAAATTTAGAATTAATAATATTTATCGTTTTTTTGAGTTTGATTAAATTTTCTGTTGTATATTCAGTATTGATTTCGATAATATTTAATATTAAATTTAATTCATTTATATTTGATTCAATACAATATCTAAATTTGTGTTCAACCCAATTAGATATTTCTATTTTCTTATTTTCAAGATATTTAATACATTCATTAATATCTAATATCATTTTTTTATAATCAGATAACTTATTATATACTGTCTGTAGTTCAGTTTGAGTTTCAGTAGTTACAATTTTTGAATCCATATATAAATCTTCAAGGTCTTTTGGTAATTTTATATTTAATTCAGAAAATGAATTATAAATTTTTTGAATATCATCGGTTATACCTAATATACTTGTTACTAATTTCTTATATTTTACCAATTCAAATTTAATATTATTATTATAATTTTTGGTATCTTCAGTTATAAGTTTTTTTGTCAAATGGAAAATTCTAGAATTATACATATTTTCAAGATTAATAGGTAATTTGTACCCACTAGAAATAATCCAAGAATAAAGTGTATTAATATCAAAATTAATAGTATTTATTTCATTTTTTAATTTTAAAAGTACTTGTTTTCTTTTATTTAAGAAATATATCAAATATCCAATACCTGCTAATAGTATTAAAATTAATAATATATTCAACAAATGACTAAAAAAATTAGATACAGCAGCTTTATGTTCAGCAGCTTTACGTTCCTTATTTTTTATTAAAAAAGCATAACCATCAAATCCGATTTTATCCTGACATGCAACAATAAATGCACGTAAGCCATCATAATACAATTCATTTTTAAAATATGGAATTAGATCTGAATCTCTATATCTAGATAACCAACCATCAGGTAAAAATTCTTCAAGTCCATATCCTGTTCGGTATTCAATATGTCGTTGAGCTTTTGAAAAAATTATAACAAATCCATTATTAAGTCCTTTTTGACCAATTTTCCATTGTTTAGCCAAATCAGTAGAATACATAAAATCAAAATTCGCAGAAGTCGCTAAACAAAATTGAATAGATGTTTTTGCTTCATAATCTTTCATTATATTTATTAAATCAGCTTTTTCATCTGGTGTGAACACACCTTCAAGATCAACCACATAGTTATCTGGTTCTGCTATATCCATTAAATTTTGACATAACACACTTGAATAACTTAAAATAATAATAAATACTAATAATACTATTTTTTTCATTTGAACAAGTTTTAATTAATAATTCAACAAAGATAGATATTTGTTTTTATAAAACCAAAAAATGACCCAAATATTTTAATATATAACTTAACTTAAAATTCAAAAACAAAAGAATTAATTATGACTCAAATCACTAAATTGAATAAATCAAATGAAAATATAATTGATTTATTACAAAACAAAGAATTACTCATATATGAAGATATACAAGGTGCGCAAATTTTTGTGAAATGGACTGGTCAAAAATTTATAATTAAACCTAAATCAATCAGCAATACAGAATTAAATTTTGTTGATTTAGCAACACAAAAATTTTATAATACGGTTTTTAATCATTGTTACACTCTACCTGAATATGTGACAAATTTATTATCACCAACTTGGTGGTTTTGTTTTGAATATTTTCCAGATAATCAACCTGCACATATTGAATATAAAAAAATTCCAAAAAATAATTTAATATTAACATGTATTGTTAAAGGAACTAAATATAAATACAATTATGATGAAATAGTTGAATATGCTAAATTATTAGATGTTGATTCACTACCTGTAATATTTAAAGGAAAATTAAATGATAAACAATTAGAAGTTATAAATTTATTTTTACATACATCTGAAAATGATTTAGATTATGTTTTTGGTGAAAATAATTTTGCATATTTTTTTTATAAAATATTAAACCCAAATTTACAAAATTCGTTTTTGATGGATGATTTTAATGATAATTTAGAAAAAATTATAATTCGAATTGATGGAAATGATGAACAATCATTTGAAATATTCAATCCCAATTATGAAAAAATGAATTTGAGTAATAAAACTGAATATTTAGATACATATACATTAATATTGTTAAATTTTTTAGAATTCTTACAGCTTATTGATTTTGATAAAGTTAAATTGAAAGAAATCACAAAGGATGAACTATATATTGAATTTATTTCGATAGTTTTTAATGAATTTGCTGATAATATAAAAAAGGAAATAAAAACTTGGAACTTATCTATACCTGGATTTTTTTCTGATGATAAATTTAAAATTAATACATTTTTATTAAAAAATCAAAAAACAATAGATATAATTAAATCTGATGATAAATTTGAATATTTTTTTAAACTTATCTTAGGATCATTCAATAAAACAAAAAAGAAACCTATCGGTATTTTTGATGAAAAAACTGTTGAATTGTTTAATAAAGAAGTTAAAAAAATATCTAATTATTTAGAATCAGTATTAAAAATAAATCGTGAATATTTATTAAGAAATAATGACTTACTAAATTTTAAAGATTATTTTAATGTCAATTATAACACAGATAGCCAAGGTGATATATATCCTGATGTGGATAAACTAATGTCAGAAATACCAGATGGTGAAGAAAAGAAAAAGAAATCATCTATGCCCCCAACAAAAAAACCTACTAAGTAGTAGGTTTTTTTATTATATTATTTTGATAACTTCTAATACAGGATCGACAACTTGGGATAAAAACACCATAAAACCGTGTATTAATTTCTTTAAACACTTCCCTAAATCCACTTTCTAAATAATTTTCAACATTTTCATATTTCCAACACCCAAATCCACATTTATAAATATCACCTTCTTCATCAATTAAAAAAGAATATTTTTTATCCGGATTACTACAATATGTTCCAAACATTGAATAACGTCCATACGTAAACATAGACCTACCAATAGGAATCATATCTTCTTCTTTTTCTTTTAAAGTCGATTCAAATGTTTTAATATTATATTTTGTTAAATATTCTTTCGCTTTTTCATTATTTATATTGTGATGAAAACTATCTTTAGATATTGATACATAAATATTATCAAATTGTGATAAAAATTTTGCAAAATCATCATCAATTGCAGCCCAATCACCGTTTGATACTATTCTAACAACTTGGGCTACTGGAATTATATTTAATAGAATATCTTTGTAGTTTGGATTACAAAATATTTCACCACCCATAACATTTAATGAATATACTCCATTATTTTTAATGAATTTACTAATTTTTAATGATGTTTCAATAGACATATGGATATCATTGTTTGGTGAACATTCATAACAACAATGACTACAAGATTGGGTGCATTTTAATGTTATTCTAATAGTAGCTGATAAACGTTTAGGACATTCTTTAAAAACATTACATGTTGAACAATTACATTTATGTTCAGTTTTATTACATACTTTATCTAAACAGATATCACAAGCTGGAAATTTATCAAAAAAATCTTTCATTTTTAATTTTTTATAAATTCAGCACAAAGATAATATAATAATAGATAAGAACAAATTTAATTTGGAATATTTAACTGATTTTTTATATAAATATAGTCATCATCACACATTTTACCACTTGAAAAACAACTATAATTCCAATCATCATTAATTTTTCCTTTTGATAACATATGACATAAATTCATAACATAATGTCCCTTTGATCCTAATATACGATAATTATCATTTTGGGGTTGAGTTTCAAATTCCCAAGGAGTTTTTACATCTTTTAAATAATTTAAAAAAAACATTCTATTCCAAATTGAATTTATTAATGATAATCTATAATTAACATTTTGATATAATTCGATAATATTATCATTCACATAAAACCAACCTTGATATACTTTAAGGCTTTTATCATCTAGAATAGATATAACTCGTGATTCAATATCTTTTGTTAATCCAATTCTACCAACACTATTATCTAAATGCATTTCTAATTTTTTTAATAATTCTGTATCAACATCAGACATAAGAATCATATCATTTAATATTAATATAAAAAAATCATCATCAATATTAGAAAAATAATTATAAAAATCATCAGCCCAAAATTCGGGTGAACGATATTCATTACTAAATTTAATTATATTTAAATCTATATTGTTACTCCAATATTTATTTATAGAATATTTTAAAATGTTTGTAATGTGTTCTGTACCTTGTGGTTCATGTACGTATACTTTCATAAAATAGCATCTTTTATGATTTTTAGTGATTTATAATCATTTAATAATAATTCTAATCCTGGATGTTTTTTCTTTAAATTCAATAATTCTTCAAATGTAACCCATTTATAACCATCTGATTCCCAATTTAATATTGGTTTAAATTCCTTATCAATAATTCCTATAAAATTGTGGTATTCGAATGTTCTATTACCATTTCTAAAAATATAAGCTGGTATTAATTCTAAATAATCATTATACCCTGTTTCTTGATCTAATTCATAAATAACGGTATCTTCCAAACTATCACCTTCTTCTACTTTACCACCCCACAAACCCCATGTATGAGGTTCATTAACATACGATGATCTATAACAAAGTAATATTCTTTTTGTTTCAGTTGATATTGGCAAACATCCTGCTGCAACATTACCCCAAAATGCTTCACCAGCATCATTATCATATACTGCGTGAGTACCATCACCAAAATATTCGAAGGTTTTTATATATTTCATAAAATATTATATTTTTTTGCTTTTTTATATATTAGATATTCTTCAATATTGAATGTTTTATATTTTTTTGATCCACCAAAAAAATATATTTTATCATCATCACCAACTTCAATATCAATTTCACCCAATTGGGCTAATAATATTCGTATTAATTCATTTTTTTGCTTATCATAAATATCATCCCAAAATCCTACACCATGACCATTTCTTTGATACCATATATATCCACCTACCGAATCATCAGATATATCTTCAAATATATCTTTATCTAACTCAATTGCTGTATTTATAAACCATTCTATTTCTTCTTTTGCTTGTTTTCTAGCGTCATCACTAAAATCATAAATTGTTTTATTTTTATTAATTAAATCTTGGTGTGTATCTTCACCTGTAAATAACGCTGTTACGAAATAATCATTAATTATGTTATCTATACCATAATCAATTAATACATTTTCATTTAAAAATAATTTAAATTTAGTTATCATATTATTATATATAAATTATTGAAAATAAAAAAAGCCCCAATATGGAGCTTTTTTATTTATATGTATATAAAAATTATGACAATAATACAATTTTCCAACCTTTTCGGACACCAACTTTTTTTATTTCAAGATTTAATCTGTCTTCAATAAGTCCAATCATAAATCCATATGTTCTTTTGTGTAATTCACGATCCCTAAGAATATTTAATTTATTGCTTTCAAAATTTTTTCTATATTCTTCGAGTTCTTTTTGAAAATGGCAATCATTTTCATGATCAACTAACATCAAACAATGTTGATCAACAACACAACCATCAATATTCTTTGAACTTTCACGTAATTCTTTTAATGCATCAGTTTCATATAGACTTTTCATATATGACCAAAGACCCTTTTCCAAATCTGTCATATCACCAACAACAATTTCATTTTGTGAAATTTCTTGATCTACTTCTGTGTATTCACCATTTTCCATGTATAGTATTGCTTTTTCAACAAAAGTATCTTTAAATGCAACACTTAATTGTTTAATTGTGTTTTGATTCATAATTTTTATTTTTAATTTATTATACGTTATATTTTATCAATATTTTCTTTTATTGATTTATTATCAAGTGTATGATTAGCTTTTTTACCAATCTTTTTGATAATAGCATCCAATGTTAAATTACAATATTCATCAACCCAATCACCGATATAATATAAATTTTTTGATCCTACGATAACACCAAATAATATTGGGTCTTTTCTTTTTTCTTTTTCTTCATTTGTTTCTGATACCGAATCATTATTATAATCATAATGCATAATTACATAATTATCAAAAATTTTAAGTTCATCTGCTTCTTTTTTTAATTTTGTTATATCATCAGGAATAACTTTAACAAAATTTTTAATGTAAGTTAAACACAATTTTGTTTTTAGTTTTTCGTGTACTGAAGCAACATTATAAAATTTAACAACTTCATCTTCGGTAAGATATTTGTTGAATTTTGATTGACATAAAATTAATTCCGATTTGAGAATTTCAGCATATTCTAAAATTCTTTCAACAAGAGCAGTTTGATTATTGTCCTGGGCATTTAATACAGTTAGTTGATATTTATCTAATACTTCATTAATACTATCTTTATCTAGTATATTTACGTTGTTTTTTATCGTATCAAAAAATAATTTTAAATCTTCTTGGGATATTTCCTTTTTTAAAATTTCTGATGTTAAATATTTTTTGAATATTTTTTTATATGCCCAAATTTGACATTTTAATTTAAACGTTGGTTTATTGGAATATAAACTTTGTAATGATTGCAAAGCTTTAATTCTAGCTTGTTGTCCATCATTTGATCCAATCCAATTATTAGATATATTACCACCAACTATTCCAAAATTCACATTAGATGAACCAAATGGATCTAATTCTATTTTAAATTTAGGTAAATTATTATCTATTGATACATTCTGCAATAACAAAATTTTTCCATCTTTTATCATATGATTAATATTTAATTTTTTGTGAATATATAACAATTTTTTAATTTCCAAAAAATATTGTAATTATTTTATTTCAATGTACGTTCTGTATATATTGTTATTTTTTATGAATTGGACAATTTGGATCAAATATTGGAGTTTCGCTTGGATATAATTCAACATTATCTATTTTTGGACAAGTACATTTTGGTGTTTCCCAAAATTTATGATAGGAAACATCTTCCTTTTCACCATACAATATTTGCATATTATATTCAATGTTTGTTAACTTTTTATAATATTTTTGTAAATTATCAGTATTGGATTTGATTTCATCATAAATTTTAAGTTTTTCTAATAAACAGTTTTTTAATTTATCTAAATTCTCAGTAATTAATATTCTATCTAAGTTTACCCATTCTCTTAATTTTTTATATTTGACTAGATATATATCATTAGATTCAATTTTTTCTAACATATCTTCAAATGAAATATTATTTTCTTTTAAATCTTGAAATTCTTGTAAATCCAATTCAGTTATTGATTCTTCAATTTCTTGAAACATTTCATTTTTATCTTGTGGTCCACCATGAAATGATATTTCATAAAAAATTGCATTAAATAATTCAAAAAGTGTAAATGATTTATTACCGATTTTTAAAACTATATCATCTTTTTTATTTTCGATTTTATTATAATCAACAATTTCAATATTTGTATTTATTTTTATTTTACAATTTTTTATATTATTTAATCCAATAAAATCGAGCGCACAATCATCTAATTTTGGTGATATACCATGAAGTGATGGTAATATATTTACATCATCATCACATTTATCACACAACCAATATAATTCAATATAATCAATATCCAATATTTCTGTTGGATTATTTTCAATTTCTTGTAAATATGGTTCAAGCATAAGACCACCCAAAGCAGATTCATATATATTGTTCAATTTATCTATATTAGCAGACACTATTTCGAAAATTCTTTTTATTGTTACACTTTCGCCAAGTTCAACATATTCAGATAAAAAGCTTATAATATCTTCAATATCTAAAATATCCACTTCATCCTTAGATGAAGTGGATATTGAATATTCACTATAATAAATATTATTGTTAGTTATTGTTATCATTTAAATCAGATTTAGTTTCAATTACTGAATTATCTTCTACTACTGGAACAACATCTTCTGATATTATTTCTACATTACTTAAATCCACTGAATCCCAATCTTCATTCAATTCATCAACATTTACATCAGGTCCAATAACTTCTTCTGTTGAAGTGTGTGCTTCTCTACTTGCCATCAATTCTTGCTGCATTTTGATATATTCTTCAATTAACTTTTTTTTACGTGCTTTTTCTGCAATCTTAATATTAATTTTATATTTAGCAACCTTTTCACGATGACCTTTACGATGTTTAGATACTCCCATAATATTTATTTTTTTCTTTATATAGAAAAATATTATGAAAAAGTTTAATAGAAAATTAAAAGATAGATTTTATTTCTGTTACTATACCGTTTACGAATATTGGTTCAACAATTTGCCAATTTTCTATACGATTAGAATCAGCAGGTTTAGCACCAATAGGATTAATTGCTAATGTAATATGTGGAAATGATGGACCATCTGTGAGTTCTAGTTTTTCTATATTAAAAAATCCAGTAACTTTAACTGCAACAGCTTTATCACTTATACCCAATTCTGTTACAGTTAATGATACTTTTTCATCTAACCAATAACGTTTTATATGTTCTGGTAATCCACCTAAACAAATTGTCATGTGATCACATATTTTAATCCAATCAGAATATATTGGATCATTATAAATAAATTTTGATAGTAATAAATTCTTAGAATAAGAATCTAACACAATAGATGAATATACTATCGGTGTACCTGTTTTATAAAATTTAAAATCTTCAAACAATGTAATCATAAAATATATATAAAATATTATAATAAAAAAAAAAAGGAATCAAACGATTCCTATTTATTAAAGTGCATCACTATAAACTTTAACTATATTTAATAATTTAATTTTATTATGAAAATAATCAGTACACACATCTGTATATGAAAAATTTAGATTTTTAAGATTTATCATAATATCAGATAATTCATCTTTAGTTTTTGTAATAAAACCGCCAACTTTATAGTTATTATAATAATAATTTAATATAGCTATATCTTCATTAAGTTCATTAGTGGTGTCATCATTAGTGGTATCTTCATTAAGTTCATTAATCATATCTACCATATCATGATTGATATTTTGTCTAAATTGATCTACTATATCACTAATAACACTGTTAGATTTACCAAAAAAAATATTAGGATCAATTTCATTATTATTTTCAGATTTTTCATGTTTTTTAATATTAATATTTTCACCTGTTAATGGTTTTTCATATAATGTTCGGTAATCCGTAATTTTACTTTTTATCGTATCATTAGAATATTCTACAATATTTTTTGTATCAATTCTTTTAATGTGTTCAACAATATCTTCAAAAACATAATTGGTTTTACTAAAGAATTCTTCAGTATCAACACCAGTATAGGGTTTAAACAAATGTAGAAATAATATTTTTTGAATTTTACTACCATCATCTAATATATAATATGTTTGATCTTGTTGTAATACTGTAACGATATGATTTGGGTCAGATTTGGATATATATTGTTTATTAATAGTATCCATATCATTATCTTTTATATATTTTTTGATAACATCTTCAATAAAAGAACTTTTATTGATGTTTTTTTCGGTTGTTAAAGAATCAAATATTTCGAACAATGATTCGTCAATTGAATAAGTTTTTGTTACTTTCATGGTATTTAATTTTTTAAAGTATATATATTTAAATTAATGTCATAAATAACATTTTTAACAAATATTTTTTAATCTTAAAATTTTATCTTTTCTGAGTAAAAAAATATAATCAATCATTTTAATTAAACTAAATTTTCCCAGGATTGGTATTAATTCAGTACTACAAAAATAATATGAATTTTCAAATTTAAATATTAAATAATTATCATAACTAGCATATAAAACAAAACTTTCAAGATTATCTAATTCGATAACCTTGAAAGTTTTAATTTCAGATATAATAACTTTTGAATTTTTTAGATTTGTTAATCTAATTTCATCTATTTTATCACTAGAAGACCAAATTAGATTAATAATTTCAGAAAAAAATTCTTTTTTATTTTTCAGATTCAATTATTGGTTCTTCATTTTTTACCCTATCATCATTATTATAACCATCCATAGCATTTAATGAATTTATCCAATTTTGAAATTGGTTCGAAACTCTTTCTAAAATTACACCATATGCATTGAATAGTTTTGTCATTTTACCAATTTCAGATAAGACTATTCTAAAATATGTGAAACTATCACTTCCACCTTTTTCTTCATGTTTCATCAACAAGTGATAAAGCAATACTAAACTTTGAATTGAACATATTGGTGTAAAAGAATCAATAGATTTTGGTAAATCTTTAAAAATTGCATTAGTTGGTGCTATAAATTTAGTATATAATTCCCAATAGTTAAATATTTCTTGACCATTATATGACAACTTAGTTGTTAATGTGTGGTCAATATAATGCCATTCTTTTCGTGATAATTCAAAATTAAAACAGATTGAACTATATTTAGCATTATAATTTGAAAATAATTCTTTACCATAACCGAACAATTTACTTCTTTCTGCTTCTGACATATTTTTAACTTCTTCTGAATCTGTACGGAATCTAGTTAAAAATTCATTTAAATTAGTATATGCACTTTCATAATTTGTTAGTGATATATTTTCTAAATATAATCCACCTAGTTCATTAATGATATCTTCTGCATCTTTTAATTTTGTATCATTTGGATTAGTTGGTTTATATTCTTCACCTTGAAATAATGCATCATATTCTGCATTTAAATCAAATTCTTGATTTCCTGTAAAATCAAATAATTTCTTTTCTTCACTCATTAGTATCTTTTATTTTTTTTTGGTTTTTGATCTTTTTCTTCTTTTTCTTTTTCTTCTAATTGTTCTTTAAGTAAAATAATCATTTGATTTGCACGTTTTACTGCATCATTTCCATATTTATCAAATATACTATTAGAAGTCATAATATTAGGTTTACCTATTTTAAGTGTGCCTTTTTCATAGTTAAATTCTAATAAAGCTAATTCTTGATCAATTAAGATTGTTTTTGCTTCATCATCAAAAGAATCAAAATATTGTTCATTAAAACTAACTATTAAATCAGCTTTTAATAAAACAGAATACCTATCAGGAATTTTGACAATCTTCAATAATGTTTTTTGTTTAGCATCAGATTGGAATAAAATTTTTAAATCCGTTGGAAAACTTAATTTTTTTTCTAATTCATTAAAATACTCAATAACATCTTCCGATAATTCATTAAATTGTTCTTTACTCATAATTATATTTTTTTATGTTTATTTTTAACATATATTAAAAACAATCATGAAAGTTTATAAAAAAATGAAAAGTGATATAATACCAAACAAAAAAATAAATATGGTCAATATAGCAAAAAATGTTGCCCATTTTTTAAGGTCAATATATTTAAATTTAAGTACTATTCTAATGTTGTATTTATCAATTTGTTTGATATTTTTTATATCCAATGTGACATATTCTAATATACCTAATTCAAATAAAAAATTATTTATTTCAACAATATTATTATTGACGTAATTATATCCATATTTATTCATATCTTTATCATCAAAAAATGGCAAATTAAATACTGTATACAATCTGAATATCCAATCGTATTGGATACCCAATGGATTAGGATTATTATTAATCCTACTATCTGCTAAAATTTTCTTATTTTTTTTAAGAAGACTTATATATTTGAATAAATGAAACAATTTTTTCATAATTATTTTTATTTCTATATATTATAAAAAATGGGTTCTGTTGTTAAGAACCCAAAAAATTTATAAAAATTTTATTAATTATGCCCAAGGCGAATCTTGTTTAGCTGGTTTTGCCATTTCATCTTTAATATTTTCCAATATATTTCTAATATATGCAACATCTTCATAGAATTGTTGTTTTTTCTTTAATTCTACTGTTTTATCATCAACAACAACTTTATTTTCTTCTTCGATTGTAGGTTTAGTTGCTACTGTTTCATATAACCCTTTCATTGTAGATAATAAATTCGCTTGTTCTGATGGAATATTATTTATCATTTGCAATGATGTCTTATATTTATCAACAGATTTTAATACGTTATCAAATTTTGTGTCATCTATGATACTAATTAAAAATAAGCCTTTTGATAAATTACTAAATCCATCTAAATTATTGTTTACTGATGTGAGCGATGCTGCTAATGATGCAAATGAATTTGATAATTTATTTATTGATTCAATTTTTGGATCAAGTGCTGTCATATCAGGTAATTTACCAAATTCGGACAAAAATGATTGATAACCTGTCATTACGCCAGTAGGCATAGGTTGTAAATTTGATAAAATTTGTAGTGCGGATACTAATGTTAATAATGCAGTAGAAAAATTAGAAAAATCATTCATATCTCGTTTCTTTTTTCCAACTATCGCACGTATTCCTTTTCCTAGTAATCCACTTGGTGTTTCGTGCATAAACGAATCTACACCAGATCCTAATTCTGCTAAAGATTCTGATATTTTACCCATATTATCAACCATAGAATCTTTAATTTCGGGCATTTGATTAAGCTTATTTACAGAATTTATGATAATAGCAATAGATTTATCAAATTTATCAAAATCTTGTATATCATAATCTTTTCTAGCTAAATCACTATAAGTTAATAAGAAATACGAAAAAGAATTGGTGTATTTCTTATCAGGTATATTACTATAATTACCATCACCTAATATTTTACTAGCTTTAGATATTGTTGTTGCTGCACTTATTGAAAATGTTGAAAATTTATCATCAATTTCAAGATTTTTTATAGATTTAGATATTTTGCTCATTTCTATTATTGTGTGAGCAAAACCATCCACATATTTTTTATCTATAATATTTGAAAAATTACCTTCAGCTAATATTTTTGATGCGGCAACCAATGATGTTGATGCTTCAATTACAAATTCTTGTAATGTTTGTTTATTACCACCACCAAATAATTCGCTAATTGTTCCTAAAAATCCTTTTGAGTTTAATTTAGAATAAGCATCAGCCATATTAATTAAAAATGAACCCACACCTTCTGAATACGCTTTTGATGGATATTTAGATGTATTCCAATCCACTTTACTTAAAATACTATTTGCTGTAACCATTGTTTGTGCAGCATCAGAAACAAATGAAGTAAAACTTGTAGTTTCGCCAAATAAACTATTAAATCCATTGACTTTAGATATACTTGCAAAAGCATTAGCTAACGATTCTAAAAATCCACCAACACCTTCGGCATATGCTTTTGATGGATGTTTTGCTGATGACCAATCAACATTTAATTTATCATGCACTTTTAACATTGCATTAGATGCATTATCCATAAATGTCATAAAATTATCACTACCACCACCAAATAAACTTGTTACAATATTATTAAATCCTTCAATTTTAGATATTTTTGAAAAAACATTAGCTAACGATTCTAAAAATCCACCAACACCTTCAGCATATGCTTTTGATGGATGTTTTGCTGATGACCAATCAACAGAATTCAATTTATCATGACTAAATATTATAGCATCTGTTGCATTTTTAATAAATACCATAAATGTATCAGATTGTCCACCACCAAATAAACTTGATACTATTTTATTAAACCCTTCAACTCTAGATATTTTTGCAAATACCCCAGCAAATGCTAATAACAATCCACCAACACCTTCTGCGTAGTCTTTTGTTGGATGTTTTGCGCTTGTCCAATCAACTTCATTTAATTTGTTTGCAACATTAACCATACGTTGTGCTAATGCTACCAATGGATCAGTACCACCCGTAAATAATTTACCAATTAAATTTGATGCACCTGCTGCTAGTGCAGCCACCGAAGCAACACTAAATGCAAGTAATGATAAACCAACAGATGTTGACCATTTTAATGATGGATAATTAGTATATTTACCTGCACCAAGAATATATGATACAGCAACAATGGTTCCCGAAATAAATAAAAGTGCAGGTAATCCTAATGCAAATGCTAGTGCTTGTGGACCAGCTAATAACATACCTACACCAATTGCTAATGCACCAAATGATAATAATGATAATCCCGTACCAAGTGTCCACTTTATCTCAGGATACTTCATTTCATTTGGTAATAATTTTAATATGACAGCAGTTAATACTATTGATAATGCAATCAATGGTATTGCAATCATACCATCTATTATTTTATCTAATCCAAATTTACCAACCACCCAAAGAATAGGTGCAAAAACTAAAATTGATAAACCAACACCTAAACTCCACATAAAATCCGGATATCTCATATCATTTGGTAATTCTCTAAAAACATATGCTGCACCCACAATAGCAAGTGCAACTAGTGGAATACTTACTGTTCCTTTAAGTATATCTTCAAATTTCATTTTTCCAATTGTTTTAATAATTGGCGAAAAAATCAAAACAGATATTCCAATTAATGCTGTACTAATAATAAATTCCAATGGATTTCTAAGTGGTTCAAAATCTTGTAAAATGTGACTAGATAAAGTTAAAGCCAATGCTATTACTGGTAATACCCAAGGTAAAGCAAAAATGGTTGGTCCATTTTTTATAATATCAACATTTTTAATAGCTTTCAATAAAATCCAAGTTGCTATACCCAATGATGCACCAACAAAAAGTAAAGATAACCCTTGTCTGAATCCAACAATAGGAAAATTTTGTATAATTAATGCTGATAAAAATAATGCTATTGATATTGTAGGTAAAATAAATGGTAATAAAAATACCTTTCCAAAATCTTTTTTAAGATCAATATCTTTAATAGCTTTTAATAATACCCAAGTTGCTATACCTAATGATGCACCAACAAAAAGTAAAGATAAACCTTGTCTAAATCCAATAATTGGAAAATTTTGTATAATTAATGCAGATAAAAATAATGCTATTGATATTGTAGGTAAAACAAATGGCAATAAAAATACCTTTCCAAAATCTTTAATTTCAACATCTTTTATGGATTTTAATAATAACCACGTTGCAACACCTAACGCACCACCAACAAAAATCATAGATAATCCTTGCGTAAAACTAATATGTGGTATTTTTGATATTAAAAACGCTGATATTAATATAGCTAAAGACATTATGGGCAAAATTGATGCAACTTTAAATATATCAACATATTTCATATTTTTTAATTCGGTAAGTTGACTAAATGTTTTTGCCATTATAAAAATTGATCCAGATAAAGCAATAACTGATAAAAAATCCACTTTACCAATTATTTTAAATGCCATACCCAAAGCTAATACACCACTAGCAATCAATATAACTACTTTTATACCATCTACGATTTTATTTTTATTTTTTGGATCTTCAATTCGATCGAACATACCAGATTCTTTTTGTTGTTTTATACTTTCAATCTTTTTTAATATAGTATTGTTTTGATCTTTGATATCTTTAAATCCTTTTGTTGTTGTTTGTCTAATAATTTTTAGTTCATCTACAACTTTTGTTAAATCACCCATTGGTGTACCAACAAAACCATTAACGACATCTTCTGTGCCTTTTTTTTGTTGGTCCTTTAATGTTTCAACAATTTCTTCTAGTGCTTCAGTAAAAGTACCAAGTGCTTTAATATATTTATCATCTATTCTCGACATTTAAAATTAAAAATTTTTTTCTCTTGCATTTTTAGTATAAGATGTTGGTTTAATTTTTTTATTAGATTTGACTAATTGTTTTTCCAAATTATTGATTTGGTTAACTGTTTTATCAAATTCTTCCACTTGATCCCCATATTCTTTCACTTGCGTTTTAACATCTTTTTGATTTTCAGGTTCCATATTTTGAATATTATTCAATAATCCTTTTTCTATTGTATCTTTTTGTGTAATAATTCTTTGTCGTTGTTCTTCTGTATTTTGTAAAATACTATCAACTTCATCAGTAGGTTTTTGCTGTTGATTGTTTGGTTTTAATTTTGGTTTTTTTGACAATGAATCCAAATAACCTTGTGGTGTATTTGGATTATTTTCTTCTACGAATAATTTATAATTATTTAAATGTTTCATATTTATTTTTTATTTTCATTTTGTACTAAAATAGGTTGTGGTTTAGGTTTTTTTGTTAATTGGGTAACATCTTCTATTTCCCCAGATTTTTTAATATTTGAATAGGGTTCTAATTGTTGTTTTTTTCGTCTTCTACCTTCCTTTGCTTTTTCATCTACAAATACTTTTTTATTTGGATTGGGTTTTACTTGCTGATGTTCTGGATTATTTCTTGATGTTAATGTGCTAACATTAGGTTTTTCTTCTTGATGTTCAGGTGTAATTTTTTCACTTCCAATTTTTGGATTATGTGGTTGTTTATTTACAATAACATCAGATGTATCGGGTGGATTATTAGAAGTATTCATTTTAACTTGTTTATTGTATATTGCAACATCTTCATCATCTCTAGAATTTATTTTTTCCATTTCCCCCAATTTTAATTTCAATGTTTGCCAAAAATGTTCAAATTTTTCTGCAATATCATTATACGCATCAACAAAATTTTTTGATGGTTCAATTTTTTCAAATACAAAATCAGTATATTTTTTAATTTTCATTATTGTAATTTTTATTTTATTTTTATAATGTATTACTTAATTTTTGAAGTAAATCAAATGTTTTCACATCATTAACTTGTAAAAATTTTGGTTTATTTTTTTGAAAATCATTGTAATTATAATCTTTTTGATTAACAGAAAATTTGAAAGCACTTCTCCATTCTTCAAATCCAATTTCTATAAATTTAGAAAATGCTAAAGCTTCAAATTTATGTAAATATGCTTCCGAATTAAAATTAGTAAATAAATTGTCACTCAATAATACATTATTTGCACTAGATATATTACTTTTTAAAAATATTTGACTACTTCCATCACTATAAATATATTCATTTAATACATATATTGGAAATGTATAACTTTTTGTAGATTGTGGAAATATTTGACCCTTTTTAATAACAAAGTATACATTAATATAATTTATATTAGTTTTATTTAATTCATTATTTTTTGATTTAAATAATTTATCAAATTCTTGGTTTTCAATACTCGAATGATTTGTAGCATCAATATTATCAAAAGCCATCGGTATTTGCATTAATCCTATTTGTTGTTTAAATGCGAATGAAACTGGTGCAACTGATATATTATATAATACATTTTTATAATTAATACTACCATAACACCACAATCCATCACTTAAAGATTTAAAATTAACTGTTCCAGTTTGAATTGGTAACTTATTTTGAACTTCTGCTATTGCTTTTTGATTTCTAATATCATTTGTTAAACCTTTTACGCTTGTTTCAATTTTTTTATTATTTAATCCACCAAAATCACCTTTTATTATATTAACTTTTTCAATATCCATTAAATTAGTAAATGCTGCATAAGTTTTTGTTACTTCTTTATCCCATCGTAATTTTAATGAATCATCACTTTTACCATCGGTGGTTTGTTTAGCTAATAATTGTTCTGCTGATAATTGAATTGTTCTTAAATTGTATGGATTTACATATGTTGATACTTTTTCTTTAATATTTGACCCTGGATTAGATTTTTCAATATTAACAATAGTTTTTTCAATTTCAGCTAAATTTATACTATGAACATCAAGATTGAAATCTTCTTCTTTATCTTTATATTTTTCTTTATCTCTTTTATTCAATATATCACCAACTGTTGCAGAAGAACCAGCTTTCATTTCTATTGATCGACCAAATCCAACTTTACCTGCTTGTGGGTTGTCTAATTTAACTTTTGTTGTAAATTCATTTAATAAATCAAAATCTTTTAAAAATGATATAGCTTCAAATAAACCACTTTTTTGATGTTGTTTTATTGTTAAAAGCTGCATATAGTTCATATATAATATTTCCATTTTCTTTTTATTATCATCACCCATACTATCATACATAGATGCATATTTATTAAAAAATGCATCGGCATCAACTTTTAACAAATTGAAATTTGGAAAACCTTTTGGTAATAATCTAATTGGTGCAACTTCCATTTTTTGACCATTTTTATCAAAAAATATTTTATTTTTTGTATTATCGACATCAGTGACTATAATATCAATAACCTCACCATTTATTATTGTTGAATATTCATCACCAATTTTAATAGTGTTTGATGCTATTTTTTGAAATTTTTGATCAAATTCTGTATTAGATATTGATCCTAAACCTTTAGCGACATTAGGTAAATTTTCTGATGTTGGTTCAAAATCATATTTATTTTTACATGCTTGTTTAAGTGAATCTAAATTATCTGTTTTAGTTGTTGTATCACCTAAATTAGACAATTCTTGTCTAAGTTTAGCTAAATAAATTTCAGAACTTTTTATACTTTCAATAATATCATTAAGTATAGCCTGTTGTTTTTCAATTTTATTTAGTTTTATAACTTTTTTATTCTTATCAGTTTCTTCTGTATAATCTTTATTTAATTGTCTAATAGTATTAACCATTGTTATTTTTTGCCATTGAGCTTTTTTTAAATCATCAGATACACTAGCAATTTTTTCTTCTATTTGTTCTTTTGTCAATTTTTTTTCCGTTGTTGTTGCACTTATTTCGCCAACATCACCCGCTTCACCTTCTTCTTCACCTACATTAGATTTAATTTCTTCTTCTTTATTTTCTATAACACCAGTCTTTAAATCGACATTATTATCAAAACAAAACAAAATAATTCCTCGCATCAATTCATTAACTAATTGTGCAACTAATCTATTAATAAAAAAGAGCGATTTAGATTTTCTATATAAATTTGCAATTGGACTAAATATACCATTAATTAATTTACCTAAATACGTATCTTTTAATTTAGCATTATTAGCAAAACCATCACGTGAACCAACACCACCTTCAGTACCACCAAATTCATATATTTTTATAAAATCCTTACGATTGTGAATATTTTTCATTATTTTTTACTAATTTTTTGTATTTTTAATCCATTATAAGAATATTTCTTACCATATAAAATAAAATAATCATTATCAAATTTAAGTGGTAATTCTTTTGATTTATCTATACTTGAATCATAAATAATATCATTATTTACACTCAAAGAAAAGAATTTCAATTCTTTGATATATGATTCATACAATTCTTTATTCGATTTTATTACTTTTTCCAATTTTATGTTTTCTTTTTTATTTAGTGTTTCTAATATCACTTCTTTTTTTTTAATTTTTAATGGTTCAGATGGTTTATCTACAATTAATTGTTCATTATTTTCTGGAATATATTGAAATTGTTCAGTAATTTCAAGTTTCTTAGTAGATTTCTTTTTAACTTCTTGTGTATTATCTACTTCGTTTATTGTAACGTTTGTTTCTTCTGACATGATTAAATATTTTTTCTGTATATATAAAATAATATAATTCCTCATTATATATAAAAATTGAAAATTGAAATTTAATATATAACTACATGAAAATATTAAATTATAGTCGATATTCTTTTTTAAATGAATGTGGGATTTTAGAAGGTTCTGAATTTCAACAATTTCAATTTGGATTAGAACCGATGGGAACACAAGGTGGTGGTGGACAATATGCTTTTGCTCAAGACCCAAGTTTATCGTATTTTAATTACCAGGATAGTCCATACACGGATTTTTATGCCCGTCAATCTGGATTAGTTGCTAATTTAGATCAAGCAGCAAAAAACGCACGTGGTCAAAGTAATACCATTTTTAAAGATACTAATGCATTTCTCGAAGATGTAAATCTATATAAAAACATTAAAATATTAAGAATTTTTGAAAATACAAATTTAAAACTTGATGTTTATGTATCATTCGATTATGATGATAATGAATACTTTGGTGCATTTAGAAATTTTAATGGTTTAACTAAACCCAAATTCGAATCTGAATTATATCATGAACCAAATTATAGATTTCGATTCGATGGTGAATATAAAATGAGATTGGGAAATTTCTTTTATAAAAAATTAGAAAAATGGTTTATTCCCGATAAAGGATTATATAAAAATATGAAAAATGAAAATCGGGTTAAAGATACTATGGGTAAATTATATGAAGTACAATCTGATCAAGTTGTTGAAGTACTTGGATATAATTTGAACACTGATAATAAACCATATGTAATTATAAAATGTAAAGATAAAACATATCACGTTGAAGGTAATGATTATTATTATTTCAAATGGAGATTCGATAAAATAAATTAAGTTATTTTAAATTTAACAAAATTAAAAATAAATATGAAATATATTAAAAAGTATGATTCTGCTAATATGAAGAATACAGAACCTTATACATATAATGATGGTGATATTGTTTTTATAAATATAAATAACCAAAAAAAGCACGAAATTGATAATAGTGCAATAAGATTTTTAGATAATTTAAATCCAATTCAAATGATACATAATATTGGTGGGTTTTATTATATCGAAAATGATAATTGGTATAAAAACTTTTTTATTGAACCTGATTCTATAAAAAGATTAGCTACATCGAAAGAAATTTATAATTATTTAATGATGATAAAAATGAAAAAATATAATATAATATAAAACTTTTTTTCATAATCATATATAATACTATATGATCATAAAATCCATTACACTTAAAAATTTCAAATCATTTGGAAATAATAAACAAACCTTAACATTTAATACGGTTACAGGTGATTTAATACTTATTTCTGGAAAAAACGGTAATGGTAAATCTTCCCTACAACAATCAATTGACTTTTCATTATATGGTATTGTTCGGGGAAAAAATGGCAAACGTGTACCACAATCAATATTACCAAATAGAATTAATAAAAATTTAGAAACTGAAATATTATTTGATAATAATTTGTCAAATGAAATATTGATTCAAAGAAACTTAGAACCAAATTCAGCTAAAATTTTAATAGATAATATAGATGAAACAAAGAAAATTAAAAAAGATGATCTTTTAAACATATTAGGGTTTGATTTTGATACATATAAAAGTATTATTTCTATGTCGGTATCAGATTTTGCAAATTTTATTGATCTTACACCAGAAGAAAAACGAAATATCATCAATAAACTATTTAATCTTCAAGATTTAGATAATTATTTGACTTTATGTAATGGGAAAATTAAACAATTTACCGAAGAAAAAACAAAAAATATTGCAATTATTGAAACTAATAAGCAAACAATCCAAACATTAAATCAAAATATTATTACCATTAAAAGAAGTGGAATTGAAGATAGTGAAAAAGAAATCGAAAAACTTAAAATTGAAAAAGAATCTAAAAGAATACCTGGATCAAAATTAAAAACAGAAATTGAATCATTAACACCCAAATTAATTGATTTAGAAAAACGACGACAAGATTTAGAAAATCAAAGGAATATAATAATTAATGAACTTTTTGAATTAAAAGTAGAATTAAAAAATCTTGATGATAAAATAATAGTATATAAATCGGGAATATGTCCAGTTTGTGATAGCGATCTTAATGATACTAATCATCAACATAATTTAAATGATATAATATCAAAACAACACAATTTACAAACAAAATGCCAAAATTTAGAAATAAATAAAAACAACACTATATTAAAATTAACACAGATTTCAAATGAAAAAGAATCATTATCAAGACAAAAAAACAATTTGACAATTCAATATAATAATATCGTTAATGAATTTAAAACTATCACAAAGAAAATTGATGAATTATCAATAAATAATAAACATAATATATCTATTGAAGAACTTTCAAAAAATATAACTGAACTTAAACAAAAAAATATCGAATACACTAATAAAGTTGATGAATTAAATACCAATATTAAGATATATGATGAATTAAAAGATATATTTTCAATTAAAGGTGTAAGAAAAAATATAATAAAAAATATTGTTAAACCAATAAATGTATATCTTCAGGATATTTTAAATGAATTAAAATCACCATACAATATTAAAATTGATGAAGAATTCAATGTAAATATATTTGAAAGATTGACATTTGAAGTTCATCCCGAAAGTTTATCTACAGGTGAAGGAAAAAAAATAAATATCGCAATAGCACTATCATATTTGAAGTTAATTTTGAAATTCCGAAAATTAAATATACTTTTTTTAGATGAAGTATTTTCTTCAATGGATCCTGATAATGTAGAATATGCTTTAAAGGTGCTTAAAGATTTTACTAAGGAATATAATCTAAATATCATTATATTAGACCCCAACGTATATTTAAATGATAATTCTATTGGACTAGATTATTTTGATAGAATTATTAAAATACGGAAAAAAATGACATTTTCAGTTATTGAAGAAGAAAAAAAATAGGATAATTAATTATCCTATTTTTTTTCTAATATTAAGTATAACTTCTTTAATAGTATTATTATCAATATCATCAGGTAAATCTGTTTTTGTATAAACTTCAACTAATCTATCGGATTTTTCTTTTATTTTTTTCATAATTTCATCATATGAAATTAAACCTTTTTTAACAGATAATAACCAATCCCGATCAGGTCGAATCAAATTAACACCATCACCACACCCAATTTCAATAGCCATATCAAGCAATCTATTACAATGAAGCATATTTTTTCCATCATAATTTTGATTGTGTGATATATTATCATTGTATCTAACAGGATTTCTATGTTCTACCCATTCCCAATATTCTTTGTATTCTTTACAATAACAAACATATCCATTCTTGTTATAAGTCAAAAATCCTTCTAATTGATAATTTTTTGGGATTTCACTATGCCTTATGGAATTTGAATTATCTTTAATGATACCTTTGAAATTTTCACCATAATATATTTTATATAATTCGACACCATTTGGCATTTGTGCTAATCCAATATTTTTCTGATCATATCCCATTTTTCTTAACCATTGATTTGCTAACATCATATATCCAGTTTCTTTATCAAAAATATGACAAAAATCTAATGGTGTTTTTTTCTCTTTTTCAATTGGATTAACAATTTTCTTATTTAACCCTCTTGCTTTTTTTATTTGTGATATAGCATACCCACCAAAAGTGTGTTGTAATTTTTTTGTTAAAAAACTTTCCTTGTTAACTAAAACATTACTTTTAAATAATGGATGACAATATTGAATCATATTATCGTTTGAAAATAACAATTCAATAATATTTGGATTATTTTCTTTTATTAATTCCATAAACCTATTCAATTCATAATATGTGATATTATTACTATCATCACTTATTTGTGGAATATATTCATTGGTTAATAAATAATCGTTAGGCAATAAAAACACACCTTTTATATCAATATCAGATTCAGGTGTATTTAATCCATATGCTTGACTACCAACAATCGCTTTGAAAAGCAAATATTTATCAATATTTTCTAAGGTTATCATGTCATTTTACATTAAGTTAGTATAAAAATGTGGAATAAACATACCTTGATAACATCCGACAACAGGAATTAAATTATCACCCCTCACATCAACACCATCAATAGTTGTTATATTTTTGTACCATGACTTTTCATATTCTTTTTTAATTTTATCAAGTTCAATTAATAAATGAAATCCACCATGTGTTTTTAAATATGTTAAAGAATCATAGTTTATTGATTCTTCAATTGTTGGTTTGATATCGTTTATTTCAACATTATCGAAATCTATATCAAAATATTTTTTTGTTCCACTTGCTTTTTGAATTTCAGTTAAAACAATTTGATGTGGATTGTATCCAGTATAACTATTTGTTACCAGTCTAACTAATTCAATAGCACTTTCCCTTGCAGCAACTTCGTAATTGCGAGGATTTAGTGATATATATAACGCCAATGCTTCTTGTGGGATGGATAAATGTTTTTGTTTATATGATCCAAATTCACATTCCAATTGTTTGATTTTATCAAATAAATATTCTTTAGTTGTTGTAAATCTGCGCAATTGTTGTTTATCTGATTTTAACATAGAATCTTTAGCATATTTGTTCCTTGCAAATAAGCTAACATAATAACATTCATTGTTTTTTAATTCTGGAAGCCAATTGATAAATTCAATTAATTTGGCTTCATCAGCAATAATTTTATAATTCATCTTTATATAATTTTGTTGTGCAAAGATATAATATTTTTTGACAAACACCAATTAAATATCGCATTTTTTATTTTATATATACAATAAAAACCAAAATATGAACAATAAAAAATTATTTACAACAGAAGATGAAATTAATCTCATAAAAAAATATTATTATATTGATAATTTAAGTTCCATTGATATTTCAAAAATATTAAAATGTAGTCATAATACAATAGTTAGGGTATTAATTCGAAATGGATGTATATTAAGACCAAAATCTAAACACACAAATTTAAAATATTCTATAAATGAAAATTATTTTAAGATTATTGATACACAAAAAAAAGCATATTTTCTAGGCTTGTTATATTCTGATGGAACATTATGTTTAAAAGATAAATTGGTTGCCATATCATTATCAGAAAAAGATGGATATATAATAGATGAATTTATTAAAGATATTAAATTTACTGGTATTTTAAGAATAGTAAAATCGAAAAATATTAAACATTCAATAAATCATTAATTTTAAAATTTCCAACGATGGATATTTTACCAAAGCATTTGATATCACATTTTATTAGGGGATATTTTGATGGTGATGGTTGTGCTTTTAATGATTTAAAAAGAAATAAAAAAAGAATATGTTTTGTTGGTACATATGAATTTTTATCAATTGTTAAATATATTTTAATTGAAAATTTAAAAATTAATGATACTAAAATTTCACCAAAAAGTAAAAATAATACATTTGATTATCGTATAAATAAACAATCCGATGTTAAAAAAGTTACTGATTTTTTATATAATGAATCAATAATTCATTTAAATCGAAAATATGATAAATTAAAAATAATTTTATAGTTTTGGTAAATTAAAAGCCCGATTTTGATTTAATTGTGTTTCAATATCCATTTCCAAGTCATATACTTCCATGACCCTTTGCATATCACCAGGATTGTTATATTTTTCTAAACATTCATCACTATCCATACAATAGACTGGATAATCATCATAGTCATATGTATCACAAACCACAATAAGGTATTTTGCATCCTTATTCTTAGCTTCATTAAGCCACTGTCTAATGTCATTCTGTGTAGTCATAATTTATTTAATTTTAATTGATACAAAGATAATAAAATATTTTTAATTACAAAAATTAAATTCAAATAACATTATATTTTTTTGCAGCAAAATAGGTTTGAATATTTTCTAATCCAACTTTTAAAAATTCTTTTGGTCTAATATCATATGGTCTATCATTATTTTTTACACTATCAAAAAATATAAAACTCACATCAATATATAAAAAATAATAATAATGCATATCAATTTTCCAAGCATCACAAAAATTATATTTATTTCTTATAAAATAGTCATCATCATCACCAATAAAACTATATTTTTTTAATTCTGTAATAACATTATCTTTAATATCATTTGTTATTATTTCATTTCCTGTGTTATGCATACCAATAGTAAAGGTAAATGATGTTCCTTGTTTCAACACATTAGATGAACGATATTCATTGTCTTCGTTAATAAATTGTTTATAGTTTTTCATAAGAATATATATAAATAATTTTATCAACAATTGGGTTATTATTTAATATTTTTTTGTATATTTGCACTATCATTTAAAACAATAACAATGAACACGATAGGATTTGCTAATCAATTTTATACACTGTGGAATGTTGACACAGAACCAGTATATACTTGTGATTCATACGGAAAATATTGGTTAACTGGTTATAATACACAATATTTCTATATTAAAAACATTTCTACTGACATCGAAAAGGTAAAAATCTTATATCCAACACTAACAATTGATGAAGATTTAAGGGGATATACAAATTCTTGGGAAAGAAAAAATCAAGAAGATTTATGCCCACAAATTATGAAATTTGGTAAATATCGTGGTGAAAATATTGATGAATTGATTGCGAACGATTTCGATTACATTTTGTGGTTAATAAACAATAATTGTAATTCTAATAGTAAATATGCAGAATCATCTCCAATAGTAATTGATTATTTTAATCATATTGAATTAAAAAAAGCTGAAGAAAAAAAGAAAAAAGAAAAAAAATTCAATAAATTTTTAAATAAAGGTGAATACACATTTATTTCCGATAAAAATTTAAGACTGTATGATGATAAAGCATATTTGTCAACCGATTTGGATGAAGAAATATTTGTTTCATTTATATTTTCTGATTTTTCACCACAATCATATCACGGTTATGATTTTGCATATCCATTAGTTAATGGAAAAGCAAAAAGAATTAAAAATAAATATATTACAATAAAATTTAAATTAAGTAACATTGATACTAATGATATTGATTGTGCTAGATTTCTTGATGTTACTGAAATAATAATCAATAAATAATCTGAACTAATGGAAAGAATCATCTATAAATATACACCTTACAACAACAGAACTCTTATTTATGAAGGAACTTTCATTGTAGGTGATGATGTTGAAATAAATGTTGGAGATGAAATATTGGTATTTCATAAGTGTAATACTTGTGGTATAAATATATTACAGGTTGTAGAAAAGAAAATAATAGCTTATTATTTTAATGATGTACCTGTATATGATTACCATGTTATTAACGGAGGAAGTTATAAATGTAATATAAAACATATAAGTATTTATGATCAATTATTAGGAGAATGTTTAATGAAATAAAATATCATTAATCTTGTTTTTTTACCCATTTTAAAAAATTTCTAACTTTTTCACTTGAAAGTAACAATTCTTTAGTATAATAATATTTTCCCAATTCCTTTTCTGTATAAAAGACATGGATATTTTTATGACAATCATGACATAAATCTAAACCGTGGGTTGCCATATATTTATGGTCATATAATTTTTTAAAAACCTTATTGTTATGTAATGTTTTCGGTATAAGGTGATGAAATGATAATATTTTCATTCTTCCACATAATTCGCATTTTTCTTCCATTCGTTTGAAATTTTATTTAACTTTTCTAATTTTCTTTTTCTTTCATACCGAATACTATCCGTATCCAACAATCCACTTGATTTATAAGAAAACAAATTAATATCCAAAGATACATTATATTCTGATATAAATTCTGGCCATTGTTTAGATAATTCATCATTTTTTTTTTTATATTTATATAATAATCATTTTTACAATCAATTTTTTTAATTATATCAAATTCCACTTTTGTTCCTGTAAATATACATTTACAATTATGATAATATATATAATTCATCAATATTTCAAACTTACTTGATATTTTTTCATAGAATAGTTCATCATATATAATTAATTCGGGTTTTAAATACATTAAATCATTGCAATATGAATCACCAATTGAATGAAATTTCAATGCATTATTATTTATAAATTTTATCGTATTTTTTGTGATACCAATTATTATATTGGATTGCGAAAAAAATTTTAACATTTCTGTTTGATTATGTTCACAATTCTTTTGATAATTTCCGAAAAATATAATGTCATGGTCGTTATTATATTTTACGTAATTTTCTATGTAAGCATACAAAACACCACTTTTTCCTGTGTGTCTTGCCCATAATAAAAATGATTTATCGTGATAAATTAATTTTCTAAGTGTATCATTTTGATAATTTTTCAGTTTCATTCTAATTTTAGAAATAAAACTGAAAAAGGTTTATTAAAATTTTGTTATTTTAGCACATTCCGGACCCAATCCCGTAATTAAACTTTCTGGCACTGTTATCGTCCGACCGCACCGACCGCAAATACCACGATGATAAACAGCTAAATCTGGATGTAATCTATTATTCATTAAATTTGCGAAAAAATAATTAAATGCAATATATGATGGTGCTGTATCACCAATTTTTGAATTTTTTGTTAATTTAAAACTATTGTGATTAAATATAGCACCAATGTATGTATAAGCTGATTCATTATCCATTCCTGTAAGAACTGAAACAAAATATGGGGAAAGTTCATCATCTTTATCTTTTGCTTTAATTCTATATGTAAACCAACGACTTGTTTGTTTGCTTTCCAATGTAATGATTGCATTACCACCAATTAAAAATTTCTTAATATCTTCAATATTTGATAATCTATAAATACTTTCTCTATTCAGTTCCATAAATAATAAATTATTGATTTACAGAACAAAGATACAAAAAAATATTAAATAAAAAAATATTCTTGAAGATATTTCAAGAATTTATAAAAATTTTTTTAGATTTTCTATCATTCTGATAATTTCATTTTTATCACTTTCAGGTATAATATAATCATTATCTTTAAATGACATTGCAATAAATCCGATTGGTGTATTTGAATTTTTATAAATATTTCGATAATAAAATTTGGATAATTCCCGTTGATTCATAACATAACTGACACTATTGTCTTTTACATCAGCCAAATTTAAAAAATATAAGTCATTATCATTAAAATTTAAATAATTTACATTTAATATATTATTACCCATTTCATATAATAAACTATCATAAACCATTGAACCATCATGATTAATTGATAATATAAAATTTAATGTGATATACCTATTCGAATAATCATATTTAAAAAAGCTAATATAATCACAATTAGCAACTTTTGATATAACTTGGCAACGAGAATATAATTGTATAATATTTTTAATTTCTGTTATTTCCTTTTGACGATTCACTTCATTTAAAAATTCTACATTTCTTGTTAAAAAATCTATTAACTGATTTGATATTTTTTCGTATTTTACTTGTCTTCGATAAACATAATAGATTAAACATAATATTATTATTAAAAAAAATAATGTTATCATATTGTGATTTATTTTGAACGTAAATAATATTTCATTTGCCATAGATTGATAATATCCATTTGTTTCCGAAATATGCTTAAATCTATCTTGTGCTTTTTCTTTATCAAATTTAAGATAACATAAAGCTGTGTACCATTTAGCTTGTTCAACAAAAATATTATCATTATTATTACACACAATATCATATTCTTTAATAGCATTTTTATAATCTCCAATTTCTTGATATAATACACCCAAATAAAAATGTGCTAACATATTATTATCATTATCAGAAATTATTTTTTGTAAAACTATTATAGCATTATCATATTTTTTATTATTCATATATTCAAATGCAATTTGTATTGAATCATTTTTTTTATTAGATGAACGTTGATCAACAGTTATACTATATGGTGAATAATATTTATCATATAATTTTTCAACAGGTTTAGTTATTAATAAAAAACCAACAATAAAAAATACTAATGTAATTGTTAACATTATATTATAAAAATATTTATGTTTTTTTAATTTTATCATTTCAAATTAATTAAAACTGATATTTTTATTGCTATTTCATAAAATTCATCCAATTGTTGTTGTGTTAATGGGTGTGTATGTTTATAATATTCTATTGTGATAAAACCAACTGGTGTATTATCATAATCTTGTAAAATAGTTGCATAATATGTATGTATTGATTGACTTTCTAAATATCCTCTTAAAAAAGAATCTTCCAAATTTTCTGTTGATGGAATAATAATTTCTTCTCTAGTTGCTAATATCTTATTCCACAATGGGTTTATACTAAGCGGAAGATTTTGCATTTCTTTAATATTTGGTTTAATTTCTAATGATACAGCTTCATAAGAATTACTACATTTTTTAAATTCTACACCAGCCAAATTTTTACCACCATTATGAAATTCATATATTGAAATTCGATCTGCACCAAAATTTTGTAATAAATGGTAAAGTTGTATTTGAATTTTGTTTGAATTTTCAGCATAATTTATAAATTTCCCAGTTAATTCAGTTTTTGCATTATCGGGTGTCGAAAATTTGTTCATCAAATTGTCGATTCTTCCATACAATTTATCAATTTTTTCTTCTTGTTCACGAATTCTTTTAGTTGAATTTTTGATTATCAAATAGGCTACAGATATCGCCAATAATAATATTGTAAATATTACACCATAATTTTGTAATGCCCCCAAAACATCAAATCCTAAAATATAATTTATCATTAGTATCATAATTTTTTTTCTTGTTTTATATATAAATTTTTTTTAAAATTTTTTAATAATATATTTTTCATTATATCCTTCGTAATCTTCACCTAACGTATTGTAGATTATTTCACCTTTTTTATTAACACCAGAATAAAAATATTCCCCAGGATTATACGCATTATATAAATTTTCACTCCACACCACTGCCGATATAACTTGTTGTTGTTCATCATTATATATGTGATTATTTTCAGCGTGTTCAATTGCAAATTTTTTACTTAACGTTACATAATCTTTATCTACAAAATATTCTTGATTATTAGATACTGCCCGATACATTGTCAAATATTTTTTACCAATTTCATCTGATAATTTAGTTCCTAGTGTTCGTTCTTCGTTTTCGTTAACTTTAGGCACTTTTTTTAAGTAGTTTCCTGTTTTTGCACTATAAATATATTGATGATTATACACCGGAATAACATTAAATGATTTTAATGCAATATAAACATCTTCTAAACATTCATTATCAGCACCACCAACAACTATAACTTTCTTATTTCTCAGTTTTTTAAATAATTCAACCAATTCACCATTAACCAAAAACCATTTATGGTTATTTCCAATATAAATTAAAAATTCTGTACCATTTTTTAACTTAAATGCATCACCTTCTTTAAATTTATTTTTTTTGGCATTAAATTGGTTGATAGTTTTTTCATCAAAAATTTGATATATCCATTCGTTGAAACCACCTTTAAGTTTCGAATAAAACTTTTTTATACCATATTTTTTTTCAATAAAATCTTTTTGGTTTTTAAAAATATATGTGGGTTTAGAACCCGAATTTGAATCCCAAATTTGATACACACCTTCTAATCCAGTTGTTCCCGAAGGAAATTCTAAACAATAATTGTCTAATTTTTTTAAATAACCATTTGGATCAGTTGGAAAATATTTTTTAAAATTAGATTGAACATCTACGATTAACAATATTCCATCATGATCAATAAGTGATATATTCTCATTCATCGAGAATTCCTGATAATTCAATACTTTCATATATTTATATATTAATTTTAAAAACTATTTTTTTAATATATAAAAATAAAAAATGATAAAAAGACATCATTTTAATATATAAAAATAAAAAATGATAAAATGATAAAAAGACATTATTTTTTAGATAAAAAAATTATATCAACAGAAGAATTTAATAAAAATAAATACATTATATTACCATCTAATGTTTTAAATGTGGCAAGAATATTGAAAATCCAATCTACATCTTTTCCTTTTTTATCAGAAGAAACTAAATCAATTAAATTTAATTTTATTGTTAAATCAAAAAAATTATATTTATTAGAATCAATAGATACTGATATGATACTAGAAATCTATATTAATATTTAATATATACATAAAAATAATAATTATGTTATGTCAATGACAATTGATCAATTAGTGGATATAGTACAAGGTGATTTAACAATTTCTGGGTTGTTTGATAAAATTTTACCCGATATTGAAATTATTCGTTTAGTTAGAGAAGAAGCATTAGAATGGTTCTACAAAAATTATCAATTTTCTAAAATTAAAATATTTTATTTTTTAGAAAAAAATTTTATGACAACAGAACAATATCATAGGAACCAATATTTAATACTTCCCCCAGAAGTTGAAGACATTGTAAGAATCGTAAAAATTGATAACCCCACACTCTTTCGTCTTGGTATACAAGCCCCCCATTTATCCATAAATCTAGGTGTTACAAATCAACCATTTTTGACATCATTTGTTACAACTGCTGGTGAACTTGGTGTTTATCGTTCGGTTATTAGTAATTTTGCAGATCAAATAAATAAAATGACCCATAATACAATACGATTTAATTATAATCATATTAGTAAAAGATTACAATTATTGACATCAATTGATACGGATTTGATGTTAGAAGTTTATAGTAGAATTGAAGAAGAAGAAATGTTCGATAATGTCTATTTTAAACAATATGTTATTGGAATGTGTCAAATGAGAATGGGTCAGGCTGTTGGTAGATTCAATTTTAATATGCCAGGAAATTTTCAATATAATGCTGCTGATATGATTACCCAAGGTGAAAAAAAGATGACTGATGTTATCGAAAAAATTAAAGCTGAAACTAACGTGTGTTGGTTTATTATGGATAGATAGATAATGAAGTATTTGAAAACATTTGAAGAAACTATAATATGTGGTATCACATACAAATATGATGTGGGTGATTATGTATTGCTCAATAAAGAAGAAATGGATAAAAATACAATAGAAGATCATGTGTCACCACACGATTTAGTTGAATTTAAAGTAAAAATAATAGAAATAAGAACTAAAGATGAATATGGAAAACAATATCCATACCCATACATAATTGAAACTTTTGATAATAAAAAATGTGCAATTAAAGATACAGAAATACTTCGAAAATTAACAGTCAATGAAATTGAAGAATATAAAATCAAAAAATTATCAAAAAAATATAATATTTTATAAATAAAAAAATCCCGATATATCGGGATTTTTTATTTATTTAATCATCGTTTTTCGATATAAAATGTGCCATATTTATTCTACCTTCAGTTGATGCAATCTTTGTAATTTCATAATTATCATCATTATGTTCAAATAAATCTAAAAAAGATTTAACATCGGGTTCAACCGATTCAATTTCACATTCGGATTCTATTTCTTCATCAAAAAAAGATTTACTTTCAATTGGATTTGGTGTTATATTATTAGAACTAGATTTAATTAAAATTGCTTCTGAATTTTCTATATTTTTTGAAATATCCCAAAAATCTTTTACTACATCATCTTTTTCTTCTTCTAAAATATCCCAATAACCATGAACAGTAAACTCTGTCGTTGTTGTCGTTGTTACAGGTTCTAATGGTGCTACTGTCGTTGTTGGTGCTACTGTTGTTGTAGGTGCTACTGTTGTTGTAGGTGCTACTGTTGTTGTAGGTGCTACTGTTGTTGTGGGTGCTACTGTCGTTGTAGGTGCTACTGTTGTTGTGGGTGCTACTGTCGTTGTAGGTGCTACTGTCGTTGTAGGTGCTACTGTCGTTGTAGGTGCTACTGTCGTTGTAGGTGCTACTGTCGTTGTAGGTGCTACTGTATAATCATCATCATCCTTTTTTTTGCCAATTTTAAGCTTTTTTAAGTCATCTTTTTCTTTTGGTATATCTTGCGTATTATCTAACGTTAATTGATTAATTCCGATTAATAATGCTATTGCTAATGGGTCAAAAACACATATAATAAGTAATGCAATAATATTAACAATTCTATTAATGGGTGCGCCTGTTATATCAGCAATAAATTTATATGGACCAATTTCAGATGAAATATCATTAGATTTTAATTCAATTATTTTTAAATCATAATATGCTATCGAATCATTAACAGCATTTGTTTGTTTCATCAAATCTGTTATTTCTTTATTCATCTGACTTATTTGTTGATCTGCACCATTAATTTGGGTTTCAGTTCTTTTAGCACTACTTACATTATTTTTGTCATATAAATTATCTAATCGTTGTTCTTGTTGTGTTCTTAATCCTGATAATGTGTTCATTCGTGTATTTGAACTTTCAATTGATTTATTTATTCTATCCAATTGATTAACAAATAAATTCTTTTTGTTTTCTACTATCACAATTTGTGAATCCCTAGATTCCAATTTTGTGGCAGTTTGTTGATATGCACCAGTTAAAAATCCATAAATACCTACTGATGTCAATAACATAATAAATACTACTGCAAACACATAAAAGCCTCTTAATCCTTTTTTTATTGTATTCCAAAACCTATATACATACGAAACAGTAACCAATTTAGCAAATTCTAATGATGCTGCAAGTATAGTAATACCTATACCAGCCGCAGCAAAAAGTTTTGTTAAACCAAAAACTGAAAAATATGCAGCAGTACCAGCTAATGATAATGCAGCCATGGATAATAACAATATAAATACCCAATTTTTCTTCATTTCCTTTAATTTATTTTTATTTATAAAAACCAACTATTAATAACAACACAAATATAAACATTTATGTCATTAAAACTTTTTGGAATTTTTTTATTTAATTTCCTATAATTACGCCTATTCACATAAACAATAAAATCATTGTTACATATTCCAATTCCATTAATTCCTTTAAATTTTTTTACATATATTCTAAAATCTTCAATTATTTGTTCTGTCATTTTTAGTTAATCTTTTCTACCTGAAACATATCTATCTTTATATGTTTTTTTAATATTAGTAAATGAAATAAACTTATCATCTATTGTTATATTAAAACTATATAAATTGTTGTCATTATTTAATAATTGTTTTATTTTTTCTACATCTATATGGGATCGAATTTCAAAATCTTTAATTTCAAATTTTATTCCATCATTTTCTTCTATTTTATTTTTAAATTCAGGTAATCGAAGAAATTCCATAATTAGATTTAATAATTTTCCAAATTTATTCGAACCCTTCCTAAATTCACCAGCAAATTCTTTATATGTTTTTATTCTTGGATCAGCCCCATAATTTTGACCAACAATAGGAAGTTTACCTTCTGGTCCTGCTACTGTCGGGGTGTAAAATAAATTGTCCCTTGTCGTAATCATTTCATCAAATCTTTCTATTTTCATAAAATATTGTATTTTTTAGCTTTTTCAACACATTCTACTTCTGAAATATTTTAGCCATATACAAATTTTGTTTGGCAACTTCTAGATAAGATTTAGTTGTTGAATTCCCACACATTTTAATCAAATTGTCTATTTGATTCATAATTGATGAAATTTCTGTAGATATTTCTTTTTTATCGAATGAACCTAGTTCTTCAAATTTTTTTACATGATGATTCATAACTTTACCGTTTTTTTTTAATCGAATGATGATTCATAACTTTACCATTTTTTACCTTTTGTTTGTGGAATTTTCATATCTTTTAAATCTTGGGCAGGTGATCCTTTTTTATCAGATGTAGGTGTTTCATGAAAATAATTAATATCAGTAACAATTCTTGCTGAATCTTCAATTATAGCATTTGGTCCAATCTTACACATTCTTAAAACAGAATTGCCTTTAACACTACCATCAATATTACACATATATAAATAACAATCACTAATTTCAGATTCTTTATCAATTTTTGCATTTTCTATCTTTGAATTAAATATGTTACTACCAACTACATCCCCACCATGTATTGTACCATTTACCAATTCAGATGATATAAAATTACAAATATTATATCTACCACTATTTATAACACATTCAATAAAATCAATATCATTAAGATCAAAAATTGTCTTAAATGTACCTTCAACTAATTCAATTCTATTTAATTCTGAATCATAATTAATTATACAATTTTTAAGATTATATGTGTTTCTTACAATTTCATAAATATCATTATACATCTTATCGTAATATCCTTTCAAAATTCCATAATCACTAAATTTATCTACCTGGATATCAATTGTTGGAAATTCTGAAATAAAATCATCGTAATTTGCAAAAGTTTTGAAAATATTAATATTTTCAAATAAATATTTTTGTAATTTTTCTTTATCTTCTTCATTTAATGGCTGATTAATACAATCCCATGTTTTTGTTATAAAATAATCCATAAGTGATATAATTTCAGATGTTTTCTTATGATATCCATTACCACCAATATAACGCCATTCTAATCTACCTTCTTGAATAGTTTGAAAATTTATTCCATAATATTTAGTATCCGGATATTGAATATTTGTCTGTAATATTTCAATCGCATTTGTAGAAAAATCAAATCCTTTAAATGGTATTAATGTTTTTACACTTTTTGCATAAATATTATTTTTTCTTTCTGGAAAGTAATTATAAATTAAATCTTCATCAACTTCTAATATTAATTTTAATGCATTTAAATTGTTAAGAATCATACCATCACCATTATCTTCGAATGAAATATTAATATGTATTGAACATTTTTCATCTGTTCGAGCATATTTATCCAATGTTTTTAGAATTTTTAATAATATAATTTTACAATTTATATATGGAATTGGTCCAGTTACTAATTCAACTAATTCTGGCCCACCAGAAAGGTCTGGTTCAATTTTGAAATTATTTTCATCTGGTTTAAAACTTGAATGATATTTTCTATAACCATGGACTTGAATAGGTGCGAGTGTATTATTTAATAATTCCAATAATTTAAAATAAGATCGTTCAGTATAGAATTCAAATTCAAATCCAACGATAGCTTTTTTTAATATATCAATATCTGTAATGTATTCATTTGAATAAATTTTCATTAATTTAAACTATTTTTTTGTATATATTAAAAATTAAAATACAAAAAAATGAACATAAAATAAATAAAATTAGAAACCAATATTTTTTATTTCTAACCAATCTGAGTGTGGTATTTTATGGAGTTTTTTAATAAATTTTTTGGGAATTTCCTGCATTAAAGCAAACCATATTGAATTATCATTTCTTATTCCACCTTTCCATAAATATGGATAACCGATCCATCGGTGATCTGATGCATCATATGGTATTTTAAATTCAAAAACATAAGCATATTTATCGTCAGGTACAGCATGATATAACGCAGATTCTATATCTGTTGCCATCATATACCAACCTTGACCATAACCTAAATTACTTTTTAATCCTTCTTCTTCTATTTTTTTGATAAACTTAGCATTAGTACCATGATAAACAGTAATATATTCTTGCTTTTTTTCTTTTAAATATTCTATAAATTTTATATTCATATCATTTGTTGTATATAATTAATTAGATACCAATCAGGGATTCCATCTACATCATAAATAATCGTAAATTCAAAAACATAATTATAATTTTTAATTTTTAATGATGTTATTATATTTTTACTATCAATTTCAGGTTTTGGTAATCTATTAATTGCTGTTTTTGCGGCATAAATGTTTATATCTTTCACATTATTAATTTTTTTTTGTGATGGTATGAAGAATCGAACTTCCTTAAAATTAATATAAATACCTGCCCGATATACGTATGTTGTCTTTCACCAACCGTAATTTGTTTTCACCGAGATACCATCAAAGATATATATAAAAATTTTAATATATATCTTTTTTAAAAATAAAATATCATAATGAAAAAGACATTACCATTAGGTTTATATTACGAAATAATAAATATTGGCACAGTTAATAATACTTTATATAGAGTTGTATCAAATATTCCTATGATTAATAATTTAAGATCAAATATAGATGAAACTGAAGATCAATTTATTATCAGAATAACAAAATTAGTTCATAATGAATTTTATGTGACAAATATCACACAAAATGTTTGATTATTAAACTTTTATAATTTTTATTTATATATAAAATAAAAATAATACTATGGAAAAATTGACATTAGAAACATTCAAAGAAAAAATAATGAACTATGAAATTAATAAAAATGAATGGAAATTTGAAGGAAAATTACCAGCCATTATTGATTTTTATGCTGATTGGTGTGGTCCATGCAAAATGATATCACCAATTCTCGATTCATTAAGTAAAGAATATGATGGTAAGGTTGATATTTATAAAGTTAATACCGAAGAAGAACAAGAATTATCAGCGATGTTTGGTATAAGAAGTATTCCATCAATATTATTTATCCCCATTATTGGTGACCCACAAATGAATTTGGGTGCATTATCAAAAGATAAATTCATAGAAGCGATAAATGATGTGTTATTAAAAAAAGAGTTGTAATACAACTCTTTTTTATTTATTAAATAGCTTAATTAAAGCATCATATAATCCACTTTGTTCATTTGTAAAATTTCTTCGATATAGTTCGAGTTCAATTCCTCTAATAAAAACACAATCAATAATTGTATCTAAAATTTCATCTTCTGATGGTTTAATTTTTGCATCATCATTAGCTTGCCAACCAAGAATAAACGTTTGTAGATCAGCACTAGTAACCATTGGATACTTTTTTTTGAATGCAACTACTGCATCATTAAGTTTTTTATTTTCCATTTTTTAAATCAATTTTAATTGCTAATTCTTTTGAACTTCCTATTTTTTTATATAAATCATCAGGATGATATCCTGGTTTCCATTCAACACCCCCAGAAATATGAAATTTTTCGCATAATAAATGATGATCGGGACAAACAGTTATACCATTTTCGATTATATATCCACCATTTGGCATTTCATTTCTATCTGTAATGTGATGTGCATCAAGATCATGTTTTATATCACAAAAAACACATTTGTGATGATCTCGTTCGAAAACTTTATTTCTAAAATTTTCCCTTATTTGTTTTTTACTTATTCCCATTTATGAATATCATATTTTTCCATTATTACAAGAACTGAAACCCATCCATTATTTGCCAACGATATAGATGATGTTTTTACAATATATCCTTCTGATGTTTTTTTATCAATAAAATAATTAACTTGATTCATTTCATTAGTCCGAATTGTTTTGCAATATGTTACAGTCGATAATGGTTTATCTGGCTGAATATGCATCAAATTTGATTCTCTAATTGGATTTGATTTTGTTGGTTCTGAATTTGCTACACAAATCGCTAACAAAATACTTACAAAAAATACTAATATTACTTTCATTTTTTTAATTAATGTTAGTATCCTAGTCGGGAATCGAACCCGAGATAAAGGTTTTAGAGACCTCCGCTTTACCACTTAGCTACTAGAACGAATAAAAAACAACCAATAATCTGACTTTCTTGAATTACTCACCAGATAGTACCCCTTAGCTTTGTAGTATCAGTTGTTCATAATAGTGGATACAAATATACTTATTAATTATTAATTTACCAAACTTTTATAGAAATTACCTTTTTCTTTTTTGTATTCCATTAAAAGTTTTTCAGATTCAGCTTGTGCTTTTAACCAAGCTTTTCTTGTATTTTGAATTGCTTCTTCTTTAGCTGAAACTTTAATACGTATTCTACCAATACAAAAATTTTGGGTTAAAATACCAAAGAATGTATTAATTCTTCTTAATGTTGGTTTGTTACTAATCCAAAAACAATATTTTTGGATTTTTTTCATTTGATTCTTTGATATGTTTTTATCAAATTTATCAATATTCCGGATTTTACCCGACACTTGAAATTTGTTATTTTTAACTACGTTTTCAATTATATCAATTGTATTATTGATCACGTTCTTTAATTCACTCTTGTTGTATGTGTAATTTACACCATTTTCTACTATTGCTTCCATAATTTTATTTATTTATTTTTTTTATTTATAATATTTGTTGTTTTATGATATTCCAATTATGGAAACTATTAAGGTGGTTTAATCTAGAACATAACTTCCTCCTTTCTTTTTTTTTATAATTCAGTTTCAATTATTTTATAAAATTTATATTTTTCTAACCAACCCCAACCCAATTCTTCATGACCCCAATTTATCCAATAAGAATTTGAATAATTTGAATTGTTTTGTAATTTATAAACCATATCTAAATGATGCATATATTTTTTCGCATCATCAAAATTATCAAAAATCTTATCATAATTATTGTTGTGTTCATAATCATAAAATCGGATTTTTATTACATATTTTTCTTTACTAGACATAGCAATTTTCCTTTCTTACATAAGAATTTTTATCAATTTTATCAATAGATTTATATTCCTTTAACATTAAAGGATATGATGATAATAATCGTCTAGATTGATCAGATGGTTCAATAGCAATAGCTGTTATTTGATCATCGAGATCAGGTTCTCTGAAGATAGAATACTTAATATTGTTTTTTTGTAATTTTTCGATGAGATTTTTGAGATCATCTTCATCTGCACACGATAATTGTGCTAAATATGGTTCTTTTATCCATAATTTTGCAATTTCTGGATGTTCAAAGACAAATTGAATAGCAGCATGGGATGCCATTACAGCTTGATATCCTGCGGTTGTATCACGTCTTGATACTGTTGATAATTTGTAAATCTAAGTCATAATATTTTTCCTTTTTACTTATATATAAAATTTTTTAATTTGTTTTTGTAAATGTATGTATATTTTTTAAATATACAAATTATTATTCATATTATTTATATTTTTAACATAATAACATAATTTGACTTTTTATTTTATATATAAAAATTTTACTTTTTGTTTTATTTTTCTTATAATATTTCACCCAAAACAGCACCATCCTTTTTCCGAATCAATAGTGGAACGTTGCTACCACTTAATTCAATATTAACATTTCCTTTTTTTATTTCGGATATGATTTGATTGTTGGTATATCTTTGATTACCTGCTTCATCATTACTGATATGAATAGTCAAGATCATCTTTGGTTTATTTCTAAGGTCTTTACGATTAGGATTGTACATATGCTTAGTGACATCATCTAGCCAACCATTTTCTTTTGCTTTACGATACGCTGTGGCATCACGAACACTAAATTCTGTTCGAGTTACATATTTTTTTGCGATTATTTCACAAGCATCTTTAGTCCAAGTAAATCCTGTTCTTCTTTCCTTCATAATATAATTTTTTATACAAATATATAATATTTTTTTATTAAATCTTACTGAACACTTAAAGTCAACTCAATATCTTCTGTTTCAAAATAAAGATTTTGTAATCTGTGGACATATTTCGGTTGGACTTTTATTTGTTTTCCGTTTATCCACCAACCATGATTTGTATTATAGACAAATTGTCCTTTAGTATAAACCCTAAATTCATTTTGATTTCCCTGAATAGTTTCACACGAAAAGCCAAATTTAGGGAGCCAATCTTCTGTCAACAATATTGGTTCTATACAATCTTCTGTTAGTGTACATTCACCTAGCGCATACCAATCAGATTCATTCCATTGGAAATTGTCATCAAAGTTTGAAATAACACCATCATTATTTCTATAAGACCAAATTGATACATTGTGATGTACCCAATTACCTATTTTTAATTGTTTTACATTCATGTTTGATAAAATAAAACTTCTGATCCTTTAATTTATTTGTTTTAAATTTAAATCATTAACATCATTTGTAATAATATGTGGCATAAAATAAGACATATTATTAGTAATTTTACAATCTGTTTCACGAATACCAATTCCACAAGATTCCCCACCAATCACCCAAGAACCAATAATAGGATATTTTCCATCTTGTGGTTCAATTTCGACAAGTTCCTGGTAAATGAATCCTTCTTCACCATATTCACCACAAGTTTCACAATCCAACACACCATTTTTATATAATGATACATTGGCACCTTCACGGGAATATATTGGTTTTTTACAATAATTACCCGATATCAGTGGATTTGTGTCCGCATTTAGAATATATGGTGAAGTAGGAAACAATTTTGATAATACTACAAGCATATACTTATTACTCATAATAGCTTTCCACAACGGTTCAATGAAAGTCGTTTCACAATTTGGTATAGATTTACCAAATTCTTCATTAAACATCCATTCATATGGATATAATTTGAATAAAAAGTCAATATGTTGATCAGATTTATTATAAAACAAATCATCTTGACAATCAATATCTTCAATATCAAATATTGATGTATTTAATCCCGCTTCAGCAGCAGTTGATAAAATATATGATGTTGTTGTATAATCTTCTAAATTATCACAAATACAACAAAAATCTACACGTTCACTTTCATAATCTTTTTGAATATCAATCCAACTTTGTATCAATGCTTCGTGAAGACTATTAAATTGATCATTTTTGGGAAATAAATCTTCTTTCCATTCCCATTGAACTACACTTGCTTCAAATAATGATGTTGGTGTATCTGCATTAAATTCAAGTAATTTAATTTTACCATTTACAAAAGCAAAATCAAACCTACCATATAAACTTAATTCATCGTTTTCCCAACTATCAATCAATGTCGGAACAATATATCTTGGGATATGTAATTCATCCCAAAGATCGTTCTTTATGACATATTCAACAGCATCAATATACATTTGATAACATGCATTTGTTGCCGTTTCGATTTCAGTTATTTGTTTTTTAGAAAATTCATAATATGCATTTTCCAACCAATAATTAGCATCAAAATAAAAACCTAAATCTTGAATTTTTTCTTTGTAATTAATTCTTGGTGCAATTGTAATTCTTTTCATTTGTTGTTTTAATTTTTAAGATTAATATTAAGAAGCAGACGATGATGAATGTCCACTAGTTCCAAAACCTTTTGATGATTTTGCACCTGTGCTAGATTTTGCACCATTTGCACCACTTCTAGTAAACTTAGATGTTCTAGGGATTGATGATGGGCGACTTACTACAGCACCACTAGGACTTCTATATTCACCACTCGATGGATAATAACACACTGTTGTGCGTTGACCATTCATCATTGAATAAATCATCCAATAACCCATAGCACTATTCCATGTGCTAGTATTACCACGATTATCAATGTAGGTTTGACCATCAGTTGGGGATTCAGGATATTCGTTCTTTTTTTCACAAGATGACAATAAACTTAATGCTAATATTGCCAAAAAAATTGGATTTGATTTTTTCATAAATCTTAAACTTTTTAATTTTTAATTTATTTTTAAAGATTCAAATATATAAAACTTTTTAATATTTTCAAAATTATTTTTATTTTTTATTGATAAAATATACAGAATCATGATTAACCACAATTATACCACCATTGGTACAATGTATTACTGAATTTTCAAATATTTCAGTACTTTGATAACTTACCAATTCTTGCATATTAGAAGAATTAATTAATGTTAATTTATCATCTTCTGGCATAACCAAAATGTTATCATTTAAATAATCAAACATTCGTAATGATGTATAAGTTGAATCAAATATTTCAACTTGCAAATTTTTGATAAAAAACATTTTATAACAAACGCTTTCGTTTTCAATAACCTCAATTATACCAAATTGTCCACTTTGATGTAAATTCTTTATTTTATATTTTAAAAATGCTGAATTTAATCCATTTTTTTCATAAAATAAAACGGTATTACCTGATACATTTTGATATAAACTATATAAGCTATTAAATCTGCCACCAAAAACTTCAGTTGTATCATATGATATTTTATCACCAAATTTATTGTTAAGATCAAATTTATACATAGTATCATTTGTGACAATAACTAAAATATTGTTGTATAAATCGGATTTTAAATTATTGGTATTAAATTTCATAATCACTTTATCATTCAATACATCAATCAAATTATTATCGACAATTGAATAAACATCGTTATTATAAACAAATAATTTGTTTTTAGTATTTATATTTTCTTTAATCAATATTAACTTAAATGTACCCTTTAATGAAACATCATAAACCAATAATTGATTTTTATCATTCAACAAAACTAATCTATCTTTACTAGAATAACTATTAATAATATTTCCAGTATATTTGGCAATTAATGTGTGTATCACGAGTTCATTTGTTTTAATTACTGTTGGTATAACTACTTTTTGTGTTTTTACTACAGGTTGTTGTACTTTACTATTCAAATCAATAATAAATCGTTCACCATTATTAAATATTCTTTCAAATTGAATTAATATATTTGGATTTGAAATCGGTTCATAACATTTTGGTACAATAACATCAGAACTATTCAGTATAGATTTTTTATTGAACATTCTATCTGAAATTTTAGGCATAGTTTTACAAACACCTTTAAATGGATGTGTGTATGTTAACCCATTAAACGCCAATACACCAAGTGCAAAATAATCACTTTTTATAGTAACATTTCCACCATATAAATAATCTCTAATATCATCTAACAATATTCCGGAATGCTTAATTGATGGGGTTTCATAGGAATCAACATCCAAAAAATATATCATACCCCTATCATTTACTAAAATATTGTATGGATTGAGATCACCAATTACAATATTTTTGGAATGTGCAAATTTTACAGCATCAATAAGTCTTTCAATTATTAATTCTTTAATTTTATCTGTAATACCTTCACGAATACAAAAATTTTTATTGAAAACAGACAACAATGGATAAAAATTTGATGGAACTTTTCGCATAATAAACCCAATGACCTTTTTTCTATCATCAAATAATAATTCATCAGGTTTAATAAAAATATTATTTTTTAATTCAGATAATTCATTAAATTTGGTTTCGGCAATTGGTTTAATATTGGGTAAATATATTTTTGCAACCTTATCAGTCGAAATATCTATTATCTTACCTTCACCACCCCTAGCAATTTCATTACTTTCGTTGATATTGTATAATAAATCACCTTTTTTGTTATATGCTTTCAACATAATCAATTAATTTTTACTAAGTTATAAATTTCAGTAAGTCTATTTTGATATTCCATTTCAATATCTTCACCTTTAAATGGGTGATTTCTGAACCCAGAACTTGTAATAGCTTCACCTGGTTCTGGACTAAGTATATGATTTATTTCATGTGATTCATAGGTTATCATATCAAGGGGTTCATCATAAAAATGTGAATTTATTGATAATTCAGCACATTTAAAACTATAACCATCTAAAGATATAATTTTCAAAATACTCAATAATTTACCATCTCTTGTAATACGTTTAATGAAATATTTGGATATTATTGGATTAAATTCATCACATAATTGTTCATAAGAAATTTCATTCAAAACATCTAGTGGTTTTATATCAGATAAAATTACAATTGATAATTCACCTAATCTATAATCCCTCGTTGATAAAGAATTCAATTTACTAACTAATTTTTTATTATATGGAAATATACACATCCATATTTGTTGATTTTCGTTTAGTTCATAAATCTTACAAAACTTTAAATCACTTGGAACATTTAAAATAAATTCTTCTGTTCCTGAATAATGGCGACGTTGAATTTTATATTTCATAATTTATTTATAAAAGCTATCAACAATATTTTTAAATTCTATTGGAATTTCAATATCAACAATATTACAATCATCCAATACATTAACATCACAAGTTCTACCTATACATAAATCATCTCCACCAAATAAATGTTTCCAAAATCCCATCAAACCAATAGATGACCCTCCATCACTATGTTTAGTAAGCATTATTGGTGCAAAACTACCACCTTCTCTTGGTGCTTTCTTAATTAAATTAACCGCATCTTGAGTTATATCAACTTCTTTTGTGTCAATAACACAACCTAGTTGACCCGAACTTTTTGGATTATTGATAAATGTTCCATTATCTAAATCAGTTTCAGCACCTATAACCCCCTTGTAAGCAAAAATTTTTGTTTTCATATCGTTTTTGATTTAGTTCAAAAATATATTTTTATTAACCAATATCATTTATTTTTCTTTTAAATACACAATGAGTATTATTTAAACTTATAAAGTCATATCCAAAAACATAATAATCATTTATCATTTTTTCAAGATTAATTTGATCATCAATTAATACTACCTTATAAATATCAAAATTTAAATTTAAATCATTTATTACGTGCATCATTGTAGTTTCGCACACAAATTCTTTATCTCCACAACCAATATGAACAAAATCTTTTAATTCAGATGATAAATAATACCCATTAATTTTAACTGGATTAACACCACCACCACCATCTAAATTATTAATAATTATATATTTCCATTCATTATAAATATAAATTTGTAAATAATAACGTTCTTCATCATTATCAAATGTTATTATTCTTACTCGAAATTTATCATTCAAATATCCATAAATATTAGATTTAATTTTTTTCATATTTTTCATATTGATTTTTAATAAATAAATCTAACAACTGATAAATCATCAAAATTTGAATATCCATTTTTTGGTTGTGTCAAAATATTATATTTTCTAGCCAACATAACTTCACTATCAATTAATTTTTTATCATATAATAAATCTTCTATAACATTTGAATATGTTTTAGATGAATCGGAATTTCTGAATGAATAAATACCATCTGAACAAATAGATAATCCATTTTGTATATTATCAAATTTGAATTTTTTAATGTTTTTTTCATACACATCAAAAACTTTTTCATTTAAATGGTATGCTAAATAATCTGGTGCATTTTCAAATGATTCTAGTTTTATTTCTTTATCATCAACCACAATACAACCATCACCAGAAACTATGATATAAGCTTGATTTTCTTTAAAAAAGACAATAATAAAAGTTGATAATATTTCTAAGTCTTTTAAACTTAATGTGTGTTTGATTTTCTTTAATTTATTAAAAAACTTAACAAATGTTTGTTTAGCAATATCTTCTAATGAATGATCCCCATCATCAAACATTTGATATGTTTTTGTATTTAAAACCCTATTTAAGATTTTAGAATATAAATTAGATGCAAAATGACTTTTTGTTCCAGTTGAACAACCATCAAAAACTGCACCAACATAATATGGTTCGGCAATAGAAAAAAACAGATCATCCTCGCAATTAACGGGATGATCTGTTCCTTTTTTTAATACTGTCCTAATTAACATAGTTAGAATGTTACAACGGGATTATTTCCACTTGCACTCTTTGATATCGAGCTAGAAATAAACGAAATCATCTTTTTTATTTCTTTTCCAGTATCACCAACTTTTGCTAAGTGTTCAATACCCATTTCAAGTTGTGCATTTTCAAAATGTGCCTGAGTTCCAACACCAAATAATATGGTAGTAAAACTAAAAGCATTTGCTTCATTATCTTTAATTGTTTCTAATGAAGATTTAACTTTTTGGGCAGCATTATTTGCACTTGAATTGTCTTCACCATCGGTAATAACAAATACTAATGTTTTAACATTAATGCCCGAACTTTCGAGATTTTCCCTATATTCTACTGCATTTTTAATACCAGACATAACAGCATCATATAATGCTGTACCACGACCTTGTGGAACAAATGTTGTTACAGGTACACCAATAATAGGCTGAAATCCACTACGTACCCTTACATCTTCATCAAACTCAACAATAGAAACAAATAATCTGTCGTGTACGTGTGATGCTTGCATTGTTTGAACAAAATCGTTGAATGCATTGTTTAAATCATCAATATAACGACCAACACTTGGTGATACATCCACTACAAAAACACAGTTTATTGTTTCTTCCACCTGGATTTTATCAGGATCAAAATTATTAAAAGTCAACCCCAAATCAAAATTATCAAATTCACTCATATTTATTATAGATTAATGTTAGTTGATGTTTCAAATCTGATACCGAGTTTTTTTGCATCATCATAGATTTTATCTGCGATGTGTTCAAATCCTGTCACATTAGACATACAATCGGTCAAAATGATGAATTTTTTTGCCAATTCTGGTGTGTATTCCATTGCTTGTTTTAGTGTGTTAGCAACACAGTGAGACATTGCTTCACCCGCAAAATAAATTTCATCAAATTGTTCCAATTTTTTAAGCAATCCTTGATTTAATTGTGTTTCAGGTTTACCTTCAACTGGCACGTTTGCACGAAAAGCCCCAAAATGTTCAGTCATAGGATAAGTACCCTTAGTAACAACTTGATAAAAATTCTTATTTGCACGACACCATTGTTTAATAGGCAACATAATGGAATCTACAAAACTTGCACCCATTGTTCCAATAATACAATGTTCAGGCCAAATACAATGTGGAAATTCACCTTGTTTTTCAAGTTCTTCAACATATTTGATCGCTTCGTTTGGTGCAAATCTTGGACTCCAAGTTCCAGATAGCACATCAGATACAGATATAATAGTGAATGGGTTTGGATAATTTCCATCCTTATCCATCCAAAAACTTGGATGACTAATATCATTCACCTGATGTGAATCCATTGTCAATCCGATAAAATCAATTTGTTTCTCATTCTTGCGAATAAACTCACCCACACGTACCATATCTGCATCTGCACCTTGTACAAACAGTGATCCTTGTGGATTACAAAAATCAAATTGACCATCAATAATTAATAATGCAATTTTCTTCATTTTGTTATTTTTTTGTTATTAATTTATGAATAAAAGCCTGTTTCATTATTGAAACAAGCTAATTAAAGTGTCTTTCGACATATCAGTTAAATCTATTTTAGCTTCATTTTTTGCAATGGTAAACCCTGCATCAATAAGAACATCTTTCAAGTTCAGATAACAATCTAAGATTGATATCGCATATGTTGTATACAAATCTGTTATAGAATTATATGATACACGACCATTTCCGGTTCTAAATTGTGCCAATATGAACTTTTCACCTGTAAGAACCCCTAAAGATTTTTCTTTTGAATCCATTTCCATATCGACAGTAAACAACACATTATTTGGATCAACCATATAATTTTTATGTATATTTCCAATTTTTTCAGATGCTAAAAACATCTTAAATTTTGAATTTGGTGATCCACCAAACATATTAACTTTAACAATTGATGGTGTAAATCCTTTACCTGCATAATATAATTCTGTTGCATCAGGTTCAGCATATGTCATATCACCAGAATATATAATAGAATTTCTTTCGTTAGTATAACTTGCATTCCAACCATATTTTTTACCATCAATTGTCATTAATGATAAGTCAAGATCGTTAGCACCATCAACATTTTTCCAATTAATACCAACAATACAGTCCGTTTCACTAAAATCGAAAGATGTTCCAATTGGATAATTACCAACAAATGATTTTTCTGATGTTGGTATTGTGATATTAACACCCTTTGGAATATTAATTACACACGCTTTTTCTTTCAAAGAATCAATTAAACTTTGATAAATAATCGCATAAACTTTGCTTAAATAAGCCATGTTTATTGTATTTGTATTCTCTTTCATATACAACTTTCCATTTCGGATACCAAAACTTTTCATTTCAGTTTCTTTTAATCGAATATTGATAGTTTGAAGCAACAATACTTTCTTAAAATTGGTAACTTTAGAAAGTTTTTCGTGTAATTTTGTTAAATCCTGTTCAAAACCTAACAACCTTTCAAAATAACCCAATTCTAATGGTTTATGATTAGTATTAGCCAACTTTCTTAATTTGTTTACACATTTATTGTTCACTTTATTTCCTTTAAAAGCCAAAAATATTGGTTTGAATCTGAAAAATACTTCAGATAATTTTTCATATCCAAATTTTTCAACAATCTTACTAATATCAATTTTACTATTTTTTATAGTAAAAATTGTAACTCTATCTTTGATTAATAAAGTTTTACCTGTTACATTATATACCAAAAATCTAACCATTTCAACCGGATCAGATGGTAATATACCAAGTTTTTTACAAAGAAACATTTTAGCTTCTTTATTTTTAACTTTTTCAATATCAATGGTATATTTGAATTCATCAAGTAATGTCAAAACATCTTCAATGGTTTCTTGTTTTAAGGCAATACCACTAAATAACATCTTTTCGCATCTTTCGATACATTCTTCTTGTGTTATTGGTAAAATAACCTTATATGTTGAATACTGAATCAATTCAGGTTCGTCATTAGGTATATATGGTGTACCTTCGAAATTTGTACCATATGTTGACATATAATGAAGACATTGATCAACAAACAATTCAAATCTTGTTTTGTCCGTGATATCTTTAAATGTTTTATAAAAAGTTGAATTATAATTAACTTGTTTAGTTTTCAAAAACTCAACAACCGTTTTATTAACACAACTAGGATGAATAATATATCCAACCTTTAATGCCAATTCAATAACTTGTGCATATGTTGCACCATCGCTGTTTCTAACTAAACTTCTGTTGAATAATTTTAACTCTGTCATAATGTGTTTTTTGTTGTTAATTAATAAAAATAAAGGCGAATAGTAACTTTTTTCATAAATTGAGTTTGTAATAGGAACTATTTATGCCTTTTTGAAAAAAGCGGATTGTAAATCACATATAAGGTTTTTATAGGAACAATCTATGCTTAATTTTCGTGACAAATATAATACTTATTTTTTAATCACCAAATTTATTGTAAAAATTTTTTAATTTTTGTAGGAATAAAAAAGATAAAAGCGAATAGTATTTTTCCGTTGCATTGATTTGTAATAGGAACTATTTATGCCTTTATCTTAAAAATAGCGAGTTGTATTGGTTATCTTGTAAAAGGTAAAATAGGAACAACTTATGCTATTATGTATATATAAAAATTTTTTATCAAAAAGTTTATTTTATATTGAATAATATTTTTATATATAATTTTTTATTGTAATTTATCGGATAATAATCTTTTTGCTTGATCCGTGTATTGATTTTTAAATGATGCAACATATGTTAAATCACTTAAATCTGAATCATTTATTTTAATTGATACTAATCCACGATAAAAAAATGCAGAAGGATTTTTATTGTCTTCGTATATTGCAAGATTTAATTGATAATATGATTCAAGATAATTTCCCAATTCATATTCACATCTACCCCTCATTACACGACCGTTATACATTGATGATGCGCTAGTAAAATATATTAATGCATTTTTAAAATCCCCCGAATTAAAATATATCATACCTGCTAAGTATGCTGGTTCTGAATTCCATGCATTACAATCAAATTTTCTTGATTTTATACAATCATTTATTGCATCATTGTAATTTTTATTGCTGTTTTTGATAATTGCTTGATTATAATAATATCGTGCAGAATCCACATTGGTTTGACAATATGTATTAAAATTGAAAACAACAATAAAAATGGATAATATTATATTTTTTGTTTTCATTGTATAAATATTAATTACAATACAAAGATAGCAAAAAATATAATATTATCCAAATAAAAAATCAATTATTCTGTAGCCAGGATTCTGTCATTTAAATCTCACATTTATCTAAAGTCTTTCGACTTTCCTTTCCAAAGAAAGGCGCACCAACCCGTTCTCATAAAATCGCTCACCTTCTCGAACTGTTTGGCTTGCTATCTCAGTAGTAAAAACGACTTATTAAGTCTCCTACTTTGAGCGAAATAGTCCTGAACTTCCTCTAATTTTTCAACCAGCGTAAGATCAAATAATCAATTTCATACAAAGATACAAAAAATATTTTAATATCAAAAATTTATATATAAAATATGAATACAAAATTTATAGATTTTATTAATGAAGAATTGTCTGATGATGTAAAAGTATTAAGATTAAATTCAAAAGAAACACACAGTCTATTATTTTATGATGATAATAAATTTAAAGATAAAACTTTACCAATTAGATTACAGTTTGTAGCACATAATAATTTTAAAGATTATATTAATAATTATTACATTATTTTAATGTTAAATGAACTAATTATTGGAATATCAAAGATTTCTAATATTTCAAAAAATACAACAATAATAGATTTTATTAATATTGATGAAAAATATAGGCGTAATAAATTAACTAGATTAATATTAGATACTATATTTAAAGATGCAAAAAAATATAACAAGCAAATAAGTATTACACCATATACAAAATTGGGTAAAAATCGGGTTCAACATATTTTAAAAGAATTTGCTAATAAATATAAAGTCAATTTTATAGATAGAAAATACACAGATTCAATTTATACAGATGAATATATGTCTGATATTTAATTTTTAGATGGTTCTATAAAATCAACTACATTACTATAAATCCCTAGATTAAAATAACCACCAGTTTCAATTTCATTTTTTAATGAATCTAAATATGTTTTAGGTTTTTCTTTAGATTTTATATAATGTTTCGAATCAAACTTATAATATGATAAAAATTCGACTAAACATTCATAAATCCCGATTTCAAATTCACCTACACCATCAGCATCCATTTTATCTAGTTTACGATCAACTATTTTTTGAAATGCTCGATATTCCAACTTTAGTTCTGTCATAAATCAAATAGTAATATATTTCACAGGCACATTATCAGTTAACCAAACATTATTTTCACTTAAATAAAATTTTATTCCATCAGCATACATTGCAGCAGAATCAATTTTCAATATGATTGGGGAATTACGTTTTGAATAACGCTTTCCAACTGAATATGCAACATCTTCTTTGTCTGTTAAATGGACATGAAGTCGATTCATTTTAGATAGTCCCGTTTTTTGAATAATCTTATAACTTTCAGGTGATGTTCCATGATAAAGTATTTTTGGTGGTCTAGCTGATTTAAGTTCAACATCAACCTTAATTGAATGACCTTGTGATGCCCTTATCTTTGTTTTATCTTCATTATAAGCCAATCTTTTCTTGTCATTAGTATCAACAATGTGATCTAATTCTTTTTGTGTTATTTTAACTTTACTTAAAAGTGAATTAACATCAACATATCCGTGTTTATCCATCATTAAATCTTCTGGATTGTGTCGCAATAAATACGATATGTGCTTCCCGATTTGTATATAATCTTTCATTTTTTAATTTTTATAATTCCACAAAGATATAAACTGTTCTTTAATAAAAAAATATATGTTTATTTTTTTTTGAATTTTTTTAATTACACCAATCAAATCTTAATTCACCATTTGGAAATAGTGTTTGTTTTGTTTCATCGTATATTGGTTCAGGTAAATTGAATATTGGCACTAAATCCATATCACGTTTATCACTATTGTCTCGTATTACCCAATACGATATATTATTCAATCCTATTTTATTTAAGCTATTTTTTATTTTTTCTAAATCATTAACAGTAGATATCCCACCTTTAAATAGTGGTATATTTATTCTAATAACAAGATTTGTAATATTTTCAATATCTTTAAGTTTAGCCATTGTTGGTGGTAAAAATTTTGTTTTTAATGTTTTTTTTGATTTATTTGGATCAATATTGTGTACGGTAACATATAAATGTGTAAGACCCATTTTTTTCCACTTTTTTAAATAATCTATAGAAGATTCTAACAAAATTCCATTAGTATATAATTTTATCTTTTTAATGTTAAAATCACGAAGGGTATATAATGTTCTACTTATTTCATCTAAATGAAGTAATGGTTCACCACCACCAGAAATAGATAATTCTTCTAATGTATCTATATTATCCTTTACGATTGTTTTTAATAATTCGAAATCAAATATCTTAGCTGTTCTATGTTGTCTTCCTGCACAAAATGAACAATTTGCATTGCACCGTTCATTAGCAACCAAAACACCCAATTTTCTTATCCCAATTGACATATAGCACCATATTTAATCCACGAATAATAAACACCACCATCTTGTAAAACTACAAGCTGTCTAACAAAATCTTTTTTTGGATTATGTTTTGTGACATAATCCGTCAATCTAACTATTTTTCCGTAGAGGTCATATACACCACCACCCCATTCGTGTGAATGACAAAGTTTACCATTTTTTGCTAACCATCGCCAAATTCTATATACATTCCAACGTGATGGTGTATATTCGTTCCTTGTACCATCAGGATTTCCAACGGTCCAAGATGTTATATTATTATAACCATCACCAAATAAATGCAATAATGCTGCATTAAATTCATTTGGTTTATCAATTCCACCCTTTCTAAGTAATATTGTTGATCTAACACCAATACCGTGTTTTTTAATATTTTGTGATATTGATTCAAATGATGGATATTTTTTGACACCATATACCTTTGCTTGTTCGGATACTGAATAATGATGAACCGAAACTACGATATTCGTTAATCCTAATTCTTTCCAAATTGGTAAATATTTATCACAAAAATTTGAATCACCAAATAAAATACCATTTGTAAACATATTAACATTTGGGAAATATGCACCTTGTTTAACACATTTTTGATAAACATTAAGTGCTTCTGTAATAGCATCTGGATCACATGTTGGTTCACCTGCGGATGTCAATGATAAGCTCCATCCACCATATTTGGCTGATAATTTTATTGCAAACTCGAGATTTCTCATATTTGTTTGATGTAAAATTTCATTTTGTTGACCCCTACCTAATGTTTTTCCTGAACAAAATGAACAATTAGCATTACACGAACCATTTCCAATTACCGCAGATACACTATAAATTTTTTCAATACACGACATTTTATTATTTTTTAAATATTAATGAATATTATAAGAAATAATTAAAAAAAAGTTTAAACAAAAAAAAGAGGATAAAATCCTCTTTTTTACTTTTTTGAAGTAGCTTCAACTGAAGCTTGGCGATAAGGTGCTACCAATTTTTTTATTTCACCTAACGCTTTTCTAGCATCAGTTTCTGCTGATTTATTTCCTTTTTCAACAAATTTTTCATGACGTGTAGTGAATATTGTCCACTGTTCCTGAATTTGTGCATAAATTTCTTCCATATTATATTTATTTTTTTTTATTATCAATCCTATGATTGATTTGAGATATTTATATACTACTAAAAAAATAAAGTTTAAATTTTTAATATATAAAATAAAATTTTCTAATGAAATATATTAAGCAATTCGAAACTTTGACCGATATTATATATCATTTTACTTTTGCTAATAGTCTTTTTAATATATTAAAAACAAATCAAATAAATTTAACCCCAATATTTGGCACAAATGCTGATATGGAAATAAACGCCGGAAAAATGTATACTTTATCATTAACATCATCAAGAAGTAGTGATGTTGGATATGCAGCATCATTACCTAAACGTGAATTAGTTAGAATTACATTCAATGGTCGAGAATTAAATTATAACTTTAAATCTAAACGTGTAGATTATTGGCAACACCCAAAAGATCCAAAGAAATATAAACATATTGAATCAGATGATCCAAAAAATATCAAAAACTTTTATAAACATATAGCTCGTCAGAATGAATTAGAAGATAGAATAGTATCAGATAAAAATACTATAACACCAGCAAACAAATATATTCAAAAAATAGAAATTTTAAATATTGATATCGAAAAAGCGGAAATTATTAAATGGTATTGTGATAAATTAAATATACCATTATATATTTATGACCAAGATAAATATTTTGATGCATCATATATCAAAATGGCATTAGATATTCAACCAAAAGAAGGTGATTTAAATACTGATAGACATAGCCAATTTTGGAATATTGAAGGTATACTAGGATTATTAACATTTAAAGACCCAGAACTAGAAAAAACAATATTTGATGAAATTTCAGAAAAATTTAATATTGATGTTGAATCAATTAAAAAGAAAAATGATGAAATTAAAGAAAAGAATGCATATTACTTAAATAGTGGTGATTTTTATATTGAAGATAAAGCCCATGCAATTTCTGCTGATATTCATAATTTAAAAAGATCAACTAATGAATTATTTAGATTTATTATTCACAAATTTGCATTGGATATGAAAAAGAATAATGCAAAAACCATCAAAGAATATATTAACTATAAAGTGTGGAAAGGTAAAAAAACGCAAAAAGATTTCAATAAAGAACTTAATAATAAAATTCAAAAATTGATTGATAAAACATATTCAAATGAATTAAAAGAAAAAAATAATTATTCATATTATGATGAAAATGGGGATTATCACAATAATATATTTGAATATAAACCAATTAAAATTATTCTTGATGATTACGTATCAAAAATTAAAAAATATTGTTCTGATTATATTTTAAACAATGGTGATATGTTTAAATATAGTTATATGTTAAGTTCAAGTGAATTAAAAAATGTAACTATCGGTATAGTTAACAAATTGAAAGACACCATATCAAATTTAGAACATATTGAAGTCGATGATATTTTACCTATAATTCAAAAAATAATTTGGGAAATTGATAATATATATTATAATGAAATTAAATCAATTCAAGAAGAATTTTATAATTAAAATAACTAAAAATTTTATAAAAATTGTTGTTTATTAAAAATCTTTTTGTATCTTTGTATCGACAATTAAAACAACAATATGACATACGACAGCGATATAAAAACATTAATTTATGCAATGAATGAAAAACAACGACAAGATTTTTCAACATTGATAAATAATATGAAAGATTCAGATTTAGATGTGAATCTAAAAAAACAACACTCTGAAATTACTTGCGATGAAATAATTGAATCCATCGAAAGTATCACAAGTTATGAAAAAAAATCAAAACAAAAAGAAATTGCATCTAATAATGGTGAAACAACTATCCCTATAGTAGATTGGGGTGTGCATATTAACCATTGCTGCGAAAAACATGGATGTAAATATGGTGATATTGATTGTCCAGTCACACTAAATTTAGTAACACAAAAATATCCCTGTGAATTTTGTGGGGATGAAGATTGGGATTTGGAATGGTAGTTCTAATCAACGAAAAGTCTAAACCATAATAAAAAAGCGTGATTTTTCACGCTTTTTTATTTATTCCATTTTAATTCGATAGCTTCAATCATTTTTGGCATATTTGCACTATAAAAACCTGCAGCATTAATGCATCCACATTCAATAATCTTATATTCAGGTTTATCATCTATTAGCACTTCACAAATATCCATAACAAATGCTTCAGCTAATTGATATATTTTAACCATCTGTTTACAAAATTCTAATGCACCAACATCAACATCTTCGCTTCTTCTAATCCAACCACCCATTCTATAAAGACTTCCTGTGACCACTTCACCACCAATAATCCAAAATCTAAATTCTTTTGTAATATATTTAGGTGTACTAACTTGTATTTCAGTATTATCATTAAGGGATGTTTCTTCACCTTTTTTATAGAATTCTTCTTTCCAAGCACACCATTCATCTTTAGTATAAACTTTACCAGTAAAATATTTAGTATCTTCACATGGTCTAGCAAAAAACAATTCATCATTTATATCATCACCAAATCTTTGAATTTTTGAATCATAATTTAGAAGATTTTCCTTATAATACTTACTATAAACACGATAATCATGATTTTCATTCAATAAAGAACCAGGATGCCAACCATACTTTTTTGCCAACCTTGCCATTTTTACTGAACCAAAACAAAATATATCCTTTCTTTTTGTTTTAAATTCAAAATCTTCAATAAAAGGTCTAACTTTAACTACTTCATAATCAAAGTTAAATCTATCTAAAGTATTTATCAAAACATCAAAGTTTTCTTCTTTGAATGTGTTTTCTTGAATAACGTAATACATAAATAAATTTATTTTTTTAATATATAACACAAAATAATTAAAGTTTATATTTATTTTATTTCAGAAATTTTTGATGTTAGAAATATGATTATGAATTATATCGAACTTATTTGATTGAATTTTTCTAATGCTATTTCCAAATTACCGAAGAATAGTTTTAATTTTTGATCGTTTTCTCTTAACATAATATGAATAATATTTTTTAATCCATTATGTTCAAATAGTGTTTTTTCTAATAAATCTAAATCAAATGTCACAATGGCTTTATCAATATTCTTTTGAATTCTAAATGTATTCATAAATTTAATTTTATCTAAAATCTTTCTATGTCCATTGAAAAAATTATTAGCTTTTTCTAAAATATATTTAGGTGATAATTTTTTATCTTCACCTAAGTGATATGCCTTACACATCAATGCTATTTGTTCCAAATAAAAAATTAAAGATTCTGCATCATCTGACAATTCACCTTTCTTTTCAATATATTCTTTGATATTACTTAAATCACCATCCAATTTAACAAATAAATTAAAATCTATTTTAATATTTTTTCTCGATACTATTGTAAGTGGTAAATTTTTTCCACCATAACTTAAAAATTTTTTAACAACATCTAAGTATTCTTTTACTTCTTTTTCATCTTTCTTAATATTATAACCATCACAATATAAATAATTATTTCCTAACGAAAAAATTGGAGTGTAACTAACATTGTTTATCAATTTTTTTTGAAAAAAATGAAACAATAAATCATCACCCCTATGATGTTCATCCGATCTAGCTATTGGTATAATATCTGATGTATTATGATTAATCATAATATACCCGACATTATCATAATCACCCACATTTAATCCTTTACCAGAATTATTATTTAATATAATTTGAGTTTTCCAATCAGATACATTGGATATATCACCACTAATGTCTTGATATTTTTGAAGTTTTTCAGGTATTGTAAATTTTATACCCTCATTTATACCCTCATTTATACCCTCATTTACTTTGATAAAATTATAATACCAATCTTCTAATTGAAATTCATTACTAAAATATTTAATGTTTTCAGGTTTAAAATTAACCATTTCCCGTCCTTTTATAATAATACCATCATATCCCATTTTTTGTAATTCATCTTCAATTGTCGTATTATTAGAAAAATATCTTTTACTTTGTGGTACATTATGTTCTTTACAAAAATTATTAATCATTACATTATATTCCCATATTTCCCAATCATTTAAAGTATTAAAAATTTTTGGTTTTTTTGGAATTGCATTAACAATAAAATATACTTTACCATATTGTTTAGCTAAATCTTTATTGGATAATGCTGCCGTGTATAATCCTCTACCTAACATAGCACCCGCATCATTTTCTAATCCAGCTTCTTTTATCCCACGAATAGTAACATTCTTTCGCTTCCACGATAAATATTCTTTCCTAGATTCATTATATTTAATAAATTCTGTAAACATAGTTTTATATATTAAAATTTAAATCAAAATTTTTTCGTATCTTTGCTAAAAAACAAATGGAATATAAATATTGGAAAATTTGGTACATTTCATGTGAAGGTAATGAAAGATGGGTAGTTGCAAGAACATCTATTGATTGGGAAGAATATCAAGTTCATGATAGAATACCTATTGGTGGTTGTGGTGATGATGTTGCAGAAATAACATCAATCGAAGAAACAAATAATGATAATTTTTCATGGGACTTTTTTGAATCTGAAGAATATGAAATGATTGGCATTGTATTAAGAAAATTAGATAATATCCCAATAGATGTATAATCTATGTAAAGATTGAATCTGCTAATGATAAAGGATATGAAGTTGAAAAATTTGAATTGGATTCCCACGTTTTTTATTTAATTCAAATTGGTGAAAAAGTTGATGTAAAAATTAATTATGATAGGTATAATAATAAAACATCTGTTATGGGTATTGATGAATATTATTATCATAATTATTTAAATGACTATTGAATATTTTGTGTGCTAGGTGGGACTCGAACCCACGGTGAAGCTTACGCTTATCTGATTAAGAGTCAGGACCGTTCGCCAACTACGGATACTAGCACATTTTTTGCAGGCTGACAAGGATTCGAACCCTGATCTAGAGATTTGGAGTCACTTATGCTAACCGTTGCACCATCAACCTATTACATAACTATAAAATGGCAGCAAATTCAATTTGCTGCCATTTTATTGTGGAGAAAGAAGGATTCGAACCCCCGACACACGGCTCCCATTGCTTAGATTTTTGGTTTGCTGTGCATAATTTTTACTTTCGACAAATTACGTTTTTCTCTTTTTACGTTGCTCTACCAACTGAGCTATTTCTCCATTTTTTTTATTCAGGTAAATCCCAAATATAATACTTATCTTCTTTTTCATATATTGTATCACGAGGTTCCAAATCAATATCTTCCAAATATCCAATACAATTATGAAAATTAGCCGAATCTGTATGATTCCATCTACTGTAATCATCATGTGTTCTTTGAAAATATGTAGTCAAAAATGATTCAATATATCCATGGTGTACCAATAGTGAATTGCTTGTATAAAAACATATCTTATGACCATTAATTATAGCAAATGAAAAATTTATGTATACTGGTAATGTTTCAGATTTAATTTTACCATTTCCGTTAATATTCAATTCTATTATATAATAAGACCACCCCCTACTTACTTCTTCCCAATTATATTTAGGATCATTGTGATAATCTTGCCACAAATTAAATCTTTCTTCACTTGTTGCTTCAACTATCCATTCTACATCTTCTAAATAAGAATTTCCTAACTTTTTGTGTAAATAATTCCTGTTGTTTAATCCTACATCCATAATATCAAATTTAATGTTTGATATTTTTAGATATAAATAAATGAAAAGTTTAATAATTTTTTGCGGAGAATGTCAGGCTCGAACTGACACACCAGATTACTCATCCGATGACAAGTTTTCAAAACTAGGACGATACCAATTTCGTTTTAATTCTCCAAAGGGGTAAATTACAGATTCGAACTGTAACTAAGTGAACCACAATCACCCATGCTAACCATTAACACCAATTTACCCATATTACCAATTCATTTTTCTTCCTTTTTTCCAACCATTTAATAAATAATCATTTAAATCTTTTTTATTTATCTTGATACATTTTTTTTCATTTTCACATATTATCCAACATTTTCCAAATTGTGAATTCTTTTCACCTTTTTGGGATATTGAATTTGCTTGACCAATTTTTATTTTAGTTTCATCTGAATGTTTTCTATTAACCCAAAATGATATTAATTCACCATTAATATATCGTTCATCATCTTTACTAACTAGCATCACCTTATCTATATTATCTTTAACTAGTACTAGTCCTTTGTGTATTGATATTAATTCACCATTAATATATCGTTCATCAGTATTAAAAACATTAAAAATATTACCATCTTTATCTTTACATATAATTCTATTTTTTTGTATAGATATCAATTCACCATTAATATATCGTTCATCATCTTTACTAACTTTCAAAATATTACCATCTACATCATTAACCACAATTTTATTTTGAAATATTGGTCTATATTTATCTAAATTATTATTTATATAATACCAACCACCACTTCCACCCAAAGTTAAATTGTAATATTCTTTAGAATTAACCACATCTTCATTTACTAATTCTTTTTCTTTTTTTAACATATCTTCTTTAGATTTACAAAAATGCAATATAACTTTTTCAAAATTATCAACACCATATTTATTTATAGCATTTTTTAAATATTTACCCGACCCCATATAATCATCAAAAATATTTTCTGTTACATGACAGCCAATATATTTTTTATTATTAATTTTATTGGTTATTTCATAAATAATATAATTTTTCATAACTTTTTTATTTGTATATATTAAATAAAAAAGTTCGATTTTAGTTCGAATTAAATTTTTGGGTGAAAGACGGGGTACGATCCCGCAAAGTTCCTGGTTCACAGCCAGGCAAGTCTACCAATTCCTCTACAATCACCATAATTATTGTCAACCAGATGGGATTCGAACCCACGTAAACCGTGATTCACAATCACGTCCCGAACACCAAACACGGGTTGCTGGAGGGGCGGAGAAAACAGGAATCGAACCTGCACCCCAGTTACCCGAGGAACGGTTTTCCAAACCGTTGCAGTACCATTATGCTTACTTCTCCAATTTTTTAAATTTTTCTTTTAATTTTTCTTTTACTTCATCAGAAGTATAATACCATTTCATATTAATTTGCATTTCAGAAATGATAATTCCCCATTCTGCTTTTGCTGAAAATTGTGGTTTGTATTTAATTCTTTGATAAATAAATATAAATGGCACACATAAATACCAACGATATCTAATTATTCTTTCAATTAAATTGCATTCTTGAAATCTTTTATTTTTCATAATTTATACATTTTTTAGCGGAGAGAAAGGGGGTCGAACCCTCAAGCCGAATAAACGACCGACAGATTAGCAATCTGCTCCAATACCATTATGGGACCTCTCCAAAATCAGAATACATTTTGTGGGTTTGAACCACGTTAACAAAGTTTCAGTTTGTATTTTAACCTTTTGTTTTTGCTGTGCGTATTCTTTGTGGGGTAGACTGGTTACGATCCAGTTCCTATGGATTTTCAGTCCACCGCAATGACCACATCTGCCACTACCCCAATTATTTGCGGAGAAAAAGGGATTCGAACCCCCACACCAGTTTCCCGATTTCACTGTTTTCGAAACAGCTAACTACACCAATAGGCTTCTCCAAGTTCAGAATACTTTTGTGACATCGAATCACGACAAATTTCAAGTTTGCTTTACCTTTTTTTGCTGTATGTATTCTTTTTTGTGGACTGTATCGGATTTGCACCGATTGTTAGCATAATTACTTTTTTGGTTTGCTATGCTTCAAAAAGCAACAGCCCATTTATTTTTTATATTTATTTTTATTTTTTCCACCATGTGTATCTAATGTTGCATTACAATTTGGACATAATATTCTTAAATTTGTTAATCTATGATCATTATTTATCCCATTTATATGATCTAATATTAAACTTATATGTTTTCCTTTCCAATTTTCATCTTGTCCACACATTTCACACTTTCTTTTTTTTAATCCATCTTCATATAATCTTTCTTTCAAATGTGTTGTATTAAAATTGGAATTTTCAACTAATATTAATGATAAATCTATTTTTTTATTTAAATTTTTTATTTGAAATTCATATTTAATAAAATGATCAATATTTATATCATATTTTTTAATATATTTTTTTAATGTGTTATAAGAAGAACCAAAATTATTAATATCTAATTTAATTAAACATTCTTTATATGTTTTTGAATTTTTAACAATTTCAATTAAATAATCTTTTTCATATTTATTTTTTACACTATAATGTGCTTCTATTTTTAATTTTTTTCGTCTTTCCTCAATTGATCTTATTGATCTATCTAATTTAGTTAAACAATATTTTAAACCATAAATAGGATAATTTTCAATCAATATATCATCTTCATTTTTTGTCCATTTTTTATTTTTCATTTTAAGTTATTTTTTGTAGTATATATAAATATTTTAAACTACAAAAAATCACTATGAACTATAAAAATTCAAAAAAATAGTTATGGGAATGCACGACAGAGAGGATTCGAACCCCTGAACCTTTCGGTATAGTTTTGGAGACTATCAGCTTTAACCACTTGCATACTGCCGTATATTTTTGCGGAGGCGAAGGGAATCGAACCCCCAAATCATTACTGATTTACTTGTTTTCAAGACAAGCCCCTCGTCCATTCGGACCACCTCCAAATACAATTTAAAAGATTGTTCGTTATTTTTTGCTGTATGTATTCTTTGTGGGGTGAGGTGGATTCGAACCACCATCCCTGGATTTTCAGTCCAGTGCGAAACTGACCAACTGCGCTACCACCCCAATAAGTATAACGTATGTGCGTCTGGTGGGTCACGATCCCACGACTCCATCATTAAAAGTGATGTACTCTACCAACTGAGTTACAGACGCAAAAATATTCAATATGTCAATGAACTTTAAAAAAAATTGTGATCCCGATGGGACTCGAACCCATGTACAACTTTCGTATCCCACATTAAAAGTGTGGTGCCTCGTTCCAACTCGGCCACGGAATCAATAAATAAAGAACGTAACAAAAAAAAATCCGAACTTTTTACGGTTCGGATTTTTCTGTTTTATCTTAATTAAAAATCAATTTATTTTGACTTATTAAGTAAGCATACGAAATCCGAACCTGATCTATGTGACCAAAAGCTCTTAAAGGATTTACTATGTTTACTTACGTTTCTCATGATTTCTATTTTTTACTTTGTTTTACTTATATAGAAAATTAATTCTATTTTGTTTATTTTTTCTTTTATATATTAACGTAAAAAAGTCATTTTTTTCTATTTTTGATTTTTGTGACTTTTCACGATACAAATATACGCATTATTTTTAATCTACCAAATTTTTTTAATGTTTTTTTTTAAAATAATTAACAGAAAGAGTTTTAACCTTTCCGCAAGACTTTCGCAATAACTTTCTCAAGGTTGTTGTTAGTTCTTGTTTGTATCCAGTCTCTTATCCCCTTTGAGTTGGGTGTTTAGGTATTATAAGTGAACTCTCTTATAATCTTGCTTGGGCGCACATCCTAAACTTTACTTTTCAAATTCTTTACAAATATACACATTATTTTTTAATCACCAAATATTTTTCAATATTTTTTCAATTAAATTCATTGGTTTACAATTGGTAATTGGCAAAATTACTAAAATTGGCAATAATAAATCAAATGTTTTTTCATTTATTTTTCATTTCGAATTCGAATGTTGCATCATATGATTCACAATATCCTGGTTTATCGTAAGATATTTTCCAACCATAATCTCGATATAAGTCTTCAAAATCCATCCAATGATTTTTGTATATATGTTCACTTGTCATATGTTCGGGTGCAACTTTCATAATTTCTGTCATAATATCTTTTTGTCTTATCGTAAAACTAGATTTGACATAATTATTTTTAATTGCATTATTTATTCCGAGTATTACAAAATCTGGAATATTACTTTTTGCTTCATTCCTAGCTTCTTCTGGTGTTATTGGCTTAATTTCTGACATATTTAGAATATTTTATTATACCACTTAGTTTTATCTTCCCAATATTTTAATAATATTTCAAACCCTTCTTTGGTTTTATCATCAATTTCTCCGTTATTACGCATTTGGGCAATTCTTTTCTTCAAAGATTTAAGATACATACGTTTACGTATGATCATAAATAACAATAAAAAAAATGCATTAAATACTAAGTAAATTACAATTTTTGTTATCATAAAATATAGTTTTTTAAATTACAAATGCAAATATAATAAAAATATTTAAATATACAATTATTTTTCACCAGAATTATAACTATTGTCTAACATTATGACACCATCTGAATTATAGATATCAATTACATCTTTAACATAGTTTAATAGTCTTTTGGGTGCTTTATAAATTGAACAAGGTCTACCATCAATACCATTTTCTTCTTTTTCGTTAGTTTTTTTAAATAATACAGAAACACTTTCAGAAAATGATCCACCAACATGATGCCAATCTTCATAATTCACTTTATAATTATAAGTATTCCAAGTCATTCTTTTAATTCTTTCTTCAGTATCAAAATTATGAACAAATGTATATAATCTTCGTCTACTATAAATACCATCATTTATATATGCTACTAGCGATATTAGAAATATATTAATTGTTGCTTGATTATATTCTTTTAATAAGTTATCAAATTGTTTATACCAAGATTTGATAAAATTTAATATATTTTCATCTATATCAATATCAAGGTCTAAATTAAATGCACGAGAAGCATTTAATGGTGTATCTGTTTTTATTTTTGGTGATATTTTTGTTTTTGGTGTATCTTTTACACCATATTTAGCTGGATCAAGTCCATTTCGTCTAAAGGTGTCTGCTAATGTTTCACCGGGTAGTGCTGATAATAATTCGAATAAAAAATCATCATAATTTTTTAATATTTTCATAAAAAATTTTATTGTTATATATAAAATTTTTATGAAAAAAAAAGTAAATAATAGCTTTTCATTTAATGAGGTTAATAAGCAATTAAGGATGTATCCTCTTATACACCCACTATTATTTACGATTTTATTTTTTCACACAAATCTTTAAATATGTATTCAAATTCTTCATCATTAACAACTTTATTAATATAATCTTCGAAGGATATATTATTATCTTTTGAATATAATTCATAAGTTGTTTCGATTAATTTTTCTAATATCATAATTTAAATAAAGTGAAAAAAACAAGTAATTCTTAGTCATCCTATGTACTAATCAATATTCGTGCATTATAGAATCTGCCAATCAACCAAACACTTAATTACTTGTTTTTTAATTTTAATTTTTGTTTTGGTTACTGTTATATGATTTGAATAAAATATTACTAAGAATATTTACACCAAGTGCTTGCCAAAATGTGATTTTTGTTAAGCCAAATAATATTGGCATTAGCCAATTCCACAACCACATTGTTGGTAATGCTAAAATCAATGAAACAATAGCAATTAATACAATTACACCAAAAACTTTAAGAAATGCTTCCATAATCAATATTTTTAATTTATTTATTATTTATTATATATTGAATATATGGATTTGTTTAATTAATTACCATTCATCTTCGAAATATTCTTTATCTTTTTTGTCTTTAAGATATTTATTTCTTTTTTTTATCCATTTTTGTAATTTTTTCTTTAATTTTTCATTAATTCCAAATTCATCCATTTCTTGGGAATAAATACCTTTTTCTAAGATTTCAATAAAATTTTCTAAAAATTCATCATCAATTTTTAATACATCTTTAGCCATTATTGTTTTCATACATTATTTATCACTATTAAGAAATCTACGTGGATTCCAAATCATTTCATTTATCACCATTGCTAAAATTTCAACTTCTTTCAGCGTAATATCATCAGGTAAGAATTGATGGAGTAAATTATTTATTTCTGGCTTTAATCTATCCATATGTTCTTGTTTTTCTTCGATTGTAATATCGGGTTTTTCACACAATAATTCTTGTGTCATTCTAATTGCTTCTTGCATAATTTTATCTGTTTTATTTTTTCATTCGATTTGATGTCTCCCCATCAAAATTATCTTGTTTTGCCTTATGTGGAAACATTGCATAAAATATTTTCCAAACTTTTTTTGATCGAGTTTTCTTTGGGTATCTGATTGAATTTTTGTTAGACCCACCACTACCAACATAGACACCTTTATTGTCTCTTGTTTCTTTTATACTATTTGTATCTAATGTTTTATTTTTTTTATCAAATTCTTCCAAATAAATATTATGTAATTCTGTCATATCAATGTTAGTATCCATTACAATTGTTCGTATTTCTTTTAAAGCCAAATATCTTTCTTTCACTATACCCCTACAATGCTTATCTTCGTTTATGTTTGTTTCTAAATATGCTATTTGTTTATTTAAATGTTCGATATAAAGATTTTTATCTACATAATTACCACCATGTCCATCGTGTTTGTGAATAAGTGTTCTTAATTTTCTATATTTTTCCATATTAATCTGTATAACTTAATACTGCAATTTTTATATTGTTGGTGTAGATACTATCTACTCGAATAAATAAGGCATCCCCATTTTCATATTTTTCATATAATTCATCATAATTGTCTTCTAATGATCCTATTATTTCTTTAATTTCTAAATAATAAAAATTAAAATCATATTCTTTTTCTAAATATTCATATTCTTTTTCTAATTTTTCTATCCATTTAGCTTGTTCATTAATATTTTTAAATGAATTCAATTTTGGTTTATATGAATTATCATCATATGCAATATAATCATAATCAACGATTAACATCAAATCTAATAATTCTTTGGCTTTTTCAGACAATTTAGTCGATGTTATATGATCATCATAATCAACCAACAGTGAATCTATTTTACCGTCAATTTCTATATTTTCTCTTAGCCAATTATCCAAATGATGTTCTAAATTATCATATGTAAAAAAATTAGTATCAAAATTTTTCTTAAATTCTTCTATTAATTCTTGTCGTACTTCTAAGTATCTTTTTATTAATTCATTATCTTTATTTACTATTGGTCTCATATTTTTTTATTATTTTTTGTCACACATCAACCGTCTTTGTCTAATAAGATCAATTAATTCTATTGAAAAATCTTTATTAACTTCATTAGCTAACGGTAGAATATATTTTTCTGTTTGTTGTAAATATTCTAAAACTTTTTTATCTGTGTGTGTATCTAAATGTAAATCTGTCAAATTACTAATTCTATCAGCGCATTTTAATATCTTTGCTCTTATTGAAATATATTGTAATCTTTGACAATATTCTTCTTTTGTTTCATCTTCACGTTTAGTAACTTCCAAAATTACATTAACGACTTCTGGTCCATCAATATCAAGTGATCTAATTTCATCTAAATTTGTTCCCAATTCTTCTATTAAATCGTGCAACAGACTAGATTTCAATAATATGGGATCATAAAAATATTTGTAATCTAATAAAATACCCAATGTTGCAAAAGAATGTCTAAATTGATTTCCACCAACTTTTCTATGAACACCAATTAAAGCAGTTGCTTTTAAAATGTATGGTGCAAGATTTAAATTTTGCAATGATATTAGGTTATTATTTGTCATATAAATATTGATTTATAGTAAATAAAAATGTGGTTAATATATCATCAGGCATTTCTGTTTTAATTTTATACATAATTATTTAAATCTTTTTTCAAAACTTTCTTTATTTAATGATACACCATTCTGAAATTTATAAAATCTTCCATCGAAAATAACATTAAATACATCACCAGATTTTGCATCTAATTTATTATCAATGCCATTTCGAACATTTTTTATTTGTACATCTTCTGTACACGTTACAGTTTTTGTTATACTTTTTTTCATATTGGTAATATGTGAAATTCTTTTAAAAATATATAATTTACAATATATTCCCAATTAGGGAATTCTTTAGAACCAAATTTTATAAATTCACCTTTAAAATCTAATTGTCCATGCATATCAGTATCATCAATTAGATAATCTCCAATATGTAAAGATTTATCACATGACATATCAAGTCTTTCTAATGTTTCAAATCCTAAATGTTCAAGAACCCAATATGCTTTTTCTGTATAACTATTTAGATTATATATTGATGGTCGAGTTAAAATACGAACTTCAAAATATTCTTCAAGTTTTTTAAATGCTTTAATTGCACCTGGGATTTCTTCCAATTTAATAAAAAATCCAAACTGTGATTGTGGATATTTTTGTGTTGGACATTTTTCCAAATCATTTAAATATGCCTTTGCAAAATTGCAAAGAACCCCATCTAAATCCACATATATTATTTTATTTTTTTTCATTTTTAAAATTTTTAAATTTTTCATATTTTCTATTCAAATATATATCAGACAAATTTTCTTCATAAATATAATTTAAAAAATTAAATGCATCTCTATACAAATATAATCTATTTGTTGAATAATGTTTTAAAATTTTTGTTTTTTTTGTTATTATTTTATTTTTTTCTAAAAAATCTTGAATTTGTTCTAAGCATTCTTTAGTTGATATTAAATTTACTTTTATTCTATTATTATCTTTACCATATATTGTTAATGATCCATCACCATCAAACATACCAGCTATAAAATTCAAATAATATTTTTCATCTATGTTTTTAATAATGAAATTATCACTTTTTTCAACATTTATATATTTTTGTAATTTTTTTGTGAATAAATTATTTGTAATAGATATTACATATGAAGTATATTCTTTATTGTTTCTTTTGTCAATAGTTGTATTTTTAACAATTTTATGTTCAGATTCTAATGACTTTTTAAATTTTATTAATATTTCTTCATCTTTAGATACTAATCTAACTTTATTATTTTTTAAACAACCATCTGCAACAATAAAACCTAACCAATACGCTTTTTCTTTCGTGTCAATATTATCAAAATATGATATATTGAATTTTAATTTGCTTTCATTTAACCTATTTCTATTTGTATTAATATTATTGTTTCTTAATATATTACTTACTGTTACTTGTGATATATTTAATTTTTTTGATATTTCAATTTGTTTATTTGTTAACGATAAATTAATTATTTCTGTTATTAAATCTTTATTTATTTTCATTTATATTCCATATCATTTTTTTTATTTTAATATTTGTCCATATCAACATATATTATATATTAATATTAAAATCTCGTTTTATTCTAATTTTTTCTTCTCGATCAAAAATAGAATTTTTTTTATCATACAGTTTTTTTCCTTTGGCAATACAAATTGTTACTTTACAAAGACCTTGTTTATTAACAAACATATTCAAAGGAATTATTGTTAATCCTTTTTCTTTTATTTTGACTTTAAGTTTTTTTAATTCTTTTTTTGTTAATAATAATTTTTTTGGTCGTTTTGGATCATGATTAAATTGATTTGCAAATTCATATTCATCAATATGACAATTTACTAAATATAAATCGTTTCCTGTAAACGAACAAAAACTTTCAGATAATGATGCTTTACCCTTTCTTATTGATTTTATTTCTGAACCCACAAGCTGAATCCCCGCTACGATTTCATCTTCTATAAAAAATTCGTAGTATGCTTTTTTATTTTTTATCATATCTGATTTTATTTATTTTTTGTAATTTTAACTTTCTATCATTTCGTAATATTAATACATTAATTTCATTAGCACCACTAACATTATCATCAATTTTTTTAACATTATCTAACATTTCAGAATTTAATATTTCAATACTATTACCCTTTAAATCATTTACTACACTACCTATTTTTGGATATGTTGGATATGTTAACGGTAATTTTGTTTTTCGGCAAAGAAATTCAAATATTAAAGTAGATCCATAATTTAAAGGATTCCAATCTTTTTCATTTGAAATAATCCATGTATTATAAAAAATATATCCATAATATTTCATAATAAAATTCTTCCTTTATTTGGAAATTTGTAATTTTTAACTATTTCGTTATATACTTTATCGACTGTTGGATGACATTTATAAATATTTGGATCAGGATCAATATCTTGACCCACTGTTTCTGGATTATCTAAACAAAAAGCTACAGGTGGCATAATATTATATTTACTGTTATATTTAATGCAATATTTCATATCTGATGCACAAAATAATTTACAATCACCTAAAATATATGAATATTTATAATTTTGATATCCTTTTCTATATGGTGATCTCAATCTTGGATCAATTGAACTACCCAATTGAATAATATGTGTATCTGTTGTACCAGCCAAATGTAATATTCCGGAGTCCATTGTAATTACCATTGATGATTTATTTAAAATATGCCAAGTCTGATGAATATTTATTTTATTAATTAGATTAAGTCCATTTTTAACATCTATATCATAAACAGGCTTCTGTATTTTATAATTTCCGTGTTCAACAGCATCTTTACCAATTAATACTATCGGAATATTAATTTTGTTTATTTCATTTACTAGTTCTTGCCATCGTTCTTTTTCCCAACTTCTAGATGGCCAAGATTTAACAGGATGCATCACAATATAATTTTCTGGTAAATTAGATATCTCTTCATATTCATCAGGAAAAAATTCAATTTTCATTTCTTCGGGTAATAATTGAAATCCGGCACTAATAGAATGAATTTGTCTAATATCTGTTCTAGTGTGAAGAAATTTATCGGGTCTAAAAGTTTCAATAAATAAATCACCATCATCTGGTGTTTGGTTATCAGTCAATATTATATATGGATAATTTTTAAGTAATTCTTTTTGATATGTGTAAACATAAATATTTTGATCATAGATTTCACTAAGATATTTTATTGTTGGAATAGCACATAATGTATCACCGACACTTTGAGAACCAATTAAAACTAATATTTTCATTCTAATTATATACATTTTATAGTTTAAGTTTTAATAAAAATTGTATATTTGCATAAAAAATTTTTTCATTTTTAATATATATCTAAAAAAAACAAAAATATGGCTAAATTATTAAAATATGAATCTTTTTTGAATGAAAAAAAATTGAATTTAGATAACACATATGAATATTTGAAAAAAGTTACTAAAAAATGTAATTATGAACAATCCCAACATTTTTATATGAAAGAACCAATTGAAATTGGAACATGTAAAAGTGGTAAATTTTATTTAAATTATTTAAGTGTTAATTATTATGATGATCATTTAGCATTTTGGATTATATATAATGAAAGACCAGATAAATTATTTGGCACATCTTGGGATTCATCCGTAATATGGGAAGAAGAAGGTAAATTGAATTATATTGATGAAAACATCAAAGAAGAATTTAAATTATATCCAAATTTTATGGAAATTATTGCAGAAAAAATCAAATCATATGATGATTTAGATAACTGGTGTAAATATTTAGTTGATCTTGGTTTAAAATCTAGAAAATATCATCGTTGGGCAATATCAGCATCTATAAAAGATAAATTAACATGGGATGAAAGAATAGAATGGACAAAAAATCAAATTGAAATTGACAAATTATTGAATCGTCATTCTAAACCTGTTGAAGAAAAACGATTGAAAGATATGTTAACTTTGGGTGAAGTTGAATATGATAAAAAAATGAATAAACAGAATAAAGAAATTGAAGATATTTTAAAAGAAATGGATTTATAATAAGTGACATATTTTTTTAGCTGCTTCAACACAAGACAATACATCATGTTCACAATAGTTTTTAATTCTTTCTAATTCACCACGTTCCCAATAACTAGTGTGGACTTCTTTTCCACACATATCAGTTTTTGGACTTTCGATATTTAAACAATATAACATATCATCGAATGATGATGTTTCTAATGTTCCTATACTTCGCCACACTTCAGATAAATCGAATACTGGCATATCCCATGGTTTAACATCAAATGTTTTTAATATCTTAGGTATTTCTAAACCATATGACAACATTTTTTTATTCATCCAGGGAATGTCAAATCCCTTTATATAATATCCACATAGTTGATATAAAGTTTTATTTGCGTTAGAAAAAATCGAATGTGATTTTTTCATGATTTTTTCTTCATCATCATCATAACATGATATGATTTTAACATTTCCTTTTGTTGCTGTTGCAATTGATACACAAACAGTTTTACCAAATTCAGGCATAATACCTGCCTTTTTAATATATACTATATTTGGATCACCTGCCCATTCAGCACTTCCTGATGCAGATGATGCCCTACGTCTTTCTAACTTATTCATAAATAAATCATATCCCCGTACATCATTTACTTTTAATGTTTCTAAATCGGGATATTTGCCGACAGTTTCTATATCGAAATATATTAATTCACCATAATTCATATTTTATTATAGTGAAAAAAATAAAAAAGGTTAAAAAAAAGAACCTTTCGGTTCTTTCTTAATCAAATAATAAATCTTTTTATGTTATATTGTGTTCAAGATTATACAGCTTTATAATTTGATCATCTGTTACCCGATTTGGATCAAATGGTGTATCAAAACCATATTTCATCATCAACCACATCTGATCATCATTAGTTAAATTATTCCACCAAAGTCACGATAAAATTGCTTATGTCTTTTATATCGCACAATTCTCCTTTTTATAATAGGGATTATGTCGTAATAGAATATACCAATTAACAATATTGTAAAAAATATTATTAGCATAATACTAAAAAAATGCATAATTTGTTCCATATTATTTAATATATGCTAAACATTTGTTTTTTGCTTCTGTAAGTTCAATGAATTTATCTTGACTACCACCTTTATCAGGATGATATATTTTAGATAATTCACGATATTTAGACTGAACATCATCTTTAGTGGCATCAGTAGTCAACCCCAAGAAATCAAATGATTCTCTTGGTACTAAACTATTAAAGAATAAGGATGCCAAAAAACCGAAATGTGCAAATGGATCAAATCCATCAAATGGATCATTCCATCTTCGATATTCTTCCCGTCTACGTTGATTTTCTTCTTTTTCTCTACGTCTACGTTCCATTTCTGTTGGAAACAAATCTTCACGCATTTTAACTATAACTGATGCATAAAAATAATTCCAAAGTTTTTCTGGCAATTGACCAGCAGTTTTTTTATCAATACCATCCCATTTCATTCGAATTGCACGAACAGCATTTTCGAATCCTTTGATATTTTGATAAGAATTTCCAACTTCAAGTAGTGTTAGAAAATCTTGTGTTAAATCAGCAATAAATTCATTATGCTTAAAATTAACACCATGTAATAAATTGTACTTTTTTTGATAATCTAATGTTTTCATTGTTGTTGTTTTTAAATGATGACACAAAGATAGTAATAATTTTTTTAATATTACCAAAATATTGTAGTTTTTTCAAAAAAAAAGGAAGGCTATACAGTTTAAGCCTTCCCAAAAATTTTAAGATATTATTTTATTCAATGATCAATTGAATATGGGTCAATATTCTTAATAAACCCTTACGTTTGATTAGGTTACAAACCTTTAAAAAAACCGTTTCTCCACTATATTTTTCATTAACGTTGAAAAACATCTCCAAACTAGAACCCAAAAAATCATACGACTGTCAAATTAAGATTATGATCCGATTAACGTTGAACGATCTTAATTTATATAATATATAATGAAGTTAAAAAAAAGTTTATTTTATTTACAATAATAGCAAAAATTATAACCTGAATTAACCCGTCTAGTCAAACATTTTTGACACCATTCATTATTTCCTTTGCGCAATTCTATTTCCGATTTAGTTAAAGCAACATTATAATTTTGTTTTCGATTGGTTATTTTATTTAATTTTGGATTATATTTTTTAATCAAGTCATATTCTAAATCAAGCATATCTGTTTGATTTTCACATATTTTTATTACTTCAAAAATCAAATCCTTTCCATTAGCTTTATGCCAACGAAATCTATCATTTGGAACTTGGACTGTTGTACCAATATAGACAAGTTCTTTTGTTTTTTTATCAAGACCTTTATAAATATAAAAACCTTTTGAAAAAATAAGATTTTTATTTTTTGCACACAATAAATCAGATTCCATTATCCAAGTTTTCTTAAATAAATTAATTGTAGTGGACTAACTTTACCATATTTTTTCAATGTTGCTAATATACTTTTGTAGAATTTTCTGTCATTTACTGATAAACGACTATTTAGATCATATAACTGTTTGAAATGTGTATAGCTAACAGAAACCCAATCATCAGGTACTTTGTCCAACTTATTATCTAAATTGTTGTAAATTTTAGTCACAGCACCAAAAGATGCTTGTTTTTTACCATTATCTGTCGCAATTTTTATCGCTTTAATCCACAATTCTGGTTCTTCAATATGTCGCATATCCTGCATCATAAAAAATTCTTTTGGATATACAGGTGATTTTACATTTTCGTTAAATTCAACAAATTTGGTTTTCATATACCTATATATATTAAAAAATTATTTAATAAAATCGGATGTGTTTCTATGTTCCCAAAATTTTCTACATTTAACAGCAGTATTCTTTTTTTCGAGTTTACAGTTCCCATATTCTGCACATTTTCTACACAAGATGATGTATGATGTATTTTTTTCAGTTTTCATATACCAATTATTTTAATCTTGTTATAGTTATAATAACACCACCAACACTAGTTCCACTTGTTTTGAATGCACCCCTTGGAATATTTTCGATATTAGCATTAACTTCACTTAGCCAATTTCTAAATTCGGTTTCTTTTTTATTATTTGAATTTTTCCAATGTTCAGATGCGATTGATACCAATTTGCCACCACATTTCAATAATTCATACATATGTTTTACGTGGTCGATATCTTGATTGGCTGTGAATGGTGGATTTGCTATAATTTTATCATATACAGGTTGATTCGGAATCATTAAAAAATCTCCAACTTCATGATGAAAACCTTTTTTATTTAGTATTAATGAATTTGCTTCCATCAATTCAATTGCAAGAACTTGACAATCAATATTTTTTCTTAATATCGCTTCGATTATAGCACCTTGACCTGCACTAGGTTCTAATACAATATCATTTTCTTTTAAATCTGCCAAATTCACTAATTTATCTGCAAGTTCACTTGGTGTTTCAAAAAATTGATATTCTTTTTTTAAATTACGTTTTTCACCATTGGATATTTGATTAAGTAAATCAGTAGGATCAGAATTAAACACAAACCCAAACGTTTTACCACCAACCCATTTACCACCAATCAAATTAAGTGATTTTGCTACATCTTGGTATAATTTTCTTTCGAGTTGAACATTTGGTAATTTAACAACATTACCATCAACGGTACATTGAATTAATACTTCTTCTTTTGTCATAAAATTGTTGTTTTAAATGATTGTGCAAAGATAGTTAATTTTTTATTAAATAACAAAAAAAAAGAGGATTTAAATCCCCTTTTTTAATCTAATGTTGTGTATTCAAACCCATCTTTGGTTTTAAAGAATACTATATGTTGAAATTTGCCTAATTTATTTATAATTCCGTGTGCATTAATCCAAGTAGTTAAACCCTTATTATAATTTAATCGTAATTGTGTAGATGTTCCAACACAACAACTTCCAGAAACCCTAGAAATTGCGTGTGTGTGTCCAACCACATTTTTAACCGACAATTTTGAAAATTGATTCATTCCACCACGACTGCCAGATGCACCTAAATTTCCATGCATTGAACACAAATATCCATTAACAACAATATTATCATTATATGTTAAACAATGAAAATTTGGATATTTTTTATTAATAACATAAGGTACGATACCATTTGGTGCTTCACCTTTTAATATAACACTAGCATATTCCATATAAGGAATTGCATTTTTTAGTGAATTCATTTTTCTCCAATCAGTTTCACGCAAAAATCTATCAACATGTTCATCATGATTTGATTTCACTATATAAACATCATAATCTTTTATTTGTGATAACCATTCTAACATTTCATCCAATTCTTTTTGAAGCGAATTTGATCCGTTCATTTCCATTTCGTGTTGTAAAAATGGATCATTTGTGTTATGATGTGTTATAGAATATGAATCCATTATATCATGAATAAACAATGTTTTTGGATATAATTTTTGACATAAATCATTTAATGTTTTATCAATAATTTCAGTATTTACACATTTTGTATGAATATCACCCATTATCAACGCATCAACAGTTTCAATTCTTTTAACAACACCATTATTTACATGATAAAACAAATCAATAAATTCGCCAGTATCTTTTGCGCTTACTTGTCTAAAGAAATAAGTATCTTCATCTTTTATTTCAACAATAGCAAACCCACTCGAAAAATGAAATTCCCCTTTTTTACCAGCCTTTGTATCAGAAAAATTTTGTTTTGTAACTGCACCAGTAGTAAACATTAACTTTGGTTTATATTCATTTATAACTGGAACTGTTTTTAATTCTATTTTTGGATGTCCAACAACACAAGAATAATCACCTGTCATACCTTCAAGTCCCATTAATGGTGAATAAGCTGTTGGTTGTATTTTAACATCACCTAGTACTTGTATTGATTTATTTAAGTTGTGCCTATTTAACGTTAAATGTGGTACAATTTTTTCATCCCACCAATCATTATCAGTATTTGTATTTATACTTGTTGGGTTGTGATAACGAAAAGGAATTACCAAAATTTCAGCATCAAGAACATCTTTATATGATAACATATTATTCCATAACCCAATATTTACACTTGTTGCATTTTGTGCAGAAGTAATAAAATAATATTTTTTTGATTTATCGTGTTGTTTTAATTTTGCAAGTTTTATTTGTTCAGGTATAATAATTACTTTTTCTTTTATTCCTAATTTTTCTGAACACCATCTTCTAAGTGTTCTTTCGGATTTATTTGTAAAATCCATAAGTATTTTCATCCTATCATCCCAAGTTTTTGTTCTATCCCAATATATACTACGAATTTTTTCAATATCTTCATCTTTTAGGTCTTTAAATTTCATATTTAAATTTTTTTTTTTCTTATATAATATATTTTAAATTATTTGTTTAATAATATTATGTTAATTGTTGCTTATGATTCATCAACTTATAAAAATCATATTCAAAAATCATATTTTTTGGTATTGAAAAAGTTGAAAACATGTCAGCCATTTCTTGACACGAATAATTATTTAAATTATCACCAGTACCAGAATATGCTACAATAAATAGAAATTTTAATCCATTTTCACTTTCAGCATATTCATATAATTCTTTAATTTGTTTAATTATAAAATCTTTTGAAATTGATGGATGTATTTTTTTTGTTAAATCTTTTGTTATAATTGCATAAGAATTACCTTGTAATCCTGATGCTTGCCCGTAAATTGCCCCACATCTTAATCTTGCAAACAAAGCGGATCCTTTCCCGTGGCGACCTTGATTATTAGATCCAAATACAAAAATTTGATTTGGTTTAATATTTTTTATTTTTCCTTTATAAACTAACATAATATTATTTAATTCAATATTTTAAAAAAGTTTAACATTTATTGTACGATATTTAAAAACTTTTTTATATTTGTCCACTAATATAGAATATTAATAATTTAAAAATTCAAAATAAACAATATGAGTGAAAATCAAGAAAATATAAATTCTGAAAAAACATATAATAAGTTTTCTGTGAGATATATGTATACTAAAGATGAGTGTTATCAGGAATCATTAAATTATAATTCCCGAATTGAATTCGCTAGGGAGTCAAAAAGTATTTATAAGTGTGCAGAATTGAATTGTTGGTTAAATGATTTTCCACATTTAAGAACAAAAGATACCCCAGTAAAAACAAGATATACTAAGTTTGAATGTTATAATATGTCATTGAAATGTAAAAACACAAGAGAATTTAAAGCTAAATATAAATTTTATTACATGTGTTCAGCATTAAATGGTTGGTTGGATGAATTTAAATTAAACCAAAAAACTAAAACTAAAGAAAAATTAACAAAAGCACAATGTAAAAGATCAGCAAAAAATTATACTACCCGAAGTGAATTTGCAGCTAAAGGAAAAAAATATTATGAATTTGCTACTAAAAATGGATGGATAAAAGAAATATGTTCACATATGATTGAATCTGAACACGATAAAAATTATTGGACAAAAGAAAATTGTAATAGTGAAGCCTTGATATATAAAACTAGAAAAGATTTTGAACTTGGGAATCCATCAGCTTATACACAATCAAAATTAAAGGGTTGGTTGGATGATATTTGTTCACATATGGAAATAGAAATTAAAGATGAATTTTGGACAAAACAACGTTGTCAAATTGAAGCTGCAAAATATCCGAAAAAAAGTCATTTTTCTTATTATTCAGAACCAGCATATAGAATAGCAAGTCAAAATGGATGGTTAGATGATATATGTAAACATATGTTAGATGATGATAATGAAAGATTTTTAAAACTAACAGAAAAAGAAATATGTTTCAATGAAGCTTTGAAATATTCTACAATGAAAGACTTTTTTGAAAATTCTCCTGAAAAATTTGAAAAATGTAGAATAAATAAATGGTTTTATGAAGCATGTAAACATATGCCATCACAAACTTTACCTGTTGATTATTGGACATATGAAAGATGTGCAATTGAAGCAAAAAAATATAAAACAATAAGAGATTTTAGATATCACGCTAAAGGTGCATACAATAAAATATTAGAATTCAAATGGAAAGAATTAGATCAGCATTTAAGAAATGATATTTCAATATGACAGAAGAATTAGATAAAAGTTATATTAAGTCGGTTATTCAACTGATTTTAAATAAAGTTCACGTTGAACCACAGAAAAGAAACATTAAAGAATTTTCTGATAGATTTAATTTTGCTTGTCCAATATGTGGTGATAGTCATAAAAATATAAATGCAAAACGTGGAAATATGTATTTCAATACGATGCATTATGTCTGTTTTAATGAAAAATGTGGTAGGTCATTTATAAAACTATTAAAAACATTTGAAGTTGATATTGATCTTCAAAAGAAAATGGATATATATAATTATATTGATAATAATGTACATTGGAATAAAAAAGAAGATAATTATGTCTTGCAACGTCTTGATAAATTAATTGACATTGATTTTCTTATTGAAACTTTAAATAATAATCCATCATCGCAATTTTCAAAATTTGGACCAATTAAAACCAATTCAGCAGCATATCAATATTTGAAATTTGAACGGTTAATTGATAACTTTGAAAATATATATGAAGCTGAATATACAGTAACACCTAAATGGAAAGAAAAAGTAATCGTCATTCTTAATAAAAGTGGTAATAAGGTACTTGGATTACAAATACGTAACTTAAAATCTGGTGATAAAAGATGGTTTAAAATTTTTAATTTTGAAAAACTTCATAATATGGTTCATCCCGAAGATCCACTTGATGAACTTGAAGCATTATCTTATAATAAAATATCAAATTTTTATAATATATTAAATGTTGATTGGGATAAACCAGTAACTATATTTGAAGCTTATTTAGATTCAACATTTTTTCCCAACGCAATAGGTGCTATTGGACTAAATAGTATTAATGATATGGGGTTTTTATTAAGTGACGATCTTGATACCCGTTTTTTCTTTGATCAAGATGAAGTTGGAATAAAAAATTCAATAGTGATGTTAGACAAAGGTTATAAAGTATTTTTGTGGCAAAAATTGAATGTTGATTTTTTAAAAAATAAAGTTGATAAATATCAAGCAGAAAAAATATTATTAAAAATAAAAGATTTAAATAAATTGGTACAGGATATGAAAAATACTGACCCTTATAATAAATTAAAATTAGATAAATATTTTTCAAATGACACATTTGATAAAATATATTTGGATTTTACAAAATACCCAAAAAATTCAAAATCTAAAAATTAATTTTCTTCGAAATATGAAAATTTGTGTAATTTTTTAATAAAAATTTGACCTTGCTTGCGTATATAAGCTTCCACTTTTTTAATATTCTTATTATCAAAATATTTTCCAATATTATTTTTTTCTGTTTTAGATAATTCATCAAAATTAAAATTAAAATTACACATATCTTTATAATACTTAAGTGGATATTTATTTTCTTCTTCTTTTATTGTATTTAATAAATTTTTGGATTTTTTCACTTTAAGATAAAATTCGTGTAATCTTGCGGATAATTCATCTTCGTTTGCCAAGTAACAATAAACTAAAAATTTTTTATATGATTCAGAACCATCGGTTGTTGAAGTTAAATCAGTAATTGATGCGATACTACCAAATCTAACTTCATGTATAAATAAGTCAACAATATCACCCTTAAAAATGCGTTTAGTATCATCTGAAAAAAATTCATTTCGACTACGAGAATATAATATCTTACTTTTAATAGTTCTATCTACTAAATGTTTAATTTCGTGAGTTAATAGTTCTTTAGTATCATATTCTTTATTTTCAATACCCAACATTATATCAACATAATATTTATTTCTTTTGTTTTTTTGTTTTTTTGGTATAATATTAACTGAAGCTATTGCTCGATTATAATATATACTAACTATAATATTACTTATAAAAACTAATTCTGTATTTTTTAATTGCCATGATCCATTAATATAAACTTCATTGGGCTTTAAAATATTTATATTAAATTCTGAAATATCAACAATTGTTTGGGTTTCTTTTTTATCAATCGCATCTTCAATTTGTTTCCACATTTTTTCGACAATTTCAAGTGTTAATTTATTTACACCCAATTTTTCAAATATTTTAAAAGTTGTTATCATAATTCAATAATTTTGATTTTTTTCTTTTTACACAATGAAATCAATTTTTCTTTATTTTCTTGGTCTGATTCAGATACTTTAAGATAGTTATCAGTTAATCTGATTTCTTTAATGTAATTTATTGGTATTTTATTTGCATGAATTTGAATTTCCGAATATAAATTATAAAATCTATCCCCTTCGATAAATACTTTACCTTTACTTGTTTCAAAAACACGACCATCATTTTTATGATTTAAATTTTCTAAAATTGTTTTTGATTCATATTTATATTCTGGATAAAATTTTTCTTTTACTAAATTTGAATAAATTTTTTTTAATTCTTTTTTCTTATATATTGTATCCACATTTTCTGCCACACTATCCAATAATGTAAAAGTCACTTTAAATTTTTCATAAATAGATGGTTTAAAATATATCATAACCGAACCATGACCAGTTTCATATCCACCATCATTAAACCAATCCGGAATACAAAATATCAAATCTTCTGTTCCAAATTTTTCAAGTTCAATTTCTTTTCTTTCATTCCACCAAGTTTCATTTTCATCTATAATTTGAATTTCTTTTTTTAATTCATTTCTACTCATCAAAAATCCTTTTTCAAGTATTGATATTACGGATTCATATGATGATAAGTGTCTAGCAAATGGATATTCATCATTTTCAGCATCATTTTCAGCATCATTTTCAGCATCATTTTCAGCATCATTTTCAGCATCATTTTCAGCATCATTTTCAGCATCATTTTCAGCATCATTAAATAATATACCAATTCCTTGTATTTGATTATTATTAGTTTGATATGTAAATTCTTTATATATTTTACCTTCTTTAATTTCATTCCAAAATTTAACAACACCTGGACAAGTTGAATCGTTAATGTCATGAAACATAACGATTTTAGCATATTTACCCAAATTTTCATAATCGGTAGATACACCTTCATATGAATGATCAGCATCAATAAATATAAAATCATATTTTTGACCTTTAAAATCTTCACTTGTTCCTATATGTAAATTAATGTATTGTTTTATATCTTCAGTTAATCCTTTATCTGAAATATCAACACCAATAGATTTTAAATTTGGATTTTTGAGTTTTAAAATATTATCAATTAATATATGGGTTCCACCTTTAAATATACCCACCTCAACATATGTATTTATATCATATTTCAACAATTCTAATAAAGCATCAGCTATTTGTTTTGGGGTTTGAAACATAGCTTCTTCGTTTCTATCATAAACCATATATTGATTCCATTCACCATAACCATCTCTATCTTCTACACATAAACCATAATCGCAAACTAAATTTATAATATCAACTTCTTTAATATCGGTCGCATTTAATTTAGAAATACTTTCAATTAATTTTTTATTTTTACTAAATTTGTTATCTTCAAATATATTTATATTTTTGTGCGTGAAATCACTAAACCGTTTAATCATAATCAAAAAATCTATTTTACATATATATAAAAAAATTAAACAACATTCTAATAAAAAAAACATATATAAAACTGTACAATAAATAAAAAATATTAATGAAGCAAAAAGAATCAGAAAACAGAATTAATTATTCAATTAAAGATTTAACCGTAAGGTTAGTTGGTGATAATGTTACAAATGGTGTAATTGACACTAAAAGTGCAATAAAATTGGCTAGAGATATGGAATTAGATTTGGTCGAAATTTCGGGTCCAGTTAACGGAAATCCATCAATTTGCAAAATAGTTGACTATCAAAAATATCTTTACGACAAAAAGAAAAAAGATAAAGATCAAAAGAAAAAGCAAAAATTAAGTCAGTCAGAAGTCAAAGAAATTAGAATGACCCCGCATACTGATGAACACGATTTTAATTTTAAATTAAATCATGCTAAAAACTTCTTAACCAATAACGATAAAGTATTAGTTTCAGTATTCTTTAAGGGTAGAGAAATATCATATAAAGAACAAGGTCAAATTGTTTTATTAAAATTTGCAAAGGAATTGGAAGATATTGGCATACCTGAGTATTTACCTAAACTAGAAGGAAAAAAAATGCTAATGATGATTAAACCTAAACCAAAAAAATAAAAAAGCAGAATAATCTGCTTTTTTATTTTTTAAAATTGGGGAATATCACGCTTATTTATATTAATATTATAATCTTTTAATATATTAAACATTATATTTGCTGTTTTTCTATCTGCATATAGAGAATTACGAATACTATTATTATAATATATTACATTGTTTTCAATATTAAATGTTATATTTTGAATTCGTACATCTTGAATTTCACCTGTTCCAATTAAGCATAACATTTTAGGATGTGGTAATTCAATTTTAAACACATTAAAAAGAAATGGTGTCGTATCATCATCTACTGGTTTAAAAGTTATAGAATCACTTATATATTTTTTTAAAATTAAATCAGATGCCATTTTTATATATTGTTTATGTCTAAGATCATCATAATTTTTAACTTTATCTATATATGAATTATATGTGTTGACCATTAATTCATTAAATTTAAAAATTTTCATATTATTTTTTTTAATATATATATTAATTTAAAAATGATAAAATATGATAAAATTATTTGAAAAATGGTTAATTTTTGAAAGATTAAATTCTGCTAAAGGTCGAAATATGATGAAATTGGTCGATTATTTTGAAAAATCCATCAAAGAAAAAGAAGCAGAATTACCAGAATTCTTTCAAATACATTATCCCCACATATTCGATAATTGGGCTTTAGAAAATTCAAACTATTTTGTAGAATTAGATGAATATGATTCAGAAGAAGAAGCATATGAAAATGTTATATATCCAACAACATATTATGAATTAGAATCTGATATTCTAGAAAAATACAAAAATTTTTTAATTGAAATTGTTGATAATGTTTTTAAAAAAAATCCATATAATTTAGATTTGTGTATATTACCATTATATGTAACATATACTTATGAAGATGATGTAATTGATGGGTGGCTAGTTCATTTTACTGATTATGAAAAAAATATTAAATCTATACTAAAATCACAACACTTCCAAGGAATTCCAAATATGTATAATTTAGCAATAACAAGCACAAATGAAGATGATTATAGTGAAGATGGTTATTGTTTTGGATTTGATATATCTGATGTATATGAAAATTTTAAAGATGGATATTCACATTATGGTAATTTTGGTATTTTATTTAAATCTAGTGGAATAAAACTTTACCATAATGGTGATGATGAACATCAAGTAGTATTCATTGGAAATCAAGTCAGTAATTTAATTCCTTTTTGGTATGATCCAAATACAAAAGAACTTTACAATAAAAATAAGACTATTAGGTCAAATGATTATGAATACTTTTTTGAACAAATCATTGAATCTTAATTGTTGTGCTTATTATAATATTTAGATACAGTATAATTAAACCAATTTTTTGCAACTAAGTTAGCTTCGATTGAATAAATTAATAAATCCTTTATTTTATTGAGAAAATTATAAGTCATTTCATTTTGAAACATAACATTAGAAAAAGAATTTTTAATTAAACCATCTTCATAATCAAAGCCAGATTTAATATTATCATTTATATGTTTTAATTCATATAATTCTTTTATTTGTATATCTTTTTCTATCATAGTATGTTATTATTTTGTGTTTAAATCAAATTCCACTATTTTATCTTTTGGTTTGATTGTTATTATATTAACAATTTTTTTCATATTATATAACACCATCATTTTACCATTACCAAATGGATTATTCATTAAATCGTAATCTACTCCATTTTTAATATAAAATTCCCTAAGATATTTGGTATTTGTTGATTTTATTGCTTTTTCATTTAAAATAATGTTATTAAAAATATATCCTGGAACTTTACCATCTTTGATATATTTTTCTAATCTATTCATTACCATTTTTTTCAAACTTCCAATTACATAAAATTTTATAAATTCTTTAACCTTTTCAATATCTAAAAATACTTTATTAATATCAACACCATATTCAACTGTAATCAAATATAATTTTCGACTTCCTTTTGCATATCGTATTGCGGTACTATAATCTGTTGCTATATATAAACCAGCACCATACTCATATCTACCATTTTTTTGTGCAATAATATCATCATAATGGTCAAGATTTCCACCATGCCAAAAATTCATAGTGTTTGGTATGTTGGGTGGAAAAATTTCTTCTTCGTTTAATTTGAATTTATCAAATTGTAATATCATAAACTACTTTTTCTTTCGATTGCTTCAGCAGATGGTATTTTATCAGTTACATATTCAATTAGATTTGATAATGATTCAACTTCATCTTTAACATCATCATCTGATGATTCCATTTTTAAATACACATCATATGATTCATTGCCTACTTTATCAATTTCAATTTTTCTGATTTCTCCAGATTTGGGTATATAAAAAAATAAAGATTCGTCACCTCTTTGTAATTGAAATCCAAGTGTTTCTAATTTATCCATTTCTATTTCATTCCAAGCTGTATCACTTTTTGATTTTTTAAAAAACCCTTCATAAGTTTTAATTATTTTCATATTATATTATATTTTTTTCCTTTCATTAAAATATCTAAATCTTTTGGATATAAATTTTCTGTTGTTGTTTTTTTAAGAAATACGGTATTATCTATTTTTTGATATTTTTTAAGTAATTTATACATATCATTTAAATCATATGGATTATATTTAATTGTATTTCCAAATTTATCATTTGGTGTATCAAGTAATTCTTCATCATTATATTTATCTAAATGAAATAATTCATACTGTATATCTTCATCTATTTGAAAATTTTCAAATTTTTTTAAAATCATACTGTTAATTTATCTTTTTTGTTACTCCAAATATAATAACCTTGATATTCATTTTCATATACCATTCCACCCAACGTTGATATGACATTTAATGTTGTATCAAACGTTATTGTTTGTTGAAAAGTGTATTTTAATGATTCTTTATCAATAAAAGATAATGGTTTTAATTTAATACCAAATATATCCAATGAATCTGGAATATCTGAATAAAATTCCGACAAAGCATAAGTTACTAAGTTTTCTCTAATATTTTCAATATCTTCTTTATCAAAAATATAACATTTAAATATTACACGTTCAGAACCAAGAATATCGCCTGTTATATCATTTAGTTTATATAAATGTTTTTTCTTATCTAACAAATCCACATATTGATCATATGTTTTATAATAATCAACAAGTGTTTTAGTATATTTATTTCCAGCTAATTTAATATTATAGAAAAATTCGTCTATTTTAACATTTGGAATTTGAAATTCGTATAACGAATTCCATTCTGTAAATTTTGTAATATTTAATGTTTCTTTCATATTTTTTTCATTCAATTTTAAATTAAATTAAAAGAATTAAATTCTTTTATATGTTTCAATTTTTTATTTTTGGAATTATCATCTTTTTCTTTAGCTATAAAATCATCTAAAATTTCATTTAATATTTCTTTCACTAATTGATGATATTCTATTTCATCTTTCACTAGATTTATTCCTTTGTTCTTGATATCTTCTAAAATATCATTGAATCTTTTATTGTTTTTATAATATTTTTTAAGTGAACTTGGTTTTGCTCCTTTTTTAATATAAAAACTAATAATTGGATATAATTCTTTAAATATGTCCGATTTAGCTTGTTTTTTTATTGATTTTTCCATATTCTATATATATAATTTTAAAATTTTCATTTTTATATATATCATATGATTATATGGTGAAAATTGAATTGTCCTGTGTAGTAAATTCTAGAACAATCATAAATATGGATTACCTAAAAATTAAATTAATGATTGAAATTTTACATATTTTTTAGGACACAAATAAAAATTTCGATAACTTTTTTCTTTTTTATCATACAATTCTTTAAAAAACCAATTTTTATATGTACTACTATATATTATTAAACACTTGGTTTTAGAAGCATTTAATATTATATAGCAATATAATGTCCTTATATTTCTTTTATCTATTTTATATTTTTCATCAACAATTATATCTTGGTATGGTACATCATCAAATGTCATAAAATCTATTTCTTTCCATTGTTTGACTTCAACCCGCATTGATATTTTTATATCACCATCATCAGTATGTTCATATCTCGATTCTTCATCTGGTGTTACAGTATATGGTAAAATCTCACTATCAAAACCCAATTTTGTCATCCAATTATTAACAACAATTGTTGCTTTTTTAGCATCATTTAAATTTTGCGTAAAAATGTTTCTGGGTTTCATATTGAAAATATTGAATTTAATACTGACAATCTTTTATTTATTGTTGGTAATCCTATTGGTTCGAGAAAACGATTCACAATATGTAAGAATGTTAAATCAAATTGTTCATCAAAATCAATTTTAACACCTTCTTTTTCTACAATTTCATATGGATGCATACTTCTTTGAAAAGCAAAAACATTATTTTTAGGATGATTACAATAATAATATTTTATTCTTCCACCTCTTATATTATCATATTTTACTTTATATTCCGAATTTTTGTTTAATAAATAATTGTGTAATGCTGCAGCTTTAACACCAAAATGCGCACCTTTAATACATACAACATCGGTTACATCATCTATACACTTAATTGAATAATTACTACAACTAGTGGTCATACTAATATCTTCGATATCTGCCATTATAAATTCTCGCTTCATATCTTTAACCAATTTTAAAACTTTTCTAATATCAATATTATTAGGATTTCCAAATATATACCTTAAAAAATCATAAATATTTTCTCTAACAAATGGTGGTGTAGAAGATTTAACAATCTCAACACCCTTTGGATAAAAATATGTCAAATTTTCATAAAAAATTCCATCTTCCCAAACAACATTGTTTATGTAATTCTTTTTTTGAATATGTAATGCTGAACGATTAATTGTTTCAAGTTCAAATACATGAAGATTTTTAACACCATATCTTGATGCATATTCAACAAGCCAACTGTTATATAATTTTTCAACAAATATTCTATTAGCATGTAATATCCAATCCAATTCTTCACCCATATAATTAGATGAATCAATCATTGGTTTAAAAGAAATATATAATGAATCGGTATCACCATATATGATTATTGGCTTTTCTTTTGGAATTTGTTCTATATGTGAAAAGTCACCAATTATTCTTTTAAATAAAATATTATAACTTTTAAATTCTTTCTTATCTTCAATTAAATCGAATTTATTTATATTTAACTTTTTTAATAACCCATCATCACCATCTAATGAATTGTGTGGATAATTAATATTCATTCCATTAATATCCAACAAGAAATATTTACCTTCTTTTTCGGCTATATATTCTAAACCTAATCTTTTGTGGGTTTCGATATCCAAATGCCACTCATTATAAAAATATTGTTCAATTTTTTTCAACATAAAATTTATAACATCACGACCATGTGCAGTAATAGCATTTGCTATATGTGAATTTGATATTACAAAATGCGGATTTGCGAATGCGCCGTATGTTCCGTTAATCACGAGCTTAAGTGCTAATTGCATCGCTTTCGCTCTATCATATTCAGCTTTTGTTTCGTCTATTCGACTTTTTAATTCCGCAATTTTTTGTCTTTTTTCATCAGGTGTCATTTAATATAATATATTTTTCTATATTTAGCATAAAAAAATTTTTTTGTTTATAAATTGTTTTCTGTTTTTAATATATAAGAAAAAAAATACAATATGCATATACAATTATTTAATGAACATCATAATGATTTAGAAATTTGGAAAAAAATGATGGATGAATATGATTTAAAATATTTTACAGAATTAAGTCAATTATCTAAATCTGATTTAGAACAAATGAGGGAAGATTGGAAAGCGATGAGAAGATATGCGTTATATAAATTAAATCTAGAATTAAATAATTCTGGTAAAATTGGACAATTATTGAATGTTGATGTTGAAGATTCAGAATTATATCCATATTTAGATGATAAAGAAGCCAAATTCGGTGGAAATAAAGAACATTTAACATATAAACAATTATTCTTTAAATATTCTAGAATATTAGATTTTAATGATGGATATAAGCCAAAAAATTTAATATTGATAACCAAAGAATTGAAAAATCTCAAATAGTTTTTAATCCAACTTGCCAATATGTTTTACCAGATAATATAATAGACACTTGATTACTTAATCCATTTATAGTGTGTTCTAATATATTATTTGTATTTGAAAAATTAATTATACCGCCATCCCAAGCTGAAATATTCATTAATGATGCAATTCTATCAATTCTACATGCATATCCATAATAACAATCATTTCCGATATATGATCCGGCAAAAACTAATCCGATAATTTTTTTAACTCCCGAAAAATCAGCAATTAACGCAGAACCAGAATCACCACGATTTATAGGATATGGACAATCTGGGTGCATTGGCTGTGTTGAACCTGTTGTAGCAACAAATTCAATTAGATCAGAATAGCTAACGTTTATATATTTTCCTTGTTTTTTATAATAAATATTTGAAATAACTGATGGAAATTGTGAAATTCGTAATTTTGTAATCCCTTCACCTTTCCCACCTGTTGTTCTTCCTGCACTATATAATAATGGATTATATGATGATGATCCAGGAATTAAAATATTATTAATTTCTTCAGTTGTCGCAAATGGTAGTGGGTTTGTAAAACTCAATCCTTCATATTTATATGATGTATTATTTGAAAATGTGTCTCCTGAATTAATTGTTGTTAATGCAACATCGACATAATTATAACCATATGAACTTATTGGATAATATTTTTTAACAACACCAATTGGATGATTATCAGATATGCTTTCGTGTGGTTGTGTTACGATATTATTCTTAATGTTACTAATTATGCTAGTTGAACTTCTTTCCGAGCATATAAAAGCATCATCAATAAAAACATGATTATTAGATACACCAACCAAAGAATTAGTATCATTATCTTTAGCAATAAATCCCAATGTGCCTGTTGAGTTTGGCATTGATGTAATATTACTTGCTGATATTCCACCTTTCAATGGTCTAAAAATATTTTTATTTGATATCGTTGTACCAGACCAAATGTAAAATTTAGGATCACAACCCAATAATTTAAAATCTTTTTGTACAACATCAGTTTTAATAAATTGATCATTTATATTAATCTCATTTGGTAATAACTGATCTTCAGTCAATTGATCTTTTGGTATTTTTTCTTTAACTGAAAAAACGATTGATTTTTCATCTGTTAATATTCCATTAACAGATTTATATCCATATCCAACACCAATTATATTGTCATCTGTATTTTGATGGTATTCTTCAATAGTCTTTAATAATTCTTCATGGCCCATAATATTATAATAAATTTGGGATGTGTATAAACACAGTTACTATTCTAGTTGTCGTCGTCGTTGTCGTAGGTGCTACGGTTGTCGTCGTCGTTGTCGTAGGTGCTACGGTTGTCGTCGTCGTTGTTATTGGTCTTCTAGTAGTTGTCGTCGTTGTTATTGGTCTTCTAGTAGTTGTCGTCGTTGTTATTGGTCTTCTAGTAGTTGTCGTCGTTGTTATTGGTCTTCTAGTAGTTGTTGTCGTTGTTGTTATTGGTCTTCTAGTAGTTGTTGTCGTTGTTGTTATTGGTCTTCTAGTAGTTGTTGTCGTTGTTGTTATTGGTCTTCTAGTAGTTTTTGGTCTATTTGTTATTATTTTTGATCTATTTACAGATGATAATAATACAATTGTTGTAGTAATTGTTGTAGTTGGAACAAAAATAAAATCAGATTCAAATATTCGTAAATTCATAGTATGCCAATCTGTTGCTGTTTCTGAAAAAGCAAAAAATATATTTGTTCCTGTTGAATATTTAATTTTAGCTATTGAAATTATATAATAATTTAAAAATTTATTTATTAATAAATAATTTGAATTATTATTTGATAAATATTGTACTAAATTTTTGCTATAACCCTTACCTCTTAAAGATAATGGAATTGTATTGAAATCAATTTCAACTTCAGCTAAAAATGTGATATTATTTTTTTCAAAAAAATCAAATATATTAGAATATGTGCCAGATTTAAGTTTAAATTTAACATAATGATCATTTAACCAACAATATCCAACATTTGTCATTTTTATAATTATTTAATTTTTTTATATATTAAAATTAAATAATGATAAAAATAATCACCAACTATTCGCAAATCGAATTTTGTGTACACCATCTGGTATTTCCGATACAATGATTTCAAATCCATCTGTCATATCTTTACTGTATTCGTGTTTTGGTATAGGTATTTCTAATTTTTCATCTAATAATGACAAATATGGATACTTATTCCCAAAATATTCAGCAGTTTCTTTTGGTAATTCTTTAATACCTGCTTCTAAACAAGCAATCAATACTTTTGATTGTTTCTTATAATTTTCATTTTCGGGTGAAACAAACCCTGTGATTTTCGTTGACATTCCCATTTTTTAATAATTTATTTATTAATTAATTCTTTAATTGCATTTATTCCGTTTTCATTAATGTTCCTCGTACCGATTCCAGCAAATTTTTTTGTTAATTTTGGTATTTCTTCATATATTTCAAAACTTTCTGATTCATAATCATAATAATACCATTGATTAGCAGTTTGTTCAAACAAAAAAATTGGTTTTTTATTATCTATTGCACAAGATACTGCATATCCTGTTCCACCACATACGTTATTTATATCATCTAACATACCAATAGCAAAAATAGTATCTGAACATTTTACTTGAAACCAATCTCTTGATATTAAATTTTTAATATACGATGATAGATTTGAAATATTTCGATTTAATCTAACATTAGCAATTTTAATATGTTCATATCCTTCTTTAAGCTGTTTTGGTGACAATATATGACGGTTCTTTGAATCTGTATCGTGACCATCAAAAGAAAATGCGACTACATCAAAACCTTTCTTTATAGCTTCATTTTCGAATATAGTATCTGATCCTTTTGCACCCCCAGAATAACAAGTATATTTCATATTTTTAAATTAAAATTCAATTTTAAAAAATTAGAATCATCATCAATTCTAGTATCATCAATTTTTTTCATTTTATCAATAATCTTTCTAAAATTTGAATTGGATATATCTAAAATATTAAAAATACAAGATAATCTACAAGGATAATATCCATCTATTGATATTGTTCCAAATCTATTGTTTTTTTGTGGTTCTTCTTGATCACCCAAATAATATTCTAATGTCATATTATCTAAATTTATTATATAGCCATATTCACAATATAACGATTCTTTTATAAATTGATTATCTATAATATAATCTTCTATTTTTCCATCATACATTTCAATAAGCCATTCTGTGCTTTGTATATCACTAAATAAATCAGAATTATTTGGACTTGTGTATTGTTTATATTTGTCGATCATTTCTTTGTCAGTAATATCGACATTTTTTAATTTTGATGATCGTTCTTTAAAAGTTTTCCAACCTTTTTCATTATTTATTCTAACAATCAAATCTAAAACATCTTCACCCAATCCATCAGGATCAGAATTTTCATTATTATAACCCAATGATAATTTATCCTGATAAATTATTCCTACTACACCTTTACACATATTTAACTTAATTTATATTGTTAATTCTAATGCTATTAATAAACTGGTATTTTGATTATCTATAAATAAAAAAGTGTCAAACACATAGACTGTAATATCATCTTCTGTGAATGTTATAGATTTAAAATATTTTTTGGGGAATGTTATTGATAAGTCATCGTGGGTTATATCACAAATTTTAAGATTCCATTGTATATCTTCACCAATCGAAAGACTATTATCAGTTATATCTAATGTAAGAATATCATTTTCATTATCAACTGCTCCAATTTTTTTAATTTTTGTAAATGAATTTTTATCTAATGTGAATTTAAAATCCATATTATTTATATTGACAGTTTTTTTAATTTTTTCGATATCAATATTTGTGTTCATACCCCGAATATCACCACCAATAATACTTAATTTTAATTTAGAATTTTTTAATTTTAAATTATCTGCATACGTATCATCGTTCATAAAAAATTCACAATTGACACTTTCATCATAATCTAAATAATTTTTAAGTGTACTTTCAAATTTAGCACCCTTTTTGACGATATATCTAATTTCTTGTGTTATATCATCAGTAAATGAAAAAACTTCATTTGTTTTAAAAATAAATGATTTAAATGCATTTACATTTGATTTTTCACCTACAACCACATAAAATAATGTGTCATTTTTATTTATTTTAAAAAGAATTTCATCATCAATTGATAAAAGATCATGGATTTTATCCAAGAAAAAGTTTAACTGTTGTATTGACATGCTAAACTTGTATGAAATATTCGACATAGTTATATTTTTACTTTTTTATAGATTAAAAATAAATTAGAGTTTATTTTATTTTATTTGATCTAATTATTTTCGAATTATATTTATTTTGTTTCATGTTGTTGAATTTTTATTATCTTTGCACAATTAATGACACCAATCATCATATCAACGGGTGTGGTTAAATTATTTAAATTCATAAAATGTCAAAAATAATCGAATTAATAAAGATCCATTTTGGTGATAATTCATTTACACCATATGGGCAATGGATTAAAATATTTAAACTTTTTGTTGAAAATTCATCTGAATCAACCAAACATAAAATTGATCAAATAGATGAATTTATAAATAAATGGATTGAAAAAGAATATGGTGATTGGTCTATTCCAAATACAATTATAGAAGCCAAAGAAAAATTAGAAAATAAAATTAATGTTTTTTATGAAATATTAAAAGAATATTCTATAAATAATGAAAAAATTAAAAAAATTATAATAATTCCTGATACTAATGCGCTAATACAAAAACCTGATCCAAAGTCATATAAACAATTAATGAATAACGATAATCTAACGATTATTTTTTTACCTACTGTGTTAAGTGAACTAGATGAACTTAAAATTAAAACTTCAAATTTAGATTTTCAAGAAAAAGTAAAATCAGTAATAAATAGATTAAAAGGATATAGAAAACAAGGCAACTTAATTGATGATGATGTAACAGTCGAAAAAACAATAAAACTTAAAATGGTTGCATCAGAACCAAATTTTGATAAAACGTTATCTTGGCTTGATAGAAATAACAATGATGATCGGATAGTTGCAAGTGCATTAGAAATTCAACGGGATAATCCTTCTTCTGTTGTTTGTTTAATAACAAGTGACATAAATTTTCAAAATAAAATAATGATGGCAAAATTACCATACAAAGATATATAGAAAGAAGTTTAAAAAACTTCTTTTTTGTTAAAAATTTTGTATCTTTGCAAATATTTTTTAACATTCAATTATGACAAAAACAGAAGAATTTATCCAAAAAGCGAAACTTGTTCACGGGGATAAATATAATTATTCTAAAGTCGAATATATTAATAATCACACTAAAGTTACTATTATTTGTCCAAAGCATGGTGAATTTAAACAACAACCAGCAAATCATTTAAATAATATGGGTTGTCCAAAATGTGTTGGCAATATAAAATTAACAACAACAGATTTTTTATCAAAAGCAAAAGAAATTCATGGGGATAAATATGATTATTCAAAAGTTGAATATGTCGGAATATTTAATCACGTGAAAATAATTTGTCCAATTCATGGGGAATTTGAACAAACACCAAGACAACATCTTAAAGGTCGTGGGTGTTATAAATGTGGTGGTACACAAAAATATACACAAAATGAATATGTTATAAAAGCAAAGGAACTTCACGGGGATAAATATGATTATTCAAAAGTTAATTATTTGGGTGGTAGAAAAGATATAATTATAATTTGTCCTAAACACGGTGAATTTAAACAAAAAGCTGGTCAACATATACATGGTTCAGGTTGTCCAAATTGTGCTGGATTAGGGTTTATATTTCTATCATTTGAAGAAGCAAAAATTTTTGTTAAAAATCTTAATTTACAAACACAAAATGAATGGCAAAAATATTGTAAATCGGGAAATAAACCTGATAATATACCAATAGCACCCGAAATTGTTTATAAAAAAGTTTGGATTAACTGGGGTGATTGGTTGGGTACATTTAAAATTTCAAATCAAAAAAAAGAATATTGGACATTTGAAGAAGCTAGAATATTTGTTAGAAATCTTAATTTAAAATCAATAACAGAATGGAAAAGATATTGTAAAAATGAAAATAAACCTAGCAATATTCCAAATGATCCATACGGAACGTATAATAAATATGGTTGGTTAAATTGGGGTGATTTTTTAGGCTCATTTACATTAGCACCAAAAGATAGACAATATTTATCATTTGAAGAAGCAAGAAATTTTGTTAGAACACTTAATTTAAATTCAAAAGAAAAATGGGTAAATTATTGTAAATCGGGAAGTAAGCCTAACAATATTCCAAATGATCCATATAGTTATTATAAAGATGATGGTTGGATTGATATGGGGGATTGGTTGGGTACATTTACAATTGCCCCACGATATAAACAATTAAATTATCTTTCAGAAGAAGAATTCATACAATTTATTAAAGATACATTTCCAAATTTATATGGTGCTGAACTTCATAAAGCATATGAAGCTTGGTGGGATGAAAATAAACCAGAATATTTACCAAAGGATGTTGCTAAATATTATAATAAATAATTTATGTCAAAAAAACGACCTTTTTTATCATTTGAAAATGCTAGATTTTTTTCACGATCTATTAATTTAAAAAGTGGGAAAGAATGGAAAGAATTTTGCAAATCAGGTAATAAGCCTGATAATATACCAACAAATCCATATGAAGTATACAAAAAAGAATGGATTAGTATGGGTGATTGGTTAGGGACATTTTCGGTTCATACTAAAAATTTTTTATCATTTAATGAAGCAAGAATTTTTGCTAGATCAAATAATTTCAAAAATAGAGAAGATTGGAAATTATATTGTAAATCGGAAAATAAACCTAATAATATTCCGACAAATCCATATGAAGTATACAATAAAGAATGGATTAGTTGGGGGGATTGGCTAGGAACAAAAATAGGATTTGAAGGATTTTTATCATTTGAAGAAGCTAGAAATTATGTTAGAAATCTGAACTTAAAATCAAATAAAGAATGGTATAAATATTGTAAGTCAGGAGATAAGCCTGATAATATTCCATCTACACCAAATAAAAAATATAAAAATTGTGGTTGGACTAATTGGTATGATTGGTTTGGAACAAAAATTGAATTTGAAGGATTTTTATCATTTGAAGAAGCTAGAAATTATGTTAGAAACCTGAATATAAAATCATCAAATGATTGGGCTAAATATTGTAAATCTGGAAATAAACCTAATAATATTCCAAGTAATCCACGTGAAGTATATAAAAATGAATGGAATGATTGGGGTGATTGGTTAGGAACATTTACTATATCAACACAAAACTATGTGTATTTATCATTTGATGATGCAAGAAATTTTGCTAGAAATCTTAATCTAAAAACACAAACATATTGGAGGAAGTATTGTAAATCGGGAAATAAACCTGATAATATACCAAGTGATCCATCCAAAGGTTATAAAGATAAAGGTTGGCTTAGTTGGGGTGATTGGTTAGGTACAAAAATTGGATTTAATGGGTTTTTACCATTTGAAGATGCAAGAAATTTTGTTAGAAATCTTAATCTAAAAACCCAATATGAATGGAAAGTGTATCTTAATAGTGGAAACAAACCTAACAATATTCCAAATAAACCACGGGATGTATATAAAGATTGGATTAGTATGGATGATTGGTTAGGTACTTTTGTGATATCAACCCATAAACAAAAATTTTTATCATTTGATGAAGCAAGAATATTTGTTAAAAATCTTAGATTAATCGGTAAAGATGATTGGTATAATTATTGTAAAAGCGGAAACAAACCAACGGATATTCCAACTACACCCAATACCGTTTATAGTGAATGGGTGGGTTGGGGTGATTGGTTAGGAACATATAATATAGCATCATTTGATAAAGAATTTTTATTGTTTAATGATGCGAGAAATATTATTAGAAACAAAAATTTTAAAAATCAAAATGAATGGTTTGAATATTGCAAATCGGGAAATAAGCCAAAAAACATTCCAAGTGATCCATCAAAAACCTATATAAATGATTGGATTGATTGGGGTGATTGGTTGGGTACATTTACTATTGCAACCCAAAATAAACAATTAAATTATCTTTCAGAAGAAGATTTCATACAATTTATTAAAGACACATTTCCAAATATTCCACCTGGAATTGAACTTCGCAAAGCATATGAAGCTTGGTGGGATGAAAATAAACCTGATTATTTACCAAAGGATGTTGCAGGATACTACAATAAATAATTTATGTCAAAAAAATTAACAACAGAAGAATTCATTATTAAAGCCAAAGGTGTTCATGGTGATAAATATGATTATTCTAAAGTTGATTATGTTAATAATCATATTAAAGTTACTATTATTTGTCCAATACATGGTATTTTTGAACAAACACCAAGTAATCATTTACAAGGTAAGAATTGTATTAATTGTGGTTCTTATAATCAATCTAATACCATAAAAAATAAAAATATATCATTTGAAGAATCAAGAAATTTTGTTAGAAATCTTAATTTGAAATCGCAAAAAGAATGGAATAAATATATTAAATCAGGTAATAAACCTGATAATATTCCAAGTATGCCAAATCGAATATATAAAAATAAAGGTTGGATTAGTATGGGTGATTGGTTAGGAACTTTTACAATAGCATCATATAAAAAAATTTTTTTACCATTTGAAGAAGCAAGAATTTTTGCTAGAAATCTTAATTTAAATTCACAAAAAGAATGGTTAAAATATCGAAAATCTGATAATAAACCTGATAATATTCCAAGTAATCCATATAGTGTATATAAAAATGATGGTTGGTTATCATGGGGTGATTGGTTAGGAACAAAAAATGATTTTAATGGATTTTTACCATTTGATGATGCTAGAAATTTTGCTAGAAATCTTAATTTAAAACCATATGATAAATGGAAAAAATATTGTAAATCAGGAAATAAACCTAACAATATTCCAAGTAGTCCTGATAAAGTATATAAAAATAAAGGTTGGATTGATTTTGGTGATTGGTTAGGTTATAAAAAAGATTTTTTATCATTTGAAGAAGCCAGAACTTTTGTTAGAAATCTTAATTTAAAATCACAAAAAGAATGGATTGAATATTGTAAATTAGGAAATATGTTAGATAATATACCAAGTAATCCACAACATACTTATAAAAATAAAGGTTGGATTAGTTGGGGTGATTGGTTAGGCACATTTACTATTTATAAAAACAATTTTTTACCATTTGAAGAAGCAAGAATATTCGCAAGAAATCTTAATTTAAAATACAAAAAGAAATGGATTGATTATTGTAAATATGGTAATAAACCAAATAATATTCCATCTGATCCATATCGTACATATAAAAATAATGGATGGGTTAGTTTTGGTAATTGGTTAGGTACTGAATATTTATCGGAAGAAGAATTCCAACAATTTATTATTGATAATTTTTCAGATGTTCATCCTGATGATATGAATAAATTTTATGAAATATGGTGGAATGATAATCAACCAATTAATTTACCAAAATATCCAAAAGAATATTATAATAAATAAAATAAAAATTTTTTAAAAAACTTACAATAAATTTGCTTTTTCGTAATAAAAACTTATATTTGCACAATGTTTAATTAAAAATATAAGTTTATGAAAAAGTTTTTATCATTTGAAGAAGCAAAGGCATTTGCACAAAGTTTAAATTTAAAATCCTTAAAGGATTGGAAAGATTACTGTAAATCGGGTAACAAACCTAATAATATTCCAAATGATCCGTACAGTGCATATAAAAACAACAATTGGATTTCGTGGGGTGATTGGTTGGGTACATTTAGGGTTTCGAATAGGAACAAACAGTTCATATCTTTTGAAGAAGCAAAAGAAATTATCAAAAAATTAAATTTGAAAAACCGAAAAGATTATGAAAAATATCAATCAGATATGATTGAAAAACTTAATAATGCGACTGTACCAACAAATCCAAATGTTGTATATAGTAGTTCTTGGAAAAGTTGGAATGATTTTTTGGGTATAGAACCAAATGAATTTCTTCCATTTGAAGAAGCAAGGAATTTTGTGCGATCACTTAATTTAAAAAGTGTTCGGGATTGGGAAAAATACAGAAAACAAAAACCTGATAATATTCCATCTTTACCAAGTAGTTATTATAAAGAAAAATGGATAAATTGGGGGGATTGGTTAGGAACAAACAATGTTGCTACTAAATACGTATCATTCGAAGATGCAAAAAATATTGTTCGTAAATTAAAAGATTCAAAATGAAAAAGGAATTTTTACCATTTGAAGAAGCAAGAACATTCGTAAGATGCCTTAATTTAAAATCTTTTAAAGATTGGAAAAAATATTGTAAATCTGGAAATAAACCTATTAATATCCCATCTTGTCCTCATGTTATATATAAAAATGATTGGATTAGTTGGGGGGATTGGATAGGAACATTTTCAGTTCATACTAAAGAATTTTTACCTTTCGAAGAAGCAAGAAATTTTGTTTATACTAAAAATTTGAAAAATCAAGCTGAATGGTGGATATATTGTAAATCTGGAAATAAACCTGATAATGTGCCGTGTTCACCTGACATAATTTATAAAAATAATGGTTGGAATGGTTGGTATGATTGGTTTGGATATGATAAAATATCGGTTTTAAAAAATAACTTCATAATAAAAGCTAACATTGTCCATAATAATAAATTTGATTATTCAAAAGTTAATTATATTAATGTTAAAAATAAAGTTATAATTGGATGTCCCATACATGGTGATTTTGAACAAACTATAAATGGACATTTAAATGGTAGGGGGTGTTCAAAATGTGCTAAAATTGATTATAGATCATTTGAAAATGCTAGAAATTTTGTTCATTCTTTAAATTTACAAACGAATGCGGAATGGATAATTTTTAATAAAAGCGAAAATATGCCTAAAGATATTCCACATAACCCAAATGTTGTATATAAAGATAATGGTTGGATTAGCATAGGTGATTGGTTAGGAACAAATTCAATTGCACCACAATATATGAAATATAGAACATTTGAAGAAGCTAAAATTTTTGCACAAAAGCAAAATTTAAAATCTAAAGATGAATGGAAAGTATTTAAAAAATCCGAAAATTTTCCTATTGATATACCTAAAAATCCAAACGTTACATATAAAGATAATGGATGGATTTCTTGGGGTGATTTTTTAGGTACATTTACATTAGCACCAAAAAATATATCAAAAAATTATTTATCGGAAGAAGCAGCCAAACAATTTCTTATTGCTAATTTTTCAGATGTTCATCCCGATGATATGGATGATGCTTATGAAAAATGGTGGAATAATAATCAACCAATTAATTTACCAAAACATATAAAATTACATTATAAATTGTTTTATTAAAAAATGAAAAAGGAATTCTTATTATTTGAAGAAGCTAGAAATTTTGTTAGAAATCTTAAATTAAAATCACAAAAAGAATGGAACAAATATATTAAATCAGGAAATAAACCTGATAATATTCCAAGTGATCCATATATTGCTTATAAAGATAATGGTTGGCTTAATTGGGGTGATTGGTTAGGTACATTTACTATAAAAAATAAAGATTTTTTACCATTTGAAGAATCAAGAAATTTTGTTAGAACACTTAAATTTAACAATAGAAAAAAATGGAAATTGTATTGTAAATCTGGTAAACCTGATAATATTCCAAGTAATCCAAACGTTGTATATAAAGATAATGGTTGGTATAATTGGGGTGATTGGTTAGGAACATATACAATTGCAACATTTAATAAAGAATATTTATCATTTTATGATGCTAAAATATATGTTCATACATTAAATTTAAAAACCAAAATTGAATATGTTAAATATATTAAATCTGGTAATAAACCTGATAATATTCCAAGTGATCCATATAAGGTTTATTACGATAAAGGTTGGATTAATTGGGGTGATTGGTTAGGTACATTTACTATTTCAAATCAAAATAAACAATTATATTATTTATCAGAAGAAGAATTTCAACAATTTATTATTGCTAATTTTTCAGATATTCATCCAGATGATATGGATGAAGCTTATAGTAATTTTTGGAATAAAAATGAACCTATAAATTTACCAAAATATCCAAAAATATTTTATAATCAATAAAAAATGTTTATATTTGTATTAAATTTATAAAATGAAAAAAGTACCAAATAATGAATGGTGGTATGTTATTAAAAATGAACAACCACCACGATTACAAAAGTTAGAATTGTTAAATAAATTGGAACATGATTTAAAATATTGTGAACCATATGAACTTCAACTAATAATTGATTCTGGCTTGATTCCAAAAGAATTTAGTGAAGTTATTAAATATGAAGCAGGATCAAGTGGTCGATTAAAAATTTTTGAAAAATTAAAAGAAAAATTTGAAGATCCATTCTATAAAGATAATAATGAATCAGAATCAGAATCAGAATCAGAATCAAAAACAGATGAAGAAATTAATCAAAAAGATGAAATTGATGCTACAATCACAGAAGAAAATAATGAAACTGAACCATCTTTACCATCGTTAACAATTATTCAAGATTTATATAATATTGATAATTATAATTATAATGCAGATGATGAACGTTTAGAAGCATTAATTCAATTTAAATTAAGAAAGGCTTGGAATACCGCATTAAATGATAATAATTTTATATCTTTATTAAAAGATAAAGATGGTGGTGAAAGATATAATATTATCAAACAATTGTTTTTTGATGAATATGATGAAGTTATTAAATATATACCACCTAAAGGTTACAATTTTAAAATAGAAAATAAAATAGCACCGCCATTGTTAATGCAATCATTAACCGTATATAGATTATTGAAATATAAAATATATGGTAATTGGTCTGGAACTGGTGCAGGAAAAACATTATCTTACATATTAGCAAGTAGATCAATTGATGCTAAAATTACATTAGTTGTTGTTTTGAATTCAATTATAAAGCAAACAGTACGAGTAATAAATTCAGTATATCCTGATAGTGTTATATATACACAATATGATAAAAAATTAAAAATTGACACATCAAAAAATAATTATATCATATTGAATTATGAAAAATTTCAACAAAATTATTCTGAAGAATTATATCAACATTTAAATATTAATCATAAAATTGATTTTATTGTAATTGATGAAATTCATAATATAAAACATAGAGAAGATGGCAGAAAGCCAAAAGATGATCCAAAAGAATCAATTAGACGACAAGTTTTGAGTAGGATTATTGGTAGATCAAAAGAAAAAAATCCAAACTTATATCTTTTAGCGTTGTCAGCAACACCCATAATAAATGATATATCAGAAGCAAAATCATTATTAGAATTAATGACAGGATATTCTTATGATGATATAGGTAATAGTCCTACTATTGATAATGGAAGAGAAATGTTTAAAGCATTATCATTAAATGGGCTAAGATATATTCCAAAATATGATATAACGATAAATGAATTAAATGGACACAATACACCCGAATTGAATATTAATGGTGATCATTTAGCTGATCAATTATCAAATATATCATCTAAAAAAACATTAGATATTGAAAAAATTTTAATTCCTGATAAATTAAATGCGATTAAAAAATTTTTAAAGAAAGGTACTGTCATTTATTCATATTTTAAAACTGATATTATAAATCAAGTAATATCATATGTTGAAGATTTGGGATTTAAAATCGGAACATATACAGGTGATGATGATGTTGATGATAGAGATAAAACTTTTGAAAAGTTTAAAAATGGTGAAATTGATATTCTTATTGGAACAAAACCAATTGGTACAGGATTAGATGAATTGCAAAAATGTTGTAATCAGATGATATTACTTAATTTACCTTGGACTCATGCTGAATATATTCAACTTATTGGTCGTTTGATAAGAAAAGGTAATTTATTTGAAAAAGTTGATATTATCATTCCACAAATTAAAATAAATTTAGATAATGATGTTTGGTCTTGGGATATTCAAAGGTTCAATCGCATAAAGTTCAAAAAAACATTATCAGATTTAGTTATTGATGGTATAATACCATCAGATAAAATGCCATCAATTGAAACAATGCGCAGACAAGCTATTCAAGCATTACAGAATTGGAAAGATCGAATTGCATCAGGTAATATTATTGAAATTAACAGAAAGAAATTAGAAATTGATTTATATCCAGAAATTTTAGATTATAGTCAAAAACTTGAACATATTAATTCCGAACTTCAAGATATTATAAGAAAAGCTAAAACTAGTAAATCTAGCACAACACATAAAGAATTTATTACTAAACCCGAAAATTGGTTTAGATATCATGCATTAAGAGATGAAAGTATGAAATCCTGGTCTGAAATTCCATATGAATACATAGCCAAGAAAATAAAAAATAAACGCCATTATGTTGCTGATTTTGGTTGTGGTGAAAACAAATTAAAAGATTTGATTCCTAAGAATAAAGTTATTTCTTTTGATCATATTGCATTTGATGATACAGTACACGCATGTGATATGAAAGATGTTAGTGAATATATTAAAGATGAAGAACTTGACATTGCAGTATTTAGTTTAGCACTTTGGGGGATAAATTACAAAGATTATTTGGTTGAAGCATATAGAACATTGTGTTATGGTGGGTTTATTTATATTGCAGAACCATCTAAAAAATATGATGGTGAAGATGGACAAGAAGAATTAAAAAAATTGATAGTTGAAGCAGGATTTAAGTTGGTTGGTGATATTGAAACTAGAGGAAAATTCATTTACATTACAGGAACTAAAGTATAAATTAAAAATATGAAAGAAGATGAAAAAAGTGTAATTGGGGATTTCACAATAAACATTGTGTTATATATTATGATATTAAAACCTGTATTAAAACTAAAACCAGGTTTTTGGGAATATCTAAAGGAATCTGATTATTTGGATAAAATATGTTATATAGAAAACGATCAAACGATTTATTTTAATTGATGGAATATATTTTAAAGAATAAATTAGTATATGTTTAGCATGTTTTAATGATATAAGAATTGCACATAATTATTTAAATGATACGAATTAAAATTGGCAAAAAAGTTAAAATATGGTAGGGAAGTTGTTTGGATAAATCACAATCGAAAAAGATTTAGCAAATCTGAACGGGAATTTATATTTAAACGGGACAATTATATTTGTCAATTATGTAAAAAAGATTTATATTTGTATCCACATAAACGAATATTAGATCACAAAGTACCATTATCTCAACTTGGGTCGAATGATTTTACTAACATATGGTTATTGTGTGATGAATGTGATAAAAATAAAAAATCAGAAATATTACCATCTGTGATTAAAGAAAGATTATTATTTTTGCAAAATAAATATGGTCACATTAAATGACACGAATTAATTCATCAATTAAGCCTAGAAATCTAACAGATCAGCATTTAATAGCTGAACTTCGGGAATTACCAAGGATATTCACAGCAGTTAATAAACGTTTAATTTTGGGAAGGTCATTTAATGATATTCCAAAGGAATTTACTTTAGGTGTTGGGCATTGTAAATTTTTCTACGATAAATTGGATTTTTTATATTTACGACACATAGAATTAAAAAACGAATATTTGTTAAGATTCGATAAAAAATGGAAATATGACATAGAATATTTATGTCGATTTAAATCATATATTCCGACTGACAAAGAAAGGCGAATTCTTATTGATCGTATATCACAACGAATACTAGATAGTAGTCAAATTCCAAGATATTATGGTAAATCCATATCAAAAGATGATGCAATTGAAATTTTACAAAATTGTTAAATTTTTTTGTCAATTTTTTGCATAATTAAAATATCTTATTTATGTTTGTGTGTTATAGAAAATGTATAAAGATATATTATGGAAAGAACGATAGGTGATGGTTTTTTTGTATCAAAAGATGAAAATGGTAATGATTGCAAAATTGGTGATAGTGTCATAATATCAGAACCACCTTGTAGAATTTATAGTAGTGAACGAAATGCATATATTGAAACCGAACGTAAAAATTACGAAGGTATTTTAATGCTTAGTTTAGAAAATGGATATTATTTAAAAGGTGATGGAATTCATTTTCAACCACCAAAACACGGAACACCAAGTATTTTTGGTGGAAAAGAACTATGGTTGTGGCGACTTAAATAAAATAAGATATGAAAGAATATATTTGTTATAGAACCAAAGATTTAGAAGGTGATATTTGGTGTGAAAGAGCATTTTTATTTGAACGTGGTCAAGATGTAGAAAGATTTTTCACAAAAGAAAAAATTGCTGAATTATTTTTTGAAGGTGAGATTGAAAGTGTAAGGTCTATTGTTTTTCACAAGGTTAATCCAACTAATGAAACACCATATAACATTGAAATAAATGGTGGTGATGTCGAAATAGTTGCAATGTTTAATGGTATTTTTATTAAATCTTTTTAATATGACAGTTGTCGAAAAAATTCACAATGACATTGATTCAGCACAAATTAGACTTTTGGCTGAATGTAAAAAAAATGTTATTTCCATAGAAATGGAAGAAAAAAGTAGTGGTATTATAGAAAAAGCAGAAAGACTAAAAAAGTTAGGATTTGTTAATAATATTGAAGTTAAAAATGTCGAAAAAACATTAGAAATTTTAACATTAAGTAAAAAACAAATTGAATATTTAGAATATTTAACAAATAAGTATCCTTTTCATAAATTTATTACAATTGATGAATTTGATAAAATTTGTAAAAAATATAAATTAATTTATGCATCAGTTGATAATTATTTAAAAGAAGTTCCGAATAAAAATTTGTTAGAAATTGAAAATGGAAAACAATTAGAATCTGTTGATAAATTGGGGGTAGGGTATAAAATTGAAATCGTTAATGATGTTGTAATTTGTGATAAATTTCTTAAAATGTTTAACCTTGATGAAAATTTTATAACAGATGATGAAGTTAAAGAATTACATTTAAAATATCGGAAATCTGAACCTAAAAATTGGTACTTTAGGGATGATTCATCTATGGTATTTTATGATGCTATGAAAGAAACTGGATTAAATTTTAATATTAAAAAATATTCGGAAATTAATAAAAATGGATATTTTATTGCTGCACCAAAATCGCATTTTAATTTAAGGGGATTAAAATCCCAAGGATTAGGATACTTTTTAAATAAAACTTTCGAAGTAAAGGATCCAATTGTTTTTCAATATTGTAAAAATAAATTTTTGAGGATTGAAACTAAGTGGGGATTAGAAGCTGAAGATGATAATTTAATATTACCAATATCAAACTAATGACTAAGAAGAAAATAATTTTGTATTATGTTATTATGTGTATTTTATTGCTTGTTGTAGGATTATCAATAATAATTTCAAGTTTATTGTAATAATTGAAATAATTTTATTATATTTGCATCGTAAATAAATACTCAAGAATATGAAAGAATATAAACTTTGGTTGAATCCAGAAAAATTTAAAGTCGTTGGATATTATCCATACACATCAGGTGTAGAAAGAAAAATATTATCACAATGTCATAATTACAAAACAGATGATCATGATTATCTTGATGATTTTTGTAATTCTGTAAAAGATATGGCAATAGCCAAAGGTTGTGTTTGGGATAATAAGGTTGTTATCGAACTCGAACCAATATCGACAAATCATAATCACGTTAAAGCATCCAATATTTTTGTTGGTTGTTATGATGGTCTTTGGTCAGTTGGATTGGGTGTTTGGCAAGATGTGTGGCTTGAAAAAAATGGTGCAAATAAATATTTTACGGAATGAAAAAAATACCAATTGAACTACAAATAATTTTTAAAATCCTTGGATATTGTATTTTAGGCATCCTTCTTGGGATGATATTAGTATATATTTTAGGAACATCAAAAGGTACACCACAGGAAAAGGAATGGCATTTCAGGGATAGTGTAAATAAAGCTTGGGTTTATAAACACGATAGTATAAAATAGTTTAAATTATGGAAAAAATTATTTTAGAAATACCAAAAGAAGATATTGAAGAAGTTATACACTTACTGAGATATGCAATGTACGAAGAACCTACAAGTAATGATGTTTGGACATTACTTGCACCATTTTGTGAAGAACACAGTAGTATTAAATTTGATGGAAGAGAAGAAGAATTTTTGATGAATAAGTCAAAAAATTCAGGCAATACCACTAATACTATGTTAGATATTCTTCAATCAAAAGAAGAATTGTTGGAATGTATCCAAAATTTGATGGGTGTATTTGATACACCAGTTTCAAGAAGATTAATAAAGGGTGATTTTACAGATGAAGTTCGTAAGATAGGTCGCCAAATTTTGGAAAGTAATGGCAAATAAATGACTTATGAAAAAGAAAATTAAAAAACATAATCCAGATAGGTATGGTGAAACATACGATATCAATTGGATAAATACCCAAATTGAAGTTTTGGTCAATATAAGACCATGGATTATTTTATCTGGTGGGTGGGCTTGGCATTTCATTTCACCACCACATACCGAATATAAACACATTCATGATCATAAAGATATTGACATTTTTGTACTACCAGAAAATTTCACAATAGTACAATTAGCACTCGAATCAATTGGTTTTTATCGAATGAAAACTAAATATGATAATAATACTTTCATTCGGTATGAAAAAATTGATAATGATAAAAAAATTGTTATTGATATGTTCAAATCTAAAGTTCCATTCATTACTGTTAAAGGGTGGAATGTAGTTGATCCTACACATTTATTGACATTGTACTATTCAGTTCATCAAAGTGATCATTGTATAGCGGTTAAAGCATCCAGGATGCTTATTGAACAGGGTATAGACATAATAGATAATGAAGAACTGGTAAAAATCCCAAATAATTAAATCATTTTTTAGCGATGGGAAAATTTAAAAAAATGTTTATAATGTTGAAATCAAAAGAATGTAATTTCTTTTTTTATACAACAAGCGGAAGTTATGGAATGTATTGCGAACAAATAAGGCATAAGTGTTTTTGCATTCCGTTTTTAGTTGGAATTAGATATACGGTTTCGTGGGGTGGCTAATATGTTGTACATGAAAATATAGAAATAGTGAAATAACAAAAAAAAAGTTAAAAAACATATAGGAATTTGAAATTTTTTCGTATCTTTGTATCGTAATTAAAACAACAACAAATGAAAGTATTTGAAATAATCTACACAAAAGAATCGGAAAAATTAACATTACCATATGGTAGTTTGAATACATATTATGTAAAAGATGACAATGTATGTTTTTCTGTTGATGTATATATTGAAACGGTAAAAGATATCGTTGAAAGTAAAAGTGAAATTGCTGTTACTGAAAAATATAGTAATTTCAATATTGTTTCAATAAAACATATTGGTAATAAAGATTACCAATTTGAAGCTATTGCACCCGATGATTACGTTAAAATAAATTCATCAGATGTTTTAAATTCTGTAAAAAATGGACAACGTGATAGGGTTTGTTCCGAAGAAGTGCAAGAATTTCAGAAAAATGGTAAACGAATACCACATCCTACATATTCGGAATTTTAGAAAACAAATTATTAAAATATTACTATATACTTTATGATTAAATTTTATAATTCGCTTTCTCCACCTTCATATTCCATTAAACTAGAATATGAAAGCAATTTCGAAACTGCGACTTTGGAGAGTTGCAATCGTACACCGTAATGGTTACGAAGCACCATCAATATTGGTGGAAGCTAAAGCAAATGATGTACACGATGAAGTACGAAAATTAAATCTGAGACTTTTAGATTTTCCTGACAAATGGAGTTATCATTTGTTAGACCTCAAAAAAAAATTTGATGATAAAAGGGGAAAATGGGTAACAGAAGAATGAAAAAAAAGGTTGTCAAATGGCAACCTTTTCTTTTTTATGTATCTTATTTATCAGATTTGACCTGATCTAATTGATTTAAACCATAATCTGGCTTATCTAATACATCAAAATCAAAATCATATAATTTATATTTTATAATATAATGTAAAACTTTAGTGTACCAGTTAGGATCGGCTGAATAACCTTTTCGTATTTCATTCAACCAAACTTTATAATCTGTTATTTTGTTTTGAGTCAAGTTGTTGTAATATTTCTTTTTTGAAATAAATGTACAAAAATGTTGAAATGATAATGTATCAGTTTCATATCCACGATAATGACTTCCATACTTTACACCAAAAAAATTGTTTTTATATTTACACAATTTACTATTACCATAAGCACTTTCGTGCATTGATATTCCTAATATAATACTTGGTGGAATTTCATATTCTTTCATAAGTTCAATTGAAATACTATCATATTTTTCAATAAAAGTTAATGGTGTGTGTTTTTGTGCATTTAAAATTAAAGTAAAAAATAACATTACTATTACTAGTTTAATTTTTTTTATCATATTTTTTGTTGTTTTTTATTGATAAAATACTATAATAATTTCACCTATTATCTTCCGCTTTGGTTTTAATTGAAAAGATTTTTTGAATAGCGGATTGTGATTTTTTATCAATAATAATTCACCTAAGAATTATTGTCATTTTTAAAAAGCTAAAAATTATTTTTTACATATATATAAAAAATTCTAATTTGTTTTTTAAATTGAATAATTTATTGTATATTTGTTGAAATTTTAAAATGTGAATTATGAAAAAAGAACTTTTTTGCGTAGCGTTATATCACCCAGTTAAAAACGATTTTAATGGTGAATTTGATTCTTTTGCTATTGATGCTAAATGTACTACTGATGATTTGGCAAAATTAAAAACTGATGATGATCTTGGTTATATTGAGTTAGTTGGATGGTTACCAATTAAACATTATAATGGTGCTACAGTTAGCGAATCAAATGATTATTTTGTACGTTGGTAAAATGGAAGAAAAATTATATGAAACATTAAAAAAAGTATTTGACTTAACACATGGTGCTTGGGATGATCCTGTAATAAGTGAAGAATTGTATAATGAAATGGAAAATGTTTTGATTGAATATGAAAAAAATATTCAGACAAATGGTAGAAAATATCGAATAACAAACGATATCACAATGACAATAAATGATATTAAACCTGATAAATTATGAAAAATTTAGCTACTAGTTCAACCGATCCTAAAGTATTAGAAGATTTAGATAATACTATTTGTGAAGAACTCAAATTAGCCGGAATACCAATAATAAAACTTGAAGAACGATCAGGTGAAGTACCAACAATATTTGGTGGAAAAATTGGGAATTGGACTTTTCGTAGAGCTTGGTATTATTGGGTTGCATCAACAGAAAACGTGGAAGATGGATTACCATTAAAATTAGCATTGGAATTGCACAATAAATCAATAACTAGTATCACTGGTGTCGAATATGATATTCTTGGTAAATATATTCGATCTGGTGGTGATTGTTCATGTCCATCACCCGATGGTTATACTTCACAACCAAAGTATAATGAAGAATTGGAAGAAAGATTAATCGAATTAGGATATATACGAAAGACATTTAAAGGTAGTGATAAAGAATATTCTTATATTGATATCAATTGTGGTGATGTTGCTAAATTGTGCAATGAAGGTAAATTAAATGTTGAACGATATGTAGATTGCTATCATATAGATGAACAATTTGGATTAAATGAACTTGCGTATGCAATATTTAATCACAATGTTAGAATAGGAAATTCTATATTAGAATCATTAAAAATAAAAGGATTAATAAAGTAATAAAATGACAAAATACGAAAAATTAGTAATAAAACCGATATTTGATATAATTGAAAAATATCAAGAATATTTAACCCAACCAGAAAATTTACCACAATTAGCTAAGATTGGATATATTTACAATAAATTGTATTATGCTGGAAGAATTGCATATGGTTATAGTGGTATAGTCAAAAAAGGAAGTACTTGTGAAAATAACCCCAAAGATTGGTTGGAAAATGTTAATTATTTAAATGAAAAAATTGATTATCTTGTTTATGATGCTTGGGGAATGCATGTATCAAATGATGGTAATATACTAAGTTTTGAAGAAATAAAAAATCTTGTTTTTGAAGGTAAAACATTAACAGAATTTGAAATTAAACAAAGAAAACCGAACAAAACCTTCGATGAATGGGTTGAAATTTTAACAGACAAACAATATAAGTATTATACATTATTTCCAAATAGAAGAAAAGTTGCAGATTATTTATTGTGTGTTATTGGTACTGATTTTGGCTACAATAAAAAAAGTGGATATATTATAGAAGAAGCTGGTGGTGCAGATCAAGATATTGATTTATATGGTTATTGGGAAAATTCAGTTATTTGTTCTGAAATAAAACCAATTATTGAAAAAATATTTGAATATACTGAAGTTAAAATTGCACTTGATGCTGTAAGTGATTATGTGAAATCATTAAGAATCAAAAGACAAAAAGAAGAACAAAAATCTTGGGATGTTTTTTATAAAATTATAAATGAACAAAGGAAAGAAAATAATTTACCAGAACTTGATATATCTGATCCAAATACTTTACCTATTATTCAGGATTTTATAAATGATGAAATTTCAAAAATTGATAAAGTTGATAAAGTTGATAAAGTTGATAAAGTTGATAAAGTTGATAAACCACGTTTATATTATCCAATAAGTAATTATTCAATCATAACATTATTTGATGAAAATACACATATTTCATACATTAATGCTGGTATCGAAGTTTGTGAAGATATTTTATTGCATAAAAATGATTATTTAATTAAAAATGATGTTGGTTATGAAAAAAACATCATATTTGCTGAAAAATTCTTAAAAAAATTTAAAAAATGAAAACTGTAAATATTAAAAATAATATTTGGTTGGTGGGTCGAAGTACTAAATTTAATTTAACTAGAATTACAAAAATTCATATATTATTGGGGGATGAAATTATTTATAGTGGTAAAACTTCCGATGCTCCTGTTGAATATATTAAGTATGTCGGTGACGAAGAATATTGCTTAATATATAAAAAGATAAAAAAAGTTAATTGGATAATAGATAAATATGTTTTCGATGATTACGAAGAAAAATTAGAAACTGCTATAAAAAATAGTGGTCATAATGTTTTATTTTATGATGATTTCATTTTTGAAAATCTTACTGAATTTTTCAATAAAAAGTTTGAATGGAAAGGTATATCAAATCCAATTACAATTTTTCACGGATCATATCAAACTGCTAAACAATTGAATAAGTATGCATATTATCCTGGAATTTATTTGACATTGGACAATTATGAATGTTTCAAATATTATGGTTTATTTGGAGATAATCTATTAAATTCCAACTATTTTATGATGGGATTAAATGATGTATTGCGAAATAAAGATAAATTCTTCGACATATTTAAAACTGACGGCATCTTCATCAGACCTTCAGATGGATTCAAATCTTTTCCTGGTCAAACATTACCGAAAGATAACTTTGATTTTGAATTTAATGTATTTTTACAATCATATGGTGGTTTAGATACTGACACACTTGTTGTTGTTTCTGCAATTCAAGATATTGAAGAAGAATATAGATTTATTGTTGTTGATAATATTGTTGTTTCAGGTTCATTGTATATGGATAAGAATAATCGTGATAGTCACAATGCATATTACGATAAATTATGTACTGATCAAAATGCTTGGGATTTCGCTGTTGAAATGTCAAAAATTTATCAACCAGATAAAGCATATGTAATAGATGTATGTAAATTATCAAATGGTGAATACAAAATGATTGAATTGAATTCGTTTTGTTGTGGTTCTATGTATGGAAATGATTATGATAAAGTTGTAGATGCTGTAAATAATTTATGTATTAAAGATTTTGAAGATGTTTATGAATAAATAAAATAAAATGAAAAAAGACACAAAAAAAATAACAATAAGATCATTTCTTAAAGAATGGTTTAAAAATACAAATGAAGATATTATTATTGATTCAGAAAAAAATATTTCAGTTAAAAATAAAAATATGCGATTTTTTTTCGAAGAATTTTTAACAGCATTTTTAAATAATTCTGGTCATTATAGAATTGTTGGATGTGATTTAGCATCATCATTTAAAATAAATTTTTCGGAAGAAGAAACAATGTTAAAAATTGCACAAGATATTTGGGATAATCCACATGATTATTTCAAATTTAATAAAAAAGAAAATGAATATTATGAATTTTTAAAATATTTATGGGTTGAAACCCCTAATAGTAAAATGAGATTGACTGATTGTGTGAATACTGGTATTCCAGAAGAATTAAAAACGAATTAAAATGAAAACAAAAAAAGTTTGTTCAAATGATCATTTTCTTAAATTATTGAAACAATTTAAGAAAATAAGTTGTCGTGTAATACTTGATCATAAAGAAAGCAAATATTACAAATTATATTGTGATTTTGCTTTTGGTGATTTTATAAATAAATCACCATTTGATCACATATTGGACGATTTATTTAAAAACTTTAAAGCAAATCCAATAAAAACCAATTCTGGTCTTACTGATGAAATGTGTAGTGAATATATGAACAAATTTTATGTGACATATACATTCGAAAACGAATTAGGTAAACGTTCAATTGATTCTAATTATATTGTATTCCGAATTTATGTTAAAATTGGAACAATTAGGAAAAAACGATTAGTTAAATGGTCAGTACCAATAATATGGAATTAAAAAATATTATATTTGAAGGAATAACAATAAAACCAAAAAATGGTTTTTATAAATGTCCATTTAAGTGTGGTGTTCCAAATTATCCAACACCCAAATGGAAAACTGAAAATGGTTTTATGAAACATTTAGAAAAATGTTATAAAAGACCATCATTAATTACTAAACATGAAAATGATAAGCAAGAATTGTTGGATGAATTAGAAAAGGTTAAACAAGAATATTTGCCAACAATCAAATATAAAATAGGTGATAAAATTTGGTTTGTTCGAAAAATTGTTGAAAAAGATACCCACGAATGGCGATTCAATAGATCAGTAAAAGTTAGATATGAACCAATATTAAGATTTGATGCTGAAGAAACAATAATTAATAGTATCAATTTTGATAACCCATATTTTCATGTTACATTAGAAAATATTGAAAGATTGTTATATTTCAATAATGAAATTAGACCTTCTGATATAATGAATAAAGAAGATGCTATTAAAACTGCAAAACAAAAAACAATTGAAGATAAAGAATATAGAGATGAATGTTCACGTTACAGATAATAAAAATATTAGTTCTGATTTAGAAGATGATAGTTTTGCTAATGGATTACGTGCATTGTTTACTCGTGGTGAATTTTGTAAAAAATGTAGATTAAATAATAAAATCAAAAATATTTTAAGTTTAATGTTAAATGAAACAAGTGAAGATACTTGTTTTATGGAAGAATCCCAATTTGAACTATTTATGCAAGCAAAAATTTGGATAAATAAACAAATTGGTTTATCTTCGGAAAAACAAATATTAACAGCACGATTAGCTGGATTTATATATCATTGGATGAATGTTGATTTTAAATATTATCCATTCGATAATGAAAATGATTATAATCAAGCTTGTGAATGGATTATGAATAAATTGAGTGATAAATATTCTGTTTCTGAAATGACTATTGGTTCAGATGAAAAAATAAGAAAATGAAAATTAAATTAAAAAATTTAATACTTGGTTTAAAAGAACAATGTCCAATTAAACGAGCATTTAGAAATTTCATTATTACAGGAAATGCTTGGGGGTTATTTAGCATTAGAAGCCACCAAAGAGCTGATGGTAAAGAAAAAGTAATGTATAATACTAAAGCAACAGCACAAAAAGCTGCTGATAGTATGAAGATAAAAATGAAAAAACACTTTTCGGTATATAAATGTATCTATTGTGATGGTTATCATTTAGGTAAAAATAGGGAAAATAAATAAAATTAAACGATATGAAATTAAAATCACCATTTGGAATGTCACCAACAGGTGTGGGTCCAAAAATATATGCAAGTGCGATACCATTTATTGTAATTGGATGTTTGTTTCCATCACATAGTTCAAATATATTATTGCAACTTATTGGGATATGCTTTATTTTATTGGGTATCATTGTATTTATATTAACAATGATTCAACTTATAATTAAATTTAATGAAGGGAAATTAGCAACAACTGGTGCTTTTAAGTTTTCTAGAAATCCATTATATTCATGTTGGATTGTATTTATAATTCCTGGTTTGGCGTTATTGTGCCTTAATTGGTGGTTTATATTGGGTTCTGTTTCAATGACTATAACATTAAATATTTTCATAAAGAAAGAAGAAAATATGTTATTGAATGCGTTTGGTCAAGAATATTTAGATTATAAAAAAGAAGTTGGTAGAATAATTTAAAATACTATGGGACTAGAAATTAAAAGAAATGCTAAAGGTAAATATCAACTGAAATCAACGATATCAGATGAAAAATTACATAAAGATTGGATAACTGAAGATGAAGCTAAAAAAATTTTAATTGAAAGAGAATATTGGAGATTTATTGAAGAAACAATTAAAATTTATTTGGATTTTCCAAATGGTTGTATGGTCAATGGTAAATATGAAGCTAAAAATTTCCAAGGAAATAAATTTATTATTGAACATTGGAATGATGGTAAAATTGAAGAAAAATATAAAGAAATAATTAGTCAATTAAATATAGTGTTGTAAAATGAAACGAATTAAAACAGAAGAAATCAAACAATGGAATGTAGCGAAAAAAACTAAATCCATTAAAGCAAAACCATTAATTTCTATTATGGTTGATAAAAGTGTTATGAGTAAATTTCTTGTTGATACATTGGAAGGTAAAGAACCATTAGGTGATGGTGCCATCATTTGTATTGGGGAAAGTAATGATGTTTGGCAACAAATGCCAAAAAAGCTTCTTCAAAAATATGATGTAACTGCAATTGATAATGATGGATGGATGGTTTGTGAACCTAAACCTGATAATTCTGTTGAAGCAATTGAAATAACTGAAAATTTAAAAGAATATATTGATAATGTTGATACATTTATTGGTGATAATGAAGATTTTTATATTATCGGTCTTTGGGGTGAAAAAACAGTATTATTAGATGTTCCAATTCAAATTCAACGTGCAGATATTGGTGATTTTATTTGTCGAAATCGGGAAGATAAAACAGATGTTTGGATTGTTAAAAGAAAAATATTCATTAACACATATAATATTATTGGATAATAAACTTTTTTGTTTTTATAATCTATAAATTATAAAAAAAGTTGTTGATGCATGTATTCTTTTGTAATAAGAGGAATTAAAATTAAAGTTGATGATTTGATGAAATTATTAAATATTGAACAACATCAAATCGGACTTAAAGATTATAATTTTCAATTTTTTAAAGATTTGTTAAAAACGTTTTCAGTTGAACCAACAGGTAATTATTTTGGAAATATTGATTACGAAACAATTATAATTGGTGATGACATTGGTTATATTGAAAATGGTGAAGTTGAAGAATTTGAAGATAGGACTAAATTTCAAGATGATGCATTACTTAATAGATTAAATGAAGTCGGAATTACTGGAACGTTGAAAACATATATCCAAGTAATTTCAAAAAAATAAAGATTAATGAAAACAGTTAAAACATATATTCAAGTAATTTCAAAAAAATAAAGATTAATGAAAACAGTTAAAACAATTATAGGTGTTGTAGCAGAATATAATGGGAAATATTGGGGAACACAATATGCAGATGAAAAATTTACAGTTAATGAATTTGGTGATATTAAAAATGCAAAAATATGTGATCCAAAATATTGTCTTAAACCAACAGATATGACTTGGGATCCAAAAAATACATTAGGAAATAATCACGAATATGATTTGTTGAAAAATGCAAAATTAGTAAAGATAAAAAAAATAATAACTACTGAAATAGAATTAGAATTAAAATAAAAAATAATAAATAAATATGATAAGACAAGACATAAAATTTGATTTTGATGATATTTTAATTGTACCAAAAAATCAAAGTTCAATAGATACAAGAAGCATTATTAATGTGTATGATGAAAATGAAATGCTTCCATTATTTACAGCACCAATGGATACTGTTGTTGGAAATAAAAATATGGAAATATTTAAACAAAATAAAATATATCCAATAATACCTAGAACATATAAGCTATCATTTGGACCAGGTACTAATGATTCTTGGATTGATGAATGGGTGGCATTAGGGTTAAATGATTTTGAAAAATTATTAAATATCACTAATCCATATTTTGATTTAGATCATGTTGATACCAAATATATTCTTATTGATATTGCCAATGGTAATATGAAAAAAATGCATGATTTAATTGTAAAATCAAAAAATATTTATGGTGATAAATTACAATTAATGGTTGGTAATGTCGCTAATCCTGAAACATATAAAATAGTATCAGAATTAGGTGCTGATTATGTGCGAATTGGTGTGGGTAATGGTGGTGGGTGTTTTGTAGAAAACACAAAAGTTATAACTAAAAGAGGAATTATAAATATTCAAGATGTCATAATTGGTGATGAAGTATTAACCCACACTGGTGAATATAAGAGAGTATATAATACAATATCATATGAAACTTTTGAAGATTTAATTCAAATTAATGATAATATATCAACTTTAGATCATGAATATTATGTTTTAAATAAAAAATATTTAAATATAATAACCGATGATAATATTGAAAAATATGCAGAATGGATAGAAGCAAATAAATTAACTGATGAATATTTTTTATTGGAAAACGTGGTTGATGATTAACGAAAAAAAATGAGTTAAACATATTTATATATACAATAAAAAATAAATATGTTAAAAAATAAATTTTTAAAAACAAAAGAATGTGAAATATGTGGAAAAAATTTTAATGGTATTAGTGAAAATTCTGATTATAGGTTATTTTTAAGTCACTTAAAAAATGAACACAATATATCATATGAAGATTATTATACTAAATATTATTTGAATGGTATTAAGCCGAAATGCGAATGTGGGTGTGGTAACGTTACAAAATATTATAAAGGTGAATTTAATAAATATTATGGTGATCATAAAAATAAAACTTTACCAAAAAATAGTTCTATTAATAAAATAAAAGAAAAATTAAAAATTGTAAATAATTTAGAAAATAGATTAATAAAATTAAATTTAACAATTAATGATATCGAAGATGCTTGGGATGATTTTATAAATTTAAATAAATCTATGTCAATGATTTCAAAAGATTTATCTATTGATTTTAGAACACTTAAAAGTTATTGGTTTGAATTGAAATTAATAGATAATAAAGAAGTTTTTAAGAGATTTACGTTAAAATCAAAAACAAAATGGTTAAATAAAATAGTTGAACCAAATGATGATAAAAAAGAATATTTAAAAAGTTTAATTCCAAATATTCATAAATATTTGGAAAATAGAAATAATGTTACAATTGATGAATTAGTTAAGTTTTTTAAATTAGATATTAATAAAAATTATTTTTGTTTATTTTTAGATGATCAATTAAATAATAATGAAATATCAAAAATTAAATTTTTCAAATCATCAAATATTGAAATAGAATTTTTTAATGTTTTGCGGTTTTATTTTGGAAATAGTATAATACATAGTTTTGAATTAGAACATAAAATATTTGACTTTAAATTAGGTAAAAAAATTTTAATAGAATTAGATGGAGAATATTGGCATAATTTTGAACAGTCAAAGATAAATGATAAATTAAAAAATGAAATCGCTTTAAAAAATGGATATGTATTAATACGTATTAGTGATAAAAATATAAATGATTTAGATAATTTAATAAAAATAAAAAAATTATATGACAAATTTAAGTAAATATAAACTTGTTGAAATAAAAACGAAAAAAATCGTAAATGATAAAATTCATAAAGTATATGATTTATCAGTTGAAGATAATCAGAGTTATACAGCAAATAAAATAATTGTTCATAATTGTCTTACATCAAAAAATGTTGGTGTTGGATATCCAATGGCATCATTAATTAAAGAATGTTATGATATTAGTTGCACATTAGATAAACCAGCAAAGATTGTTGCTGATGGTGGAATGAAAAATTATTCGGATATCATTAAAGCATTGGGTCTTGGGGCAGATTATTGCATGGTCGGTTCAATTTTTAATCGAGCATTAGAAAGTGCAGGTGAAACATATAAAGCAAATGTTAAACACGTGGGTGTTGAAACTTGGACTGAACCAGGTGAACCAGTTGATCAATTTTCTGACGATGTGAAAAATGCATTTTTAAATGGTGCTAAATATTTCAAAAAATTTAGGGGTATGAGCACAAAAAGTGTTCAAAAATTGCTTGGGAATAAGGTTTTAACGACTTCAGAAGGTGTTACACGTATGAACCAAGTAGAATATACCCTTGAAGGTTGGACTGAAAATTTTACCCATTATTTGGCTTCTGCAATGTCATATTCAGGTGCTAAAACATTAGATGATTTTATTGGTAAAGCTGATTTTGTTAAAATAACACAGAACAGTTTTAATAGATTTAATAAGTAATTGAAATGGATAAATATAATTATATTCCCGATTGGATGATATACACTGATTCAGAAAACGATTCAGAAAAAGAATCCGACAAAGAATCTGACACAAACCTAAATATGGATGAATATACTATAACTTTTGATTCATATTATTTTTAATGAAAGATTTTTATAATTCATATTTTAGTAATGATTGTATATCAGAAATATCTATTGTTAATAATGGTAAAACTATTATATCTAGAGAATTATTTTATGTAGAATTTTCTGATTTTGCTAAAAATACACTAAATTGTAAAAATGGCTTTTTTGTTGATAATAATAATTATCTAGAAAATATTTATAATAAAACTATTCGATCATCTAATAAAGAAAAAATATTTCTAGATAATTCAGATAATAATATTGTGAATATACAATATACTAAAAATTATTATTGTTACATTAAAGTACTTAATGATTATATTAATCCACAATTAAATGGTAAATTATTAATTTTTAAATTTGGTTTTTCTATATTACAAAAATTTTTAGAATATTACAATAATATTACGAATATTACAAATATTAATGTAACAGATTTATATTTTAAACATTCTTTTATTATTAGTAAGTTGCCTACACCACAAAATAGTCTACCTACACCACAAAATAGTCAATATAAAATAATTAAATGTGATTTTACAAACAATGAAATTAATTTATATGATGAAAAATTAAATTTAGATAATGTAATATCATTTCCAAAAATTAATATAAATTCTTTAATGCGAAGATATAAATTATCCCACCTTAAAGAAATATCAATTGGTAATATAATAATTGAATTAATAAATGATGGTTGGGATATAAATCTAATCAATAAAGATGAAAAAAAAACTTGGATTGCAAAAAAAGATAATATAAATCTTACTTGTAATGTCGAATTTGATAAACCTGTCGATTGTATACAAAATATGTACGAAACAATTATAAAAAATGAATAAAAAATGAATAAAAAATGAATATATTTGAAATAGGAAATAAAATAACAATAAAATGAGTATACAAGAAACAATAAAAAATGACTTAGTGGTAGCCATGAAGTCTAAAAATGTAGAAACAACATCTTTATTGAGAGTTGTTTTAGGTGAATTCAGTACTGTAGCTAGTCGAATGCCAAATAATTCTGAAAAAGTATTATCTGATGATTTAGCACTTAAAGAAATCCGAAGAATGTATGAAAATGCGAAAATGATGCAAAACCAATTCGAAATTGATACATTAGATAAATATCTTCCTAAAATGCTTTCCGAAGACCAAATCAAAAATATTATAGTAACTATAATATCTGAAAAAAATATTTCAGGTATACAAAATATGGGTAAAGTTATGGGTGAAATTAAACTTCTTCCTACTGCTAGTATGATAGATAACAAAATCGCCAGTAATATAGTTAAAGAACTATTAAAATGAAACCAAACCCTAAATTTAAAAAAGGTGATAGATGTGTTTTTGTTTATCCTGTGGGTAAAGGTAAAAATAAAAAATGGGAAGTTTTAGATGATAATATGATTATAAATAGTGAACCATTTTGGTATGAAAGGGATTGGTATTATAATATAGTCGGAAAAGCAAATCCATGTAATGATGCGTATTTAATTTTATATACAGATTTAAAAAATGACATACTTAACTGCTTGGAGAAAAGGTGATTTAGTTAGATTACCAAATGGTGATGAGTTTCGATTAACTTCTGATGGTTATGAAAAACGACCATATCCGTATTGCCAAACCTTTGAGTCGTGGGAGTTGACCCTCAAATGGGCATTGAACCTGTTCATTACAAAGATGGTAGGTTTTACATTGATGGGCCAACATGGACAGAACAACGTGTGGAATATTAAAAACAGGAATAGTGCTAGAGACAAATAAATCATCGTTATGAAATGACACCAGGTAAACAAAAAGAATTTTAGGGTGGATTTTTTATATATAAAAGAAAATGATGAAAGATTTGAAAAAGTTTATAGCAACTACTATACGAGAGTATTTGAATGAAAGTATTAATAATATTTTACAAAATTCATTAAAAATTATAGGTGATAAATATTCAAAAGAACATAATAAAACACCACAAGAATTAAATAGTGGAGATTGTGAAGATATTGCTTATGATGTTATTGAAAATATTGGTGGTGAAACATCTAATACATACATTATAGATGATGGATGGTTTTGGAATATTGACATAAAAAGTAAATATAAAACAGAAAGTGGTGAGTATTGGAATGTGAAAAATTTAAAAAAATATGGAGAACCACCATTTGGTTATGACAAGTTAAATAAATTAGATTTAAAAGGTCATGTTTGGATATTTTCAAAAGGAAAACATTATGATGTTGAAACATTACAAGGTGTTGATAATTTTTGGTATTTACCAATATACCAAAGACAACTTGCCAACTTGATAATTTAATATCTTTGTGCGTTGGGTAAATTCTTTTTGTTTTTCAATACAAAACACAAATCGAAGAACTGATACTGATAAATACGGTCACCCAATATTAGCAATATTTAAATTTAAATAATAATGAAAAAAACATATCAAACAATAATAGAAAAAGGTAATGGTAATTGTATGCAAGCCGCATTAGCATCATTATTTAATCTTGAATTAACTGATGTACCACATTTTCTTAGTTATGGTGAAGATTGTTTTAAAGTGTGGCACGATTTTATAAAAAATCATGGGTATGAACAAACTGGTGTATTATTTAATAAAAACTATAATAGATTATTAGCACCAACTGCGTGTTGTTTTAAAAAAGAAGCTTGGTATAGACCTGGACTATTAAGTATAACAAATCTTAAAAAACATGGTGGTGTTGATGGTTTCTTTTATGCAAGTGTATATTCACCAAAATATTTTAACTATAAAGATGGTTTTATGAATACACACGCTGTTATTGTTGATATTAATTGTAATGTTGTTCATGATCCAAATCCTGAATATGAAAAAATAATAAAATACCCATTAGCAGACTTACTCAAATTTAATGGTATTCTTGATGTAACATTAATAAAAAAATTGTAAATATGTCTAAATGTGTAAATGAAAAATGTATCGGAAATGATACGTTTTTTAATAATTGGTTGAAAATATAAAAAATTAAATAATTAAATTTAAACACATTACAAAAAAAAACTTTATTTTTTTAAAAAACGTGTAAAAAAGTTTTTTTAATCAAAATAAAGTTTTTATATTTGCATCATAATTAATCAGAATAATGGAAAATATAAATAATGTATTGACAGAATTGCAAGAAAGACAAAATGATTTTGAAAACCCAAGTTCATATCAAGAATCAGAATGGTATGTGAAATGTAGGGCAAAAGCAGAAGCATTTGAAGAAGCAATTAACATTGTGAAAAGACATTTTTCAATAAAAGATTAAAAAAAGTGCAAAAAAATTTTTTTATTCAAAATAAAGTTTTATATTTGCATCGAAATTAAAACAACAAAAATGAAAACAATAACAATTTGGTTTATGATAATTGCTCTTAAAAAAGCAATCGAAACAAAAGAAAAAGAAACAAATTCTATCTTAATTAGTGCTTATGAAATATTGATTAAAAATTATAGTGATACAATTATGTTGCTTAAAGCAGAAAGAACAGCTAAAATAGGAAAAATAAAAAATAAACTTTTTAAAACAAAATAACTAAAAGAAAATAAATATTTAATTGGTGGTGTAGGGTTAGATTCAAACTCTAAACAATTAAATATTTATTTTAAAAATGGAAAAAAATGAGTTTTTTATTAAAATATATAATAAAAAATAAACTTTTTAAAACAAAATAACTAGAAATAACAGAAACAAAAATTAATTATTAAAAAAGCAAACAGAGATGAACCGAAATTATATATATAACGAATGTAACGAAGATATGAATGAAGAAATTTATATCATTGATGATAATTCGATTCAATTTGACTGTGGATGTGGATGTATGATATTAGGCTAAATAAAAAAGCAAAATAAAAACAGAAAACCCAGTCAACAAAAAAGGCTGGGTTTTTTAATTATGAAAAAAGAAGAAGAAAAAGAAGTTGTAGAATTAATAGATAAACAAGAAAATTACGAACAACTAAAAAAACAATCAGAATTAACTGAAAAATTTATAAGGTTAGCTGATAATTTGAAAATTGATGATAAAGAAATTCCAAAAACTGAAAAAGGTTTGACAACAAAAGCAAAAGAGTTATTGGAAAAAGTTCAAAAAAAGATTGAAAAAGAAATTTAAAGATATTGCGGTGTGGAGAAGTTGGTCATCTCACCTGTCTCATAAGCACGGAGTCCCTAATAAGGTTTAACACAGGTTCAAATCCTGTCGCCGCTACAAATATCAAACATTGCGGGGTGGAGCAGTTGGTAGCTCGTCGGGCTCATAACCCGAAGGTCGTTGGTTCGAGTCCAACCCCCGCTACAAAAATAAATAAAAGTAAAACGATGAAAAATTGTATGAACATATGTAATTATTGCAACATTAATATTATTAATGATGATGAACGTATGGATTATAGTTTACATTGGATTGGATAAATTATACTTAGATGAGTAAAAAAGCCAATCCTTAAACAAGATTGGCTTTTTTTATTAAAATTGTTCTTTGACATATTGGGAAATAAAATAAAATGATGTAATTAATCGTCCGATTATCGGATGATTGTTCAAAAAATCGGATGATTTTCGGGCGATTAATTAAATGTTGCGGTATGCAAATGGCCTAAGCGAACAGACTTTCATTCTGTACTTCTGAAAAGAAGTTGCGGGTTCGACTCCCGTCCGCAATACTTTTTTATGCTGCTTTCGTATAATTGGAATAGTACCTCAGACCTCAATCTGGAAAATACGGGTTCGAGTCCCGCAGGCAGTACATTTGGCGCATTCGTCTAACGGTTAGGACGTTTGGTTTTCAACCAAAAAATGGGATTTCGATTATCCCATGCGCTACTAATGAATAAAGAAAACATTCAGCAAACAAAAATTGACTGCAAATCAAACAAAACCGTTTTCTGTTTCATATTTTGGTCTCGGGGGCTGCTTGGTGTGGCCGCCTGCCTGTCACGCAGGAACCGTAAGGATCAGGAGGGTTCGAATCCCTTCGGGACCGCATTTAAATTGGGGTGCGTTGCTTCATGGGGTCTGTAAAACCCTTCTGCGTTAACAAAATAGAAGCTGGTGGCAGTTTTGAGGTTCAATTCCTTCGTATCCCACAAATTGAACGCAAATTATATGGTGAAGAAGCTAGTATGGTACAGCTACGGTCTGTTAAACCGAGGATAGTGGGATCGTTACCCACCTTCACCGCAATATACTGTACTTCGAGAAGAAGGTAATGATAAGAATCATTCAGTACTATTTTTTGGTGCGTTGAGCGTACATGAGTACGAACCTGGCTGTCACCCAGGTAAAACTAGGGGTTCGATACCCCTACGCACCGCAAACTGTGGTGTATTCAGCCGATCCTGATAAGATCGAGAACTTGTAATTGGTATTGTAAATGTGGGTTCAAGTCCCACCACCACAACATTTAGACAACAACGGGGGACTTTAGTTATCTCAATGGTTATCAGCATGAGGTATCTAAAATAGTTTAGTGATATTTTTTCGTAAATATTAAAACCTATTTGAAATCTTATTCGTATTAATAAACAACTTAGAAAATAAGAAAAATTAAATAAAGCTGATTTATGGAAGTATTGGGCAACTGGTTGCCTAGCGGGCCGTAACCCCGTGATCTTACGATATTGGGGGTTCGAATCCCTCTGCTTCCACCATCGAAAATAACAAAAAATGACTTTATTTATTTAATATATAGAATAAAAACTAATATGAAAAATAAATGGTCAAAAAATAACTTATTTGATGTTATTAATACATCAAATAATAAAATTGAAGTTTTAACAAAACTTAAATTAACAATATTTACGGGAAATTATGATACATTAAATAAATACATTAAAAAATATAATATAGATATATCACACTTTAAACGAAATCATAATATAGATAATTTAAATAATTTTAAAAAAATTGATTTAAAAAATATATTAGTAGAAAATTCAACCTATAGTCGATCTAAATTAAAAGAAAGATTATATAAAGAAGGTTTAAAAGAAAGAAAATGTGAAAAATGTGGGCAAGATGAAGAATGGAATGGTGATCATATTAGTTTAATTCTAGATCACATCAATGGTATTAATGATGATAATAGAATAGAAAATTTAAGAATACTTTGTCCAAATTGTAATGCTACATTAGACACACATTGTGGAAAAAATGTTAAAGATAAAAGCAAAACAAATATAACTATCAAAACAAAAAATGACAAATATTGTTTATGTGGTAAGAATATAGACAAAAGATCAAAAAAATGCAAATCTTGTAATAACATAGAATTATCTATATTGCAACGTAAAGTTGAAAGACCAACATATGATACATTATTAAAAAATATTGAAGATTTTGGATATTCTGGTACAGGAAGAATATATAATGTAAGTGATAATACAATACGAAAATGGATAAAAAAATAAAGGGGGTATCGCATAGCGGCAATTGCAATTGACTGTAAATCAATCGTCTTATGGCTTCGTAGGTTCGAGTCCTACTACCCCCACCAAATTGGAAGTGTAGCTCAGAGGCAGAGCGTTTGCCCGTTAAGCAAGGGGTCGAGATTTCGAAATTCTCCATTTCCGCAATGGTGTTGTAGTTCAGTGTGTAGAATAAGGCGTTGTCTGCGCCAAGGTCGTGAGTTCGAGTCTCATCAGCACCGCATAAGGTAGTGTAGCTCAGTTGGTTAGAGCGGCGGACTGTTAATCCGTAGGTCGGGGGATCGTAACCCTCCACTACCGCAAAATTATTGCACAATTGGTCGAGTGGCTTAGGCAACGGTCTGCAAAATCGTAACGGAGAAATCCTACGGGGGTTCGAATCCCTCATTGTGCTCTTTTTAAATAAAAACAAATTCAAATTATTTATATGTTAAAAATATCGTAGTGCGCAGAGTTGGTCTATTGCAGTGGGCTCATATCCCACCATCTTTGATATCGTGAGTTCGAATCTCACCTACGATACGGTAAATTTAATGGGAATCTAGCTCAATTGGTCAGAGCATCTCGCTGATACCGAGAAGGTTGCAGATTCGAGTTCTGCGTTTCCCACCAAATATCGGTGTATCTCAACTGGCTTATACCCAGGCATAACTGAGTAATTGGTGTATGTGGGTTCGAGTCCCACCTCCGATACAAATCCATTATAATAAGGCAAGTAAAAAATCTTGTAATCATAGGGTAGCGTGTCCGCAGCTAATTGGGGATAAGTTGGTGATAATCCCAATCACGTCCTATGATGGGTTTTATAGTGCTGTAGTTCAGATTGGTTAGAATACTAGACTGTCACTCTAGTGGTCACGGGTTCGAATCCCGCCAGCACTGCAATAATTTGGGGAAGATGGCAATGGTTTACATTATTATGATAATTCTAATAAAAATGTACAATTTATTAATCATGATATGTAAATTGGCAAGCAAGGAAGGCTCGTACACCTTCTACCTGAAAAGGTTACTGTTGGTTCGAATCCAGCTCTCCCCACAAAATAATTTTATTTGGAGAAATAGCTCAGTTGGTAGAGCAACGTAAAAAGAAAAAAACGTAATTTGTATTTGATATTCGAAGTCAAAAAATTAAAAATTATGTACAGCAAACCAAAATCTAAGCATGTAAAGCCGTGTGTCGGGGGTTCAAGTCCTTCTTTCTCCACGAATATGTTTTTAAAATTGGGGTATGGCTTAGTCGGGTCTAAAGCAACTGTGACTGATGTGCAGGAGATCATTGGTTCGAATCCAGTTGCCCCTACAAAATGATAACTTATCAGATTTATATATACAAATAAAAAGTATGTACGACAAAAACAATAAAGAGACAATATGGCAAAGAACGGAAGAAAATATGTTTACAGATATTCTTTTCGATTTTATACCATTTAAGCATGATGCATGTGAAGAAACGTGGGAAGCATATTATACTTATGGTGATCCTTGTTTTATTGAAGGTTTAAAAAATTGCATTAAAAAAGTTTATAGAACAGGTTGGAAAGCTAAAATATTTGGTGAATATTATTATCAGCTACAAAGGTGGCCGACATCATATGAAAATATGATAGGAATGTCGAGGGATCATTTGATTTATGTATTTTCTGCATTATACAAATATGGGATATCTTCAGATGAATTACACGAATATGTTTCACATTTAAGACCTGTTGTTAGTACGACAATTGGGATGCATATGACATTTGAACTTTGGTTATGGTTAAAATTGATATCAAAACGGAAAATAGGTATTTTATATTATCCTTGGCGATTGGTTGGTTCGACTTTAAATATGTTGTGGACTAAGTTAATTTACAAATTAGCAAATTGGCCAGAAGAATTATCATTAGATGAATATTGGCCTCGTAGAGATGAAAGACTTAATAAATCATTTAAGGATAGGATATTTTCATCGTTGGTAGCACCTGTATATTCTAGAAAATTGACTTCGACAAAAGTAAGTTTATTACCTGATAATTGGTGGACAAAATCAATTAAAAAGATTGAATTAATGACAACGACAAGATATAATTATGTTTTGCGAATGTTGAATGGTGATAAAACAGTTAAAAGGGAAGATATTGAAGCATATCATTCTATTCTATATTATAGATGGTCTGATTCATTTGAACCATGGCGAACAGTCCGTTGGATGACAGAGATTCCCAAAGATCGTGGATATGATTTAGTTAATATATATCATATAAATCAAATAGATAGGGATTATGCATTAAAAATATATGATGAATTAATAGGATAAAAATATTTGCATCGGAAGGTGTAATTTGCCTTTATGTAAAAGTGTAATAATTACGTAATAAAAGCACATAATGTAATAAGGGTACGTGACATAGGTCAGGGGTAGACCGCTGGTGCGAAACCAGAAGTCGGTGGTTCGAGTCCATCTGTCGCAACGAAGATTCCTGGCAGTGGTGATGTCAGCTACACAGGTAGGTGTGGTGTCTTAACAGACTAAGTTAATGTAAAAATTTAAAATTAGTTGAATAATATTGCGCATAAAAATTTAATGAAATTAAATTAGGTTCGAATCCCTTGATCTTCACGATTGGTAATATAGTTTAACGAATAGAATGGCTGCGAGTCAGCAGTTGATGGTGGTTTGATTCCATCTGTTACCGCAAAATAATATAGCTTAATTGGATAGAGTTGCCGTATTAGCGGTATGGTGTTGGTTCGAATCCTTCTATTATTACAAAAAAACACAATTATTATGGAAAAGACAGCATTTCAATCACGTATTGAAAAGGAAAATGAAGTTTTAAAATTTTTAAATCGTGAAATTTTAAAAAGTGCAAAGAAAGGTGATTATCATTATTATTGGGATATCACAGGGTTGAGTGATTATATGATAAAAGGTATAATTGCAACATTAGAAAAGGAAGGTAAATTCATTAAAAGTAAAGGAACAAATTTCAAAATTATACATTGGTAATTTAATATATAATGTATGATAAAATTATTTGAAGAATATACAAAAATAGATAAAATTGATACATTTATTAATTTTATGAAACAATATAAATTAACAGAAATTATAATTGATTCTGAACTTGATAAATATATTATTAATAGTATCAAATTTAATAAGAGATATGATAAATATGTGTTAAATTATCAAGCTATTAATAGACCATATATTGAAGTTGAATTATCAAGTTTATCATCATCATTTATAGATAATTTGTATGTTTTATGTAAAACTGAAGATTTATTCAATATAGAAAATCAATTAAATTCGACTTCGATTGATTTTGATAATTTTGTTAACATCTTAAAAAATTGCAAAGAAAAAATTAATTTTAATAAAGATATGTTTACATCATTATGTGATTCAGGATGGGTTGAAGATATTAATAAATTTAACTTTCAAGATATATTATTTTCAACACATCCAGAATCATATAAACCATTTTTGGATGAATGTTTTTTACACTTAGAATACAAAAATGATGATCCAACATTAGAAGAAATGGTTTTACATCCAAAGATTTTAATTAAGTATAATTCATTATTGGGTGATTATTATAAACAAAAATTAATGGAACAAAAAGCAAAAAAATACAATATAATTTAAAAATTAAAAAACTTACGAAATGGACACAATGATGATTGACACAGAGTATAAAACCGAATTCATTAGAATAATGGATGAAGTTTTCGAAGATTTTGATTTTGATTTTGAATTGGATTTTAGTATATTTAGTATATTTAAATCAAAAAAATCAAAAGAATAAAAACACTAAAATTGCTGAAAAGAAAAACCAAGAATATTATTTGGGGTATAATTGGAATTGTTTTTTGTGTATTATTTTTACCAATACTGTTTCCAATATATATTATCTTATTTATATTTATTGCGATATTTGATAATAAAGAATAATTTTATTTCCCAATATAAAATGCCTCAGTATTAGCACTGTCTTCGAAACAGTAGTCGTATAGCGGATAATGAAAAACGTGGGTTCGAATCCCTCCTGGGGTACGATGTAAAAGGGTTAAATGATGATTAATAGGGTCTATTTTTAAATCTAGATTAATAAATAAGACTATTGATATGTAATTTTTCGTGACAGTTCAAATCTGTCTACATCACAAATATATTTAAATGATGTGCTTATGGTGTAAATGGAAACATACCTGAATACGAATCAGGCGACTTGAAGGTTCGAATCCTTCTAGGCATACAAAAGTTCAGAAACAGGAAGATATTTTGTTACTGATATTAAAAGTGATAGAAAATAAATTCGATAATTTGATGACCCGCTTAATTTTTTAACAAATTCTAATAATTAATTAATTTCATTATCAAATTATCATCAATCTTTAATTTTTTAATTTTATCAAGAATAATTTCATATTCATCTTCATTAAATATAAAATCATAAAAAATTCTTGACTGACTTTTTATTTCAAGGTATGTTGTTTCAGATTCAATATTTTTAATTATGTATTCAAATATAGTTTTTATATATGAATTATATTTATCATTATTAATAAATCTAATTGTGAATATTTGTTCAAATATATTATATCCAAATTTTGATTTTTTATTTCTATTATCATTCTTAAAAATAGGTATAATACATATTATTTCTTTTCTAATTTTATTATTTACAATTTTTACGTGTGTTATTTGTGGACGAATACTTATTTTAGCTTCATAATATTCTATGCCACTTTGAGGTAAAATATCAACAATTTTATTTAAAAAATTATATAAAGCATCATTTAATTTTGATATAGTATATGGATTTGGTTTTTCAATTTTTTCTGACTTAACCATTTTTGGTTTTTCAATTTTTTCTGACTTAACCATTTTTGGTTTTTCAATTTTTTCTGACTTAACCATTTTTGGTTTTTCAATTTTTTCTGACTTAACCATTTTTGGTTTTTCAATTTTTTCTGGTTTTATATTATTTTTATAATAATCATCATATGCTTTTTTAGCATCTTCCTTATTAATATGTTGAGATATTGTTGTTATATTACCATGATTAATATTTCTTACTCTAACTTGCCATTTATTATTTTTACCTAAAAATATACCATCAATATTTGGTCTATTATTATTCCAAGACATCCTATAAGATGGTTTTTTAAAATTAATATAATCTTCAAAAATATTAATATGTTTCATATGATATATATAAATATTTTATTAGATAAATAAAAAAGATGATCAATGATCATCTTTTTTATTTATAATCTTTATTTTATTTATTTGTTATAAAATTTATCGAATTCTCGCATCACATCAACATTTGATAGTGCATAATCCCTGAAATCCATATAAGTATCTTTTATATACATTTTGAATTTGGTGATAGCATTTCCAAGTTCAGCACCAGTTAAATTTGGATATTTTGTCATTACCATATTACCATTAAATCGACTAGCAATGATTTTATTTTCTTCGATTGTTTTTTTGTAGTCTGAAATTTGTTTATTAAGTTTAGATAAATCCAACACCGGTTTGACATCCAAACTACAACCGCCAAAATCAGCACTATTAAATTTAAGTAAATAATTGAAATATTGATGTTCAACGAATGTGATTTTGTTTGGTAATCTAATTTCGTTTAGATATTTTATCCTCATATGATTTTGTACAACATATAAAACAATATCCACATCACCACCCATTTGAATAATCCAATTTTTGAATTCAATAACAAAGATTGATGAAACGTCTTCATGTCCAGGCGCAGTCCAAGATTGTTTAGTAATATCCCATTTGGTTGTTTCTGCTTTACCTAAATCGTGAAAAAACCCACTTAAATCCAAGTTAATGTCATTATAAGCATTATGTAATCTATTTGTTACAAGCTTTATATGAATTAAAGTGTTTCCTTCGCTATGCCAAGTTTTATCTTGGTGTGCATATTCGGTAGAATCAACAAGCATTTTTAGTTTGCTTGGTGCTTTATCGTATAGATATGTGAACATATCGAAATATTCCATTATTTGTTGTTTTAAATGATGGTGCAAAGATATAAAAAATTTTTCATTAATTAAAATAATATATATTAAAAATAATATTAATGATGATTAAATTATTTAAAGAGTATGTGAATATTGGGAATGAAAATATGACCCAAGAAATGATAATAAAATTGATGAGAAAAAATTCTAGACTTGGCATGTCACCTAGTGAAACATTTAAAGAATTATTTGGTGATGAATCATATGAAAATTTTTTTAAAAGTTTAAGAATAATTGATCGGGGGGTTTTACAATCATATGAAAATGGTATAAATAAAAAAAGGATTATAGTAAATACAATTATGGATGGTTTAAAAAATGGTATATTATTGAAAGATATAATTAAATCGGCCAAAATTACCATTAATGATATATTCGATTTAAGATATATAACGGATGAAGAAAAAAATGAAATTGTAGTAAAAACAATTATAAATGGATTAAAAAATGAAATATCATTAAAAGATATAATTAAAACAGAATTTAAAGGTATTTATATTGATGATATATTAAATTTTCTAACTGATGATGATAAAAAACTTATAAATCAATATAATTTAGAAATTAGTAATTCACCTGAAAATGCTAACCAATATAACAAATTAGGAAAAACAAAAAAATATAAAAATAACGTAGTTGATCCATATGAAGATTTCATAGATTCATATCCATATATTCAATATAGCAATAAGATTAGGCAACTAAAACATTAATCTTCAGGTTTAAATGCTTCGGGATATTGTTTTTTTGCAAGATTGAACCAAGTATTAAATTTTTCGTGTTCGGTTTTATCCATCATTGCAATTTGTACAGTTAGTGACATTTCAAACCAACCTTTTCCAATAAGAAAACTGCAATAATTATTTTCATCTGATTTATCTATGTAAACTTCTTGCCTATAACCTTTACAACTATCATAGGCATCTTTCAAAACAACATTCGGAAATGCGATTTTTACTTCTTCAATAAAATCTTTTTCATATTCGGTTGAATTGTCATCGTACCCGAAATATATTAAATCCATTATTTTATCCACGATATCTATATTTATTAAGTATTGTTGTAATGGTCGTTAAATCTGATTTTGTAGAATTATATGCGTTTTTATATGAATCGAGTTCTTTTTGTAAAGTTTTAATATGTTCTTCATAAAAACTTTCACTTATAGAAAAAGCGACATCAGCACCAACATTGAAACTTTCTTTATTTTCAGTTTCAGAATAACCTACGGTATCTTTAACTTTTTGTTTTATATTTTTTGGTATTTCCATTAGTGATTTTTTAAACTGTTCAAAAAATCTTCTTTCGTACAAATATCGTATTCAACATATTCATCAACATAATGCCACCAACCTTCAGGTTTATATGTCCAAATTGCAGTTAATGCATTTTTAACATCACATTGTTTAAGACAAGGATATACGTTATTTTGTTTAAGATCGAATCCACGATTTGATAGAAATGATCTTTGGGTTGTCATTTGGCATAAATCACCCCTTAGAAAGAAAGAATAATCTTTATTACTTTCATTATTTATTGCGGAACTAAGTAAATTAAACATATTATTCGGTTTTAATTTGTGAACTTAAAATTCTTATTAATAATTTTATTTTTAAATATTCGACAAATATACTAAAAATTATTTATATTTCAAATTTATTTTTTTGCTTTATCATCCAATACCATAAATATTCTTAAATCTTTTTGAAATTCAATAGGAAAGGAATTATATGTATCAATCATATCATTAACTGATTGTTTTGTTATTGGATCACCATTAGATGAATTTTTTCCAATTTTCAATTTTTCGGAATCTTTTATAATTCTTCTTCTTAAATAATGATATCGTACAATATTTTTAGTATAGTCTGATATAAATGGAATATTTTTGATCATTTGATATGATTTTTCTTCGTGATTAGTAAAAGAATACCCATCTTCATCTTCATCTTTTGCTGCTACAAAAGGCTTACCAATATCGTGAAGTATTGCAGCTAAATAAAATTTAGGTTTATTAGATAATATTGAATACCATAACACTAATAATGTGTGTATTAATACTGAATGTTTATGATATTTATTTTGTTTCCAAAACAATGTAATGAAAAAAATTTTGAAATTCATATTTATAATTTTAATTTTTCAATGATTGGTAATATTATATTTGAATGTTCGATATAATATTTACTTAATGTATTTCTTGCATTAAGTGGTTTATCTTTTTTTGAAAATCTAGCACATTCCCAATCAATAATCATTTGAATATAATTTTTTTCTGATTTGATTTTAGTGTTTACGTGGTGATATGAATTTTTTCTATGTATTTTAGATATTTTTTTTAATGGTATTGGGAAAAAAATATACATAAGCAATTTGTCTAAATCGTGTGTTAATCCTAACCAAGATATTTTACCTGTTAATTTTTTTTCAACAACTAAAAAATAATATTTGTGTTTAAGTGTATATATGATATGATTTAATCTTTTCATTTGTCATTTTTATTTTTTGCAAATATAAACAAAAAAATTAATATATAATGTATGAAACATTTAAAAATATTTGAAAGGTTCAAAAAAGAACTTATAATAACAGAAGATGAATTTGATGAACAATATAATTTGGTTTTGAATCATTTTTATGATAATCCAGAAGATTGTGCATTTAGTGGATATATGTTTGAAACATATGGAAAAGAATATGAATATATAATTTCTTTGGTTGAAAATCCTGAAACAGCTAATACAGTTTGGACAATAATTGAAGATGATGATCTTGATGAAAACATATATGTTAGTGGGTTTTATAATCATCAGATGGTTTTTGGATATTTGGTTACAGAAGAAAAAGTTCCTGATAATGTAAGAATTACAGTTGGTGATGATTTAGATTTAAGACGTAAAATGAAAAAATACAATATATGAAACATTTAAAAATTTTTGAAGAATATATTTCACCTGAAGATTGTATATTTTCAGATGCATCAAGATTAGATGCGATGCAAGAAGTTTTAGATTCAATTGAAAATGGTGATTATGATAATGTTGATGAACCTGAATATGATTGGTTATTGGATCCATATGATGGTTATGAAAAACAAACTTACATTCAATATAATCCTGATGAAGGTATTATTACATATTGGGAAGGATGGTCAAAATTATGTTGGGATGCATTATTTAATAAAAAAGGTTATAACGGATTAAGTAAAGAAGAAGCTACAAAAAATGTAGTAGAAAATAGGATAATACCATCAATTAAAAATGAATTTAAAAATTTAGAACTTATTGAATATAAAAACTTTTGGCATGAAACCTGGGATGATGATATTGAAGATGGTTGGATAACTAAAATTGATTTTAAAATTATTGCCTAATTCTCCCAATCAATTTCAGTATCTTAATATTTTAGTTTTTTTAATTCTTTATTTAAAATGTTATCTTTTTGATTTAATTCTTTTTTTAATTTTTGTGCTGTTTTTGGGGACAATACCCATTGAATTTTATTTTCTATATATTTTGGCATTTTTTTGATTTCTGCATTAACTTCGATATTTTTAAAATAATACATATGATCTATTGCAAACCAAATTATATCATCATAATTGAATCCACTAGCCATTCCTAATAATATTTGATATTTTGTATCATTTGATAATGATTCAATTCCTTTAAGTGGAAAATAGGAATAATTTAAATTTTTTAGTATATTATCAAATTCATTACAATTTTTATTATCTATACAATCAACATGAATTGCCCAAACTTCATCATCTGTTAAACCAAATGGAAATTTATATTTTTGGGATAGGTTTGTACCAAAATATTCATCAAAATCAACAGCAGGTTTATAATTGGTTGTTCTAGTTCTAGTATATTCAAAAACAAATTCAGTAAAATTTGTTTTATCATCTTTAATAAATTCAATAAAATTTGTTTTCATACCTTATATATTAAAATTTTTTTGTATCTTTGTCCAAAATTAAAACAACTTTACATCATAGAAACATTTAAAACTTACAAATCATGACAACTTCACAATTTGACGCAAAAACAGGCAGCATGTTTACAACTGAAATCACTGATTTTAGCCATTCGAATAGAATAATCGGCGAAGGTTATTTTGTTATAATTAACCCAGATTCAAAACATGTTTCATTCTCAAAAGCTAAACATGATATTTGTCTTGGTGATATCGTAAGCGACATTATTCCTAATTATACAAATCAACAATATGCTAACGATTATGGTGATAGGCTAACTGGCATGGGTTTGACGGTAAGGGAATTTATGCAAAAAAATTGTAGAATGAACATTTTGTAATTATCGCTTAGAGTCTAAACAGTGCAACAATTTATTAGTGAAATGAATACGAAATACACAAAGATAGAATTGCCTAATTTTGATTACGAATTTGAAAATTATTGGTATTATCGAAGAGGTGGATATAAGATAGACAAGAGAACAAGAGAAGGTAAGTCTATTGTTGATTTTGTAACAAGTATCAATCCATCAAGATGTATAGAAATCGGAAATATGTATAATATTCATCCTGCAATGATCTACACATCTATTCGTGTAAGAAATGAATTGTTTACTTTTCCGTTTATAAATTAAATAAAACCTAATGAAAAAATTATTAGAAATATTGCGAACAAGTAAAGAACCTTGGATTGAAATTCAAGGGTTATTTGATAATGGTGAATTAAAAATAATTTGTCCAATATTGTATGATTTATCTAATACAGAAGATGGTCATAAAAATAATTTTTTGCATACCTTAAAAGTATTAAAAAATACTTGTGACAATAATTTTTCTTTTGAAATGAAAGTTACTGCATTATTTCACGATATTGGTAAGCCAATTACAAAACGTAAAATTGGAAATGACTGGGCTTTTCATAATCATGAAATTGTTGGTGCAAATATGTTTCTTAAAATGTGTAAAACTGAAAATATTGATGATATAAATATTGATTATATTTACCGAATGATTTTACATCATGGTAGAATTAAGATGCATAGGGATGTAACAGAATCTGCAATAAGAAGATTAAATAAAGAAGTTGGACCAGATATAATATTTGATGTCATCAATTTTAGTGAATGTGATATTACTACTAGAAATCAAGCTAACAGGGAAAGAATTGTGTCGGGGCTTAATGTTATCAAAAATAGAATTGTTGAAGTTTGTGAAAAAGATGAATATGATTCTTGGAGATCACCATTAACTGGACACGTTATTATGGAATTGTTCGATAATAAAATAGAAGGTAGAAAGATTGGTGAAATAAAACGTGCATATGATGATATTCTCAGAAATGAAAAAATGACATTAAATGAAGTAATTAATGATATAAAGAATAAATATTTATTATGAAACAATTAAGATTTACAACAACTGAACCACGTGGTATGTTTAGCATGATAGATACGATAGATACTGAATTATTAGTAACAATTGATAATATTGGAACACTCAGTGAATATAAACCAAAAGGCTCCGGAGCATATATTCACGGGGACGCAGAAGAATTAGCTGGGTTTGACATTCCAATTTTTTTAGATGGGGATTATGAACAGCTAGATTTGCCAATCGAAGAACAAGATATTTTAATGATTTTACCATCAGGTAATTATCAATGTGTAGCTGATTTGTCATATAAAACAATGTTTGCAGATGAAGCGGATAAATATCTTTTAACATTAAAGGTATAAGAAAATAAATACCAATAAAGAAGAATTTAATTTCTTCTTTATTGATATTTAATTTATTGATATTTAATTTATTAAAAATACCAAATAGCTTTTTATTTATTTTAATCTAAATTTCCATTTAAAAATTTTTCTTCAACAATTTGCCATTTATTTTTAGGACATGATCCACCATCTTTAAATGTATTTAAAGTGAAAATTTTTCCTTTTAATGCACACCCACAAACAGAACATCTAACATATAATTCTTGATTAAAAAGTTCTGTAACAGCTTTAAATTCACAAGAATTACAAATTTCTATTCTTTTTGCAGCTAATTTAGATTGATTTAAATCTGGATTGAAACTAATTTTCCAAGCATTAAAAATTTCTTCAATTTTATTGATAATTTTATTTGTAATATTTGTAGTATCTGGTAAATTAAAAATACTACCTTCATATACGATTATATTCTTATCATCATCATCATTATAATTATAATTAACTGATAATTTTTTAAAATTGTCGGATTGTTCATCATCATTAAATATACTATTATTAACTTCAATAGATAATTTATTATCATTGATTAGTGATGTGAGTATATCAGTCACATCTTTTGTTCCATAAAACGCTGAATTTATTTTTAACATATTCTATTATTATTTTTTTTAATATTTCTACTATATCCATTATTTAGATGATTTTTAAATAATTCATCCATAAATTTTTTATTTTTAGCAACGTTAAAATGATTAGGATCACATTTTCTAAAATCTTTACGGGTTGCATATTTATTTGCTTCTTCTTGTAATATATCAATTGTCCAATAATTCATTTTTTTCTTGTTTTCGTTATATCCATTATTTGGATGATTTTTAAACAATTCATTTAATATCTTTTTGCTAGATGCAATTATATATGCTGACATATTATTTATCATAAAATCATTTCGATTTTGATATTTATTTGCTTCTTCTTGTAATCTTTTTTTGCTCCATTTTTTTATAGCACCACCTAAATTTCCAGGTTTCATTCTATTTAGTAATTCCCATTGATTATTCTTATAATAATTTACCCAATATATTTCTTGTGATCTAGCATTATTAGAATCTAAATTATCCTTTAATATTTTATAATTTGGACAGGATATATTATATTCTTTTGTAAATTTAAACAATGGATCTCTATCATCAAATATATGTTCAGTGTCCCGTCTTTTGATATTATTGGTTAATCCAATATAGACTTTATTATATTGTGGCAATTCGTATGCATATACGACATAACGATTTTCTATCCATTTATCATCAAGATATCCGAAATTGATATGATTTTTAAATAGTTCATCTAATATTTTATATTTACAAGCATATTCATATGCTGCGTAATAATATTTTTTAAATTCAATTCTTGTTTTACATTTATTTGCTTCTTCTTGTAATTTTTCTTTAGTCCAATATCCAATTGGCTTTTTATTTGAATATCCACAATTATTATGATTTTTAAATAGTTCATCCATTAATTTATTTTTTAAAGCAATATTCGCACAAGATGCATTATTTTTCCAAAATTCCCCTCTTGTTTTATATTTATTGGCTTCTTCTTGTAATTTTTCTTTTGTCCAATATCCATTTGGTTTCTTCATAATATAATTTCTTTTTTTAAAAGTCCACAATCTTTCATATCTTTATATATTAAATATTCAACATATTTAGATTTATTTTCGAATTTTTCTTCAAGGAAATCATAGACTTTAGTATCCAATGATATTGATACTTTTCTTTTTGTTATTGGTTTTTTCATTTATTTGGTATTTTTATAGTATATATAAATAAAATAAAGTCATATTTTGCTATTTTTTAAAAAAATTTTATCTATCTTTGTGCTTTATTTAAATCATTAATAACAATTAAAATTAACAACTATGAAGAAACTTATTATTTTTATGATGTTACTGATTTGTGCAGTCAGTCTAAACGCACAACAACAAATTAGTGGATTTGGAAAATTGAAATTGGGAAATCCAATAGGATCATTCGTTGATACTATAAATATTAAAAAAATATTCACAAGAGATGAATATTTTGATAATTTATATCTTCATCCTACTTCTGTTCCAATTGAATTTGTTTCAGATACAATTACTGGTTATGTAGAAACTGATTGTTATCTTAATAAAAATGTTAAAACTATATATTTGCCAAAATTTCAAATACTTGAAAATTTAATTCTTAATAATGTTTATTTATCATTTTATAATGATAGCTTATTTGCTATTTCTGCTGAAAGAAATCAAGATTTGGAAGATGCGTTAAAATTAAAATATGGAACACCGAAAGAAGATGTATCTGAAAAATATGGAAATTATGGTAAAAATCAATTTTTTTTAACAACATACGAAAACGATGATTTTGTATATTGTCGTAGTTCAATTTACAAATATTTTGATAAAAATTATGAAGCAAATTTCATTACAAATATTAAATTAAATAATAAAATAATAACAAATATTGTTGAAAATGAAGAAAATATAATTAAAAATAGAATAACAAAACGTATCGACGATCAGAAAAAACAACAATTAAAAGATTTATAATTTGATTCGAAAATAATAAAAAAAGTCCAAATTTATTTGGACTTTTTTTATTTTAAACAATATCTATTTAATATAATATATAAAAAGAAAAACCTGATGGGAAGACCTACAATAACAGATAAAAAGAAAACATTATCACTTTCTATAAATATTGAATTGGATGAATTGTTAGATAAAGTTTGTGAAGAAAAAAATATCAATAAATCTAAATATATTGAATATTTGATTAAAAAAGATATTGAAGAACGTGAAAGATAGATTATTTTTCAATAGTAAAATCGAATTGCGGAAATCACCAATTCATGGGTGGGGTGTTTTTGCAAAGGATGATATTGAAATAAATGAAATATTAGAAGAAGTACCATATTTAATTGTACCAATGAAAAAAGGTGAATTATCATCAATTTTTATTGATTATAGGTTCAATTTTCCAAGTGGTGATTGGAAATATCAAGTATTGCCAGGTGGATTTGGTTGTTATTATAATCATTCAAATAATCCAAATGCATATTGGATAACTGATGAAGAAAATGATATTTTTTTATTTATTACATCAGCAAAAATTAATAAAGATGATGAAATATTCGTATATTATGGTGATGTAAATTATTGGCAAGATGGAAGAATAAATACTAATGTCAAATAATTATTCTATATCATTTTCTGAAATTCTAATATTATCATTATAAATAATACACCCACAAATATTAAGACAATCTTTCCAAGTTTGATCTGATTTTTCCCATTTTTCCCAAATTTTTTTACCCGATTTACCTAGTACCATTGTTATTGGTTCTTCTAAAGATGGATAATCAATTTCAAATTTGGATTGATCAAATTTGGAAAATGGTTTTTTTATTATTATTGGTTCACCACCAATATCTTCTATGACTTCTATCGAATAATATTCAGCCATTTCTTTGATATTTGTCCAATAGCTAGGGGAATTTATACCATTTTCAAACATTTTATCTAAATTTTTATCACTTGTGCCATGATATAAATAATATTCGGGAAAAGAATTAAAATCAGTTATCATTATTTAATATTTTCTTGTATATATTAAAAATGTTTTATATATTTGTAAAAAATAAAAATATGAATATATTAAACAAAAGTGGGTTTTTAACCGATGAAGACAGAAAAGAACCATTAGAACGTGGATGTGAATATTTTACGTTTAAAACTAATTTGGATTTATCTATACCAATTAAAGTAATTCCACATGGAATCAGAAATGAATATAGCATAGATCAATATAGCAAAGATTTGGCTTCATTTATTTCATTTTGGACTCATTTTATTGCTAAAGATCTAAATGGATTTTCAGGGTTTAATAATGTTAAATTTGAATTAATTGGATTTAAAATAATATAATTATGATGGGTCCTTGGAATACACGTAATGTGCCACCATTGAAAACATTGATAATACTTGGTGATGATGATTTCCAAAAATTGATTAATGGTGAAGTTGTTGAAAAAGCTGGTGTTAAAATTGCATTGTCAGATATTGGATTTTTACGAATGCAAGAAATTATAGATAAAAATTATAATAAATCATTAAATGAAACTTATCCTAAACAACAGAAGCAATATGCTGATGTAGATTTTATTGAATATACCGACAATGATGATAATTACGTTGAACCCGAACGGAATTGTTCTGATTGGGTTGATATGAGGTTATATTGCCTATACAAAGGATGTAAACAATATATTAAAGGCAAGGAAGGTTATAATGGACTTTTTGTGACTGAAAATGGGAAACAAGCAGATTTAAGAAATCAATGTTGGATTTGTAAAAAACACGATCACGAAAATGAAACATTTGTAGATTTTAATGGAAAAAAATAAAACTTTTTAAAAATAATTTGCTAAGTATAAAAAGTTTTTCTATATTTGTACAGAATTAGAAAAAAGTGGAAAAAAAAGAAATATATATAATACGAAATGAAAAATTTATCTAATAATATTATGATTCAACAACAACAACAGATTACGGTCTGATTGGGAAGAATCATGTCTTTTTTTTACCCAATCAGTGATGGTTGGGTTTTTTATTGCCCAAATTTATTTGGGTTTTTTATTGATTTTTTATTGCTTTTTAATGTAATGGTTAGCATATAACACTTTGACTGTTAGAGTCTTGGTTCGAATCCAAGGGAGGCAACAAAACAAAAATAGCCTTGTAGCATAATGAAGTGCTCCATCCTTTGAAGATGTAAGGTATCGGTTCAAGTCCGATCAAGGCTTCAATCTTTTGGTGTAATGGTCAGCATATAATTTTCTGAAATTTAAGATATTGGTTCGATTCCAATAAAGATTACAAATGTCCATAGTGGTATTTTTTCGATATTTTTTATTTATATATAAATAAAAAAACACTATGGACAAAATTTTAAAACAATTTGGAAAAGATAAACTTATAGAAGCAGTAAACGAATCTAATTCTTTTGTTGAAGCAACATCTTTTTTAGGATTAGATGCAAAAAATACTAACATTAAAAAGAATGTGGAAAGATCAATTAAAAGATTAGGATTATCCACAGAACACTTTGAAAGTGTCAAACGAGTAAAAGATGCTAAAACTAGATACACAAAAGAAAAATTAGAATCGCTTGTTATAAAATGTAAAAATTATAAAGAAATTTTAATTGAATTGGATGTTTTACCTATTGATAATAATTATAAAAAATTAAAATCTGAATTATATCGTTATAAAATTGATTTTTCACATTTAAAAAATCAAAAAATATCAACAATTAAAGTAAATTGGGCAAAAGAAGTTTTGGAACCAATATTTAAAAAATCATTATCCCAAAAAGAAGTTTTAGAAAAATTAGGATTAAGATCTGCTGGTGGTAATTTTAATACTTTACGAAAATATATAAAATTATATAATTTAGATAGTTCTCATTTTATTAAAAATTATGATTCTATGTGCAATGTTAGTAAAAATAAAAAAATTCCTTTAGATCAAATTTTAGTTGAAAATTCGACATATGATAGAACACATCTTAAAGATAGATTATATAAAGAAGGATTAAAAGAAAGAAAATGTGAAATGTGTGAACAAGATGAAAATTGGCATGGTAAACGTATGAGTTTGATTATTGATCACATAAATGGTATTCATAATGACAATAGATTAGAAAATTTAAGAATTATTTGTCCTAATTGTAATGCAACATTAGACACACATTGTGGAAAAAATAATAAAAAAGCCAGATAACCTGGCTTTTTTATTATTTTTTGATAAATTTAGTTATTAAAAATTTATCGTCAGTTCAATTTTATGTTTATAAATTTCCCTTTATTTAAAATCTGGTTCATAACCTTTAATTATAGGCTTTTGTGTTTTTGTGTGAACTTCATGACCGCATAATGTACATTTTTTTGTCCACCTATCAACTTGAACATCACGATAACCAGCATAATCCCACCAAGGATCAGAACCACTTCCTACTTGAACACTACCATAACCTTCTTTAACTGTTTCAGGATTAAAATATGGTTCACCATAAGTATGTTTGCAATTTGCAATTTTATACTTTTCTGCTTCAATTTGATTTTGAAGTTCTTTTATTTTATCGCTTGAATTCATATTTTTATATTAAAACCATTGTGTGACCATTTGTATTCCATTCTTCATTTGGGTTTATTTGAATACAATTAATATTACTCTTAAAAAAATCATACCCAAAATATGAATATACTTCACATTCACCATCATTTTTCACATTTTGTATTGTACATATGTTACCAACCCAATCTCTATCACCTGAAGTAATTTTTACTTTAATTCCTTCAAAATCTTTTATTTCCATAAATCTAAATTTGGTTGAAGACTAGTTGAAAGATTGATACCAAGATTGATACCTGTTAGGGACATTTCATTTAACATTTCATCAGTTAATTCTACAGTATTCATTTTTTATAGTTTTAATGATTAACGATACAAAGATACAAAAATTTTTTGAATTAAAAAACTAAATCGTTTTCATTTTCATATATTGCCTAACATATTCAACACTTTTATTTAAAAATGGTGTCAAATCAACAATATGATGTTCTGTATTACTATACATTTCCGATTCTGAAAATTCTGCAACTATATTGTTAGCAGAATAAAATATAATACTAGGTTCAATATCTTTTAAATTTGGTCTTAATTGTGTGAGTATTTTTGCTTTTGTTACCAGTTCAGAAAATACAGAAGATAATACATCACTATTAATTTGGTCAGAATTAGAAAAACTGGTAGTTACATTTTCATTTTTAGTTGATCTATTTTTTACATTTTCATGTATATATTCTATAACATACCAAAGTGATTTACCATAACTTGGTGAATTCATTCTGAACATCTTAGTTGTATTTTTTTCATTGATATCATTGATTGGTAAATCAATCCACAATCTAAAAGATTCTTCGTGTGTATCGTTTTCGATGATAACTATATGACCCCTGAATAATACTTCCGAAAATGTTTCACTATCGTTGATAAACCGACTAGCAACATAATCTCTTAGTTCAATCCAATCATTCGAATTAATTTCTTTCATAATATTTTGTAATGATTAACGACAAAGATACAAAATTTTTTGGATAAAAAAAATAATATATAAACAATATGAAAACAAAATTTGCAGAATTTATAATTGAATCAAAAACGTATAATTTATATAAAGGGGTCACTAGATTGGACGAAATATTAAAAAGTGGTAAACTTAAATATGATAATAATTGGGAAACAACTATAAGACAAAATATGGGTATAATGGGTATTGGAATATCAGCTACTCGTGTTTTTTCAACAGCATTAAAATATGGTGAAGCAATTATAGAATTTGATATCGAAAAATTGAGTGCCAAATATAGAATTATACCATTTTCGGAAAATCCAGATTATTTTATTTGGTATAAAAAACATTTTTCACCACCAGACAGTTATAATTATGTAAAAACTGGAATTAGTGATAATCAATATAATGATATTTTTTGGGATTATAAAACAAATAAATATGATCCGGATTTTAATATTGCAGAAGAAATTATTTTAACAAAAGAAATACCTATAAAATATTTCAAAAAGGTGTATCTCAACACAGATAATATACTATTACTTAAATTATTAAAATCTAAAAATATTCCATATGAAATTGTTGATAATGAACATTTATCTGAAATAAGACATAAAAATAAGAAGAAAAATAAAAAAAATTTATTAGATTTTTGATATTTTTTGAATTTTGTTATCATCAAATCTAATTTCTAAATTTTTTGAAAAAATAGAATCAACTTTATTATCATACATTACAACATAATCATTATCTGATGGTAACCAACCATTCAATTCCTTATTTAGTCTACAAACCTTTTTTAGTTTTAGTTGTAATATATCATTTAATTCGCTAAATTTCATTATTTTAAATATTAAAAAAGGGGATTAAATCCCCTTTGCCATTTTATTTTTGATTTCATTTATTTTCAATTGGGCATCTTCTTTATTTTCAAAATAATTTCCTGTTGCTTTACGATAATGATAAGCAAATTCATTTATGTGTGTTTCGGTTGTTACCATATGTTGAATGATGCCCTTTGAACTGATAAAGAAGTATATTTTACCATCATAAATATCTTTATCGGTTACTGTATAACTTACTTTATTGATTTCAATTGTATATTTTGCTCTTGTTTCGGTAACTGATTGTGCAGTTAAAACTGTTGCAGGAACTTTTACTGACAATCCACGATGTTTTACTGACAATCCACGATGAGATTTTGCAAATTTTTCAGTAATATAAACCACATCCCCTGGTTTGAAATATGTTTCATATTCAACTTTGAAGAAATCTGGTTCTTTTTCAGGATTATAAATACAAACTTGACCACCATCAAATACCCATTGTCCATTAATGAATTTAACACCGGTTCCAATTTTAATTCCACCAGGAAGAATTTTTGTAGTTACATAATAAGTTGCTTTCATATTCATTTGTTGTTTTAAATTCGATACAAAGATACGAATTATTTTTTAAATGAACAAACTTTATTTGTGATATTCTTCTTTATATTTCATATTGGTTTCCAATCGGGTCTAAAACATGAAATTAGTTTTTAAAAAAAGTGGGTCTAATAATTAGACCCACTTTTTTTCACTTTATAATATTGTTTTTTCATATTAATTAATGCATTTAATATTTTTCCAACAACTTCAACCACTTCGTTATCATCAGTGACTTCAACCACTTCGTTATCATCAGTGACTTTCAAATCACCCAATTCTAACTCTAACGCATTAATCATATCTTCTAAAGATATATATGGTTTATTATTACTACCAGTTATTGTTTCAATTAACATACTTTTAATTTTTATTGTTTATATTTAAGCAATATACTAATTATTTTTTATTTAAGCAATATACTAATTATTTTTTTATGATTAAATAATTAATTTCAAATATGATATAAAATTACATTTAATCATTTTTATTCCTTATTTCTTTTAGTTCATACAATTTTAACATTCGTATTAATTGAAGGGAATTTTTATATTTTGCGTTACTTTTTGGTATATTTTGATTTATATACAAAGTAGAATCTGAAAAATATTGAATAGAATCACAAACAATTTTTATTTTTTTTCCACACAGTTTTGGTTGTTCACCAAATTTGCCAAAAAAATTATCAATTGGTGTAGAAAATTTACAATTCTTGTATAACATAATATTGTTTGATTTGTGTTTCATTTGCCAAACAATATCTAATCTATATTTATTTTTTTCACAATCTTCGATTTTTTCAAGAATCTGATTAAGAATAATATCATCTGTAATAACTAACTCAAAGCTTTTATCGGCTCGATTAATCATTTTTACGTTATTTTTATCTTTCTTATAAAATATTAAGAATTTTTTCATATTTTGCACAATAAAATAAAACTATTTTGCACAATAAAACTATTTTGCACATTCAACAAAAGTAAAAAATAAATTTCAAACAAAAAAATAATTGTAAAAAATATATATAGATTATGATTACTAATTTTAAAAATTTTAAGAATAAAAAAGAATATATTTTATTAGTCGGACCACCTGGTAGTGGAAAATCGACATATATATCTAAATTACAAAGGTTTGGAAAAAAATATGACATTATAAATCGTGATGATATTGTTATTGATATTGCTGAAAAAAATGGACTTACATATAAAGAAATGTTTAGTAGACCAAATAATATTTTTTTAAAAAATGGTAAACATTTTATTCCAAATTCTTCTGATTTTTATGTTGAAAATGGTAAGAAATATTTAAAAAACTTTGAATATTTGGGTGATATAATTGAAGTTACTGATGGTGAATATAAAAGTAGAATATCACCTGAAATATTTACAAAATTATCAGAATTAAATAATGTAGTTGAAGATACGCTTAATAAAAATATAGAACATGCAATAAGGAAAAAACACAATATTATTATTGATATGACTAATAATAATAGGTATTATAGACAATTTTTCATTAATAAATTAAAAACACATAAACAATATTATAAAATTATTGCTGTGATATTTAATGATGGTGGTAAAGGAATGGAAGATGTCTTAATAAATGTTAACAAAAGAAGAGATTTAGAATTAGCAAAAAGTGGAAGAAATAAAGCAATACCTGAAGATATTATTAGAAAATTTATTAGCAGTTATGAACCACCAACAAAATCAGAAGGAATTGACAAAATTATACATATTGATACTAAGAAAAAATTGGAAAAAATAATCTAAACAATATTCGATTCTTAATCTATAATAAGAAAAAAATATGATAAATGGTTTCAAAAACTGCTGAAGATTTTATTTTACAATTTGTAAGTAGAGATTTTCAATATTTAACACAACAATCAAAAATTTCATATAAACGAATCAACTTAAAATGTTCTTATTTGATCAACATTATACACGAATTACTGATCAAATATTATTTTAGTAACAATATTGATACTAAATTTAATTTATCTTCAATTATCCTTAAAAAGAAATATGGTGAATTTTATAATTATTATATAGAATATCTATGTGATAATGGTTTTATGAGCTTGGTATCGAATTATTATGTTGGTAAAAAAACAAAATCATATAAATTAGACACAAAATATGTCTATGATACAATACGATATAAAAATACAGATAAATTCATTTTAAAAAAATCAAAAAATAGATATGAAACTACGATTTCTGAAATGAATCAAAGTTCAATTTTGCCTGGTGTTCGAACAAAATTAATTCAATCATTGGATAGCATTAAAATTGATTATGATGGTGCTAATAAATTTCTTAATGAATTGATGGATAATAATATTATAGATGATTCAAAATATAAACGAAACCAAATATCAATAGAAAATATAAGGGATGGTAACATATATTTTAACTTTGATGATTATGGTAGATTTCATACAAATTTTACAATTTTAAGAAAAGAAATCCGTAATCAATTTTTATCAATAAACAATGAAATGTTAGCAGAAGTTGACATTAAGAATTCTCAACCATTGTTTTTTGGTGTTTTGCTAAAAAATGCATTACCACATATAAATGGGGACACTGAACGATATTTTGATTTAATAGTATCTGGTTTATTATATGAAGATATTGTGGAAAAATCAACAATTTCAAGTAGGAAGGATGCAAAAATGCTAATGTATAAAATATTATTTGGTGATAACATTAATGATAATAAGAAATTAAATAAAGTTTTCAAAAAGTTATATCCTTCTGTACACGAATATATTTTAGAATTTAAGGAAGAAAAAAAGAATTATAAAGAATTAGCATACAAATTACAGAAAATGGAAAGTAATTTCTTGTTTAATACTGTAATAAAAGAAATTTATCAAACTTATCCTGAAATTGTATTGTTTACTGTTCATGATTCGATAATGTTTCCAAAATCATATCAAGAAAGAGTTGAAGCGATATTTTATAAGCATTTTAAAAAACTAATCAGTGTGTTTTAGATTACCATTTATCATTAATTTTCGGAAATTATTTATATATTTTCCAAATCATTATGTAAGGCATATCTTTTTCGGATTCACTTTTTGTTTTTAATGATTCTAAAGCAAGTACAGGACTTTCAGTTCCAGAAGCAAACTTTCCTTTCCCTTGAAATAGTGGCATCATAGCAGCTTCATAATACTTCAAACAAGAAGGATGTATTTGTGCAATTTTTGATGCTTTCGTATAGGTTAATTTTTCAATTTCCCCTTTGTAATAAGGTTCACCTTCAATTTGATAGTAAGCCTGTTCTAATTCTCCTTCTGATTCAAAGAAAGCAATTGCATAATGCCAAATTGTTTTAAACTTTACCACAATTTTAATATTTTGAAAGTTCATCAAAATCAAATATTCTACCATTCCAACTGTGCAAATCATCAATTCGATTGTCAGTTTTATCAGCAACAAAATAGATTGTAGGGGTTTCACCTATATCATTTTTTAATTCTTCAATCGTATTGTATTGCCGTGAATGTGAACCCAATATTCTGTCTAACAGTATAACCATTGGGGTTTCACCAATTCCAAGATAATATGTTACCGAAAATTTAATTGTTTCCATTTATTTATATTTAATGGTGTTAAGTGAAGATTCAGACCATGCGATAAAATAATTACTTTTTTCGATGTTTTTGACAACATTCATAAAGTTATCATCATCCGGAATAGTCACAAAATCTTCTTTAATTGAATTATTATCAGGTGAATATTTTTTTAATTCTTCTGAATATGTAATTTTTTGAAGATTGTATGTGTCAAGGATATCATCAATTGACATATTTGGATTTTCACTTTGTATTTTTTCGTATGATGGTTCAATTGGTTTTGAATTACATCTTGTGAAATAGAGTACTATATCAAAATTTCCGTTCATAATTGTTGTTTAAATGATAGGTCAAAGATACAAAAAAATAATGATTAATCCAAATTAAATGATAGCTAATTCAACATCAGATTCAGTTAATTTAGTTGAATATTCATCGTGATTTAAATTGATATTCATCCCATTTTCGATTTTATCAATCATTCGTTCACCTTTAGAAGTCACATCTAATCTTTTTACAACTTCGTTGGTTTTATCTTTTATGATTTCTAAATATTTGTACATATTTTTTCGTTTTTCTTTAATGTCTTATTAATTTTGATATTTGCAATTTGCATTTCTTCAACAATTTTTCTCAACTTATGATATAATTCTTTAGCATCATAATTTTGATCAAATTCAATTGCCTTTAAAATTAAATTTAAATCGCTGAATGATAAATCCCAATTGTATGCATAGTCAGGTGAATCACTTGTTTTTTCCCAATCCCGTCTATTTTTCATTCCATACAAAAATGCACCATATCCTGGAATTGTTGTAGATTTAACTTTTGAATCATAGTGGTGTGCAGCATCATTGTAGATGATATTGAATTCTTCTTCTGTAAATTCAACATTTAATTTTAATTCGGCACAAAAACAATATTTATTCATAGTTTTAATTTTTAATTAAATTTTTTAATTAATTCATAAACATAGGTTTATACCAAGCCATAGGGATATTTTCTTCAATCCACTTTAACGCTATTGGCTTAATATGCATAAAAAGTAAGGAATAAATTACATTAGGATATTCTGATGCTGGTCTATCAAAAGTAAAATTGTAGTCATCTAATATGTTATTTAATTCAGGAATAGCAATATCTATTACTATTTTTGCTTGTGATTCAAACATTCCGTTATTAACAAGCATAGTTTCTAATTTTTCCCTAGAAGTCATAATTGTGTTGTTTTAATGTTGTTTTAAATTATAGAACAAAGATATGAATAATTAACGATTAAACCAAATAATTTGATCAAAATCTTTGCGAACTTTACCACATTTTATGTCACTCGGAAATATATCAATGTCACTCATTTTGCCATCTTTAATATAATTTCCGGAACCATCATAATCAATAAATCCACCACATTTGCAATTAGATACAAATTCTTTAAGTGTCATAATATCACCAAAATCTGGTAATTCTTGATATGTTGGGGTTTTTACCAAGCGATACAATCTTGATATGGTGCAAGATTTTTCTGATGCTTTTCGCATATATTCTTGAAATTCTTGATATGATAAATTAAGTGGTATATTTTTATACCATTCATCATATTCTTTATCGGCTAATTCAAGTGCGATTTTTAATTCTGCTTCAGTTTTTTTCGTAATTTTAGCCATATTGTTGTTTTAAATGATGGTACAAAGATACGAATAATTATTTAATTTACAAAGATTTATTTATAAAATATTATATTTTTTTGCATTTATTTTTATATCAAACGGTTTCCAAAAATCAGATGAAACTATTATTTTTGTAGTTACACAATTACCATATGTTGATTTAATATCAATATCATAATCTTTAAAAGTTTCTAATATTTTTTTTAAATTTTCTTTATATATAACACGATATTTAAGATTAATACTAAATGAATCCACATATTCATCAACAATAGTAATTATCATAGCATCATCAAATATTTCATATAAATATGGTAAATATTTATCAGTATCTTTATCTCTTCTTTTAACTTCAAATGTTTTTACGTATTTCATAATATATTATATTTTTTTGCTTTGGTTTTTATTTCATATTGTTTTCTATCTTCAGATGTTATTATTAAATTTCCCATATTAGTCCATTCTGGATTATTTATAATTGAATCGTGTGCAAATCTCCAATTCCACCCCACCAATGAATTAAATCCAAAATTTGTTATTAATATTTCATCATTTAAATTCATATGATTGTCGATCCCAGATTGTTTCATTGTCATTCGTCGTTGATTTGGTATATTTAATTTATCCATTGCAACATCAAAATCAGAGTATAATATTTTCCAATATTTTTTTGTGTTAATGTTGGTTTCGTTACTTTCAAATTTTTTGGTTTCATATTTTTCTTTCAATTTTATAAATAAGTCATACATTCTCTTATCGTAATGTTTTTTAAATCTTGTTGTTTTTCCATAAAAATCGAAATTTCTTAATGATAACATTGTAAAAAATTCTTTAAATGTATTAAACGAATTTATTTGATTCCATTTAATATCACCATTTTTTAATTTTATTATTAATTTATCAACTGCTGCCAAAAAAAATGCATTATATTCTGTTGTTAAATTTGCATAAACTTTATCATATTCATCTATAAAATTTGGATCCAATTTGGCATTATATTCAGGATCATTAGCCAATCCAGCATCACAAATATCATATAGTTTTGATTTACTACAAGCTTTTATTAATTCTTTAAATAAATCGAATTTCATATCATCTGTGGCATGAATTAATTCGTGAAATATTATCTGTTTTTCTTTATTTTCTAATTTATATCTTGCAATATCTTTTTTAATTTTTTGCAATTCTTGATTGTTGTTACTTGTAAATATTTTTCTGATTAATTCATAAAATTTATCTAAAGGTATAGTTAATATATATTTATTGCCATTTTTTTCATATGATCCAGCGATTTTATCCGCTTTACCTTTAACATTACTATCATATTTTTTTATTTTGATAATAAATTTGAAATTTTTAAGGGGAATTTCAAGTGTTTTTGGATAAAATTCAAAATTTTCATATGTTGTTGAAAAAATATAATCAATATAATGATTTTTGTTGGTTAATATATTATCAGCAATTGTTACAAAATGATTTCGAATAAGAATCATAATATCGTTCATCATATCACGAATTTCTTCTCTTTTTTCTAAATCTTTACGTTCTATTATAAATTTATATTTCTTTAAATATTTCATAGAATATTATATTTTTTTCCTTTTTTGATTATTGCTTTATTTTTTATATAATCAAAATATTCATCAGGTGACATCCATTTTGGTGCATAATTTTTTTCACTACAATCATCGCATACCCATTCAGGTGGTTGCATACCACCTCTTGCTGTTGGTGTTAATTTATAACTATCACAGTTAGAACAAATATAAAATCTATCACCAAACCCATTATCATATAAATAATCATTAAAATTATTTTTAGGTTGATCTTGTTTGGTTAAATAATTACCTTTATGTTTTTCAAAATTTTTTAAATATTTCATAGAATATTATATTTTTTTCCTTTTTTCCAAATGTTATATTTTTCAATATCTTTTGGTGTGATTTCAATTTCACCCATATATGTATATTTTTGTGATGATAAAAAATCTTCATCAGTAGTATATCCCCAAGGATTATATTATCGAAATCCGTATTTTCTTTTCTAATCTTTCTAATATTTGAAAATTCGTGTGACCAATTACCAGATAATAATTCATAAGATTTACATCCTCTAGTATAAATCATCTTTGTTATTTCATCTAATGTTGCTTTAATTCTATCATTTCTTTGCCATTTAGTATTTCCGAAATCATCATCTAATATTTGTATATATGTTTCAATATAATAATCATTATTATATGAAAAAACAATAAATATTCTATTCTTACCAACCGAAATTATTAATGTGTTTTTATTTTTCTTTATTGTTAAAATAAAGTCTTTTTTATATTTTATTTGTTGCCATTGTGCATTACCTGAAATTGAATAATCTCGTTGGACTTGTTTCATAACAACGAATGGTACACTTAAATTGATAAGTGATGTTTTTTCAAATAATTTATATGTTTTCAAAAATTTCATAATATGTTATATTTAGTTGCTTTTTTGTTGATTAAAAATTTTTCATATTCATCTTCTGATAAATGTTTTTTTAGATAATTATCTAATTCTATTTCATTTGGTTTTTCTAACTTTCTTTTTGGAAGTATTGCTTCATATTTTTCGACACCCCTTAATATATGATTTGGAAATAGTCTTGGTACATTTTCAAAAAATTGAACCGTAAATTTATAATCATCATAATTTTTATTATTTATATCAATTATTTTTCCAAATACACCCTTTTTGCAAAATTCAATAGTTGGTGGATCCAAAAGTTCATTATAATTAATTTTAATATAATCACCAATGTTAAAATCGTCTTCATCTTTATCGTTATCGTATTTTTCAAATAATTTATATGTTTTCAAAAATTTCATAATATATTATATTTAGCTGCTTTTTTGTTGATTAAAAATTTTTTATATTCTTCTTTAGATAAATGTTTTTTTAAATAATAATCTAATTCTATTTCATTTGGGGGTTCTAATTCATCTAAATTTACACTAAAAATATATGAACCATTACCTAATGGGACTTTTTTAAAAAATTTAATATCATATGGATATTCTGTTCCAACTTTTATATCTTCTATTTTACCTATTTCAGATTTAAAAAAAATAAGATGGGATTGATCAAAATAATCTCCAACAATTTTAACATAGTCACCCACATTAAATTCTTGATTATTTTCAAATAATTTATATGTTTTCAAAAATTTCATATTTTATAATTTATATATATAAAAAAAGAAATTTTTTTTTAAGAAAAAACAGTTTTAAATATTAATATATAAAAAAGTAAAATTTTATTTTAATATATAAACATAAAAAATAAATAAATTAATCATGAGAAGAAAACAAAACATACAAGATGCTTTCCATAGTGTTATTCCAGTTGGTACTGCTGGTCCATGGAGTGTAGGATATTCAGGACATACTGATGATTCAGCAGATTTTGCTGCACCTGATTTTATAATTACAGGCATTAGGAATATTACCGATCAACATGTACCAGGAACATCAGATCATATTATGAATGATGTTTATATTGATTATTCTGGTTCAACAATATCTGGAACAACTAGTATATATTCATATATTTAATATTCTATATTTATTTGTTGATAATTGGTAGTATTTTCTATTGATTATTATATTATGTTAGAAAAAAAAGATCATTTATTGATCTTTTTTTGTTTTTAATAGTCTTTTGACTTTACTTTCACTATATATAAATAAAAAATATTTTTCCAAATGTTATGGACAATATTACTGATTAAAAAAAATAATAATGGTTGGTATATTAACTACATTGAAAACAAGTTAATTAATCAAATAAACAAATTGAAATTAGAAAAGTTTGTTGAAGTTCTTGTATTTGAACCCAATTTACAAATTTTTGCTAATTATATAAGTGTTGTAGATAAAGTTGAAATATCTGATAATTTTGTGGAAATAATTTACAATAAATTAAAAAATTGTAAAAAAGATTGCATTAGATTAACCGCCATAAGTTATATGGATAATGTTCCAATAGAAATAGTCTTACCAATATCAAAATTAAATCCAATAAAAATAGATAATATATTCGAATTACAAGACATTAATTATTATATTAATAGTGAAAATCTTTCAAGTATAGTTAAAACGATAGACACAATAAACATTCCAGTTATTTATTATGAAGATTTGAATAAAATACCATTCAGTATCATTATATCAGCATATAAATCACAAAAATATATTGAAGAATGTTTAGATTCAATTGAAAATCAAACATACTTTAAAGATAATGATAATTATGAAATATTAGTTGGTGTTGATGGTTGCCAGGACACCTTAGATAAATTACAAGAAATCAAGGATAAATACAGAAATCTTCATATTTATATGATGACTGAAAATAAAGGCACATATATCTGTTGTAATACATTGATTGATTTAGTGAAAAATGAAAATGTTATTAGGTTTGATTCTGATGATGTTATGACACCTAATTTTATTAGAGAAGTTGTTAGAAATATTAATGATAACGATATTATGATATTGGGTTCATTGGATTTGACAAATGGTATTGTTGGCACAAAATTTTTATTAACGGAAGGAATCATTTATTTTAGAAAAAGTGTAATGGATAATATTGCTGGGGGATATCAACCTTGGATATGTTCGGCTGACACAGAATTAATCAAAAGATTAATGAATAAAGTAAAAATTATGCAATTAAAAAAAGCATTATTTCACAGAAGATTGCATAGTGAAAGTTTAACACAGAAAGATGGTACACGATATAGATCAGAACTCAGGGAAGGTTATAAAAAATTGATTAAACCATATTATAAAGATAATGAAATTAAAATTGAACGGGTTGTTAATATAATATTAGAAGAAGAAAAATTAGAAGAAAAATTAGAAGAAAAATTAGAAGAAAAATTAGAAGAAAAATTAGATATAATTTTAGAAAATAACATTCCAAAGATTCCAAAAAAGATGTTTTTTTATTGGAGTGGTGGCAAATTATCATGGATGAGATATATGACAATATATTCATTTAGAAAATTTAATCCTGATTGGGAAATAACATTATGTTTATCTAATAACAAAAGTACTTATAATAATTGGAAACATAATAAACAAGATTTTATTGAATATAATGGTGATGATTATTTTAAAAAATTAAAAAAATTAAATATCAATATTAAAGATGTCAAATTTTCAGATGAATTATCAAATAATTCATGTTTTAAAAAATTATCACCTATTCACGAAAGTGATTTATATAGATATTATGAACTGTATAAATCTGGTGGATTTTATTGTGATAGTGATGTTATATTTTTTAGGTCTATTGATAAATTTTACAATGAAATTATTTCTGGTCAATATGATACTGTTGTTCACGAATATTATAATTCTGAATCAGACAAATATCAAACAATAGGGTTTTTGGGTTCTTCTATAAATAACCAATATTATAAAGATTTATTTAATTATGCGGTCCATCATATTTTAAAAAACAACATATCCAATGATGATTATCAATCATTGGGTGTCAATTTAATTTATAATTATTTTAATAAATTACCAAAATTATTACCAAATATTAAAGAAAAATATAAAGATTTAAAATTTATGAATATACCAAACAATTTAATATACAAATATGATTGGAAGTGTATAGAAAATTGTTTTGAAATTGGTAAAACAATAAACGATTTTGATATATATTCTATTGGTTATCATTGGTATGGTGGACATAAAATATCACAAAAATATAATAATATTTTAAATGAAAAAAATTATAAAAAATATAATACGACAATAAGTAATATTGCTAAATTCATTTATGATAAAAAAGAAAAAATATTACCAACAATTTCTATTATTATGACTTATTATAATAGAAAAACATTATTATACAATACGTTAAAAAGTATAAATACATCATCTGTAAAAAATATAGAAGTTATTGTTGTTGATGATGGTAGTTCGGAAGATCAAAGAATAGAAGAATATAAAAATGAATTTTCATTTTTAAAAATAATTAGATTAAATCCTGAAAATAAATGGTATCTTAATCCATGTATACCATTTAATATTGGAATAAGATATGCAAGTTCGGATAAAATAATATTACAGAATTCGGAATGTGTATATGTTGATGATATATTAAAATATGTTAATGATAATTTAGATGATTTTAAATATATATCATTTTCAACATATTCTATTGATGAAGAATCCAATAATTTAATATCTAAAAATTTAAAAAATGACACATTAAAAGAATTTCTTAAAAAATTTCCACAACAAACAATAATGGGCAATAGACCAATTGGGTGGTATAATCATTCACAATATAGATCGACATATTATCATTTTTGTGCTGCAATAACTAAGAAAAATTTAGATTTAATTGGTGGTTTTGATGAAAGATATGCTAATGGCATTGGATTTGATGATGATGATTTTATAGAAAAAATAAAAAATTTGAATTTAAATATGTTGATAGTGGATAATTATTCTGTTATCCATCAGTGGCATGATAGTTATTATTATAATATTCCAAATTTTATGAATTATCATAATAAAAATAAAAATATATTTAATTCAATATATAAAAATAAGAAAATATCAGTAGCAATATGCTATTATAATCGTAAGCAACATTTAATTAATACATTAATGAGTATGACTAAAAGTTTATATAAAAATTTTGAAGTTATCGTTGTTGATGATTGTAGTGATGATGAACATAGAATCGAATATTTAGAAGAAAAATTTAATTTTTTGAAAGTTGTTCGTATAAATAAACAAGAAAAAAAACATATTAATCCTTGTTATCCACTTAATTTAGCAATAAGTAAAACTGTTGGTGATATAATCATATTACAAAATCCAGAATGTTATCATTATGATGATATATTTTCACAAGTTATAAATAAAATCGAAAAAAATAAATATTTAGCTTTCTCAACAGTAAATATTGATATTGTTGATAACCTATCTAAAATAAATTATAATAATTATGAATCTGAAATAAAAAATGTAATAAATATTGATATAAATGAACCTAATGATTCTAAAAAGTTTTGGTACTGTCATGAAAAATTTAGACCAGAAGCATATAATTTTTGTACAGCAATAACAAAAAATGATTTAATTCAATTAAATGGATTTGATGAAAGATATGCAGATGGTATAGAAAGAGATGATGTTGAATTTTTAACAAGAATAAAAAGGATGTTAATGACTATATCATTTGAACCATCTATTGTAATACACCAAAGTCATACACAATTTTATTATAATGATAAAAAAACAAAAGAATTAAAACAAAAAAATCATGAATTATTTGCAAAAACGACAGCTATTGAAAAAAACATAAAAGTAAATACAAATAAAAATATTATAAATATGACAAGCAAAAAAATTGGAATTTTAGTAGTAAATTTAAATAATTTAGATTTTACAAAAAAATGTATAAATGATTTAAAAAAACAAACAAATCAAAATTTTATAATTTATTTAGTTGATCAAAATTCTGATGAAATAGGTACAATTGAATATCTAAATGAATGTAAAAATGATTATAACATAAAGATAATTCAAAATAATGATAATATACCACTCAATTATATTTGGAATAATTTTAAAAATATTTGTAATTGTGAATATTTATGTTTTTTAAATAATGATGTTGAATTATCTAATATGTATGTCGATGATACAATTAAAGTATTAGATAAAGAATCATCAGTAGGTATTGTTTTACATATTACTAACAATCCAGAATATATTAAATCTAGTATACATTTAAAATATGATATTTTTGATGAACCATTACGTCAAGGTTGGGATTTCACTATTAGACGACATATAATGCCAAATATACCATTAGGTTTAAAACTTTTTTATGGTGATGATTATATATTTTCAAAAGTTAATTCATTAGGTTATAAATATGCTGTTGTATATAGTTCACCAATAATTCACTATTTGAGTCAAACTTGTAAAAAATTAAAAAATCTCGATAATTATGCGGATGAAGATGAGATAGTATTTCAAAAAATAATGAATGATGAAAAACTAAAACCGATTTTATATTCATCTTGTGGAAAAATTGAAAATAGACAAATTATAGGATCAGGATTATGTAAACTAAAACCAAATAAAAATATGATGGTAATTGATGAAATTAAAAAAATATTAGTAGTAATTGTAAATTATAATTCAGATCAACTTAATCACTTAAATGCAGTAATTGATGAATTTAATAAATTTGATAAAAATAAATATAAAATTGATATTTTTGTACATAGTAATATATCAATTAATAGAAATGATGTAACTACAATAATACATAATATGCCAGAAAAAGGTTGGAATTGGCTTCCTTGGGAATGTCGAAAAACAATTTATAAAAATAAAGATTATTATGATTTATATTTATATACAGAAAATGACCATCTATATAAAGAATCACATATAGATTCATTTTTTAAAATAACAAATATTTTACCAGAAAATTTAATTGCTGGATTTATTCAATATGAAGATTTTCCAGATAAGAATAAAGATAAATTTTATCCAGCTTATCATGCAAATTATGATTGGGATTTTGATTCTATACAAATAATTGATAATTATATTGTAGCAAAATTTAAAAATCAACATCATGCTGGTTTTTTATTAACTAATAATCAATTAAATAAAGTTATAAATGTAATGAAAGATGATTTCTTAATTGATATGGATCGTGGAAAATATATTGATGAATTACCTGGATATGATTCACCAAAAGTTAGATGTTGTACTGATGTTTATACACATTGTGGTATGAATAAAGTTATACCAATATCACATTTTAATGATTTCTTAATCCACCATTTACCTAATAAATATATAAATTTAAATTGTATTAATGGTCATTGGATTTCAATAGAAAATAAAGAAAATCCAAATTATGATAAAATGTCAGATGCAATTAAAAAAATGTTAAAAATTAAATGAAAATATTAACAATAGTTGGAACTAGACCCGAATTAATTAGATTGAGTGTTATAATTGAAAAATTAGATCAATTAGTTGAACACATTTTGGTATATACAAATCAAAATTATGATTATAATTTGAGTGGTAGATTTTTTGATGATTTAAAAATAAGAAAGCCTAATTATTATTTTTCAAAAGAAGCTAAAACATTTCCAGATTTTTTAAGTAATGCTATATTAGAATTTGAAAAAATTTTAAATGATGAAAAACCAAATAAAATACTTATTCTTGGTGATACAAATTCAGGTTTATTATCAATAATTGCTGAACGATATAAAATTCCAATATATCATATGGAAGCAGGAAATCGGTGTTATGACAGTAGGTTACCAGAAGAAGCAAATAGAAAAATTATTGATAGTGTTTCTACATACAATTTACCATATACAGAAAATAGTAAACAAAATTTATTATCAGAGGGTTATCATAAAAATTATGTATTTAAAACTGGAAATCCAATTTATGAAGTATTAAATAAATTTATTATTGAAATACATAATAGTAAAATACTATCAGAATTAAATCTTGAAAAATATGTTTTAGTCACTGTACATAGAACCGAAAATGTTGATAATGAGGATTCGTTACGAAGCATAATTTATGCTATAAATACTATTTCCGAACAGTTCACAGTTGTACTTTCTCTACATCCACGAACAAAAAATAAAATTGAAGAATTTGGCATTAATTTTAATAATAATGTAATTGTTTCTAATCCTTTTGGATTTTTTGATTTTATAAAATTAGAAAAAAATGCCAAATGTGTCATAAGTGATTCTGGAACAGTTCAGGAAGAGGTATGTATATTTGGTGTACCATCTTTAACAATTAGAGAAAGTACTGAAAGACAAGAAACAATTGAATGTGGATCAAATATTCTATGTGGTACAAAAACACAAAATATAATAAATGCTTTTAATATTGCAATTAAGAGAAATAATAAATGGAATGTTCCAGAAGAATATTTGAATAAAAATGTTTCAGATACAATAATTAATATATTATTAGGAAAATAAAAATAAAATATGAAAGAATTAAAAGAACAAATGACAAATTTTTGGGAAGAACAGCATAAAAATGAATATAAGCCATGTTTAAGTGGAAGTGAATATGAACAAACAATTAATTGGTTAAAAATCAATGATATTATAAAGCCAAATTTAAATATATTGGAAGTTGGTGTTGGATTGGGTTATGTTACAAAAAAACTTTTTGAAAATAAATTAAATGTGAGTTCAGTTGATATATCAGAAATTGGATTAGAACGAGTAAAACCATATTGTGAAAAAACATATAATATAAATAATATTTCTGAATTACCATCAAATTATTTTGATATTATAATATGCAATCTTGTTGTTCAGCATATTTCAACAGAAATTCTTATACAAGAATTAAAAGAATTTATGAGATCATTAAAAAAAGATGGAGTTTTTTCAATACAGTTTGTTTCATCTGATAATTTTGATGATAATGGAATTAACGCATCATTTGATGATTCACAAGCAGGAAGATTATGTCGAACACCAGAAGTCATGAAAACCATATTTAAAAAATTTGGTGGAAAATGCGAAATTGTAAATGAATCACCACTCACATCTGCTTGGTTAACACGAAGTTATGTTTTCCATGTAACAAAAATACAAAATACAATATATGCAAAATACTAATTTTAATGATATTAGCCAATTAATATCAAAATATGTAAATTTGGATATAGATAAACTTTTAGTTTTAGGTTGTGGTGAATTAAGATATGAATTAAATTTAAATGCAAATCACATATTGGGTATAGATTGGTCTGATGAACAATTAGATAAAGCAAAAAATAAATCTAATGTAATTGTAATAAAATATGATATTACTGAAATTAAAAACATCCTTCGTGATAAAAGTTTTGATAGTGTTGTATTAATTGATGTTTTAGAACATCTCGAAAAAAAAGATGCATTAAATATATTAATAGATTTAGAAAAAATTGTTAAAGATCAAATAATATTATTTGTACCAATTCAAGAAAAAATAGAAAATTTAGAAAAATTTATAAAATATCAAAAAGATCGTAAATTAAATAATCTTTCTATGGGTTATCATTTATCAAATTGGACACCTCAAGAATTAGAATTATTGGGTTTTATTGGTGAGTATTCAGAAAAATATCACATAGAAAAAAATATGGGTGCAATATTCTGTGTAAAAACAATATTATAAGTATGGATTATCTAAAAATATATGAAGGAATTTTTAATGAATATGAAAATTATGATAACCATATTGGTTATATTGATAGATATAATTATATAATAAAAGAAATATCTAAATATTCATATAAAAAAATAATAGATATTTCATCTGGTCGTGGTGTTTTAATTAAATTATTGCAAAATAAATTTTCAGATATTAAAATATGCACTACTGATATTAAAAAATTCAATGATATAGATGTTGATTTTATAAAATTAGATTTAACAAATAAAATCGAATATAATAATATAATAGATAAATATGATTTATTGTTGTGTTTAGATGTATTAGAGCACATTGAAGAAGAATATATAGATGATGTATTAAATTTCTTATCATCAATATCAGAAAATTTTTGTTTTTCAATTGCAAATCATTCTGATATAAAAAATAATTATGAATTACATTTAATTCAGAAAAACAAAAAATGGTGGAATACAAAATTAAAAAAATATTATAAAATAATAAAAACATTTAATAAATATGATAACAAATTATATTGTTATATTTTAACAAAAAAAAATAAATTATGAAAATACTTATATTAGGACATAATGGATTATTGGGAAATACTGTTTTAAAATATTTTAAATCAAAAAAATATGAAATAATAATAACAGATTTAAGGTGGCCTGATAATGATTTTAAATCATTTATATCAGAACAAAAAGTTGATTATATTATCAATTGTATTGGTGTTATACCACAAAAGAAGCCAAATGATGAACTTTATGATTTAGTTAATTATCAACTACCTGTTTGGTTAGATAGTTTAAATATTAAAGTTATACACCCAGATACTGATGAACCTGATGATAATCCATATGGTTTAGCAAAAAGAAAAGCACGGGAAGATATAAATAAAAATACTAAAATACTAAAAGCATCTATTATTGGATTTGAAAAAAATACACAATTTTCATTTTTAGAATGGTTTTTACATTCTGAAAAATCTGTTAGTGGATATACAAATCAATATTGGAATGGTATTACAACATTAGAATGGGCAGAATGTGCAGAAGAATTAATGAATAATTGGGATAAATTTAATAATGTTACAATATTATCTAATCCAGATTGTTTATCTAAGTATGAAATATTATTGATGTTCAAAAAAGTATTTAATAAAAATATTGAAATTATACCAACTGAAGCAACATTAAGTAAAAATAATTGTATGAAAGCTGATTATGTATTAGAAAAATTGGAAGCACAATTATATGAAATGAAAAAATTTTATGAAAGATAAACGAATATTTATAACTGGTGGTGCCGGGTATTTAGGTACTAATATAATTAAACGATATTATAATGATAATGAAATATCAGTTTATTCAAGAGATGAAGTTAAACATTATTATCTTAAAAAACAATACCCAAAAGTCAATTGTATAATTGGTGATGTTCGTAATTTTGATTTATTAAGCAGATCATCAAAAAATCATAATATTGGAATATTTGCAGCATCCCTTAAACAAATTGGTGCTGTTGATCAAAATCCAGAGGAAAGCGTTCGTGTAATAATTGATGGTGCAATAAATTCAAGAAGATGTGCAGAAGAAAACAAATTTGAATCTGCGTGTTTTATATCATCAGACAAATCTAGAGCAGCAACCACTTTATATGGTGCAATGAAATTTGTTGCTGGTGAATTGTTTATAGTTAATGCGGATAGAAGTTCAACTATGCTATCATCTGCAATATATGGTAATGTTACTAATTCTACTGGTAGTATAATTCCTTTAATTTGGGATAGTATTAATAAAAAATATGAATTAATATTATATTCAGATCAAATGACAAGATTTATGTTAGATGTTGAAGATGCAATTGATGTTATTGAAAATGCACTACAAGTTAATGGATATAATGTTATACCAAATGTTAAAAGTATTAAAATAAAAGACTTATTTGATGTATATCAAGAAAAATTTGGATTAAAATATAAATTGGGTGAACCTAGAATATCAGAAAAAATTCATGAAATTATGATCGCCAAAGAAGAATTACCAAGAACATACTATTCAAAAGATAAAAATATGTATTTTATGCATTATCAAAATATTCAAAAAGATAGTATGATTGGAAATTTTATAAATAATGAGTATAATTCGGGTGATTATACCTATTCAAAAGAAGAATTAATACGATTATTAGAAAAAAATAATTATTATAAATGAAATTATTAATAAAAATATACATTCGAGAAATGAATCCTTATGATTTATTACAAATTTTAGGTGCATTAGAATCTGTTGTCTGTGAAAAAGATAATACCAAAATTGTTATTATGACAAATGATTCAACATTTGATTTTGACCATTATGAATATTATTATTCATCCGATACAAATATCCAAAAAATGATAAATTATAAACTAGATGAATTGGAATGGGATATCATTCTACCAATATTTAGGCCATTTATCGCAACCCGTAATTTTGATTCAATTATAAAAAAATTATATGAAGAATATTTTAAAAATTTAGATGGTGTATTATGGGTAAACGATAATGTACAACATGAAGTTGCAACATTTCCAATCATTGGTAGAAAATATTATGAAAAATTTGGATATGTTTTCAATTCAATTTATAATAAAAAGAATTTCGAAGAAGAATTTACGGAAATTTTAAAACTTAATAAAAAATATCATTATTATGATAAAACTACAATGTTCAAAATATTACCATTAAAGTTGGATGATGATAATATTTTTGATTTTAGAAAAAAAATAAATTTTTGTTATTTATAATATTCAAAAAATTATAATTAGTTTTACCAATATTTAGAATTACAGAAAATATAGAAATATCAAAATTGATAAATATCACACATTCTAACTTTTTTCCTAAAAACATTATAATGATTTACATCATTTAATGAAACCCGATAATTCATTTTCGAATTTTTTATTAAATCAAATAATTCTTTCCAATTATCAGGTATATCATTAACCGTTTCCTTCCATTGGTGTATTAATGATTGTTTTAACCAAACTGTTGGATAAAATTTATTTGATTTTTTAATTATTATTTCATAACCCCTACGGGCAATTTCCATACTTGAATTGACAGGATCAACTTTATCATACATACAATTACCAATAAAAGAACTATATGCTGGATTGATCTTATATAATTTTTGACCATTGATATTACATCGTTTTTGTAAATTATCTATGAATTTATTTCTTTTCCATAAATTCTTGGTCAACCTATTAAATGCTTTACCTTTACTATTATTTGGTTTAAAATCCAAATCTTCAATGAATATAAATTTACATTTATAATGCTTTGATATTTCTGATATCCGTTTACTTACATTTAAGATTTCATAATCAAGTTTGTTGTTTAAATATTTAACTTCCTTTGAATCACTTGATTTATTTGTTTTCTTAATCTTGTTTATGATTTCACTGAATTCAAAATCATAACTGTCAATCAATTCCATATCTTTATTGCAAACCGATATACCAATATTGGTTGGGTTTAAATCAATACCAATAAACCTATTTTCTTTTAAATCAGCTACTTCATTTTTAATTTCATCGAAACTGATATTAATTTCAGATTCATTTAATATCACAGTAAATTTATGTTTCTTTTGTTGGCATAAATCCTGGATTTCAAGCAATTGTTTTAATTGATTTTTTGATGGATTAACATTTAAATCATAATGATGATCTTTATCGTATTTGAATGTGATAACGTTATTTAAAATATCTAAATTAAAATTCCTGTTACCATTTCTTGCTGTTTCACCTTGAAGACATAACGGAATTAAACGTTTTGCTGTAAATTGTTCTTTTGTTATTTTTTCCTTACATCTTTGATTGAAGTTATATTTTCCACCAAAAATTGATCTATGGTTGTTAACTTTGTCCTTTTCATATAACCTGTTTGTAAAGTCAATACAATCATTGATTAATCGACCTTTAATCAAGTTTACACCATTTAAATTTGGTATTAATGAATAGATTTCTTTTTTTGTTAACCCATCATATAAACGATTATAACCGTATCTATAAACACACGAATATTGCTTCCTCATTTTTAATAAAAAATAATGATATTCTTTGGTGGAATTATATTTTAATTTAATCGTTATCATTGAAGTATATATAAAAAAATCAAAGTCTTTTTTATAAACTTTATTGATATATTTTTATATGTTATGATAACATATTTGATTTTAGGAAAAATAAATTTTTGTTTGAATGAAATAGATTATTACGATTTAAGAAAAATAAAACTTTGATATATGAATAAAATAAAAATTGGCATAATTGGTGTTGGGTTTGTGGGAAATGCAGTATATTCTTTTTATAAAAAAAATAAAATAAATGTTATTAGATTAGATTTAGATAAAAATAAAGCAGATTTCGACAATTTAGATTTATTTTTAAATGAAAATCCTGATTATATTTTTATTTGTGTTCCAACACCACAAAAATTAAATGATTGTGATTTTAATATTGTTAAAAATACATGTTTAGATATTGAAGAAATATCTAAAATAAATAATGTTTCTTATAATATTATTATCAAATCAACAGTATCACCAATATTTTTATCAGAATTAAAAAAATCAATAAATAATTGTGTTTTAATTACATCACCAGAATTTTTAACACAAAGAACAGCAAATGAAAATTTTGAAAATAGTCAATTATTTATATGGGGGTGTGAAAATAATGATATCTTAGATAAAATAATCAATGATTTATGTTGGTCTGTAAATTTTCCACAGTTAAAAAAAGTATATAGATTTAATGATATTGAAATGCCAATGAAATTTAAATATGCACACAATGTAATGGGTGCATTAAATGTTCTTATATCTAATGTAATGTTTGATTATATTAATGATAATGATATATATAAAAATAATTTTAAAGAATTTTTAGTACTAACAGAACATTTTACCGATACATATTTAACTGTTCCTGGATATGATGATAAACGTGGTTTTGGTGGAGCTTGTTTCCCAAAAGATTTGAATAGTTTTATTTATCAAATCAATAATAATTTAAATATAACAAAAGAAGAAATAAAATTTATCAAATCAGCACAAAAACTAAATAATAAATTAAGGAACAAAAAATGATTTTAAGCATTATAATACCATATCACGAAGAAGGATTAGATTTTATTACAACAACAATAAATCAGATAAAAGACACAATTGATGTTGAACCATATGAAATAATTATTGTTGATGACAAATCAGAAATACCATTAGATAATATTGATGGTGTTACTATTGTTAGACATACAGAAAATTTAGGTGTTGGTGCAGCATTTGATACAGGTGTAAAGTATGCACAATCTGAAAATATTTTTTTGATGGGGTCAGATATCCGGTTTATCAAAAATAAATGGGCTAGTCAAATAGTAAAAGAAATCGAAAATCATCCAAAATCATTTACCTGCACTTCATGTGTCGCTTTAAGCCAAAAAGAATTAGATATAGAAAAAAGAAGATTGATAAATGTTGTAAATGGTGCAACCATATTAATGTTTCATGATAAGTTGTCAAATCCAAAACAATCTGACACGTTTAGAGGCATAATAGAAGCCCAATGGTTGAATCGGGTTAAAAGTCGAGATATTGATAGCTTTGAAATACCTTGTATCCTTGGTGCTGCTTATGGGGTCAAAAAACAATGGTATGAATATGTTGATGGTTGGGTTGGACACAAAAAATGGGGTACTTTAGAACCAATGATTTCACTTAAAAGTTGGTTATTTGGTGGTAGTTGTCGGGTTGCACCAAGAATAGAAACAGGTCATATATTTAAAGTACAGGGAACACATGGGATTACCCAGGAAAAACTAATATACAACAAGTTTTTAGTTGCAACATTATTATTTGATGATTATCAAAGATTAATTAATTTTTTAGGAACTAATGATACAGTTGAACGTGCTAGATTATTATATAATGAAAATTTAGATTTCATTTTGATAAAGAAAGAAGAATACAAAAATAAAACAGTTTATAATTATTTAGATTTTTTTAAAAAATTTAATATTGATTACAGATTATAAAATATTATATTTTTTTGCAGTTCTGTTTATTTCTATATTTTTATAATTTTCTGGATATTTTTTTATTAATCCATTAAATACGTCAGCAATTTCAATATAATTATTATTACCACCACTTATAAAATTCCATAAACTGTCAAAATGATCTTTTGAATTTTCTTTCCACCAAATATAGGTTTCAGCACCATTTTTATGTAAATGATCAATTGTATTGCTACCAATACTTATTTTATGTTCAATTTTATAATATGTTTTATTATAACCTGGTATATTAATAATTATTTTTTTCTTATTTATGTTATCTAATAATTGTACAATAAGTTGGACCAATTCTTTAGCATCTTTATTTAGGCTATTTTGTGTTACCTCTATAAATTTTTTAGCTTTTTCTAATTCATCAATTTTATCTTTAAATGATTTTAAAAAATTCATATGTTTATTTTTATTTTAACATATATATTAAAACATAAAGTTAAAAATGTAATATATAAATTATGAACATTCTTGTATATGATAAATATAACAATCCTCGTGATCTTGCTCAAATGGATATGTATTACGCATTAGAAGAAAAACACAATCTTATTTATGCAAATTCAACTAACTTAATTTCCCTTATAACTGAAGGAAATTATGATATTTTATATTTGGGAATTCTTCATCCATGGCATGGTAATATTAATTGGGAACAAGCTTTAAATATAAATAGAAAACCAATACTTATAGATCAAGCAGATAATGAAGGTTTTATGGCACGTAGTAATTCTAAATATATTTATAATGAAAGTAACTGTATATTATTGAGTCGTTATTTGCCTAATAGATTGACTAATGTGTGGAAAGGTAAACTATGTTTGTTACCATGGTACATTAATCCAGATCGGTTTATACCCCAAGAAAAAATAATAGATGTCTCTTTTGTTTGTATGATAAATATTAAACGATTGGGTTCTGATAGAAAACAAATGAGTCAAGATATTTTAAAATATTGTGAAGAAAATGAATTAAATTATATCATAGGTGAATATTTTGGTGATACTTATAGAAAGATTATAACATCATCTAAAGCTATGGTAGTCGATGGTAGTAGATTGTGCTTAACACAAAAATATATAGAAGCATCATTGAGTAATTGTATAATTATTGGGGAACATCCTACAAGTCCAGAAAATGAAATTAAAACAATAGAATTGAATATGATCAATTTTAAAAACATAAATGATTTTAATGAAAATGTCCAATATAATAGAAATTATATATTGGACACTTTCGCAAACAAAGATAAGTTCTTAAAAACTTTCGATGATATTATATCAAATTTTTAATTTGAAAACACTATCACTAAACAATATTAATACAGATTCTCCGATATTAATATTGATCCACTTTCATTTTCTGTGGCAGCCAATCCGAACAGGATTTGATTGTTTGCTTTTGCGATAATCCAACCTTCTTTTCTATCAACATATCTATCGAAAGATGTCATAAATCCTTGATAATTTCTATAACTATCTTCTGATATATCCAAACTCTTAAAATATGTGTTTACATCCCCCTTTAGGTCTTTAATCGTCTGATAACAATTGTGATGCCTTCTGCCACAAACAACGAATCCAATTTCAATATTTTCAGGCTGTTGTTCGTGTTTTTTACCATCATTAATCCAAATAGCGGCACATAAAATAAATTCTTTATTCATGTAGTATCTTTGCAAATTTAAATTGTGTTATATTCAAAATCTAAATCTGTACATTTTACTAATAATTTTTCATTATTTGAAGTTTTTATTTCCACCGAATGAAAATAATTTGGTGAATGAATTCCTTCTGATTCAAAATTGGTTTTAATTATATCAACATATTCACCATTATATAATGCTTTTTTGTGCAAAATTTGTGTGTTATATTCAATCTTGTAAGTATTTGGAATATCTTCATCCAAACAAGATATAATATCGACATGGATCGCATATTCTTCAGGGTCTAATAAAGACACTAAATAATTTTTTACTTTTTCAGCAATTTCAGTTGAAACAAATTCAAATTCTTCTGGCCATTTTCTACCATTTTGATTAGAAACTGCAACAAATTCACCATCTAAAAAATACGCTTTAATACCAACAAAACTATCAGTACAATGATGAACTTTAATAAAATAAGATTTTAATCTAGTATCATCAGACCAATCTAAATTAATATTAAATTCAGATGATAAATTTGTCCAATCAGGACAATCTTCCAATTTTTTATTCGTAAAATCTATTTCTGAAATTAATTTTCTTAATGTTGTCATAATTATAATTTTTGACAAAGATAATAAAAAAATTAATCTCTTGTTGTTTTGTATGCTGGAATTAATAAAAAAATTCTTTTATCAACATTATTATCAACAATTTCTAATTTCCAATTAGCTGATAATAAACTAACTTTAGGCTTATTAAAAGTGCAAATAAGATTTCCTGATAGATCATTAATATGAAACAACGATGTTTGTCCCAATTGTATCTTGTCTGATATTGCAAATAATTTATAGTTTTTGTCATAAATTTTATATAAAGCGTATGGTGAAAAAACATTTGATATTACGGTTTCTTCGAGAAATCCTATTTTATTATTATTTTCATCGAAGAATGTCACTTTTGTTATGCCAATATATACTTCTTTCTTCAAATATGCTTGTAATATATTTTTATTATCAAACATTTTAAAATTTATAATTTTACCAATTTTACCTTTTTCTGTTACAATTTCAAATGAATCAGTTTTTTGTTCTAAAATAAATGTATTTATTTGCATATCAGATTTAATTGCATTTGAACAAAAAAACATTATAAGTATTAAGGCCAATAAAAATTTTTTCATATGTTTTTTAATATATATATTATTATGATTACAAAATTAAATGAATTTGTTGAAAAATTATACGAATATTATAATTCAGATGATTATTTTGAAATTGAAGATAGGATTAGACATAAAATGTTTAATGATTTTCTTTATAATAACAATGAAAAATTTACAAAAAATATTTATTGGACGGTAATACCATTTCCAAGATTAAAGAAAATTTGGGAAGATTATATAAATGTGGGTATTGTTAGAGACACTAAAGGTCTAGATATGATTAAATCTATAATGATTGGCAATACGATTAAAGTTAATATATTTACCGAATTAGCTGGTCACACTGAAGTAAATACTGATGAATATTACGAAGACACAATAGGATATTTTGTTGATGACCAACTTAACTGTTATTTACCAATAAATAAAAATGAATGTACTGTTAAAAAACACCCATTTATAGAAGAATTATTAATAAATAAATTTGATGAAAATTACGAAGAAGATTATAATAAAGGTAGATTAGATCGTAATATTGTTAAATCATTTTTATTTGATGAAATGTTAGATTTATTTATTTGGAATTATATGAATGATTCTAAAAATGAATTGGGTGGATTTGTATCAGATTATGGATTACGACCATTAATGAAATTACTGTATAAGTTATTAAATTCAGATGAACCTGAAGAAACATTAACAATTATTGATAAAATGTTGAATGTTATACATCAAAGATCGGACATCGCTGCGTGGTTTGTTCAAGGTGGTTCAAATTCATTAGATAAATTAAGTGGTTATTATGATGAAACAGGAGACAGTAAAATTTCTGGAAAATACAGAATGGCAGATTATAGATAAAAATATTATTATGATTACAAAATTAAATGAATTTATCAGTGAAAAAACAACAAACATTTTTAATAAATATTTGTATTATATAGAAGCACCAGGTATTAGGGGTGTTAATATAAATAAAGTATTAAATTTGGTTAATGATTCAGAAACTAGGTATTTGTTTTTCAAAGACCCAACAATTGAAGATGTAGATTTTTTACAAAAATATCTTAAATCAAATAAATTCAATTTGATTGAATTATATCATGGAACATCATCTGATCATAATATTTTGGATGATGGTTTATTAACAACAAAATTATCTACAAAAAAATCAATGCAATCTGAAATTGGGTATGTTTATTTGTCAGTATTTGATAGTATGGCAAAAACATTTGGTTCATTTGCATATCCAAAAAATGACATTTCGGTATATAAAATAACTGTGCCAGTTTATTTTCTTGAACCTGATTTAGATCAATTACGAAATCAAAGATATTATGCAGGAAATAATGTTAATAATACATTAGCTGAATCAGCATTATTTGGACATGGATTTAGAATAAAGGGTAATATTCCACCGTATATGATAAAAATGTTATAATAACACCACAAGGAAAAATTCTTATATTGTAGATTATGGTATTGTAGATATTTAAGTTATAATCTTATTTTGTTATCCCTTGCAAATTCTTCAATATATTTTTTTAAACTAAAAAGTACTTCTTTTTTTGTTAATTCACTACTATTTAATTCTATTTTTACAGATGAATAAATTTCACGAAGAAATTCAATCAATTCTGTTTGTTTATTATATTTAAGATCAAATGTTAAATCAATTATTTTTGATTTAAGTTCTTCATTTTCATCTTCTAATTTTTTTATTTTTTCTAATATTTCTTCTTCTTCGGTCATCGTTCTTTCAAGCAAGTTATTAAAAATTCTAATTCATTAATGTCTTTTTCCATATTTTTGCGATGTTGTGGTTCTTTAGAATTATCACCACCTAAAACATTTATTAAGTCTTCATATTGATAACTTACATTTATAGTATATTTGCTTTCTGCAAGTCTTTTTTTGAGCATTCTTAATACTGTTATTCTTTTCATATATTATTTATAACAAATGTATTTTTTTTATTGGATAATACAAAAAAATTACTTTAAAATTTTAATATATACAGAAAAAATAAAATTATGATAGAAAAACTTAAAGCAATTTGGGAAAAACTTAAAGTCTGGTTTAAGAAAAATTGGATGATAGTTGTAAATTATTTAGTAATATTCTTGGCATATTCAATATGTTATGGAAAAGATGGTGTAGTTGGTGCTGATACTTTATTAGGACTTTGGTTATTTGCATCTGCTGCTTATGGTGCATATAAATGGTTTATTAAGAAAAAATAAAAAAAGCCACTTTTTCAAGTGGCTTTTTTGTTTATCATTTCAAATTTATATTGTCCACAATCATATATTCTTGGTATATTTAATTTTGACATAATATTTTTTTCGGTATCATTGCATTTTAATTTCTTTTTAGTGAAATGTTGTTTATTTATTCTTTTATTATTTACAATATATTTGTAATTTATTTTACTTTCATAAAGTAAATTGAATCCTAGCATATAATATAATTTACCATCACTCCAGGCTTTGTCTGAATATGAAATAATTCGATTGGATTCATAGTTTTTTATAAAATAAGACAACAATTTGGAAGCAGCACCAATAACATTAGTATCTAATTTATTACAAAATCTACTTAAATTCCATTCATTTTGTTGTAATTTTTTCCTACCTTCCATTTTATCAAATGTCATTATTGAAACTAATTCGTTATTATAAAATAATCCTATTTTTTTAACTGAATGTATAAATCCTTGGATATGATTATTATTAAGAAATTGTCTAATAATATTTATATCATCAATTTCTTTAATTTGACATTTTCTCGCAAATATTTTATTTTCTGTTAAATTAAGCCAATTTTTTATTTGACTTTTCAATATATCTGACCTAAAATCCCAATCATCTTCCCAAATATAAATAATTCGAATTCCTTTTTCTTTAAAATAATTTAGTTTTTTTAAATGCTTATCTTTTTCAATATATTTATCACTATGCCAATATAACCCATTAAATTCAAACCCAATTTTGATGTCAGGTAAAAATACATCTATTTCATAATGATCTCTATAATTTTCAATAATTGTTCCATCATATATATTTTGAATAAAATTTTTCAATTCTTTTTCTTTTATTGACACATTAGCATCAATTGGATAACATACAGTACAAATTTTGCAATTTCTATATTTTCTTTGAAAATAATTATTTGTAGCAATTTCATAAATATGATCCTTTCCACAGTCACATTTAAATTGTGACATTAAACCACCAACATATTGAATATAATTAGAATCTTTTGCTATTATGTAATTATATTTTCTAAAATCTTCTAGAAACATAATATTATCAACATCATATCTTTCTTTAAATGTGTTTTTTATTTTATTTTTTATTTCATTATTTTGTGTTGGTCTTTCGAATCCATATTTTATTAAATTAGTATCTTTAATTTTTGTTTGTATTCCAAATAATGATGCAATGTTAGTTGTACCATATTTTTCTAATAATGTAATATTGACTTTATCTGAAAGTTCTTTTGAACTATAAGTAAATCCACTATATTTCATATCAAAAGTTTGTTTCTTTTTTTCTTTCACATCAATATCTTGGGATATATTTTTTAGATTGTATATTTTTAGTGTTGTATTTTCACGAATATTATTTATTTTTTGTATTTCTTCTGTTGTTTTATTATTCCAAGTGTTTTTAATTTTTAATGATATTTCTTCTTTATTTAAATCATATTTAATTTTTTTCGAATCTTTAACATTTTGTATTTGCGAAACATGTTCTACACCATATTTTATTAAATTGGTTTTTTTTATTTTTTCTTTAACATCAGATAATTCAAATGTTGATTCTACACCATATTTTAAAAAATTGTTTTCTTTTAACTTTAATGCACCACATTTATATGAACAAGAGTATTTATTAGTTTTTTTAATGTTTTCATTATATGTTTTCATTGATACAATTTTTTCGTTACCACAATAATCACATATTACAGGTATTTCTATATGTGAACCCTTTGGTATGTCTGAAATTTTCACTATTATACTATCATTATCAGTATTATATCCTAATTTTTCATAGTATTTTTTATTAGAATGATTTATATTTACAATTACATTTTCACAATTTATCATAGTTTTATTTTTATTTTTATTGGCAAACAATGTAATATGTTTGATTAAGTATATATAAATACAAAATATCAAAAAAAAGCCACTTTTTCAAGTGGCTTTTTCAAGTGGCTTTTCTTTTTAAACAAGATAATTTTAATTACCATCAATTTCGAAGAAATTACCAGCATCATCATCTTCACCAAAAACTGCACTACTATCTTCTTTAGTTGATATATTATCAAAGCTTGAACCTGATGCCTGTTTTTCTGTAAGATTAATTTCATTTCCACTAAGAATTTCGAGTATCTGAGAAGCTTTATATGCTTCTTCGGCTGTCCATTGTTTAGCTTGATGATCTTCCAAATCAACTGTACGATCAAGTAAGAATTGTCTAACTTTTTCTTTAACTTTAGGATTAGTAATTTTGTTTTTACCTTTTTCATCTACTGTAACCGGAGCTTTTTGTCCTTGGATTGAAATAGGTGATACAGCTAAAAATGTTGATGAATCATAATTAGGAAATTCACCTAATTGTTTGATTACAAGACGGAAATCTTTTCCGTTAGCTAAGTCGAATACGTTACAAGGTTCACCTGCTGTACCTTCTTTTTGGTCTTTGATTTTTTCCTTGATTTTATAACCATAAGGATAAATCATAATTTTACCTTCAAGATCACGGTTTTGCTCATCTTCGATCACTAAGATGTAAGAATAATACTTTGTATTTCTACTAATCAATTCTGCTTTTTCAACATCTGAAGCATTTTTTGAATTTTTTAATTTCCAATACATTGTACAGAAATCACACTTGTCAGTGAAATTCTTCAAACAATCATAATAACCTGAAAGTTCTGGGTGATTTTTAAAATCAACGTAGTGTTGATGTTTTTCAATAGCTGCTTGCAAAACTTTACCATCTTTCGATAGGTTAGGGAGAAATCTAATTGTTGCAGTATAACCTTTTTTCTTATCGGTTATTTTTGGGCGATAGATACCATCTAACGCACCAGCTTTTTTGTCTAGAAAATCTAGCGTTTCATTACCTTCGTCAACATCAAAAATGTCAACATTTTCAAATTCTTTCATTGCCTTTAAATTATTTTTATGAAGCCTTTTAAGCCTTAAAATATTGCAAAACCTATAAAGCCTTGTAACATTTTATGATATTTATATTATGATATATAAAAAAAGTTTAAATTATTTATCATAATTGTTTTTAAATATTAATTTTATCCAAGCATAAGGTTTTCTTGATTTTAAATAATTATTATTTAAATCATTATTATATGCTTCTCTTTCAAATGATATATTTCTATATGCATCTTTAAAAAAAAACAATTTAATTAACCATTCAATAAAATACCAAATATAAAATGGTAGTATAAACAATTCTAATTGTTGTTGCCAATGAATTTTTTCATGATTTATAACCGATATAGATTTGATGTTTTTGACATAAATACCAAATGGGCATAGTGTTATACCTGTAACATATTTACCACAAACAAATTTTAAAAAATTAGTAAAGATTTTAATTTTTGGTTCAAACATCCTTTTTTTTCTTTTTTGGTTTAAACGATGAAGATTTTTTATAAAATAAATCACGATCAACACCAACTTCATCCAATTTTTTATTGATCATATTCTGCAAATTATATAAATTAAATTTCCAGAAGTTGTCATAAAATTGTCCAAATTCATCAACATCAAAAATATCTACATCTTCAATAGTATTAAGGGTTTGATTTAAAAAATCAATACAAAATTCATCATATGTATATTTGAAATCAATTTTGACTTTTTTTAAATCTTTGTTCAATAACGATATCGTATATTTATAATCTTTGTAGTCATTAACAAACGATGTTGTTAATGCTTCTTTCATTACATTTTTTCTTTCTTCTAAATCCATTATATTTCTTTCTATTTTTATAAAATGTTATTTTCTAAATAATTATAAATATATAAAAACGGTTCATAATATTTTTTTGCGATTTCAAAATTATCTTTTATAGCATCTAACATAGTATTATATTTTTCTATTGTTAAATTATTTAGTATGTCATTTAAATCATCAATATTATCAAATGTTATTATACCATTAATATTAAAAAAATTCCCAATTGATGGACAACCCCAATATATCGGAACTGTTCCAGTAACAAAACAATCCACAATTTTTTCTGTCCAATAATAATCTTCTTTTGTGTTTTCAGTTACAATAGAAAAACAATAATTTTTTAAACCAGTCAATTTGTCAGCTATTGGATTATATCCATTTGTTGATATATCATCGCATCTAGCATTATCACCAAAATTTCCACCATAAATATCTAATAAATAAGAATATTTATTTATAATAGAATGCCTTAATTTATGACCCACAAGAAAATTTCTAGTAGATGCAATAATTGATATTAATTTATTTTTTTTATGAATATCTCTATTATAAGTACCAATACGGCTTCCTGAATTTGGACAATATATATAATTTTCACCTTTATCCAATAATTTTTTTAAATGTGTAAAAACATATAAAAAATTATTATTATTTTTTTCAATCCAATTATAATCGTTAATATTTATCATTGGTGATTCTAAAATCCAAGCTATTGATTGGTTATTTATATTTGTATTTTGCAAATTATTATCAATATAAATAACAATATCATTTGGATTAATATCAGATTCAAGAATTAATTCAGAAAAATTTTGTAAAATGTGCCAATCACTTTTTAATATCAAATTATTTTTACCAATATTAATTCTAAAATACATATTTTTAATTTTATTTTTAATTTGACCTATTGTTAATATATATATATAATTAAAACACGATCATTTTATGAAAATAATACAATCTTTTGCACAATTTGATGATGGTAATTTTTATGTTAATGGTAAATTGAATTATACTGAAATATATTTAAATTTTTATGTATTTTTATTGTCATTTTTAACATTAAAAAAATATTATAATAATGTTACAATGTATTGTAATAAAAAAGCATATGAAACATTTGTAAAATATATTCCATACGACAGAATAATATTGAAAGAAAATAAATATTCACAAAAATATTGGAGTGCATATAAATTAGATGTAATAGAAAATATAAATGAACCATTTATACATGTTGATAATGATGTATTTATATTTAATGATTTGTTTAGACCATTTATTGATAATGTAAATAAATATGATTTAATGATTCAATTTGTAATGGATTGTGATGTTCCAGTAATAGAAAATGTTTGTCCAAAAGAAAAATTTGATTATAAATCTTTTACATGTGGTGTATTAGGAATTAATAATGTAAAAATTAAAAACAATTATATAAATGACACGAAAAAAATATTTAATCTAATTGAAAATAATATTATTGTAGGTGATTCAGCAAAAATAGGATTTATATTAGAAGAATTTACATTATATTTAAATACGTGTAAAAATGATTTAAAATACTATGAAGTTATACCATATAATGAAATTAAAAAATATGGAATATATGAATGTTGTGATAAATATAAATATACACATATGTGGTTTCAAAGTAAATTTACAGAAAATAATATAAAATTAATTAAAAATAAAATAAAAAAGGATTTTCCAGGATATTATAATATAGTCGAAAAATATGATTTATTAATATCAGAATCAAATATTGATATTAAATATTATCCAGAATCAAATGTTATTAAAAAAAATGTATAAATTATCCTTTTGTATAACTTGTATGAATAGATTAAGTTTTTTAGAAAAAACTTTATTATATAATTTAAAATTAATTTATCAATTAAAAGAAAAATATAATATCGAATTAATTTTAATTAATTATGATAGTAAAGATGAAATGGATATTTTTTTAAATAAAAATGTGTTTAATATGTTTATTGATAAAAAATATTTGATATACAAAAGAATTTATGATAAAGAGTTTTTTCATCGTTCAAACGCAAAGAACATTGCACATTTAACTGCTACTGGTGATATATTATGTAATTTAGATGTGGATTGTTATTTATCCGAAGAACTAATAAAAGAAACATATGATACATTTATTGAATATGGTTTAAATATTATTATTCATGGTGTAATTAATTATAATTTTGGATATATTTGTTTAAGTAAATATAATTTTAATTTAATTGAAGGTTATGATGAAAATTTATATTATTATGGTTTAGAAGATTATGATATATTAATTAGATTATGTATAAAGACAAATTGTAAAATAAAACATTTAAAACAGAATTATTTAAATTTATTGATAGATCATAACGACTCATTAAGAATGACAAATCATTATAATAAATATTTTACATCATTTATAAATGCAATTATTGTCAATTATAATTTAAATAATAATATAACAAATCCAAATAATGGTATTTTTGGTATCGAAAATAACAATTTTAAATTTAAAGAATTATTCGATTATCATTTTTTTACAAAATATATTTTAAATGATGATTATATTTTAAATATATGTAAAGAAAATTATAATAACAAAAAAATATGGTTAGATGAAAAAATATTATCAAATTTTGATATATTTTTAAAAAAATATACAATAAAATGAAAAAATTGATATATTACAGTGTTAATTATAAATATAATAATTTATTGAAATTATCATTATTTACATTAAGATTACATTATAATGGTGATATTTTAATTATTACTGATTATGATAATTCATTAATATTAAAGAAAGATTTAAATGTGTTAAATTTAACTTTTTTGATTGTTGATAATACCAATGAAAAGTTTACATTAGCTTTAAATAGATATAAAATTTTTGAATATGATAAAATTTTTGAATATGATTCGATACTATATTTAGATTGCGATACATTGATTATTAATGATTTAGATGATATTTTTAAATATACTATTGAACAAAATGGTATTGGTGTTGTTTGTGAAAATGATGAAAATGGTTATCCCAAATTAATGAATTCTGATAATTTTTTTGGTGTACATTTATTTAATGATATTGAATTAAAATTATATAATAATATGATTGGTTTAAATAGTGGAGTATTTTGTTTTTCTCCAACAAAAACATCAAACAAAATTTTCAAAAAAATATATGATTATGCAATAAAAGATTTTAATAATTTGAATATGCGGGATATATGTAATGCTTGGGGGGATCAACCATATTTCGATTATATATTAATTATTAATAATTGTTATTATTCAATAAATAATTTTTGTCATATAATTGATTTAAGATTTGATATATTCGAAGCAATAATAACGAATAAAAAAGATTATAATAATTCTAATTTTAAAAAACAAATAAAAGATTATAGTATTATACATTTAATTGGTCCAGCTTGGGGAAGTTTTGATAAAAAAATTGAAAAAATATTAAAAGCATTTCCAAAAAAAATAATTAAAGATTTATGAAAATTGTCCAATCTTATATTCAATCAAAAAATTTTAAAAATAAAAAATTTTATACTTTTTTATTAAATTATTTAGTGTTAAAAAAGAATTATGGTTATGTTGTTATGTATTGTAATAAAATTGCATATGATAGTTTTATAAAATATATACCTTATGATGAAATAATATTACTAGAAAATAAAAGTTCAATATTATCATATAAAATACAAGTAATTGAAGACATAAATGAAGATTTTATTTATATTGATCCTGAATTTATTTTGTTTGATGATTCTTTAATACCCTATATTAAAAATTTATATAATTTTGATATATTAGTAAAACACACTAATCCAAAAGAACATTTTGGCCCACATCATTTTATTAATAATAATAAAAAGTTATTAAATGATATTAATATAAATACAGATTTATATGACGATAAATATTTTTGTACTGATATAATAGGCATGAATTTAAAATTTAAAGAAAAATATATTTCAAATGTCAAAAAAATTGAACAAGTAATAAAAAATAATATGATTAATGGAAATTATAAACATTACAACATTATATTAGATAATTTATTAATTTATTTAACTTATTTAAATAATAATCTTAAAAGTTATGAATTTATTTCACCTGATGATATCGAATTGGGTATTAATTATTGTGCTGATAAATATAAATTTACAATATTTGAAACTAACAATAGCATAACACAAAATATAAACCTTGTAAAAAATAAAATTCATAGAGATTTTCCTAATAATTTTATTAATATTGATAATTATGAAAACAATTATAAACCATATAATTATCATTTCAAATATAAATTGTCATTTTGTGTTTCGTGTATGAATAGGTTAGAATTTTTAAAAAAAACATTATTACACAATTTAAATTTAATTAATTCGTTAACTGAAACATATAATATTGAATTAGTGCTATTAAATTATAATAGTGAAGATGATATGGATGAATATTTGAATCAAGATATTTTTAAACAATTTATAGATGATAAAATTTTAATTTACAAAAAAGTTAATAATAAAGATTTTTTCCATAGAACAAATGCTAGAAATATAGCACATTTAGCTGCAACTGGTGATATATTATGTAATTCGGATGTTGATTGTTATCTATCCGAAGAATTAATAAAAGAAACATATGATGCTTTCAATGAACACGGTTTAAATAATATAATTTTTTGTGGTTCAACAAATTATAATTTTGGATATATTTGCTTGAGTAAATATAATTTTATTTTACTTGATGGTTATAATGAAAATATTTATTATTATGGTGCTGAAGATTATGATATTTTAATAAGATTTTGTTTAAAAACAAAAAATAAAATTAAAATATTAGAAAAAGATTATTTGAATTTACTAATAAATCATAATGATTCTTTTAGATCAATAACACAATATAATAAATGGACTACAAATTTTGTTAATTCTATACTAGTATATTACAATTTAAAAAACAATATAACTAATCCCAATAATGGCATTTTTGGTAAAGATGAACACATAAAAATTAAAGATGTATTCAATTATGATTATTTTAATAGGTATGTTTTAAATGATGACGAAATTACTAATATGTGGAATGATATAAAAAGTATTAATAATGATAATTGGCTTAATCATATTATAATGAAAAAATTCAATAATTTTTTAGAAAACAATTGTTTAAATCATAAAATTATTGAAATTACGACAATGGTTGGTTGTAAAAATATGTGTTTATATTGTCCACAAGATGCATTTTTGAAAAATTATAAAAGTGATGTAAAATATCTTACTGTTGATATTTGGAAAGATATTTTAAAAAATATAGATAAAAATGTAGAAATTCAATTTTCTGGATTTGCAGAAAATTTTATGAATCCTAATTTTCCATCTATATTAAAATATACACATAAAAATGGATATAAAATAACAATATTTACTACATTAGAAGGTTATAATGAAAATATTGATTTATCTGATATTGAAATAAACAATTTATATTTTCATGAATATAACGGAAAAAGTTTTAATAGAAAAAAATTTTATTCTAATGTTGATAATTTTTTAGCAAATAATAAAATAATAAATTATCATGGCATTTTGAAAATTGGTCAACAAGAAGAATTCACTCGGGCTAATAATAACAAAAGAAAAAAAACTGAACATAAATTTGGTAAAATTAAATGTAATTTCGGTAAAGATTTTTTATGGCAACAAAACAATTTACTATTAAATGGTGATGTTTATATTTGTTGTCAAGATTGGGGGTTAAAACATAAAATTGGTAATTTAAAATCTGATAATTTGTATTCTAATAATATAAATAATGAACGATTAAAATTACAAAATTTACAATTAATGGAAGATTCTGATATTATTTGTAGAGATTGTGAATTTTCAAAAAAAATATAATTATGATAACATCTATATTGCATCATGGATTAGGTAATAGATTATATCAAATAATCTATACTATTGAATTAGCTAAAAAATATAATATGAATTATTTTTTTAGTGATTATTATACAGATAATATAGAACATAAATTTAATATTCATTATAAAGATAATATTTTTAAAAAATTGTCATTTAATTATGTAGATAAAATACCATATTTAGATAATAAATATATTTTTGATAAACATAAATTAAAACAAATTAAATCAGACTTTAAACTTAAAAAAGAAAAATTGATAAATATTGAAGATATTTTTAATTTACTAAATGATAATAATACAGTATTGAATAATGATGAAACATATGTTTTAAATTTTCCACACGACAACCCAAAATCATATTATATTGAATCTAAATATGTTGATAGATATTTTTATAACGATTTATTTATTGATAAACAAATATTAAATGATATAAAAATAAAATATAACAACAATTTTAAAAATTCTATATGTATATTAGTTAGAAGAAATGATTATTGTACAAATGAAGATTTGAAACCTAGAGTTAAAGATATACTATATTATTATAAAGGAATAAAAGAAATAGAAAAAGAAAAACAAATTGATTATATTTATATCATATCAGATGATTTTAATTGGTGTAAAAAAAATTTAATAGATTCAAGAATAATTTATGTTGATGATGTTGATTATAATCAATTTTATTTAGCAACATTATGTGAAAATTTTATAACTGTTGATTCAACATTTATATTTTGGCCAATTGTATTAAGTTTGAATGATAATATAATTGTAGTAAGTGAAAAAGATTCTATACATTTTAGCTATAAAGATAAAAGTTGGAATAATGATCTAGTATGGTTTACAGATATTAAATCATTTAAAAATATATCAAAACATATAACAATATGAAAATAATAATAATTACTGGATCATTTGGATTAATTGGCAGTGAAGCTGTCAGTTTTTTTTCAAAAAAATTTGATATTGTAATAGGTATTGATAACAATATGCGTGAATATTTCTTTGGAAAAGATGCTTCAGTTTTAAAAAATGAAAAATTATTGAAAGAAAAATATAATAATTATATACATTTTAATACTGACATTAGAAATAAAATTGAATTAGAAAAAATATTTAAAGAATATAATACTGATATTAAATTGATAATACATACAGCAGCACAACCATCGCATGATTGGGCTGTTAAAGAACCATTCACTGATTTTTCAATCAATGCAATAGGAACATTAAATTTATTAGAATTAACTAGACAATATTGTACAAAATCTGTTTTTATTTATACTTCAACTAATAAAGTTTATGGTGATAATCCAAATTATTTACCATTAGTAGAATTACAAAATCGTTGGGAAATTGATTCAAAACATAAGTATAGTTTAAATGGTATTGACGAAACAATGTCAATAGATTATACAAAACATTCGTTGTTTGGTGTTTCTAAATTATCCGCAGATTTATTATGCCAAGAATATGGTAAATATTTTAATATGAATGTTGGAATTTTTAGATGTGGTTGTTTAACTGGTGAAAATCATCAAGGTGTCCAATTACACGGATTTATATCTTATTTTTTAAAATGTGCAATAAACAATCAAAAATATAATATTTATGGTTATAAAGGTAAACAAGTTAGAGACAATATACATAGTTTTGATTTAATAACAGCATTTTGGCATTTTTATAATAATCCATTACTTGGTGAAGTTTTTAATATGGGTGGTGGTAGAAATAATAGTACATCAATATTAGAACTTATCGAAATATTAAAAAATGATTTTAATATTAATATGAATTTTAATTATGTTGATATACCTAGAATTGGTGATCATATTTGGTATATTTCAGATTTTAATAAATTTCAATCAATTTATCCAAATTGGAAACTTACATATAATTTAAAAGATATTATAAAAAATATGATTAAATAATATCTTTATCACGTTTTGCTAATATTGGATATTTATCAAGTAATTTCCAGTCTTCGTTCCAAGTTTCCAAATAAGATAATGTTTTAATATTATTTAATTTGCAAATTATACTAAATATTGATTGTGATCTATTTTCAATAAATCCAATTAAATTTGGTGATATTGAAGGACTATCATCTGAAAGTGAAAAATTATTATAATAAGAATTTAACCACTGTGTTATTATATTTATAGATTTATTACATTTTTTTATAAAAATTATACCCGAACCAATTTGACTTGTTTCTATTATTTCTTTATTATGTCTTACATTAAAATAATCTAAAACATCACCCTTTGCCCATTCACATTCAAGAAAATGATGCACATCATACAACGATTTTCCTTGAAAAGCTAATATATCATTTTTATTCGCAATATCAAAATATTCCAATAATCTATTATATCCATTTTTATTAATATGACATCCAACATCTGAATATAGTAGAATATCATTATTATTCATTTTATCTAATTCTTGTAATATAATTTGAGGTTTCCAACACCAATAACCAAATCCACGACTACCATAAATAAGATTATTTTTGAAACGATTAACAAAATCTTTATTTAAATCTTTTTCGTTGTAAATAGAAATAACATCATAATTCATTTCTTTGGCTTGTCGTTCAATTCTATCTAGGCTATTTTGCATTCTCGAATCAGCAAATGATAAAAATATTTTTTTTTGATGAATAAATTGTGTCTTATTAACAATTTTAAATTTTTGTAATATATTTTTTAAATATTTTCTAATGAATAAATCATCAAAAATATTTGACCAATATTGTTTTGCTTGGCAATTTTTATCCAATATCCATTTACTTTCGTTTTCATAATATGAAAAACATATAAAAATTTTATTGGGATTTTCCATATTTTCTTTAATATGTGTAAAACAAAACGGACCAGAAGCTCTACCTATAATGACATCAACTTTTGTTGATAAATATGAAATTTCTAATAAATTATTTGAATAATTTAAAATATTATTAACTGTTATGATATTGGATTTTTGCAAAAAACTATCATTTGTCATAATAAAAGTTATATTAGGATATATATTTGATAGATAATCTATTATTGGATCAAAATCAAAATTTTCGGATTGTCCTGACCATACTGAATTATTACAAACCAACACATATCTTTTATTTGATTGAATAAAATTATCAATATTTTTAGTTTCTATTTTTTGAAAATCAACAGTTGGTATATAAAATTCCATCGGATTTATACTAATATTTAATTGATTATAAATATCACAAAATAATATATAATTTGACTTTAAACTACATCCATATGTTAAATATTTAAAATTTTGTTGTCCTATCCACGTATTAATATACAAATCATCACCGATTTGTATTACAGATGTATCATTATGGGGTGTATATTTTCGAATCTGATCGACATCAACATCTTTTAATATAGAAAAATCATTATTATGACAATAATAATGATTAATTCCAAGTTTATTTTTTATGTCTTTTATAAATTCTTTTGAATAAAAAACATCACCATTGTGATAATTGTTAAAAAAATATACATTTGATGGTTTATTCATGAATATTAAATAATATTTTATTATAATTATTTATATTTATTTCATATTCATTGATATCATAATTTAATGATAATATAAATGAATTGAAATTTCTTAAATCATTATAAAAAAAACTAAATGGTATACCCATTATATCAAATAGTAATATTGGTTTAATATTATTTCTAATACAAGAAGATAACCATAAAGTTTCATCACACCAATTTTCTATTTTAACGAATTCATTTATAATTTCATAGTCTGTAACAATTTTAGAATTTTTGTTTAATCCAACAATTGATGAATTATACCAATGTTTGATATATTTAGAATAATTATCAAAATCTATATTTAATTTTTCAAAAAATATTTTTATATCAGTTCTATTTTCAAATAAATCAATGTTTGATAATTTTTTATCACCAATAAATCTATATAATATTGTTTCTTCTGGCTTAATTAAGAATGGACATCTTTCATCAACCATTATAATATTATTTGAATTATTTGAATTATTTAAATAATTTGAAATATTTTCATATAAATTTGGTATATTATATGGATATAAATCTGCATCTTGAATTACAAAATTTGTTTCTATATTTTCATTTAATAAAAAAGTATATTTTGTGCAAAATCCTTCACAAATTCTAATTTCAAATAATGTTGGAAGATTAAATAAACTAACAATTTCTGATAACACATTTTTACAATTATCTGTTGTTAATAATACTATTTTTTTAACATTTAAAATATCAGTATTTTCTAAAAATCGGCACATACTATGATACCATATATAAATATATGAATAATTAAAATATAATGCCGTATAAATTGTTAAATCTATTTTTGGATCATGTATTAAATTGTTAAAATTTTCAAATTTTAATTTTTCATTTTTAAACAAATACAATTTCGGATTAACTTCATTTTGTATTTTTTGTTTTATTTCATCTAATATTGGTGAATTTCTTAAATTGTTCATATTATTCTTTTATATATATATATAATAAATTAATTTTTAAATTCATTTAATTTATATATAGATAAAAATTAAATAATTTAATGAAATTAACTCAAGGTATTCTAAAATATTGCAATATTTACGGTATTACTTTCAATGATAAATATAATGGAATAAAAACCATTTTAACTACAGGTGATTATAATTCGACAAACACTAATATTTCACAAACATCAACGATATTATCAACTGATAAAACTTTTTATAATTCTGCATATTCTTGCACCTGTGTTAATTGTAATGTTGAAATGGGTAGACTTTTTGATTGTACATTAATTGGGTTATCTGGGTATTCAAATTATATTAATGATGGATATTTTAGTGGTTGTACACTTTCAGGATATATTATAAATGGTGGAAAGTTTGAAAATTGTGTAATAAATGAAAACAACATTTGGAATACTGGACAATGGAACAATTCAAATGGTAATACAGATTATATAACTACTTGGAATGGTGGAATATGGGATAGTGGAATTTTTACGGGTTGTTGGTATAGTGGAACATTTAATAATGGAACATTTAAAAATCCTGGTATTTGGTATAATGGAATAGCTAATGGTGGAACTTTTAGTGGGATAACTTGGTATAATGGATTAGCACGTAATGTAAATTTCTTTGGATGTTCTTTAATAACAGGGGTTTTCAATAATGATGATTTTAACTATTGTTATTTTTCAGGTGGAACATATAATGATGGAACAATAACAAACTCTGTAATAAGTGGTGGAACATATTATAATGTAAATATTTCAGATTGTATAATAGATGGAAATGCTGAATTAAAAAGTTGTTCGATTACAAATATAACAATTAATAATGGTAGATATTTTAGTGTAAATGGGACAAATTTATTAATTAATGATGGTAATTTTTATAGTGGTAACTATAATAATATATATTTTAATGGTGGTAACATATATAATGGCATATACTTAAATATATCAGGGACTTCAATGAATGTCGATATATACAATGGACAATTCAATAAAAGTGTTTTTAATGGTGTTCGAATTCACAATGGTAACTTTACTAGTTGTTATTCAGCAAATGTGGATTGGGATTATGGTATTTATACTGATGGGCAAATGTATAATAGCAATTGGAAGAATGGATATTGGAACGATGGTATATTTTCTATTGGTCAATGTACTTCATCGGGAAGTGTTAGTTCGGGTGATTGCATTTTAGAAGGAATATTGGAAATATCTGGAAATTGGTATGATGGTCAATTTTATGGTGGATATTTTTATGGTAATTTTGCTGGTGGAACATTTCATTATGGATATTTAAATGGTGTTTATTATTCTCAGCCATTAACAAAACCAAAACCTTTCTTAAAAAAATAATTTAAAATGATATATATAAAAAACTTTGAAAATACTGATTGGGAAACTAAGCAATATAAGAAATTTGCAATAAAGAAATTTGATCACAAATATAGAGAAGGTGATGTAGTAAAGGTATATTTACCGAATATGTGCGTAATGGGACCACAAACAATTGATGTGATTGATTATCGCACTAACAACAAACCGTATAGAATAATTTTTAAAGGATATAAAAACAAACCTTTACCTCGACGACAAGAAATATTTTGGTTTGGTGATGATGATATTCAATTGTGGAATGATTATCTAAAGAACATACCTAGAGATTCAGCTAAATAAAATTAAACTTATCTTGCATATTTTTATATAATACTAAAAAATTACATATATGTTGAAAATTATTGAATTTATTAAAAAATATTATCCATTCTTATTTTTTGTTATGATAATATTTTTATCTCTTTTTTGGTTTCAAACGTGTTCAACGCTTAAACACGAACGAGCTGAATGGAAAGCACAACAAATTATAAATGACCAAAATGTTCATGCTATTTCTGATAGTATTATAGTTGAATTTAATAAAAAGTTAAAAGCTTGGGAATATTCCAAGGACAATTATGTTGTTCAAAGATTATCAGATTTAGAAGCTTATAACAAAGATTTAGCTAGTCAGCTTAAAAAGGTTAAAGGTGATGTTTTAGCTGCAATAAAAACACAAGTTGAAGCTGATCTTGGTGATATAACAGCATCCAACAAATTAGCTATTTTAGATGCAAAATCTAATTATTATGGGCTAAGATTTAATACAGATTATAAAGATTTAGGTTTAGATCAAGAATTAAGTGGTATGAGTAAATTTTATGTTATTCCTGATGATAAAAATAAAAGTTGGTATATCAAACCAGATTCAACAGTCATTGATACAAATAGGGTATCAATTAGAGTGACTTATGGATTTAAAGAATTAGACAATAAGTATCAAGTTTTTGCTTTATCACAATCGCCAAAAGTAACATTAACTGATTTGACAGGTGGGTATTTTATCGACAAACAAATAACACCAATCAAAAAACCTAAAAAATGGGGTATTGGACCTTATGCTGGATTTGGTTTAAATACTGCAGCAAATGGAAATGATCCAAGATTTGGATGGAATGTTGGTGTGGCTGTAACTTATGATATTTTTCAATGGTAAAAAAATAATTATACTAAAATGAATTATACAATTAAAGTTTATTTAGATGATGGTAGAATTTTCAAATACAATGTTGATTCTGCTGATAAAGTTAGAGAACACGCAAGTGCTATTATTAGTGGTGGATATCGACATAATGATGGAAAAATATTTGAACATTATCCACCACATAGAATATTAAAAATAAAAAGTTCTGATATTCCAACTAATTATAAAGATGAAGTAGAAGGAACATAAATGGTGATATATAGGAATTAAGAAATTAATTCCTTTTTCATTTTAGCATAATTACATGTATCATAATTAAGTACATAATAATTCACTAAAATACATTTAGGTGCATCTTCTTTTGATTTTTCAAAATAAATACAGTTACAACAAGTAATAATTTCTTTATCCATATTATATATATTAAATTTTAATTTTTAATTATGATTCAAAAAGGTGATATAGTTTTTTTAATGCAGCCAAAAAATATTTGTACATTAGAAATAAATAAACCATATCGTGTTTATCATAAATATCACGATCTGATTGCAATAGAAGGTGACATTATTATTGGTGATGATGTTGATGATGATGATTATAATTTTGATACTGATAATTTATTTAAACGTGATGAACGATATTATTATTATAATGAATTGCGATTTAAAAAAGATATTAGATTAGAACGAAAATTAAAATTATCAAAAATTTCAAAAGTACGAAACGATACATTTTCGTCACAAAAAACATGACTTTCATAACACAAATTTGGTGTTTAATCAAAAAAAGATAAAAAAAGATAAAAAAACGTGACTTTTCACATATTTTTGTGATATATAGTAAGAAATTATTAAAAATATTACAAAAACTATGCGACGAATTACAACATTTTTATTTTTTTTATTTATGATTATTGGTCTAAATTTAAATGCACAAACAAATTTACCTATTAATTTTAAAACAACAGAACAAAGTACAACCAAACCGGATGATGATGATGGTGAATTGTATTTTACTCGTTATTATATAGCACAACCAATAAATGTAATTTTTACAGGTTATGTTTTGAATATGTTTACTGATAAGGGGAAAATTATTTTAAAAAAGAATGTAAAATCTTATTCAAAAATAGTTCAAAATGAAGATGGTGTTGTCGAAAAATGGATATTAAATGTATCATCAAATGATAGTTTAACAAGATATGATACTATACAAATTATAATTGATCATAGATATAAATGGAAGCAATATCAAGTAATATTACCAACAAAAGATATTTATGGTGAAAATTATACATCATATCGTAAATTTACTGATGAAGAATTAGCATTAAAATAAAAAAAGTCTCAAATTTGAGACTTTTTTTATTAAAAAAATTTGCATAAAAATAATATATGATTATGTTTGTATTATGAAAAAAAATAATACAATTGAGAACATCGGTACAATATGTAACGATACTCGTAGTTCCGTAGTAAATACAATTTACTGCACTAAAGATTATTCTATGTTTAAAACACAAACAGGGAATAGAAGTAAAAATAACAGACACATTAATGAATTGATAAAATCTATCAATTTAGAAAATTTATTACATGCTCAACCAATATGTGTTAATGAAAAATTTGAAATTATTGATGGTCAACATCGTTTTCATGCAGCAAAAGAAATTGGAAGTAAAATTTATTATTATTTAGTAGATGGTTTAGGTATTAAACAAACTCAACGTCTCAATTCTAATTTAAAAAATTGGAATGCTGATGATTTTATGCATAGTTTTGCAGATAATGGTAACCAAGCGTATATTGCATACAGATTATTTCATGAACAAAATTGTGATATTATTGACCACAATTTAGCACAAGTGTTATTAGGTGGGTATAATACATATAATGGTGCATATGGTCAATTATTTAAAGATGGAAAATTTGTTGTGAAAGATTGGTCTTTAGCGGTTGACCGAATGGAAAAACTTCGTGATATTCATCATCAACTTTTGGTTATTAAAGGTATACCAGAACGAAGAGAATGTATGTATGCGTTATTAAATATATTTAAAGATGTAAATTACAATCATTCTAGAATGTTACAAAAACTTGCAATTCATCCAAAAGACATATTGCGAATTTTGCGTAGACGTAGTGATTTTCTTGTTGAATTATGTGAAATATATAATTATCGTGCGGGTAGCGAAGAAAAAAAGTCAAATTTAAATGCTAGATTATTAATGCTAGAAAATATTTAATTTAAAATGGGGAATAATTATTCCCCATTTTAATTTTAACTAAAATTTACAATAATTTTATTACTTGAAAAACTACCAAGTTTGCAATATACTTCATCACCATCATTTAATGATGATGTTATGAATGTATTTGTTGTACCAACTTGTACTCTTTCATTTACACGCCATTGGTAAGTATAAGTATCAAAACAAGTGTTTACAGCAACAAATGTAAGTTCATCCCCAAAATATATTGAACCTGTGGGATAACGACTAATTGATAAACTTTGTGGAATAATTTGAACCGCTATTTCATTACTTATTGTGGATGTTCCAAATAAAACATCAAAATCATCTTTTATTTCACATATTACCCGATCATCATCATTAAATTGATTATATGAAAAAACAGAATTATTTGAACCCACATTTACATTATTAATTTTCCATTGATAAAACATTGGTGCATCGTAACCTACAACATTAGAAAAGAAATTAACAACTTCACCAAAACAAACAGTATTACCAAATGATCCAATAGATATTGAATTTGCTCCAGGTGTTAGATCAAAATTTAAAATATTTGTTTCATTTTTTAAAATATTCATAGTAACACTTTTTGTAATATAACCAACCGCTTTGACTTTTATAATATTTGGTCCACTAGGAACAGTAAATGAATATAAGCCATTTTCATCTGTTGTAGTCCACAATCCTGAACAAAGTACTATTGCACCCTCGATTGGACCAGACCCCGTTGTAATGCCACTAATAATACCAAATTCACCGTTAAAGAAATTACAATCATAATATGTGACACCATCTGCTATCGAATTAAAATAATTTCCACCTCTACATGAAACTTTACTTAAAAATTGATTTTCTATTACAAATCCTGGTGTAACATCATTATAATATCGGTTTATAACAACTTCATTGTTGTATTTATTGACATATAATACCTTATACCCAAATCCAAATTCAAGATCAAATGGATCGCTTAAATATGTATCAGAATTTTTATCATATGTATTATCGAGATTAAAAATTCTAAGTAAATCTATATTTGGATCAGCATACGTAATATAAACAATATCATCAATTTCAAAATTACTTTCTACTTCAGTATAAAGTTTAAGATATCCATTCCAATTGGAATAATTACTTAAAATCTTAACTGAATTTTTAATGTTTATATAATCATTTGTTTTTTGTGCAATTTGTTGTTGGATTAATTCCATATTCCCATTTATAGAACTAGATACATTAGATGATGTTGCACTAATTGAAGTTGTATTTTTTGGACTTGGTATTTTTATTGTTGGCACGGTAAATTATTATTTTTCATATATATAAAATTGGTGTGTTTATATGACATTATATTTTATCATATTCATATATAATTTTGGATTTTCCATATATGTTAATAAGTCTTGAACATCTTTATATCTTAATTGATATTTTTGATTATTACCTGACTTTATATTAAAATATGGATGATTATCTAAAATATAAAAATCAAAATCTATAATCCAACCATATAATTTATATTTTTCAGCAAAATAATATTTCTTTAATTCATGATATTCTCTAATAATATTTAAAATATTATTTTTTTTATCATCTAATCGTTTTTCTGAATTATTTTTATCAGTATAATAATCATTAATTGAACTATTTTGATACAATTTTATAATTTTATCACTTTCAACAGATTCGTTAAATTTTTCGATTTTCATTTAAATTACATTATATTTTTTTGCTTTTTTTGCTGCCAATATTTTATCAATATCATTAATATTATCATATATATCTTTAGGAACATTAAAAATATAACTTCCACATCTTACTAATGTTGCGTTTTTTCCATATGTTTGTTTTTTCATACCTGAAATACTACCAGATGCTGAAAAATTTGGATATTGATGAATATCAATTTTATCACCATCTGCTACTGAACATCGCTTAACAGCATATTCAAATAATTTATCAAAACTTTGTAAATATTTCATAATTACCATCTTTTTTTATTGTCATCTGCACTAAAATTTGAAATTTTATTGATGTTTTTTTCGTTTGGAAGTGGATCAAAATGATATTCTTTTTTTATTTCATTTCTAGTGTGTCCCCATCTTGAATCATCCCCTTTATCATTTTTGACTGAATATAATATACCACCACGATCATTTGTGTGCCAAACATAATATGCATTAATATGCCACAATACACCATTATCATCTAGCATATCATAAAATGCTTGTTTATTATCATGCGAAAAAGAATCTACACATAGCGGATTATTATCAGCAATTAAATAATCTTCATCAGTAATTATAATATCATCTTTTGTGAATTTATAATTTTTTGGAATTACAATGATATATTCTTTTTCTTTTTTATTGCTTACATAATCTTCTTGATTAAATAACTCTTCTGTTAATTCAGATGATATTATATTCACTTTATCCGATTCAACACGAATAATAAACCCATCTTTATTTGAAAAATATTTAGCAATTGGTAAACTAGATGTAAATGATAAGAATTTACCATCTGTTAATTTGTGCAAACCATTTTTTAAAATATAATCAAAAACTAAATCATAACGAAGTTTTACAGTTTTACTATTTTTCATTTTTGTTTCAGTTGCCAATTTATTTAATTCTTCAAATTCTTTACCAAGTACTTTTTTTGCTTTATCATACATCACACCTCTTATTCCACGATATAAATATTTTGGGATTTTTAATTTTTCTTTTTTTAATTTGTAATGGTTATAGAAACCATATAACCAAATGTATTTAATTATATCATTTACTTTTTTTATTCCATCTTCTGTTTTTGTGGTTAACGCATTAACACCACCAAATGTAACAAATCGTGAATCTACTTTTTTATCTGTATTTATTATTGGTTCTAAATCAGAATTTTTACGCAATATATTTAAACCATTTGCTGAATTAAAATTACCAAAAATATTTGTCCCTTGATATCCTTGTGAGGACAATATTAAAAATTGTGTTTGTGTTTTTAAATCTGGAAATATATTTGATCCGGTTTTAGGTATTTTATGTCCAATTTCTGCAATTGAATGTAAAATACTTTTTGACACAGAATCTTTCCAATTAAATATCATATTATCTTTAATTTTATGGTATATGTTTAAATCCATATCCATTAATAAAACTAAATCATCAATATTTTTAAATCCAGTTAAGATTGCATTTTTCAATTTTAATTTAAAATCAGACCAATCAGTATATTGTATATTGTCTTTAAAATTACCAAATTTTGATTCATTATAATGACTAAATTTTAATATCATCAACTAATTATTTTTTTCATTATATATAAAAAATATAAATAAAGAAAAAACAAATGAATGTTTTAAGTTTTATTTGATGGTAATGGCTATACCATCATCATTAAAAAACTTTTAAAAAATTTTTATATATAAAAGAAAAAATAATTATGAAAAATATTAAAAGTATAAATGAATTTTTGAATGAAGATATTGATAAATTTGATTTTGATCATGATTTTTCTGAAGAAGAATTGAACCAACTTGAAGATGATGTTAAAGATATTACAATAGAAATCACAAAAGATGATATGGATGAATATTCTGTTAATTATCAAATAGATAATATAGAAATAGAAGGTAAATTAATATCATATAATAGTGGTAGAGCTAAAGAATATAAATTTGAACCATCATTTATTGATGATGAAACAGAAGAATATTATGATGAAAATTGGGAAGATATTGAAGAAGAAATTTTAGCATATTTTTGGGAAAATAAAAAAGAAATTGATAGTAAGTAAATAATTTTTAAAAAATAATTAATGAACATATTAAGTTTATTTGATGGGATGTCTTGTGGACAAATCGCATTAAATCGAGTTGGAATTAAATATGATAAATATTTTGCATCTGAAATAGATGAAAATGGAATTCAAGTAACAATGGATAATTATCCAAACACCACACAATTAGGTGATGTTACAAAAATAATTAGTTCAAATTTACCACAAATTGATCTTTTAATTGGTGGATCACCTTGTCAAGGGTTTTCTTTTGCTGGAAAACAATTAAATTTTAATGATCCTAGAAGTGTGTTATTTTTTGAATTTGTTCGGTTGAAGAATGAATGCAAACCTAAATATTTTCTTCTAGAAAATGTTAAAATGCGAAAAGATTTCCAAGATATTATAAGCGGTTATCTTGGTGTTGAACCAATTGAAATAAATAGTTCAACAGTTTCTGCCCAAGATCGAAAAAGATTATATTGGACAAACATTCCAAATATTACACAACCAACAAACAAAAATATTTATCTTAAAGATGTTTTAGATATTTTTGTTGATGATAGCTTATTTTTATCTGATACAATAGCATCAAGGTATTTTACTGTGCCATGCACTATAAATAAAAATAAATCATGTGTTATTGGAAAATTGTCTAATCATCAGGGTGATAGAATATTCGATATTAATTGTAAAGGTAGTTCACTAAGTGCTAGTGGTGGCAATAATGGTGCAGGTGGTTGTAATATTATACACGACCCAACTACAAATAAATTAAGAAAATTAAGTGTATCAGAATGTGAACGTTTACAAACTGTGCCTGAAAATTATACAAAATTAGCAAAAAAGACACAACGGTATAAAATGCTTGGCAATGGTTGGACAGTTGATGTTATTTCACATATATTTAAAAATATAATTTAATGAATGTATTAAGTCTCTTTGACGGAATGTCCTGTGGACAAATCGCACTAAATAGAATTGGTATCAAATATGATAAGTATTATGCATCAGAAATTGATAAACATGCTATTAATGTAACACAAACACATTTTCCAAATACGATACAATTGGGTGATATTACACAAATCAAAAAATTAGATTTACCACAAATAGATTTAATGATGGGTGGATCACCATGTCAAGGTTTTTCGTTTTCTGGTAAACAATTAAATTTCAATGATCCAAGAAGTAAATTATTTTTTGAATTTGTTAGATTAAAAGATGAAATTAATCCTAAATATTGGTTATTGGAAAATGTAGTAATGAAAAAAGAATATGAAAATATCATTTCACAATATTTGGGTGTTGAACCAATAAAAATAAATAGTAGTTTAGTATCTGCACAAAATAGAGAAAGATTATATTGGTCAAATTTAAAAATAATTCAACCAACAGACAAAAACATAAATCTTGATGATATTTTAGAATATGATGATCAAATAAATCCTGGTGCTATTCGTGGACGAAAATTAAACAAAGCTACAATTATTGGAAGACGATTAAATGATCGTGGTGTAAGAGATGATTATAATAAAGATATTCCTATTACACAATGTTTAGAAGTAAGGGCTACTAACACCAATAAAAGTAATTGTCTAACAACCGTTGAAAAAGATAATGTATTAACTACAATGCCTATTGGAAGACATCCTGATGCGTTTATTAATAAATTACCATTTAGATATTATACATTAAAAGAATACTGTAGATTACAAACCGTACCTGATGATTATTTTGATGGTATAGTATCAACAAATCAAGCAAAAAAAATGATTGGTAATGGTTGGACAGTTGATGTCATTGCACACATTTTGAAAAATATTAAATAATATGGAAGTTTTTTGGTTTTTTATCATTGGTCTTTTTTTAGGATGGTTGTTTGTTGGATGTCCCACATTTAGACCAAGTAGATATGACAGAAAAAGATGGAATAAAAAAAGATGGAAGCCTTGATAAAGTCTTAATATTTAATATCTTTCTGGATATTTAATATAACTTTGTAATTCTCGCCAATCTATATCATCTATACCTTGATATCCTTTATTAATAAAATATTGATTAACTTCATCTTGGCTTAAATCTTTAATGTCATTAACAATATTATTAATATATCTTTTTGAAACATATTCTTTTCTTCGTATAACTGGCATTTTTTTAATGCCCATTTTCAACATTGCAATCGCTCGATGTCTACCTTCTTGTGCTGAACTATTTACTGTATAATAACAAATAGGAAATTTGTCACCTTTTTTAAAATCTTCCACATATTTATCTACCAATTTATTATTAACTACATTTAATTCGAATTCATATGATTGCTTAAATCCTTTAGCTACTTGTTGAATATATTCTTTAGGACTAATAAAAATTAATTCTTCGACAGTTTTTTTCCATAATAAAGAATATAGTGGATTTTCATATGCCGGATAATATCTATACAGACTTTTCATATCAAAATACTGACAGCCGTCACATATATTATATTCATTAAATTCCAACAAATGATTCATATAATATATATAATTATTTTAAAACTAAATTTAGAAGTCTTCCTAATGATAAATAAAAATGTGTGTTTATTTCAGAAAAATCAATCCATTTATAACCAACCACTTCAGGACACATATTTCCAAAATTATCAGTAAACATAGAATCACAATGTAATTTAGTCAAATCTTCAATATTATAATAACACTTAAATAAATGTAAATTCTTTTTTGAATTATAATTGAAATGACCCAAATCTTCAATTTTTTCTTTACTTAAATTCAATCCAGTTTCTTCAAAAGTTTCTCGAATTGCTGCGTGATATGGAGTTTCATTAAGATTTAAACCACCCTTTGGAATATCGTAGCTAAGTTCATTTTCTTTTTTTCCATATGCTTTACAACCAAGTATCTTATTGTCTGAATTAATGATAATTATTCCACAACTAAGACTTTTCATAACCTATTAGCTAATGCTATAAATAATAATACAGAAGATATTACACACATTACAATTCCCCAAGGTGTTGAAATTGACCAAGATAATAATGTCACTAATGATCCAGATACTAAGATATTACTGTCATTTTGACTTATAATTGATAATATATCATCAATATATAAGATGTAAGCTAAAATTAATATTATTATTGTCATAATATAATTATTTTATTTTATTTTTTAATTCGTTTGGTATAATTTTTTTATTCATCCAATGTTCATCTGTTGTTACGTGACCTGGACGTACAAATTTTGCAACAGATTTACCAAAATCTTTAAAATCAAATTCATTCGCAAGTCTTATAACATAACCTTCTTGTTTTTCAGTGTCAAATGTATAATTTCTTAAAAATTGTTCATCAAATATACCTCGCCAAATAATTGGCACATGGCATAATCCTAATAGATTACACCAATCAACAGTATCATCCCAAGATAAACATTTATTATTTTCATCCCATATCGAAAATACTTCAAAATATGATTCCAAGTTATTGTAGTGAATACTATGTTCTGCAAATAATCCTTCACCACAAATTCTCCACCCATCAGGAATTTCGTAATTAAATGTTGACCAAAATCCTTTTAACCAATGTCTAGAAATATGATCAACACTATCTAATGAACGAGCATATATACAATCACGCATTAGATTTGAATTTTCACCATCACGTTTTTCTGTCATAACAATTTCTTTTCCAATGAAATGATCAATGGATTTTAATATTTTGTCATCTGATTGGCAACCTTTAGACCAAGGAAAATGGTATGTACGTGGATATTTCACTTTCATAATTGTATATTTAGTCAATACAAAGATATTAATATTTTCATTAAAAACAAATTTAGCAAAAACATTTATGCTAGTCATAAAAAACTCATATTATTTTTTTTATATATAATTAAAAAAAATAATATGAAAAAATGTTTTTTATGTAATAAAGATTTGAAACAAAGTGAAAGTTCGCATATGAAAAAATGTGCAAAAAGTTTTAATATTGAATTTAATAAAGATTTATTAAAATATAATCAAATTCAATTTGAATATTTGGACATTTTAGATTGTTCATCTGATAATATTAACAAATTAATAAATGAAAATGGATTAGTTTTAACTGATTTTATAAAAATATATAATTTAAAAAAATCACATTATTATTTTTTGATAAAATATCATAATATAAATATAGATGAAAAAAAATATAAAAAAAATGTTACCGAAAATCGTAAAAAAACTACATTTGAAAAATATGGTGTTGATTCTATTAATAATGTGTTAGAAATTAAACTTAAAAAAATGAAAACCAGTATTAAAAATTATGGTGTTGATAATCCATCAAAAAATATTGATGTGATAAATAAAATAAAAAAAACTAAAATAGATAAATATGATGGTTATCCAAATCCATTTAAAAATAAATCTGAAGATGAAATAAAGAAAATAATGAATTTTTGTCATCAAGGATTTAAAAATATGTATAATAATTTATCTGAACAAGATAAGAAAATAATGATTGATAATTTACATATTGGTAGAAAAAAATGGTGGAATTCGTTATCGGAAGATGAAAAACATCAAATAATAAATAATAGAACAAGTTTTAAGATGTCTAAAATAGAAAAAAGAATACTTGATATTTTAGACTATATGCAAATAAAATATATTTATCAATTTTGGGTTAATCGTTTATCATATGATTTTAAAATATTAAATACAAATGTCATAATTGAAGTAAATGGTGATTATTGGCACGCAAATCCCATACTATATCATAAAGATCAAATTATTAAGTATCCTAATAATGTAAAAATAACAGCATCAGAAATATGGTATAAAGATTTTTTAAAAAAAGAAGTAGCATTAAAATATGGTTATAAGATATTATATATTTGGGAAAATGATATGAAAACATATTCAGATGTCGATTTAATTAATATTATTAATAATCAATTAATTCTTTGATTCATTTATTCTTTTTAATTTCATTTTTCTTAGAAATCTATTGAAATCAATAGTTAAATCTGTTACAGTTGAACCATTATCAATTCTTGTGAGGTTTTAGTACTTAAATTATAATATATTGCGATTTGAAAATTTATAACAATTTCTATATTTTCATTTTTATAGGCAATAAATTTATCAATCTGTTTATTTTTAATTTCAATTTTTGTTTCAATAAATTGTAGAATAATTTCACTTAGTTGTTCTTCATCTTTAGATAGTTGCATTTTCTAATTCTTCAATTAATTTTTTTAATTCAGCCAATCCAATTGTCATTCGTTCTGATCCTCTGCCACCATAACCATAATCCCAACAACATTCTATTTCAACTTCATCTTTTTTTATAGTGATATTGAATGTACCATCTTCAATATTTATTTCATTATTGAAAGTTGGTTCCCAATCTAAATATTTATTAATTATCATCATATTCTTTATAATTGAAATGGTTTATCCAAGCCAGAATTTCTTAGGCTTTCCCAAGCTTCATTAATTTTATTTTCATAGTTAAAAATATTATCTAAGTAATCCCACATATCTTTATATTCTTCTGAATATAGTTCTTTTTTAAAATGATTGTGTTCTTTTTTGTACATTTCAAACATTCTATGTTTAGAATTAAGACTATGTTCAATATTTGCTATTCTATCACACAATTTAACAAAAGTTGCATATTTGGTATTTCTAATCCCTTCATAATATTTGTGGTTTGCTCGTTCTGCTCTTGTTTTACCCTTTTCATTGGTACAAGCATAAGCAAGTTCAGCAATCGTCTTCTATGGAATCATGTTCCCATATACCACCCACAACATTTAGTCTATCTAGTTCTGGTATAAGATAAATAAATTTCCATCCGTTATTTACTGCACCAGTTAAATGATATTCATATGGAAGATTATCACCATATTTGTGATTTACTGCATTATGAACCCTATTGTCTTTGTTTTTTTCATATGTTAAAAATAGATATTTTTTATTTATAATTCAAACGAAACGTATTTATTTTATCTAATTTACGTTTTCGTTCATATCTAATTAACAAATGATGTTTTTCTAACTTTAATTGATTAATCAATTCCCACAATTTTGCAGAATCACATCTAATAGATAGACCATAAATAGAATTCATTTCAAGTTTACATACTTCCAATTGCAAATCAATATTAAATATTTTTTCTTCAAAATCATTTAAATATGATTTTTTTTCATCAAAAGTAAGTGTATCTGACATTATTTATTTTTTTTAGTTTTATATCACGAATGTGTCTCAAATAAATTTTTTCAAATTCTGAAATATCATACTGTTTTCCTTTATATTTTATGCAAAATCGTATAAATAATATTGATAAGTCTTCTAATGTCGATATATTTTCAAATTCTGCAAAATTATCAGGAAAAATATTATTATTTAAATCAGTAATTATGTTGTTTATTGTATCATTTCGTAAAGAATTACCAACATATTTGCTACAAACATCAGATGTAATATCAGATAATGTTTTTAACATATAATTTTTATTTTCGTTCATTTTAATTAATTCAAATTCCAACAAAAATCAGTTAAAAACTTATGATCTTCAGGATAGTTAGAAATATAAAGTTTCACAAACGTTGAAAATTCACTAACGGATAATGTATAATCAACATGATTTAATTTGGCACAATTTAAAAAATCATTATAATCATCATCCCGCAAATAGCCCTTTAATGGTATGATTTTACCAACACAACTAGACCAATGTAATTCTTTACCTGTCCAGGTTATCCAATACCAATCTTCATCATCAGTACCAATTGCAACTAACCTTTCAATAGTATGACTCATTGTAATGATGAATTGTCCTTTTAGTTGTTCGAATTCTTCTAATATCAATTTTAAATTATTATCCATAAAATTAAAAAATTAAATATACCACAAAAAATAAATTGTTAAAAATAGTGTAATATAATGTATCAATTGATCAAATCCAATTGTTACAAAATATTTATGTCGTTTATTTTTCAACAAATGTTTATTAACAACTAATGTAACAAATAAATCAGTCAATAAATGACTAATATATGTAATAATAAAAAACCATAAAATATTAATATAATGAATGAATGGTAATAAATTGAAAATTTGCAAAATTAATAATAATCCCGTTAAAATTCCACTATATATTAAAGTGTGTGGATAAATATGTTTTAAATATCGTTTTATTTTATGATAAATATTATTTGTTCTATTTATTTTATGGTTGTTTTGTTGTGTTACAAAATCACCAACATAATGCCCTACTAATATAGCTATAATAATATATAAATTCATTTTTATTTTTATTTTTTAATTGGAACAACACGCCAAAGATCACTACAAGATTTACATATCGAAATAGATTTATTGTTGTCAGTTTTGTGATACAAACATACACTAGAATCCATTAATGTCCCACAACAATCACATTCATACATATTTTCAATTTTAGTTTCACCCCAAGACATTGTTCCTGCATAAAGAAATTTAAATTCATAATATTGTCTAAGTTCGTAAATCTTTTTTACAACATTATTTTCTTTCCAATCTTTTTTCATTTATTATATCCATTATTTTTTTATAAATGTCTGAGCTATTATAAATAGAATCACTACTAAATGATCCATATTTCTTTTGATTATATGATTTTTTCAAATCTAACCAACATTCTTTTATATTAATTATACCATTAAGTAAAACAGATATTGGAAACATTATTGTATTTAATATTATCGCTAATGGATTATAAAAATTATGAAGTATAATTTGTTTATCATTATAATAATATTCATATCTATCAATCCATTTTATTTGTCTATGTTTAAATAATTGATTATGTACTTTTTTGGATAATTTGAATTTTTTATATCCATTATCCAAAGGGTTTTTATAAATATATTCAGTTTTAATCATCATAATAATTTTAAATGTCCTGTTATGGGGTTTATTTCTTCGGATTTAGCTGGACCGATAGCAACACAAGTTTTTGTTGGTACACCATTAAATTCAGTTAATCCGGCATCGACAATCAATGAACAAGGCAAACCTTTATCTTTTGCTTGTTGATATATATCCAATAGTTCTTGTTCACTATCACAACTAACAACAACCTTAGTAAATAACCCCCTTAACCATACTGACCAATTAGAATCATCATCTAAATAAAAAGTAAGATGACCTTCACTTGATGATATTCTTTGATATTCACACAAATCTAAAAATACTTTCATTGAGGCGTGGGCCGCCTGAGACATCGCCTTACCCTTACGAACATTTAAGTCTTTTCGGAATATTATAACTTGTTTTACATTTTCATTCATTTAATTCTTTTTTAATTCTTTATCTCGTTCAGCACATTCTTTACACTGTGTCACACATCCACCATCTGGTATATTTGGTCGCCATATTTCATAGCAATTGAATTTTTTCTTTTTTATAGGTAATTTTATGATTATTCCAATCATTGGAAGTGGTAAAAAATAAATCCAATTTTTATTCTTATCGTAAAAGAATCCGATCCATAAATCGTACCATTTAAATATAAATTGTATTTTCATCAAAATCTCCATTTTTTGTTTCTATAAGTTCCTTTGCTCTTTCAAATATTGTTGAATCATCCAATAAAACTACACCACCATTTGGACCGGATTCCATATGTATTCCTACACTTGTTCCATTTTGATAATTTGCACCACCAAAATAATTTCTGATTGTGTCTTCTGTTAAATTAAATTCTGTAGATAGTTTCTTTATTGATCCTTTCGGTAGACTATCTTTAACTTTTCTTAATTCATTAAATGTAATTACCATATATGTATATTTTTTTTAAAGTTGTTTTAATTTTTTATAATCTACAAATTATTGTAAATTATTTACCAAAATAAATCATCATTATTTTTCAAATTTAATTGTTCAATAGGATTTTCGAGATATACTACAGGTTTATTGGTGCTTATAGCATATTCTATTTCATTTTTTGTGGATGTTCCAATATAACCACCAACATTTATAACGAATATTTCATCAGCTAAATCTATTTTTCGTTTGTGCATATTGTCTAACATTTCTTTAGTGTTATCAGTAAATACTTCAACATCACCAGAATGACCAAATAACCCAACACTTATTACAATATTACCTTCTAAGGTAAGTCTTTTTTGCTCAGCTATAAATTGATCTTTAAATTTTGTACTTCCACATAATGTTACAATTTTAAAATTTTCTATCATTTTTTAATATTATTTTTATTCCCAACTTCAACTACGATTCTATTAGGATTAATTTTTTCATCTTCTGTTACTGGAATCCAAACATCATTTTGGGTTATATTCTTGAATTTATTAAATCCAAAAAATGTCAATATTTTATCAATCATACATTTATATTATTTTTATGAAATATTTGATCAAAATTCAAATATTTATTTGCAGATATTATAAGATCATCTTTTAACATATTTTTTATATTATTTATATCAATAAATCTATTTTCTTTATCATATAAATATGTATTATAAAATGGTTTATTATCAATAATTGTCGAATATCTTATCATCGTTTTTGAACAATATGGTGAATAATATTGTGTAATTTCATCATATTGAATTTCTGGGTATCTTTTTAAAATACCTATCATTAAGTTCCAATTAAACTTTTTCCACCAGTTTTTAAATCGTGTTCCATCATAATCTTAACCAATTCTTTAAACTTCACCTTTGGTTCCCATCCTAAAATTGTACGAGCTTTTGTTGAATCACCAAGTAACAGATCTACTTCAGATGGTCTAAAATATTTTGGATCAATTTCAATTACAACATTACCTGTATTCTTATCTATACCTTTTTCATCTACCCCACTTCCAACCCATTCGATATCCATGTTAACATATTTACAAGCTTCTTCGATGAAATCTTTGACACTATACATTATCCCAGTAGAAAGTACAAAATCTTCTGGGGTGTCTTGTTGTAACATTAACCACATACCATACACATAATCGGGAGAATATCCCCAATCTCTTTTTGAATATAAATTGCCTAATTTTAAAGTTTTTTGTTTTCCGTTTTTTATTTTTACTAATGCTTCAGTTACTTTCTTTGAAACAAAAGTAGACCCCCGACGTTCTGATTCATGATTAAACAATATTCCATTACTTATAAACATATCATATGATTCTCTATAATTTTTACAAATATGGTAGGCGTAAAGTTTTGCCACACCATAAGGAGACTGTGGGTTAAATTGTGTTTTTTCAGTTTGTGGTATTTCTAAAACCTTTCCATATAATTCACTCGTACTAGCATTATAAATTTTAGATTTTAATTCCAATAAACGACAACTTTCGAGTACATTTAGGACACCTATTGCATCAACTTGTGCAGTATATAATGGTTGTGTAAATGACACTTGAACGTGACTTTGTGCAGACAGAATATATATTTCATCAGGTTTAACTTTTAATAATATATTTTGAATAGACGATATATCAGTGATATCACCATAATATAAATGTATTTTATCATAAATATTTTCAAGTCTACCAGTGTTAAATGAACTACTTCTTCTAATCATCCCATGTACATCATAATCTTTATCTAACAGTAATTCAGCAAGATAACTTCCATCTTGACCTGTAATTCCTAACAATAATGCTTTTTTCTTCATTTATTATAATTATTTTTTAATCCGATAAAATCATTTTTTATAAGATTTCTACTTATTAAGATTAATATCCCTGATATAATTTCACGGAATCTTCGACCAAACTTTTACCATCAATAATAGATTTGTCTATCATTCTGTTAATTGCTTGCACGTATTTCGGTCTTTTTTGTTTAAAACAAATATCTATTTTACGTTTTAGTGATGCTAATTCTTCATCAGATGTTGCTAATCCACATGCATCCTCCAAATACCACATACGGCAATTTAATATTGCTAATTTTTCTATAACTTCACCAATATTATCAGTTTCAATTATATCATTTGGCATTTCTATATATTTAGATTTATTTAAAATGTTGTGAACTGTAGTTTTAATTATATCTTCAATTTTTTCACCAATATTTAATTCATTATTTAAATATTGATGATAATCTTGTTCACCACCATCACCAACAATATTTTCAAATGATATAACATCTTTATCATCATATTCATAATCATTGAACCAATCACCAACAGAATCTTCTATATGTTTACAAAAATCGCCTACTGAATCATCATTATTTTCTTTTGGATTCGAATTATATTCATAATCATTGAACCAATCAAAATCTTCTTCCACCATACCAATATTTACGTTTCCGATTTTATAATTTATGTTCCAATTGCCACTTTCTCTGACACCACAATGTCCATTAATTTGATTTTCCATATTATTCTTTTTTGTTAATATCCTTGTATTTTTTCGATAAGATTTAAAATTGAATACAATTGAACATCTATATCATCTAAATTATGATATTCAGATTGTCTTTGAATAGAAATATCTTGTATACAATCTGTTACTTTACTATGAATTATCGCTAATAATCCTGACAAATTATATATATCATCATCTTTACCAAAGATAATATCATCAAAATTTAGTTCAGTATTTATTTTAACTTTTGCTTTCATAGCCTTTTTCATTATATAGTTGTTCAAATATTAATTGTTTAAATTTAGTTGAACTCCAACCATGATTTCTATTTATATAAATTATTTTAATATTTAGATCACCACCATTAATTTCTTTACCAATATAATCATCACCTAAAAATCTAACATTAGGCTTAATTTTTTTTAATAATTTATATAGTTCTTTTTCAGTAGTATAACAAACAATTTCATCAATATACTTTATAGATTCCAATATTTTTATTCTTTCATCAACAGATAATATTGGTTTGATTTTTTCTGGTCTATCAATAGTTGGATCTGTTTGCAAAAGAACAATCAATTTATCACAATTATTTTTAGCTTCTTCAAACATATAAATATAACCTGGATGAATTATGTCGAAGCAACCAGCAAGAATACCCATTTTCATATGGTTTATTTATTTTTTAACGTTAACCACATAATAAAGATGATCATATTGTGGGATATCTACTAATTTACTAGTTGTTTCAATACACTCTTCGATAAGGCAATGAAATCCACTTCCACCATTATCATATTCGACAAAAACATTATGTAAGTCATCACAATCTTTTACTATTCCAACATTACCATCATTATCCGTAATACGCATACCAATAACCAAATCACTATGGCTAACAATTTCAGATTGTTTATCTTTTTTTTCTTTATTTTTCATTATTTAAATCTTTGTTTAATCTCTACGAAATCCAGCATCATAACCTTCATTAAAAATAAAGCTATGTAAATATGGCATACCCCAATTTATTTTTAATCCAAAAATGAACAAATCAATACAATTTGCACCCCTAAATTTTACAACTTTATACCAAGGAAAATATCCCTTTGATATTCTAAACCAAAATTTAAATTTATATTCTTTTTTCATATATCATTATTTATTTTTTATTACATATTTTTATTTACGATATCACATATATACATAATATCCATACCTGTTAAATCTGGGTTATTAGGTACATATAGACCATACTTATCTACAATATCAGCAAAATCAAATGATTGTTTACCATATTTTTTTATCCAATATGGTTGGTTTCCAATTGATCCACAGACTAATGGTCTACAATCAACACCACCATCATCTAATGCTTTTGCAATTTGTTTAATATTCGGATGAATTATAGGATATGCAAAATTTGCGATTTTACAATGTTCAAAATCTTTAATCTTCCAATAATCATTTTTGATAAATTCTTGATATAATTCATAATTCCATTGTCTAAATATACAATTTTTTTCAATTCTGTCCAATTGATGTATTCCAATAAATGCTTGCAAATCAGTTGATCTTAAATTGAATCCTGGATAATAAAATGTATATAAATCTTTAAAGTCATCAACATCAAATCCTTCTTTTAATTTTGATTTAAAAGGTTCATCTAAATCACGATCCCAACCATGTGCTCTTATACTTTTAAGAATACAATACAAATCATAATCATCAGTACAGACCATCCCACCTTCTATTGTTGAATTATGTAAACATATAGGTTGCCAACCACCAACAAAATTTTCTGTATTTGGAACACAAAAATCATAAACATATTCATCATTACTATTTATTGTTTCTTTTGATCTAACACACAATAACATTAAATCATTATCGACGAATTTTTTTAATTTATCATTATTTAAATATTCAGACTTAAACAATTTAATAAAATCACAACATTTATATGATACGTTATTTTTATTTCTTTTGGAAAATCTTTCAATTTTAAATGTTAATTTTTTGTATGGTAATGTATTTTTTATATCAGAAACGATTATTGAATTATCTGATATTTCTACATTAGATATAATGAATTTATATTGTATTTTATTATTTGTTTTTCTACCACATATCATTCTATTATTTTCTTTAGATTCAATAATAGAACCATTTAATCCTAACATATTAAATAAATATGAAATTTCATTTATTAAATTTTTTGATACACTTGATACCGAAATTCTATTATCATCTACATTTGTGCCATCGCCAGCAAAATAACCATATAAAAATGATGATATATTTTCGTAATTTGAATGAAATATAAATTTTGGTATTTGTTTATTTGATGCTCCAGATTTTATATTCAAAAAATCTCTAAAAAATATTAATAAAGTTTCAGATGATATGCAAATTGCATGGCTATGTTTATCTTCAACAATATCATCATATGATTCTAAATTAAATATTTTTTTTATAATATTTTTTACATCCTTAATATATTCAATTTCATTTATATTAAATGAAAAACATAATCCACTTTTTTTGTATGATCCTTCGGCTAAAAAATAACCAATCAATCGACATAAATCTTCTGAAACTTCATATTTAATTGGAATATATTTATATTTAGGTGTGTTTTTTTTAGCAATTTTTAAATTATCAGTTTCTGTTATCAAATATTCCAAGGGTAAAACCTTTCTTCTTTTCCAATTATCTTTGTTTTTATTATCTTTACTATTCCATTTGAACTTTATTTTATCTAAATCAGATTCGTTATGGTTTATTGTAAAATATGTATTTTCAGTTTTTTTACAAAAATCTAAAAAATTTAATTCTGTTATGGGGTTTGGTTGTGGAATTTTAGATGGTACTACAATATAATCACCAATATTAATATCATTTCCTTTTTTTGGTATAATGTTAAAATTTTTTGGATCATAAGAAAAAACACTATGATCTTCGGTAATTTCAACATATCTACCATTTGATAATTTTATTTTAAAAACTATTTTGTTGTTTAGTTCGTGTTTTATTATATTTGAAGGTGATTTATATTGTGTATTATAATCATCATCGAATGTTATTATTTTTATTTTATTTACATCATATTGATATTTATTATAGATATTTTTAATATTATCTATATTAAAAATATCATTTTCATCTAAATATGGTATTGGTGTATTAGATGACACTGACATATGATGACCATAATAAAAGGAAAAAGAACTCATTAGACCAAATGATCCTGTTTTAATATCATTATAAAAAGAACCAATACTTTCACATGAATCTTCTAATAAAATAATGTTATTTTGTTCACATATTTCTAAAATTTCTTTCATTTTATTAGGAAATCCTAATACGTGAACTAACATTATAACAGAAGGTTTGTGTTCTTTCACAAGTTTTTTTAGGTGATCAATATCTAATCCTAATGTTTCTTTATCACATTCACAAAGAATTGGATTAAGCCCCAATTGAATAATTGGTGAAACTGTTGTAGTCCATGACACCGCAGGAACGATTATATTTTTATTTATTAGTCTATCAGACATCAATAAACTATAAATCATTGCTAGATTTGCAGATGAACCAGAATTAAGAAAAACTGAATATTTTTTATTTTGATATTTAGAATATTTTTCTTCAAATTCTACAGTAAGCTTATTTTTAGTTAAAATAGGATTCGTTTTTAACCATTCTATTAAAAGGTTTATATCATTTGCGTCAATTGTGTCTTTAACTAATTTAATTCGTTCCATTTATATTATATTGTTTTTAAAATATTATTAATATTGTTTATAATACTATTATTTTCGAATACATTATACCAATATTGCTTTGCTTGACAATTATTATCAGCTATATATTTACTTTCACGTTCCTTATATGAAAAACCAATTAATATTTTATTTTCATTTTCCATATTATCACTGATGTGTGTAAAACAAAATGGACCAGATGCTCTACCAATAATAACATCAGTTTTTGTTGATATATAAGAAATTTCCAATAAATTTTTGTTAAATCCCAAAATATTATCAACATTAATAATATTATCTTTTATTAAAAAAATATCATTTGTCATAATAAAAATAATATTCGGATATATATTTGATAAATTGTCTATTATTGGATAAAAATTAAAATTTTCGGATTGACCTGACCACACATTATTATTACAAACTAATACATATTTTTTATTTGGTTGAATAAAATTGTCAATATTTTGTGTTTCCACTTTTTCAAAATCAACTTTTGGAATATAATATTTAATCGGATTTATTTTAAGATTAAGTTGATCATAAATATCACAAAAAACATTATAATTTGCATTTAAATTACAACCAGTTTCATTTAAATATTTGGCTTGTTGTTGACCAACCCATGTATTAATATACAAATCATCACCAATCTGTATTACAGATACATCATTTTTTGGTGTTGGTTTTCTAATTTGTTCAATATCAATATCTTTTAATATAGAAAAATCATTACTGTGAATATAGTAATGATTTTTACCAATTTTACTTTTTATATCTTTGATAAATTCTTTTGAATAAAAAACATCACCGTTGTGATAATTGTTAAAAAAATAAACATTTTCAATCATATACTTTTGTTAATTTACATCTTATTAAGTTGGTCAATTCTTACTTTAATATCATTATCATAACTATAAAAATAAAAACCATCTTCATTTTCATAACAATATTTCCAAGTATTTTTAGTATTATCCCACTCAATAAATATAATTTTGGTATCTAAATTTTTAGATATTACTGTTATATTTTGACCCAATGTAAATTTTGGTTTTAATTTATTATAATCATTTATAAGTTCTTCTATTGCTTCCGGTGTAAATATTAAATCAATATTATTATCACATTGAATCATAAAATTACATCCAATTTTACACATTTTTACATCTTCTTTTTCTACATTAATTAAAATACGTGCCATAATTATTATTTTTATTTCATTTAAATACTAGAATATATATTTAACATTTATGATTTTGTTTAAAATAACATTGGTTTTATATTAGATATTTTTAATAATTCCATAGTTGTATCATTAAATAAGTCTTCATATAAAATTTTTCTAGATTTTAAATAAAATATTTTTTCGTTTGATGTTATATTTTCCGATATATCTTCGGTTACATAATCTTCATATTTTAAATTAAAATGTGAATATAAACTTCTGATAAAATCATTTACAAATATCAATCGACCTGATCCAATAATTTCATCTTGTCTAGCTTTTATAGATTGTTCAACGACAAATTTTGGATGTAATAGTTCTCTATAAAAATATGTATTACCAATTGTAATTTGTTTTTGATTTATAATCGAATCAAAAATTTTAGAAAATAAAAAACCATCTTTTCGATATATTGAATTAAAATTAAATGGATGTAGAACTATTACATTATTATATATTCTATGGATATCTGATATCAACATATCTTTTGATTCTACATAATTTGAAAGTTTATAATTGAATGGCGTATAAATATTTATTGGACCATCACAATTATTCCACAATTCACTAGTACCATATATTATAACATTATTAGATATTGGACTAAAATAATCAATAACTTTAAGTGTATAATCGACATTAGTTTTAAAAAATATTTCCCAATTATCTGTTATATAAGTTCGTTGTTCAGCAAAACAAATATAAACACGATTATAATGTTTTTTATATTTTTCAAAATCTATATTTCGTGATGATATTTTTTCATAGTCATCAGGAAAATAGTGTGCCAATTGTGATGTGTTTCCAATTACTAGATTCATTTTAATTTGTTTATTTCCTTTATTTTTTCTGATCTTAGTTTCCTCGATAAAAATGGACAATATGTTGGGGTTATTTTATCAGATTTTATATCACCAACTAATAATGAATATGATGTTAAATTTTCACCAAGATTTTTGTCGTGATAACATTTATAGTTTCCCAATATTGTGGTTTTGCTTAAATATTTACAACCTTCACAAGTAAAAACTGTTATTAATGTTGGACCATTTATCACTTTTTTTATATTTTTTTTATTGTACTTAGAATTTCAAATGCTTTATCCGCAGCATTTTTCCAAGTAAATTCTTTTCTTATTATTTCAGAATCAATTAAAGCTTTACCTTTATATTTCCAATAATTTATATAAACATCTTTCATAACTTTAGATAAATCATCAAAATCTGGTTCATAATAATTTCCAACCATATTTGGTATTGGTTTTTCGCCAATTATTTTAACTGGATGTCCTTTACCTTGTGCAAATTCTAATTGCCCACTACAATTTGAATAAATTGATGGTGTTCCACACGCCATAGATTCACAAAGTGGAAGTCCCCACCCTTCTGATCTTGAACAAGAAAGATATACATGACCATTTTTTAAATAATTTATATAATCATCTTGACTTAAAAAATGTACAATTTTGATTCTATTATCATTAAACCCGAAATGCTTTAATCTATTTTCTGTTGTTACTAATCCATCATTTAAAAATTCGTTGTCAACGGATATTATTAAATCAACTGGATCATCATTATTAAAAGTTTTTAAGAAAGTTTCAATAATTTCTTTAGTTGCTTTTCGATATTCCCATCGACCAAACATTATAAATTTAAATCTATTATCTTTATATGCATCTATATTGTAATTAAAATAAGATGGATTAAAAATAGTTTCATCAATAGCTTCAGGTACAACAAAAACCTTTTCGGGTGAATAACCTTGTTCTATTATACATTGTTTTTGCCATTCGGATGGACACCAAAATTGATCATATTTTTTAAGTAATTCAAAAAAATTATGATCATATTTAGTTGATTCCCAAACATTATACGCTATTTTAATTCCTTTATATTTATCTAAACAATGATAATAATGATGATTAGTTTCACTTAGTATAATATCAATTATGTCTTCTTGTTTATATTTATTCAAATATTCAAGACCATCATTAATTTCGCTATCGAAAATGTTAGCACCATATTTACATGGGTCATTTTCATCACAGTATAACGTTTGTTGACATATTAAATTTCTTTGATAATCTGTTAAATATTTTTCTCCTTTATGTGGATCATTATATCGACCATTTGAATTTTTTTGTCCTAATCCGAACCAACTTTTTCCAACTGTAAAATTTTTAATTTTTAAATCTACTAATTGACTTAATGCTGTAAAAAAATTTCTAGCGTGGGCATTATATCCTGTATGTCCAATAAAACTTGTATGTCCTTTAATAAAAAAATCAGTCATGAATAATATTTATTTTTTAAAATAGAACATTCATTTTTGAATATTCTTCCAATATACTTGTCTTTGTCCATATTATACATTGGAATTTGGGTGTAAGTACATTTATTGAATTTTCTTCCAATCTATTCTTTATAAAATTCTGAACATCATAATAATTATATGAATAATTATTTTCAATGTAATTCCAAATATCATCATAATTACACCAAAGACAATTATTTTTCCAATCCAACACAAATATACATTTTCCCGTTATTTTATTTGGTTGTAAACACTGTTTACCTTCTATTTTACATATTTTCATTTTTCTAACATATCTAAGATCATAGTACATAAAAATACTTTCAGGATAATCATTATGTTTCACATTATAACAATTTTGAAAATAATTATTAAACCATTGTGTTAAATCATCTTTCATTTTTATTTTATAATATTTATTTTCATAAATTATTATGTAATTCCCTTATTTTTTGTATTTTTTGTAATTTTTTCTTTCTATAATATCTTATATCTCTTGCATATATAGTAAAAATGTTTGATTCGGGTATATGTCCAGTTTTAATAAACGAATAATACATTGTCAATTCTTTATTATCATAACTATTATGTTCTTCAAAAATAATATTACCATCCATATCAGTTAAAATATAACAAATTACACCAGTTTCATTAGATTGCGATTTTTTTCCAGTAATTAAACACCCATCTTCAACTAAATTATTAACAATATAATACATATTATTAATTACTAATCGACCATTTATATCAAAAACAAATTCTATATTTTGTAATTTATTTAAAATATGTTGATAAGTAGTATTATTAGATATTATCCAATATGTATTTTGGTTTGATCTTGGAATTCGATTAAGTTTGTATATAATTTCATTTCCACTTATGTTTCGATCATTAATGTCATAATACTTACCAAAATCCAAATCATTTTCTCTGGATTTTTTACCTAATTCAGTAACAAGTTTAATATATTCTTTATTTAATTCATCTTTTATAATATTAAAAATTTCATAATTGTATGATGAATGTATATTTTTGTTAATGTAAAATTTCAATTTATAAAGTTCTATATGATCAGTTTTTTGTATTATTGAATATCCTTTACTAAGATACGGTGAATAACTTTGTGGTGAAACATAACAAATATCAATTACTTTTTTTGATGTTTCTTCTAAAAAATATAATTCATTATTTAAATCGTATATTTTAATTTTTGGTATCACCAATTTTAATTATTTTTTAATTATATAACATTTTTATTGTTTTGTTTTTTTAATATATAAAAGAAAAATATTTGATGGAAAAATTTACACAAATAAAAGATACACCAATCATACCAGAAGATGAAGTTCTATTTAATGGTAATCATCTTGATATTATTAAATATAAAGATACTGAAATTTTACAAACAAAAGATAAAGTTGCAATTCTTCCATATTTTAGAGATGAAGCGACATTTTTAATGCGATTGGAATATACACCAGCTTATATGTATAAAAATCGTGGTACAAATCTTAGGAATATTACAAATTATTTAACTGTTATTACTGGTGGTATAGATGAAGGTGAAACCCCGGAACAAACGATTAGACGTGAATTATATGAAGAAGGTGGTATTGTATTAAATAGTATGTTTCAATTTGATGTTCAAGGTCCATATTTTACAGATAAATTTGGCACATCCCAAATTTGGATTTGTTTTTTAGAATTACCAGTAAACACTTATCGCCAAGTTAAACCACCTACTGATGGTTCTAAACATGAAGAATTATCAAAATGTATTAGGGTTTCTATTGGTGATATTAACCAAATAGTTAATAACGATTTATTGAGTAAATATTTAATTGATAAATTAATCAATAGAATAGCACAAGGATCAAGATGAAATATAAAAGAAAAAATCTTTTTGATATTAAACATCGAAAAAAATAATATTTTATGAAATATATTAAAAGATATGAAAATATTATAAATATTCAAATAAGTAGTGTTATTGGTGAATATTTATTCTATAAATTTTTATATTCATTACATAATGATTTGATTAAAATATGTGATGTTCGTATTCAATCTGATTTTTATGTTTGTTTTTATTTTAAATCAAATATAACTATAAGTGGTGTTTATTTTGATGACATTATTAATTTAAGAAATCATATATTTGAAACATATAATATAAATAAAAAATATATTTATATAGATAACACAGAAACAAATAGTTTATTATTAGAAATTGTTATACCTATTGAAGATGATTCTTTAGTAAAATTACAAACTGATGCATTCGAAAATTTACAAAAAATTAAAAAAGCAATAAAATATAATATTATATGAAATATATAAAAACATTTGAAAAAAATCTTTTTGATAAATATAATAAATATGAACAAAAAACAGATGAACTTAAAAAAATATTAAGTTTAATTACTGAATATCTTGATATCAACGGTCATAAAACTAAAATATATTTAGATAGTAGAAATTGGGAAATAGAATTTGATTCAAATGAATTTAAAGGCAAAGTGATATTATCAATATGGAATAATAAAATAAATATAAAAATTAAAACACCCAATTTTAAAGGTAAATTAATAAAATATAATAATATTTTTGATTTTTTTATAAATTTTTTAAAAAATCTAGAAGGACTAAAATATGATAATAGTATAAATTTAATGGGTGGTATAGATAATGATTTTCAAGTAATAAATTATCAAAAAGTAATTGATAATTTATCTAAAGAAATTGAAATGGTTAAAATTGGTAAAAAATATAACATTTTATAAAATATGATTTAAAAATTAGATTTTTTTATTAATATATACAATATGAAACATATAAAAGCATATGAAGATTACACACTAGTTGAATATGTAGCACCCGAAGGTGAACACACATCATATAAAAACGAAATTAAGAAAAAAAAACGTAAAAAACGTGGTGAAATGGGTACTATAATAGTTCCACCGAATCACACGAAAGATGTAATATCTTTCAAAAGAACAGGATGAAAAAAAAAATTAAAATAATATGAAAAAAATATCTTTAATGCTTAAAACATTATGGTTAAATTCAAAAACGTGGTTTTTAAATTCAAAATATCATGAAGAAATGATAGCAATACCAATTCTTATATTTTTGTTTTATTTATGTAATTATATTTTTACAGCAATGTTTCCAAATAGTGCATTTTTTGATTTCGCATCCCAAATAGAAACCATTGTAAATAACATAGTTACGTTTATAATTGCAATAACTGTGGCAAATATTTCACTAAGAATTATATTTCCGAACATTTATAAATATTTGAGAAATGAATTTTATAATTTTAATATTGAACAAAAATCAACATATGCAGTTGCTATTTTAATTGCATTCATAATTGCAGCAGCACTTATTTTTGGATAAAAAAATTTAATTCAAATGAGAAAATTTATTATAGTTATTATATTTTTACTAATATATGCTGTTCAAGCTGCTAATATAAGCCATTCTGATAGCATTAGAATTGAATTGGTAGATTCTATCAGCAATCAATTAGATGTTAGGGAAACTTCTTATAATAGGGGTAAAATGGTTGATATTTATAATAAAGAAGTAGGTGTCCCATTAGGTTCTTCTTGGTGTGGGTCTTTTGTTGGTTCAAATTTAACTTGGCAAGGTGTTGAAAACCCAAATTCTGCATGGTCACCAAATTACGCTACAAAAGATATTATTTGGAAAGCAAAAAGAAAAAATAATATAACACCAAAATCTGGTGATGTTGTAACTTTCTATTATTCAAATCTTGGTCGTGTGGGACATACAGGTTTTTATGTAAAAACAGATAATAATGGTTTTTTTATTACAATAGAAGGTAATACGAATAATGGTGGGTCACGTGAAGGTGATGGTGTATATAAGAAAAAACGTGATCCAAATAAAGTATACGCAATTAGTAGATATATTAAATAAAAAATAATTTTTTTCAAATTTAATGAAATGGACTAAGCACTTCAAAAAGAAGCAGATAAATATTTAACAAGAACTGAATTTAGTAAAAATAATTTTAATGCTTATAGTGCAGCTTCAGACAAAAAAATTATGGATGAATTGTTTAAAAATCACAAAAATCAAGGATATTCAAATAAACAAGCATGTAAAGGTTATTGGACAAAAGAAAAACTTCAAGAAGAAGTAGATAAATATGAAACAAGAAATGAATCCAAGTGCATATAGTGCTACTATCAAGAAAAAAATTATGGATGAATTATTTGAAAATCATCCAAATAAAGGATATACAAATAAAAAATAATCCTTAATTATTTTGGAATATTGAATTCAACACTAGTATTGATAGGTTTACTATTACCAATAAAAATTTCCCAAAATGGTGTTAATTCTGTATATTTAATAAGAACGGTAGCATATTTATTACAAGTACAAGGTTCATTAATTTTATAACTATTACTTGGAACTTTAACTTCGACTTTATTTCCGTTAATGTCTTTTATATAAAATATACATTCTGTATCATCATCCCAATAATAAAACAATTCATTTGGATCAAGATCATTTTCTATTGGAATAATATTTCTTACTATAAATGAATTTTGTCTAGGTAAAAATGGTATGTTTGATAAACATATCATTAAAACCCCAAATACCATCATTATAGATATAATGATGATCATTATTTTGCTTTTAAAAAAATCAACTAAAAATAATAAAATTAAAGATAATAATACTAAATACATAATTTCGATTTTTGATTGTTATTGGCTACAAATATAATATAAATCTTTTAAGATTACAAAGAAATATTATATTTTTTTGCTTTCCCAATTATTGCATATTTTTTAATATTTTTATCGGGGATATTAATTAATATTTCTATTTTATTATTTGCAAAAATAACCTTTGAATCATTGATTTTTTCTTTTTCTAAAAAATCAAAAAATAATTCATATTTTTCATCATTTATATAATCGTGAATATAAAAAGAAAATTCTATAAATCCCTTTATAGTAATAAAATCTGGATCAGAATATAGACATTCTATAAAACCATCTGTTTCACTTATTGGTTGAATTGATTCTAAACCAATTGCAGCATTAGTTAAATCTTCTTCTGTTATTTTCATATATTATTTTTTTATTCATCAACAGGATGTTCATTCAGATATATATTTTGTTTAACTTTTTTTAATTGTAATTCAGCTAACTTTTGCACTTTTTTATTTGCATCTAATGTTATTTTTGTTCTTTTTTTAATATCATTTTCATCAGGAATTCTTTTCCTTAAACTTTTTATACCTTTTTGTAGATGAAGAATCCCTTTATCTATATTTTTCTTTATTTTAAAAGGTTTTTCTAAATTATTCTTTATTGGTTTAAAATTTTCAAATGTTTTCAAATATTTCATAATGATATATTATATTTTTTTGTTAGATATTTCAATTTTAATTCAAATCTATCTGAACACCACCCACTTAACTTTATATTTGGATTTTTCATATCTATAATATCAACATATAAATCATCATCATCAGAATTTTCAACATCAACATACAAATCATCATCAGAATTTTTAAATATTCGTGTTACTTTATATTCATGTCCACTAATAGGTTCATATTTTCTTGTATATACATCATTTACACCATCTACACAAATAACTATATCACCAACTGAATATCCATTTATATTATTCTCAAATGTTTTCAAATATTTCATAATGATATATTATATTTTTTTGATTTAAGATATAGTTCAACATTTTGTTTTTGATCATCATTTAATAATATAAATCTATTAGCTAACCAACCATTTAATACTATATTTGGATTTGTTATATCAGTTACATCAACACTATAATCTGTTGTTTCACCATTCCATTTAATATGTGTTTTTTTAGTATGACTATTAGTAATTTTATTTACTTGATATATTCTATTCCTAATTGGTGAAAAATGTCTATAATCATCATCTTCTCCACTAACACATAATACGAAATCATCTACAGAATATCCAATATTTTTATTATTCAACCAATCATCCACTGAACTTATATTTTCAAATAATTTAAACTTAGTAATCATATCATATATATTAATTATCACATTCAAAAAAATTAAACCAATTAATTTTATATTAATATAATAGATTTAGAAATTAATTAAATATAAATTTATGGAATACACACAAAACAAAAGAGGTGACTTGATTCTATCACAAGGCACATTCGTTTACATTCAAGATGGTGCATCAGGTCAGGTTCAAGTTGCTGTTGGACCTTACAAAGAAAGTATTGGTGAAATCGACAAAATTGTTGTTTTTGATGAAGATTCGAGAAAATTTGTTCAAGCTTCAGATTTTAATGAAGCGATTCAAGTTTCTCGTTCAGCAGATGAAGGACAATATATTGTATTGATAAATCCAGCAGAACCACAAGCAAATGAATCAAAATTTCCAAATCGTGGAAAAAATTCTACAACTGTCACATTAAAAACAGGTAGTAAAGTTAACATTCCTGGACCAGCAACATTTCCTTTATGGCCAGGACAAATAGGTAATGTTTTAGATGGACATAATCTAAAATACAATGAATATCTTATTGTACGGGTTTATAATGAAGAACAAGCTAAGAAAAATCTTAGTAAAGCTATTGTTAAAACCGCTGATGCTACTATTACTGATAAAAAAGCATCCAAATCACTAATTGCAGAAGAAGATTTAGTAACAGGTAAATTACTTGTTATTAAAGGTACTGATGTATCATTCTACATTCCACCAACAGGAATTGAAGTAGTTTCATATAATGGAAGTTATGTTCGTAAAGCTGTTACATTGGAACGTTTGGAATATTGCATATTACTTGACCAAAATGGTGACAAACGTTATGTTAAGGGGCCAGATGTTGTATTTCCAAAACCCACAGAAGAATTCTTGGAACAAGATGGTAAAAAGAAATTCAAAGCTCTTGAATTAAATGACAATATGGGTATTTATCTTAAAGTAATTGCTGATTATGTAGAAGATAATAAGGAATATTTAACTGGTCAAGAACTTTTTATCACAGGTAAAGAACAAAAAATTTATTTCCCACGTGAAGAACATGCGATTATTAAATATGCAGATCAAGTTATGCATTATGCTGTTGCTATTACTGGTGGTGAAGCACGTTATGTTTTGAATAAAGAATCAGGTGAAATCAATTTATTTAGAGGTCCAAAAATGTTTATACCCGATCCTCGTAAAGAAGTTATAGTTAAACGTATTCTTGATGAAAAAACTGTTAAATTGTGGTTTCCAAATAGTGTCGATGCACTACAACACAATCAAACACTAGAAGCTGAAATGAATCAAAATGATTTGATAAGTGAATTTGGTGGTAGAAGTAATGCATATGTAACTGATCGTGGTTTTTCAAAAGCTAATAAAGTTTATGCATCAACTTTGAATATGGCTGATGAAATGTCACGTAAAAATACTTTTACTAAACCAAGAACACTTACTATGGATAACAAATATGAAGGTGCTGTTACAATAAACGTATACCCCGGATTTGCTGTTCAAGTTGTTAAAAAAACAGGTGAACGTGAAGTTATTGTTGGACCAAAAATCAGATTACTTGAATTCGATGAAACACTTGAAGTTCTTGAACTATCAACAGGTAAACCAAAAACAGATCATGATTTATTCAAAACGGTATATTTACAAACGGAAAATAATATAGTATCTGATATAATTGATGCTGAAACTAAAGACTTAGTTGATGTTAAAATTCGTTTATCATATAGGGTTAATTTTACTGGTGACGATAAAAAATGGTTTAGTGTTGCTAACTATGTTAAATTAATGACCCAACATTTACGTTCAATTGTTCGAAATAAAGTAAAGAAAATAAATATCGAAGAATTCAATAATGATGCTGCTGATATTTTAAGAGACACTATTCTTGGTCAAGCAGATGAAAGTAAGAAAAGACCAGGTAAAACATTTTCAGAAAATGGGATGCAAGTATATGATATAGAAGTATTAGGTGTATCTATTGGTGATACTGAAATTTCATTCTTTTTAAAAGATTTCCAAAAACACGTTGTTAAAAAGAATATGGAAATTAATAAACTTAAAAAAGAATTTGATAATACTAAAGAAGAAGAAAGAATAAAACGAGAAATTCTTGAAGAAAAATACAAAACCGAAAAAATTAGTGCAAGTATAACATCACAAAAACTTATTGAATCAAATAAACTTGAAATAATGAATGTGAATGCAAAGAAAGATAAACAAGTTATAGTTGATGAAATAAATAAAATGATTCTTGAATATGATAAACTTCACGATGAACATGACATTGCAATTACAAAGGAAAAATCAGAAATTCGTGTACTTGAATATGAAAAACAAATGTCTGCAATTCAACCAAAATTGATTGAAGCAATGATAACACTCGGTGGTGTAAAAACTACACAAATTCTAGCCGAAAATCTTAAACAACAAGGTGGTGATTGGACTGATGTTTTCAGAAAAGGTGGAATTGAAGGTCTATTGGAAACTGTTAAAGGTACACCAATGTACGATAACATTGTGAATATTTTTAAACAAATTACACCAAAAACTGAAGAATAAACATTCAGAATATATCAAGAAAAGCCACTTTAAAAGTGGCTTTTTTTTATTTTCTACATACAATCAAACTATCGTTTTCCATTAAAATATCTTTAATTTCAATAATTCTATTATTTTGTTTGTTTATAATAATAGTTGATGTTTGTATTTTGCCTTCCTTATATGTTAATGAATTTACTTCATCGTTTAAAACTGCAACCTTTACACCATGGTTATTATTATCTGTATAAACCCAATAAACTTTTAATCCCTTTAGTTCTGGTGGTAAATTTTCTTCATTTCCATTTAAATATTGATATGTTGTTCCTTTTGGTTCACCACAAGAAAATAAACAAAACATCAACATTAATGATGCAACAATTTTAATTTTATTCATAATCATAATTTTATTTTTTTAATTTAATTAATAATTCTTTAAAATACACCGCAAATATACTACATTTTTTTCAATTTAATTGAAATTACTAATTTATTTTTACTAAATTAATTATTTTTATTATCTTTGAAAAAAAATTGCAAATGAAATCATTAAAAAAGTTTATATATTTATCAATTGCAGCAGCAGTTGTTACTATATTGTTGAAATTTTCAGCTTGGTATGTGACAGATTCAGTTGGATTATTATCGGATGCACTTGAATCTTGTGTAAATTTAATTGCAGCATTAGTAGCATTACTTATGTTAACAATAGCTGAAAAACCAGCAGATGAAGGTCATTCATTTGGTCATGGAAAAGCTGAATATTTTTCAAGTGCAATTGAAGGAATTTTAATTATTATAGCAGCAATATTAATTATAAAATCTGCAATACCGAGAATTATTCATCCACAAGAATTGGAACATGTTGGGATTGGTCTGATTATATCAACAGGTGCATCATTTATTAATTTGTTTGTTGCTATAATATTAATAAAAAACGGCAAAAAACACGATTCAATTACACTTGAAGCTGATGGAAAACATTTAATGACAGATGTATATACTTCCGTTGGTGTTTTTATTGCTATTGCATTAGTAAAAATTACTGGATTATTAATACTAGATGGTATAATAGCAATTATTGTTGCAATTAATATATTATGGGCAGGATATCAATTAATTGCTAGATCAACAAGTGGGTTACTTGATTGTAGTTTATCAATAAACGATATAAATAAAATAAACGATAAATTAAAATCACTACCACAAGATGTTGATTATCATAAAATTTTAACTAGACAAGCAGGACAACAAAAATTTATTGAATTTCATTTACTTGTTCCTGATGAATGGACTGTTAAAAAAGCACACGATTTAGCTGATATAGTTGAAAATGATATTAGTGATTTATTTAGTTTTACTAAAGTAACTATACATATTGAACCAAAAAACGATCCTGCATCATATTTATAATTAAAATAGAAAAACTTATAATTTTTTAATGTATATATATAATTAAAAAATTATAGTGGCTAAAAAAATTAAAGAAACTCGTATTTGTTCTCACTGCATTAATGATATTGATCAAACAGAAATAAATATTGCTTTAGTTCCTAGTGGGAAATATTATACACTTTATTGTCATAAATGTATAAAAGAATTGGGAATTACCGATTTTAAACCATATATAAAACCTAGAAAAAAGAAAAATTAAACATTATTATTTGAAAATGATATAAATATTATGAAAACAGAAAAAAATCCCATCGAATTGTTAATTTGTGATTGTCATTCAACTGATCATCAAATCATATTATTACACGAATATGATGAAGAAACAGATGAAAATGGTAACATTACAAAAAAATGGCCGATGTGCTATGTACATATTCATCTTAATAATTATCACACATTTTGGCAAAGAATTAAATATGGCATTAAATATATTTTTGGTTATAAATGTCGATATGGTGCTTTTGATGAATTTATATTTAATCCAGAAGATGCACCGAAATTGCAAAAATTGGTTGATCATTTAAATGAACAAATAATATTAGAAAAGCGTGAAGTTTAACCCATTACAGATAATGGATGAACATCTTTATATTCGTGAAACTGTTGGTTATGATGTTATTAAAGATGTTGAATTAGAAGATTTACCACAAATTATATATTTTCTAAAAATTGTGTGGAATTATAATAAGATGTGTAAAATTTTAAAAAATGAAATTAAATTATGAAAGTAGAATTCGCAGACACATTTTTTAAAAGTCTAAAAGTTATGAAATGGCACAATAGTTTCATCTATAAGTCATATGACTTATTTGTAACAGATATACCACATTTTTTTAAAAATATATGGAGATTTCGCAAAGTACTTTGGAATCATTCATGGTTCGACAGTCACTACACAATAGAAGCTTTATATACATCTATTTCTATAATGGAAAAAAACTTTTCTAAATATGGTCATGAAATCGAAATAAGTAGAGATAAAAAAATTGCTAAAATGCGTAGATCATTAGAAATTATGAAACATATTTTGGATGATAATTTCATTGATATGGCAGAAGAAAAATTTGGAAAACTTCCAGATCAACCATGGGAATTTAAAGAAGTAGAAGATCGACCTGATTGTATGGAATTGGTTGATAATTATACAGAAGAAGAAAAAGAATTGCAATCTAAAATATTTGCTGAAGCTAGAAAAATACAAGAAGAAGAATGGGATGAATTGTGGGATATTTTCAGAGGTCAAAAAAAAGAAGATTTTGATAAATGGTTCGAAGAAAATAAATCCAAATATACACAAAAACAAATTAATGATGCTATTCCGTATTATACATGGTTCAATGGTTCGGGATTGTCTTCGTGGTGGGATTAATATATTTGTTATTAAATTAAATCGTATGGGAAGACAAAAATTAAATAAAGAAGATAAAAAACATCATTTAACATTACATATTAATGAAGCTTTGTTAGATCGGTTAAATGAAAAAACGGATGAAAAACGTTCGCAAGTAATCGAAAAGTTATTACTTGAATACTTAAATAAAAAAACATATAAAATCTGTAAAAATTTAGATTCTTGCTTTGCTGTACAATTAGGTGAATGTCCTAATGATATGGAAAGTTGTAATGGGTTTGAAGAATAAAATAAATATTATGAACAAAAATAGTACACATTTAGCGTTATTAGGTATTACAAATTTTTATGAAATATCTTCAAATTATATTTATGAATTACGTGAAAAAAGTCATAAACCAGGAAATATTTTTTATAAATTACCAAAATATACTATTAATAACAATAAAGAAGCACACAACCAAATAATAGATGCTAGTTATTACTTACAATTTATAGGCACATATAAAGAAGAAGAAACAAGCAAATATTTAATGTTTGATTTTGTAACAAATGATTTATTATTAGCAGAAGAAATAAGCAATTCTGGATATGATGAATTTTTAAAAGATTTTGATTTCAAAGAAATTTTATCAAAATTCACACCAAACACGGAAGATGATCTTATACATTTTAAATTTCCAAATATTAATTATATTGTAATCGAATTGGAATATTTATCTTCCCAAGATTATGAAACTGGATATTGGGATACTGATATGAATATTAATCTATTTGGTTATTTAAATGATAAAATGGAACTTGTTAAGTTTGATAACATAACATTAATTTAAAAAAAAATAAATATTTTTTGTTAATTTGATTTTTTATTTCTATATTTGTTTTTAAATATCAAAACAAACGAAATGGAACTTTTAGAAAATGAAAAAAAGTCAAATTTGATTGAAATCAAAAGACGCTACAAAAAAATTTCGGCGACATTGGATAATATATTTGCACTTGAAGATATTTGCAATGATCTGATTGAATTGATTTCTAATACAACAGAAAAATACAAATATTGTATATTATTAAAACGGACTTACGAAAGACAAGAAAATTTAATAATGTCTAAAACATATTCTGAATTAGCCAAAAAATCATTAAAATTGATAAATAAATATCAGACTATATATAATGATGCGAAACAGAAATATATTGATGCTGATAATCAATTAAAAGAAATTTAAATATGGAACTTAATGATTCTGAAATATCATTATTAACAGAAATATATTTAACTAAAGGATTGTTAAGAATTTTTTTAAATTCTAATGACATAAAAATAGCCAACAAATTAGTTAAAAACGAATATTTATCTAAAGGTAAATATGATGCAAAAAATGGCACAACTATGTTTTTTATTTCACGAAAAGGTGAATTATATTTAGAAACTCAAATCCATTAAAAATAAACAAATTCATTATTTTTAACTATATAGTTAAAAATAACGGAATTTATGCAAATTTACATAAAACGAATCATTCAAAATTCGATTAAAATAAAAAATGATATTTATTCAAATCCCGAATTAATTAAAACAATTGAAGATGTTATTGATGAAATAATACTTTGTTTTAAAAATGATGGTAAAGTTTTATTTTGTGGTAATGGTGGTAGTGCTGCTGATGCACAACATTTAGCATCTGAACTTTCTGGTAGGTTTTATATTGATCGGAAACCATTATTTGCAGAAGCATTACATACAAATACATCATATATAACAGCAGTAGCAAATGATTTAGGATACGATGAAACATTTTCACGTTTGGTAGAAGCATTTGGTCGAAAAGGTGATATTTTAATCGGATTATCAACATCTGGAAATTCGGAAAATGTCGTTAAAGCATTTGAAATGGCAAATAGTATTGGAATGCAAACTATTGCAATGACTGGTGCTGATGGTGGCAAATTGAAAGAAATTTGTAATTATTTAATTAATATACCAACAACAAATACACCAAGAATACAAGAAGCACACATAATGATTGGACATATAATTTGTGAATTAGTAGAAGATAAATTATTTAATTTATAATTGGATTCCCAATCAAGAATTTTTTATGTAGAATTCCACCAATTTCTCTTTCGTACCAACCATCATGACCATTATATTCACCTATCCAATTGACTTTTTTATTTAAAACTTTTTCAACATCTTCTTGACTTGTTATTAGTGGTACTTTTAAGTATTTCATAATGAAATTACCAAATCTATCTGATACTTCTGTATAATATCCGTAACTATTTATTTTTTTGTTGAATTCTTCAATATATCGTCTTTTACTATCATTTTCACCATCGTGTCCACCTGCTGCAATTTTAATTCCAAATTTTGTTTTTTTACCAAATACAATAATATCATAATCTGATGTATCATGAAGATCAATCCCAGCCCAATAATTAATATTTGGATCATTAAATATATCATCTGGTGATTTTATTTTTACATTACCACCAATCGAATAATATGCAATTTTAATTAAATCAAAAAATTCATCGGATAATTCGGGATGATCTTTAAGTACTTCTTGATCTAAAACTTCAAATTCACCTCGTTTTGGCTTAAAAATTTCACCAGAATATTTTTTATTTGTAAATTCATACAAAAATTCCAAATATTTCTTAATCATTGAAAAATTTTTATTATTATATATAAAAAAACATTAATTTATTTTTTAATTCAAAAAACTTTATTATATTTGTATTGTAATCGGGAGATAGCTCAGTTTGGTTTAGAGCGCATGTTTTTCCTCGTTTTATCTTTAGCGGGATACCAATTAGGAAAACGTGATCTTTTTGGAAGTAATTATGATTATTTGTAGAGATTGAACTTGCTAATCAATCAAAACAAAAAAAGTTTTTATGGAAAATTATATCACGAGTCACATACATGAGATCGTGTTTAGGTTCAAATCCCACTCTCCTGACAAAATTGACAATTGATGCCAGTATAGTAACCATTTGAATTAACTGAACGACTTGGTGACAGTATATTGAGGGCATAATGGTAGACGAATTCAGATTGTCAATTTCATTAGCTTAAATTTAACAAATTATATATGAAATTAATGTTTTATTTACGACAAGTTTTTTGTAAACACGATTTTGTTGTAGAAGAATTAAAAACAGAACAAACACATATCAAGAAATTGGGATGGGTTGACACCCGTGTTTTTATGAAATGTGATAAATGTGGTTTTTCCCATTGGTATTGGAAACCTTATAAAAAATAAATTTATGAAAATATTTGTTTATAAAGATCACGAAAATGAACTCTTTAATAAATATTTTCAAATAAGATGGAAAGAACCATTAGGTCTTAAAGAATGTCCATATTTATATCGTTGGACAATTATCATATTCGGATATACAATCAGATTACATCATTGGCTTAGATCAGATGACAATAGATATTTTCATGATCACGCTTGTGATTTGATATCAATGATCATTAAAGGCTATTATTATAATATTATACCCAAAGATAATGATCATCTGGATGTTAATAATTCAATACGAATTAAAGCCAAACCATGGAAACCTTGGAAAGCTAAAGCTACATCTAAACATTATCTAGAAATCCCAAAAGGTGGTGCATGGACAATATTATTACAAGGTAAACCATACCATAAATGGGGGTTTTATGTTAATGATCATAAATGGAGACCATTAAGATATTTTCACAAATTTGGAATTATTCAAACAAAAGATTATACTGGAATAAGATGAAAAAAATTGAATTGTTTGTTTTCAGTGCGAATAAAAAAAAAACACCCAATTTGATTGGGTGTTAAAAAGATATATTGTTATTCAATAACTTCTACATTTATGGCATTTTTGCCTTTTTTTCCATCTGTCACTTCATATGTAACGTTGTCATTTTCATAGATTTTATCAATCAAACCAGTTGCATGAACAAATATTTCTTCATCAGTATCTGTATTTTTGATAAAACCAAAACCTTTAGATTCATTGTAAAATTTTACAACACCTTGTAATTTAATCATTTATTATTTATTTATTTTTATTTTGTAGAAAATCTACCTTATATATAGTAATAAATTAAAAAAAGTTTTAAATATATTTAAAATACATATCTTTATATGATTTTAATCTTCCCGAAAGAACATCACGTATTCTTCTATGATTTAAATTAAGGTCATTTGCACATTTTTTTATACCATAATATTCAGATATAATATCACCATTTTTATCTATAATTGCAATTTTTTTTGATCGTATCATTTTTTGTTCTTCAGACATTGGTTTTTTTTTAATACCTTTAGCACCTAACAATGTCAATAATACTGTTAATAAAATTACATTCATATTACTTAATTTTTTTGCGTAAGAATCCTATCAAATATAGATATTATCAAAATATTTAAAAGTTTATTTTAATATATAACATATGAAAATAAAATTATTTGAAGAATTCAATCAACAAGATAAATTGATTAAAACAACATATCAAACAATAACACCTGAAAGTTCTGAAGATGGTGATTATGCTGATCATGGATGGGAAGATGAAGATGGTGAATCAATGATTCCCGATGATTATGATATTGATGAAGGAATAACAGCAATAGATAAAGCAGTTAAATTTTTAAATAACAAAGGTGCAACTGAACCATCATCCAGTGAATATCATCAAGGATTATCTTATTCAACACCCGATCCTGATAGAAATTATACAACAGGTGAAGAAACATATTATTCATATCATCTAAGTGGATTTACCCCAAATGAAGAATATGAAATTTGGAAGAAAATAACAAATTGGGAACAATCAAAAATTGCTAGAACTATGAGAAAATATAATGTTTCTTTATAAAAAAAAAACTAATCTATGAAGACTGAAATTTTAAGTACAGAAGAAATAACGAAAGATATGGCATTAAATGAACTAACAGAATCTGATTTATCGCAAGAAGAAACTGATGAATATTTAGATATAATTGTTGCTATAAATAATGGACAACGTGTTTATAATCTAACCACTAACAATGGTGATTATTTATTGTTTATTGAAAAAGACACAATATTAAAAGATACAAAAGACAAAGAATGAAATATATTAAAACATTTGAAACATTATATTCAGATTATAAAAATTTATATCTGATTAATGATATAAATAACAATAAATATGAATCTATTATAACCAGAGATTTATTAGAAATTATTGGTGTCGATGTAGATTATTATGATAAAAATCCTAATGAAGATTGGATATGTGAATATAATATAAATGTTATTGAATTTTTAAAAGAAATATTTTTAAATAAAAATATTACATTTTTTAGTAAAAATAAAAATGATGAAAACCGATATATTAAAGAAACTGTTGAAGATGTTAATTTATTTGCTTATAAAGAAGAATTGTATATTTTTGTTAAAATAAATAGTAGTTGGAAAATTATTGATAATAATAAAATCACAATTATTTATGATTATGATGCATTAGATAAACCCGAACACAAACTTTTAAAAATTCTTAAAAAAGCAAAAAAATATAATATTTAGCACCAATAACTAATTTTCCAATATTTTCCATCGTTTAATGGAAACAGAAGATATCCCGAATAATCATCTTCACAACATCCAGTTGTTTGCCATACCATATTATGATATTTGCCATCTTCATCTTGTTTCATATATAAAAGACTTTTTTCATTATCTTTTTCTTTATAAAATGTATAATTGGGATAAAATCCACATTTATAATCAGTTTCTTCAACTTCAACATAAGATTCATGCATCCAATCATCTAAAAGAAATTCTTCAATTAATTCAAAATCATAATCAATATGGTTTTTAACATATTCAAGTTCTTTATCTTTGATGATTTTATCATTTGCTAAACGAATTTCTTCTTCTTTTGCAAAATCACACATCATTTTATCGAATTCTTTTGACATTATGGTATTTTTTTATCAATTAAGTCCTTAATTTCATCACGTAATTCTGATTCATTATTGAATTTTTTCATTTTTTCTTGTATTATTATATGCAAATTTTAAAGACATACCATTTTTCAATTTTTCAATAAAAATATAAAATTTCTTTTTATTGAAAATTGTCCACAAAAAAACCAAAAAAGCTTGACCAAAAGTCAATCCTGATGGATAATTTACTTTTTTTAAAATATCAGTAATTTCTTTATTAGTTAATTTCATAGATTTAATATTTTATTTACTTCTTCAACATCACCAGGACAATAACTTACAAAATATTTTTTCATTTTATACATCAATTCAAAAAACGTGGTCATATTACCATCAACTAATTGATACATAAATAATGTTTGACCATTACTTCTGTTTATAACAGTCGATAATGCTTCTAAGTATTCTTTTTTTATTTTATACTTATATGTATTAGTGTCACCGTATTTACAATTCATAATTATTCAAATCATTTTTGTTTTTGTAATCTATCACGAATTTTGTATAATCTTGATATAAATTCACGTTTAGTTAGGACAGTTTCGTTTTCTTTGGATTTTCCAATTTCATGTGTTAATGTAGAATTTCCTGTTGCAACTAAGGCTTTTTGAAATGATGAATTTTGAGATAATGCTTCATAAGCTCTATCTAATAATTCTTGATATTCTTTGGAATCCCTAGAATATTCAACACCATTCCAATATAATTTTTGTGTTAAAAACCATTTTTTTGATTTGCCTTTAAATTTCGCAGCTTTACCAACAAGTTTACAAACTTCTTTTTGTATTTCAAAATTAGAAAATTTAAGCGACTGAAGCCACCCTTCCATTGAAGAGATTTCAACATCATCCAAAACAAATGGATGTGGTGAAAAATTACTTAATGCACTTGAAGGATAACCTTTACCTGAACCTATATCCATAATTTATTTTTTCTACAAAGATACAAATAATTATTCATTAAATCAATAATTTCTTGTGCTATTATTTCATCTAAGTAAAAATCAGATTCAATTTCATTTGTTTCTAAATTGGTTATGGTAATAAGATCATTAGTTAATTTCATTTCTACTATTGGATGTGGATGGACTATAACAGAAGAATATTTTTCAGTAGATTCAATTTTTAAATTATTGATAATATTTCTAATAGTGGTTAATTCTTGTGAACAAAAAAATTTTTCTTTTTCACAGTCGCTATCACCTAAACCGTGTTCATTTAGTTGTGAAATTTTATATTTTAATTGTATTATTCTATCAAATAGTACATCTAAGGTATAATTCATTATTTCTTTATATAATGATTCCTCACGAATTAATCCACCTTCAATTTGATCTTGCATTTGTTGTTCTATCATCTAGTAGATAAACTTAGATATTTATCACTTATAAAGAATTGTGTAATAGAATAAAATATAGCTTTTTTAATTACATCATTATGATTAAATGCCCAATCATATTCAGAATTATTTATATTTTCAATATTTAACCACTTAACCCATTCAGTTTCTGACGACTTATATGTTTCTATTTCAATCGGAAAATTATCTTTTGAAAAATCAAAAATTGAAAGAAAAACAAATGATACATTTTGCCTATTGTTAGAAGGATCATCATTCATTTTTACAAATTTTGTATTGTCGTTAATTAAGGACTTTTCAAATTCTGGTAAATATAATGATGTTTCTTCAAAAACTTCCCGAACCATACATTCATATAATGTTTCATCGAAATCCAAATATCCGCATGGTAAACAATTTTTACCTGGTTCATCTACCATAGATTCTGATCGTTTACTAATTAAAACGTATATGTTATCATCACATTTAGCAAGTACTACACCTACTGTTGCAATTGATCTAGATAACCATACACTTTCGCCATCCGTTGTAATAACATTGCGATTATGTGTATTTTTAAATATTGGATTTTTAAATTTTTGTGTCATAATTAAATTACATTACGTTCGATTAATACATTATTATCATATACTACAACAACATAACCACTACGTTGTACTATTAGTGGTGGTTCTTTTTTTATATGTTTCATTACATTTTGTGATGCTTGAATTAAAGAATTTTCACGGGATTTTAGTTTTATTAAATTAGTTTCAGTTTCGATAATTTGACTTCTAATTTCTTCTAATTCATTTGCACAAGAATGTAATACATCAGCAGCCTTAATATCTTCACCTTGAATAATATTCACAAGGTTTGAATAACTTAAATCATCTATTATATTCATTTATTAACATTTTTTGCTTTTTTAATTCATCAAATAAAACATCAATCGAACAATGAATATATTGAATATTTTTGTATTTGTTTGAAAAATTATTGATCATATTTAAACAATCACCACACTGATCAATAGTTTTACAACTAAATATACATTTCACTATTTTATTAAATGCAATATTTTGTTTTTCTTTTTCTGTTTCGGGGGACAGGAATTTCATATTATATTATTAATTTTTATAAATTATATATAAAAATTATTAATTTTTATTCTTCTACTATCCAACATACAGGCAATTTTGTGCCACCATTCAAAAGTTGTTTATGTATTGTGCCACCTTCAACTATTTCGAGAAATTTATCTTTAGGTATTCCATTTTTATCTTTTATTGGAATGAATAAATATCTTTTAGGTTGATGATTATATCCTAATTGATGTAACATTTCTTCTATTGGACAATGTTTATTTTCATTTTTATTTTTTATTTCTTCTATTTTAGCTATTTCCATAATAATCATTTCAATAATAACACAAGTTTATAAAAAAATTTTTAATCATTTTTTTCTAATAAAATTTCTAATAATTCACATATTTTAATTTTTTCTTCATTAGATACTTCGATAAGTTGTTTTTCATCAATTGTATCAAAAACAACATTTTCTATACCAAGTCTAGTTGGATGAAATAATACATGTTTGACATTATTTTCATCTTTGAATTTTATGTAGGTGGTTCCACCATCCCGATATCTTGTAAAAGAATCAATTTTATATTCTTTGATATTGTTATTTTCGATCACACGTAATCGTTGATTATCATACCTAAAATCATATTTAGGATAATCAACAATATAATATGTAGGAATAAAATCGGTTGTTTTTAACATATATGAAATTTCTCTGACATTCATAGGTAATTTTAGATAATCTTTTTGTAATGCATTTTCAATTTCATTTAAATTTAAATTTTGGGTAAATGAACTTTGACTATATTTAGATTCATTTCCACAATATCTACCAACAATTTTAAGAAAATTAAAATTTCCATATTTTCCAAATTTTATAAGCATATCACCATCATGTTCAAACATTTCGAAGTTAGAAAAATTATTTTTCCATACATTTTTTAATGTTCGTTCTTCCATATTATTATGTGAACTTTGACCACTACTAACCAATTCAATAAAATGATCATCATTCGGAAAACGAATAAACAATTCATTAGAAAAGTAATTATATTCAAAATGCAACACTTCAAAATATGCTTCTTTATTATGTCTATCTACATCATCGGTGAAATAAATTGAAGTGTTATGTTGATCACAACTTCTGAATAAGGTAACTGATCGTCCATTAAATTCAGATAATTTTCCAAAAATTTGTTCTTTTTCCATATCATTATTCATTTTAAAATATTTTTGTTCTATTTAGAGTTTCTTCAATAATTTGTTTATCTTCTTCTCTAGAAGATAGATTATCTAAAGATGATGCCCCACCAAACACAGAAATACTAACTAATGTTCCAAATATTGTTTCAAATGTTTTATTAATACTACAAAATCCAGCAGAAATTATAGTTATACCCTTTTTATTTTTAAATGGTTCAGCTACTTGCGAATGACTTATCAAACCATTAAATAATATCGCTATTGGTTGAATGTTTGATAGTTGTATTATAATATACTTTAAATCACGCATTATTTTACATTTTTAATTTTTCTTGTAATTCCATAAATTTTTCATAATAATCATAAGGTCTAATTTCATGATTATTATAAATTTCTTCCCGAAGATTATTACAACTTGAATAATCAACAATTTTTTGGTTTTTTTTAATTTGAATACCAAAATCCAAAATTCTTAATGCATGATAAACATTAACCATTACTTCTGGTGTGTTACCTTGTTTATCAGCTAATGTCGAAAAATGCCAACTTGAAGATGCTTTAGATATAATCTTTTTTATAAATTCATTATCATTCCATTTGGTAATACCAAAATTCCAATTCTTTTGAATGATTTTATCTTCAGGTAAGAATATACATTCTAATGCACCAATTTCATAATTATTAATTGCATCAATAAAACCAGACCTAGAATAACACACCCCTTGGGTCATTCTATCATCAGAGCTGATAGCATTATCCTTAAATGCACCACTAGGCAATAATGAAGATTTAAATACTATGATATAATCACTATCAGAATATTCATCATTACAAGAATAAACCACACTCCCATACGGATAGATATTTAAAACTTGATTGTAATCTAATTCCAATGCAATACAAATACTTAATGCTTTAGCTAATTTTTCATTTTCATTCATTTTTATTTATCTTTTAAATATTCAATTAATATTTTTTCAATAAAGTCTGATCTATTACCTTTAATATCTAAATCATTAAGTTTTTGTAATAAATTTTCATTGACATAAACTGTTATTTTCGACTTTTTTTCTTCTTCAGTTAATTTTTTTCTTGGCATATATGTTAATTTATGTTAAATAATGTTAAAGTAGGCATAATACCCACTTTTTCATTTTTTAATATTTATATATAAATAAAAAACTTATGGACAATATTAATAAAAATAAATCAAAGAAAAAAATTAATCTATCAATAAATAAAGAAATCTTAAAAAAAATTGAAGATTTATCTACCAATAAGAGCAGATTCGTAGAATATATCCTATTAGATTATCTACACAAAAATAATATTGACACAAAAGATATTATTTTATAAAAATAAATGAAAAATATGAAATATACAATAAATGATCGAACAAATTTTCCTAGAACAATAGGAGTTTATAAAATAAGTTTTACTAATAATACTGGAAAAGTTTATATTGGAAGTACTTTCAATAAATTGGGTTTTTATGAAAGATGGAGAAAACATTATAAAGAATTGTCTCAAAATAAATCACAGTTACCTGCTTTACAAAACGCAGTTAATAAATATAGTATAGATAATATAAGATTTGAAATTTTAGAAGAATGTAAAAAAGAAGATTGTGTTAATAGAGAACAATATTATATAGATAAATATAATTCGTATAATGATGGATATAACGCTAGACCTTTCGCAGCAAACAATTTAAATAAAAAAACATCAGATGAAACTAAAGCTAAATTAAAAATCACATTTAAAAATAAACGACAATTAAGATTTGAAGAAGTTAATAATTTATATCAAAATGGTTTAGCCATTAATAACATTATGAAAAAATTAAAAATGAGTAAAAACACTATTAGTACACTTCTAAAAGAAAATAATATTAAAGTAGAAAATAATAATCGAGGAATAAAAAAGACAGAAATATATCAATATGATTTAATTGGTAATTTTATTGAAAAATTTAATAGTCTACATTCAGTTAGCAAAAAAATGAACATTGGAACAAATGCAATTAGATTAGTAATAAATGGCAAATGTAAGCAATCAAATGGGTTTTATTATTCATATAAATATTTAGAAAAAAATGAAGTTTTAGATATATTAAATGAATTAAATAGTAAAATGAGAATACAAAAATATATTAATATTATACAAAAAGATGAATTTCAAAATATTATTAAAATTTGGAAAGACTTGAATGAAATAAAAAATTCAGACAATATTTTTATACCAGGAAGTGTTAGTTATGCAATAAAAAATAATAAAAAATATAAAGAATTTTATTGGGAAATATAATTTTATCCATTAATTTTTTCATTTATTTATTGAAATTAATATTAATTTCATTCACAATAAAATATTTTTTAGTGGTTGATTATCATCAATAACATCTACACACATATCAAAAATTTCAGTTAAATCGAAATTTTCATTTTTATACATTTCGTTAATTTTATTGCTAAAAATTTTGATATTCTTTTTTTCACCAAATATTATTCTTTTTTTGAACGAATGTTTTACTGATAAAAAATTAATATAATATTTAAATTCTGCGATATTACTAAATTCAAAATTTATTACATATTTTTTTAAAAAATAATCAATATCGGTTGGTTGTAATGATGATTTTATTATTTCCAATGATTTTCTTTCAGCATAATATTCATCTATTAAATCAACTAATATATTATTTAATATTGAACTTATAGACACTTCTTTTTTGTATTTTAAATCAAATTTATTTGAAAAATCATAAAAAACAACATGAGATAATTCGTGTAATATTAATTGTTTTATACAAAAATGTTTTATTGTGTCATTATTGACAAATTTATTATTGAAAAAAATATTATATTCATTGTCTTGTTTTATTACTTTACCAATAACGTCATTGTCGTTTCGACTTACTTCAAAATTTTCATAACCTGAGAATTTCCTGACTTCAGATTGAAAATTAATGCTATTTAAAAACGAATATTTAATGTTTTTCGTCAATAAACTTGATTGAAAACTTTGTGGTGTTTGATATATAATATTAATAATTTCGTTTTTCATTATTTTTTCATGTGTTTTGTACAATTTTTAATCCATCTATTTTTCCTTGCTGCAAACTCAGCACCACTCTCAATTTTTCTCCATTCAATTAATGTTTGATATTTAGATGCACTTTCGATACACATTTGTTCTGTCCATTTTTTTTGTTTAGATTTCATGTGTGAACAACATTCATCAATCCAGTTATTTGTATATGCTATGTTACATAAACTTGGTTCATTTTTTCTCCAATCGTTTTTGGTTTGATCATCGCAACGTTTTTTTTTCATTATTTAAATTAATAAGTTCGTTTTTATAACTAGTTAATCTTTCAATTATATCTTCTTGTGTTTTCATTTATTATTGATTATTAGTCCAACCAGTAAGTATACCATTAGGATATTTAGAAAAAAATTCAGGTATTAATACTTGTTGTATAAACCTTACTCTATCTTTACCTCTATATTTATCACTATTTCTATGGGTACGATGTTCTGTTACCCAATAAGTAAAATTAGCTACTTGTTCAACGGTCATTTCTTCTAACATTATTTATAATGTTTTTTAAATCTTTCCTTATCTTCTTTTGATAGACCTTCACCCATCCAATCCAATATTCCTAAATCTTTATCAATTTCCCACTGTCTTTCACCTGATAATTTAAAGTAATTTGATGGTCGTTTAAAACTCTGTTCAAACATTTCTCGTTCATTCATAGTATCGTAATTTCTATATCGCATTTTTTGTTATTTTATATTTGTTACGTAATATTGTTTCTAATGATTCATATTCAGATAAATCTTTTTCCCAGGAAATAATATCTTGTAGCATTTCTTTTGTTGAATCATTAGTAGAAACGATTTTTGTTTCTTCATTTTCGTTCCAAATAAAATTTTCTTTAGCTAATCTTTCATCTTTGTCATAACAGGTCTTACAAATTGTAAAAATCCATGGCCCACTTGTTCGACCAACATTTTCAATAGTTCCACATCGTTCACATACATTTCTAGACATAAATTCAGCCAATGCAATCATACCATCAGTATATTTGTCACCCCCATGACAATAAAAGTTTAAATAACCAAATTTTTCTTTTATTTGATCCGCTACGACTTGTGAAATTTGATCTTCAGGTTTTCGATATTTATTATTGTTATCAATATAACTTTGAATAGAATTACAAAGTTGATCCAATATCCAAAACCAACCATCCGAATGATCGAAACCAAATGCCATACAAGATATTTTTGTTGATGCATTTCTATTTTCGAATATCTTTGGATATTTGTTAACTAAGTATTCATCTAATTCTTTTTTCATTTTATTAAATATTTATTTTCTAAGTTGAATTATTCCCGAACAATAGGAAATTCATCTACTTCATCAAATTCATCTATATCAAAATAACAATCACTCATAGTTAATTCGAATTTTACTTCAACTTCATTGTAAAACGCAACAATCCATTTATTTTCATACTTTACCCAATAAAAACCTTCGTTTCTTTTCATATTTTTCAATTACTGAATTTTTGTATATGTGGCTATTCCATTTCGTTTTTTATTTTTTGGTTTTTCAATTGGTTTTAATCCACTATAAGCTCGTTTTAAACACACTTTACAAATACCCAAACTACTTATATTATTTCGAAATATGGAATATTCATAGTCTTCTAATTTTCCGTTTTCATCATACCATTTTCTTTGCCATCCCCGTGAACACATTGGAAATCCTGGGTCTGACATATTTCCTTGATATAAATGGGTTACCATATTTTGTCCATTATCACCCCGAAATACACCAGTTATATATTCTATTCCATTAATATCCATAATTTTTAATTATTTAGTCCTACCATTAGATCAATTTCATTTGCTTCTAATCCCCATTTGGAAACTACAATAAATCCAATTTGTTTATCTAATGATGTTTTTACTGGAAGTAAAACAATTGGATCCTTTGGTTTAGGTTCAAGATAACTTTTCAGTGATATTTTCGTATACGAACCTCTATAAACTTCAATCCCAATTTGTGTTAATCCTTTAACAAAATCCAACTTTGGCGCACAAATATATAATTTTTTATTTCTATTCTCAATGTAATAGGTTTGATTAAATAATGGTTTGTCTTTATTAAAAAATAGTTTATTATTACACTTATCATAATCAAAGTTTATTATTTCTTCTGAATTTTTTTTAGGTATATCAGCGTTATAAAATTCGACTGATCCTAAAACTAAATTATATTTTTCACATATTGGAATAAGTTGTGAATAATAAATAAATTTATGAAATGGATAAATTCTACTATAATAAGACACATCAGCATTTATGGCATTAGCCTTATTTTTTAAAAATGTTTTTTTATGAATTTCTTCTGAATATATAATCTTTTTAGAATCATATTCACGAACTTCACGAACATTATTAAATCCGAGACCTTTAAGTTTATCTATTTTATCTGAATAAACTTCTTCTGTGGGTTCTTCTGATTGCATCAAGTAATTTTTAGATATTTCTTTTAATCTATCAACCGCACTGTCAATACTTGAATGAATTTTTACAATTGTATTAGTCATAATTTTTTATATTTTATATTTTTATTTAATAAATTCACTATCAATTCCAATTTTTACACTTCCACACAATAACCAATCATTAGTTTCACACCATTCGTAAATATTATTTCCTATTCGTATCATATTATATTATTTCTTCATTATATTGTTTAAATTTTTTATAATCATTATTTAATTCTGTATAAAATTTTCGTTTAGATTCATAATTATCACAAATCCATCCAGGAATTTTTCCTGCACCAAATATATATGCTTCATCATTACACATTAAATTGAAAACTCCGACACAACAAAATATAATATATAATATACAAAATATAATAATTCCAACATTTCCTAAAAGAAATGTCAATAATCCACAAAAAAATAATAAAATAGATACATTTAATGTTGTGTATATTAATTGTAACAGTGTATATAAAATAGAAATTTTTCTAATGCATACACCATATATGACTAGTATACAAAAATATATAATTGTAAAAATTAAAATAAAACCAATAAAATCATTATTAATATCCAATTTTAATAAATGGTTATTCATAAAAAAATTTGAAATAAAATTTACAATTTTCATATTATTTCTTCGTTATATTGTTTAAATTTTTTATAACTATCATTCAATTCATTATAATAATTTTGTTTAGCATAGTAGTTATCTGAAATCCATTCTGGTATTTTTCCTGCACCAAATATAAATATGTCATCATATATATCATCGACAAGTCTAAAAATTCCAATAAAAAATAAAATAACACACAATATTATGAAAAAAATTCCACCAACATTACCCAATAATATTGAACCCACACCAATAATTAATGTAATAATTTCATTTAATATACAATAAATTAAATGTATAACTACATATAACGGTGTTATAATATCACTGTCATTTCTTTGAAGTAACCCAACAACAAATAATGCAACCAAATGAATTAATAAAATAACCAATAATATAATAATAGCATTATCTAAATCAGTATATGTCATATCTAATTTTAATAAATGATAATTCATTATTAAATTAACTAGAAAATTTATCATACTATTCGGTTTTCAAGATAAAGTTCATTATGTTTTATTTCTTGCCAAGTAGTTGGGAATTTATAATTACCCAACCAAAAATCATTATATGCTTCTTTCATTTGCAACGCACACAAATCATATGGAAATCTACCAACACCAGTACCAAGACCACTAATTGTTACTGATTCAATTAAATTTGGATTTTCTTTATTCACTTTTCTAAGTAATTGAAATATTGCTTTTGATGCTAAATAAACATTTACTGTATTGTGGATATTGCTACCAGGAACACGCATTGTTGGTGCAGAAATAAGATATGGAACTTCGGAATTATCAGTTTCTACTAATATTGCTTGACCGACAAGAAGTTCACCATTATAATTTTTTTGTACTTCAATTTCAAGTTTTTTTGAAATTTGCCAACCAAGTCTCATTGATATAACATAGTCTAAGGAACCGTCCATTTTGCAAAAACTGTTAGCAGGTGAAACTACACAATCCGTTGGTAATGAAAAGAAATCACCACAATGAACAATTACATCTTCACAATCTTTAAATTGTAATTGCCAATAATCACACATTTCTTTGTTTCTGTCAATAAGTTGTATTTTCATATTTTCATAATTTTAATAATCTAGTGACACTATTATCAAATCAACTTCAGGTGGAATTTCAGAAACTTTAATTCTAATTGCATTCACATATTTATCTCTTGTTGTTTTTAATGGAATTTCTACACCATTTTTAATGTATTCGATTATATGATCGGTTCTTATATTTTCTAAATTTTCACCACCAACTTTACCTTTAAAAAATTCACTTGTTTCTTTTGGATATGATAAATTATTTTCGATACAGAAATTAACTGCTTTAAAGTGTCTTTGAAATTCTTTACTTTCTGTGCTTGAATAAGCGTTTACATTTAATGATGCTGACATATTTTTAAATTTTTATAAATTACTATATTTTTTTTCATATAAACAATTATTTGTTACCATAATTTTTATAAATTTTAAAATTTATATCAAAATCATAATCTGACATCCAACCATTCATATCTAATTGCTTTCTTGTAGCTATAAAATGATAATCTTGTAAATCTGCTTTGGGATATATAAACACTTCATTATCTTTTTTGAAGATTATGTAAGTATCTTTATCTATTCTATCAAATCCAAGATTAATTAATAGTTCAAATAAATATATTTGTCTTTTTTTATTAGTCATATTATTTAATTAAAAGTAAATGATATAAATTCATTTAAAATACGATCAAATTCGATAATATATAAATCAGTATCACTTTGATTATCTGATTCATTAGCATTATCGTGATCAAATAAAAAAACAAAGGTTATTGTATTTTCTAATAATTCACAATCTTCTATTAAAATATCAGATTTGTGATAATCTTCGTTTATAAAATATAATATTTTTCTATATGTATCAGATTCATATCTATATTCTTTTAAATCTTCTGTTTGTTCATCAATAAGGGCATCAAATAAGCCTTTAAAGTCTATGAATTTATTAATTGATATATTCATTATTTAAAATTTACATTTAGACCCATCTTATTAAATTGAATTAATGCTTCTGCATTTCCTTTTGCATCATTTACTGGATTATGATCATGTGTAGTTTTTCGGTATAATTTTTTCCATTCAGAATTTAATCCACAATTCATTTTCATACCACAATACAAATCACCAATTCTTCTACCAGAAAAACCAAATGGATTTTTTCCAATGTAATAATGAAAATACCAATTTATCCATTGCCAATCATATGCAAGATTATCACTAATAAAAGTTGGTTTTCCAATTGAATTTTTTTCAATCCAAATTGCAAAGTTTTCCATCACTATTTTTGGATCATCGAAAGCTAAATGTTGTTCTCTACTAAATCCACTTATTGCTAATGCATCAGATTTCCAATTTTCAGATATTGGTTTAGTTTTACCATAAAACGTTTTTGATAATGTTGGTTCAACTATTATTGCACCAAAACAAACCATTGAATATTTAAAAGGAATTTCACCATCCGATTCAACATCTACTACTATATAACTCATAATTTTATTTTTTAACCAATAACATCATGTGGTGATGATACGTGTGGTAATAATTTTTGCATTAACTTAAAGAAATCTTTATATTCTTTAATCTGTTCTTTTTGTGCTTCTATTTGTTTTTCTAATTCATTCATATGTAAACTAGCTAAATACCATTCATTAATTTTTCCATCTTGTTTTGATGTGATATGTTTTTTTAATTTTTTATACATATCTGCGCATTCTTGGTAGTGCATAGCTTTGCTGTGATCATAATATGCCAT